AAATTGTAGGAATTATCATTAATGTTGCAATAGTCATCATTGTTCTCTTAGTTTTGATATTTTTTGTTTATGGATCTGTATTGGTTTATTCTTCAAATACAGTGTCGCAAACACTAAAAAATTATTTAACAGCATTTTATGTTCTGTTGATTGTAAGTATAATTTGTACAGCATTTGTAGCAGTGGCACCTTATTTAGGTATTTTAATTGCTTTAATTATGATTGCAAATTTCTTTTTATTACTCTTTATCTGGAAAGAATCTGCAGAATATGGTTATGCTGAATATTTTATGGGTCTTCCTATTCTTTGGATAATCGCTATTGTTCTTACAATTATTTTATCTGCAATTGCAGTTACTTATGGTGTTGAATATGGAGCTAAACTTTTAGGAAATTACCTTGATTCTAATCAAGGAGCTTTTACAGATTTAACGCAAGGAAAATTTGATATAAATTTTTTAAATAGAAATAATGAATTGTAAATAATAATTAAATTTTTTTGTAAAGCCCTCTTTAATTTAAATAAATAATTTACAAATATATTTGTAAATTATATTACTACTAGTCCGTCCCAGATTAATTTATCCAATCTGTCAAAAAAGTTATATGTATATTTATATGACTTTTAAAAAAATTGTTCTTTTTTGAGCCTACATTTGGGACGGAGAAGTACTCTGTTCCAAATAAAAAAACCAACCTGAAAATAAATCACATATAAATACATATAATTTTTTCAACTTGTGCACGACTCCGTCACAAATAAAAAATAACATTTTTTTTTAATTCATATAAAAATACATATAACTTTTTCAATCTGTTAGATAAATTAATCTGGGACTGAATCTTACTATTAGTCTACCAAAGATAAGTCTACTGAAACATCTAAATTTTTTAAAATTTGTTTTTTAAATAGTTGAACCAATAAATTAATCGAATCTTCAACACACATTGTAGAAGGGGGGATTGAATATAAATAAACTTCATAATCATCATAATTATAATTTTTTTTTATAGAATTTATTTCTAATTTAATTCCATTATCATGAACAATTATTCTAACATATTGAATTTGTTCATTATTTACATCTGATAATTGTAAATAATCAAAATTAAAATTATGAAGAGAAGTAGATGTAATACAATAATATAAATCTCTTTTATAATTAGGTTCATAAGAATCGTCTATAGAATCCATTTCATTTTTTTTTAATTTATTAATTGGTAAGAAAGTAGGAAAATTTTCTCTACAAAATAAATATTTTTCGTTATTTGATAATAAATCTTCAAATATATAAGTTAAAGAAGAATCATGTATTGTATAATCAAGTTCTAATTCACAATAATCTTTTTCTTCAACATAAAACCTAAATATGAACAAAACGGGATATTCCGAATTTTCAATATCATCAATTTTTTTTACTGCACCTATTCTATAACCATCATTATAATAAAATGTTATATAACAAATATTTGAATCAAAAGAAAAATTTATTGATTTATTTTTTTTATAAGAAAACCCTAAGTTATTATTTTTAAAGTTTGGATATGTAACTTTTCTAAGTTCTTTAAGATTTAATGTTCCATTTTTACCTTGCAAAGTTTTGGGTACAAAAGTATAATTCATTTTTTTTAATATAATTTTTTTTTAATCTTCAAATTTTTATTACTTTTTCATCACAAATATGTCTCGGTCACAGATAATATTTTCTTAAAATATTTGACAGATTAAAAAAGTTATATCTATTTTTATGTGACTTTTTATATCACACATTTATTCATATAAGATTATTTTATTCAGTATTTTTATATATTTATTACTCAAACTTAAATATTTTTATAATGAAGCCCAGATTTATTTAAAATTGTACACAACTAAGTCCCAGATTAATTTATCTGAAACATTAAAAAAGTTATATGTATTTTTGTGTGACTAAAAAAGTTGGATAGACGGCTCGTTCCACATTATTATATTTGGTACGGAGTATTTTCATAAAATTAAAAAATGAATTTATTAATATTTTTTCTTTTAATTATAAAATGATCTTAGGAGGTGTATCAAATAACAAAACAAATTTAGTTGAATCTTTAAATACTAGGCTTAATTCTAAAGCTATTTTTGAACTTGAAACTTTAGATCAAAAACCATATAAAGATTTTATTAAGGATCAGAATTTAACACTTGGAGATAATGATCCACAAATGGCTTATAGAAAAAATCTTCCTGAAAAAAAATCTATTGCTTTTGGTCAATTAAAACTTTTAATGTCTGAAATCCAGTTTTTAAATAATTATTGGGATGCAACAATTCATCCTAAACCTATTGTTTTATATATTGGTGCTGCACCTGGTACACACATTGCACTTTTGTCAAAAATGTATCCGAGCATTACTTTTCATTTATATGATAAGCCTGTAAAACCTATTGTTTTTGATGAAGTTTTAAAAAATAAAGAAAAAATTGTAATTCATGAAAAATATTTTGAAGATACAGATTTAAAAGAATGGAAAAATGGTAAAGATTGGAACAATATTTTTTTAATTTCTGATATTCGTAATTTAAGTTATAATAAAGAAAATAATGCTCAAAAAAGTGAAAAAGAAGCTTTAGAAGATATGGAAATACAAGCAAATTGGGTTAAAGACTTAAATCCTGTTCAATCTTTATTAAAATTTCGTTTGCCTTATAATTATGAGTGGGTAAAAACAAAACAATATGATTACTTAGATGGATTAGTTTATCTTCAACAATGGGCACCTAAAAACAGTACTGAATGTAGATTAGTACCTAATAAACCTTATTCTAATAGAAGTTGGGATTTTGTAGAGTATGAAAAAAGGATGGCATACCATAATAATGTAACAAGAATTGAAGATAAGTTTATAAATATTTTAACAGAAGATATGAAACCTATTTCAATTAAATTAGGTTTAACAAATGATTATGATTCAATGGCTACAGTTTTTATTATTACAGAGTATTTAATGAAATTTGGAATTGAATCAGATGAAGAAATAACTTTAGAAGTATTGTCCTTTATAATGAAAGAAGTTAATATGGAAAGAAATGATGTCTTCAGATTGAGAAATGGAGAAAAATTTAAAGATGAAGAATAAATTGAAAAATTTTTTTACTGCATTTTTTAAGTCTCACAAAATATGTTTAATAAGTTTTACAGAAATATATTTCATTATAATTTTTTACTTTATCAAGAGAAATATATTTCATTATAATTTTTTACTTTATCAAGAGAAATATATTTCATTATAATTTTTTACTTTATCAAGAGAAATATATTTCATTATAATTTTTTACTTTATCAAGAGAAATATATTTCATTATAATTTTTTACTTTATCAAGAGAAATATATTTCATTATAATTTTTTACTTTCTCTACAGAAATATATTTCATTATAATTTTTTATTTTCTCTACAGAAATATATTTCATTACAATTTTTTACTTTTCTCTACAGAAATATATTTCATTATAATTTTTTATTTTCTCTAGATAAATATATTTCATTATAATTTTTTACTTTCTTTACACAAATATATTTCATTATAATTTTTTATTTTCTCTACAGAAATATATTTCATTACAATTTTTTACTTTTTCTAGATAAATATATTTCATTACAATTTTTTACTTTTTCTAGATAAATATATTTCATTATAATTTCTTACTTTCTCTACAGAAATATATTTCATTATAATTTTTTACTTTCTCTACAGAAATATATTTCATTATAATTTTTTACTTTCTCTACAGAAATATATTTCATTATAATTTTTTACTTTCTCTACAGAAATATATTTCATTATAATTTTTTACTTTCTCTACAGAAATATATTTCATTATAATTTTTTACTTTCTCTACAGAAATATATTTCATTATAATTTTTTACTTTCTCTACAGAAATATATTTCATTATAATTTTTTATTTTCTCTACAGAAATATATTTCATTATAATTTTTTATTTTCTCTACAGAAATATATTTCATTACAATTTTTTACTTTTTCTAGATAAATATATTTCATTATAATTTTTTACAGTTTATCTAGAGAAATATATTTCATTACAATTTTTTACTTTTTCTAGTTTCTCTAAAAAAATAATACTCAAGTTCAGATAAATTGGGTTTTCAAAAAAAATTAAGCTCTATGTAAATTACTGATCAAATATTTATATTACTTATAAATATTTGATCAGTAATAAGCTTTTTACTTAAAATTTAATATGGTCTAAAAACTCAAGAAAAAGATATGGCTTAATTTATTTGAACTTGACTACTTCTCCATCCCAGATAAAAAAGAACATTTTTTATAAACTCATATAAATATATATATAAATTTTTTAAGTTGGATAAATTAATCTGGGACGGAGTAGTAATATATTTCATTATAATTTTTTACTTTATCTAAAGAAATACTACTCCGTTTCAAATCAATCGGTGATTCATTTTTAGATAACTCATTTATTCATATAAAATTATTTTAATAAACTAATTTTATATATTACTGTATTGACGTAATACATTTAATACTTATACTTATTTATTCATATAAAAATTTATTTTTTGAATTACCGATTTATCTGAAACGGAGTAGTATATTTCATTATAATTTTTTTTAGTTCTAAAGTTTATCTAAAGAAATACTACTCCGTTTCAGATAATATTTTGTTGAACTATCCAAGTTTAAAAAGTTATATGCATTTTAATACTTTTTTATAAAAAAATGTTCTTTTTTGAGCCTACATTTGGGACGGAGAAGTATATTTTTTTATAACTTTTTAAACATTTTCAAAACTTTCAGTAACAAATTCATACAATGCATTATAAAATTTTGTATTATCTTCTCCGATTTTTTTTCTTTTTGGAGAATTAATTGTATCTGGATGATTTTTTCTCATTTTAGCATAATACATTTTTTTAAAATCTTTTAACTCTGAATTTTCAGGAATATCAAAAGAATCATACATCCATTTACTAAATGTAATTTTATTATTAGATTTATAAGAATTCATAATATATTCTTTATTTTTATAAGTAACTTTTTTAGTTTTATACAAAGTATTTTTTGGTACAGATTTTGGTATATTTGTTTTAAATCTTTCTTCTCTTTTTTGAAATTCTTCCTCAATTTTTTTTCTTCTTTCTTCTCTATTCTCTTCTCTATTTTTTTGTTCAAAAACATTTGAATATTCTCTATAATTTTCTAAAATAAAATTATAACAAATATTATAAAAATCATATTTATTATTTCTAAATTCTTCAGTTTTTGCAATTTTTTCGAATGCTTCTCTTATTTTTAAAGCATTTTTAAAATCTTCAATTGTTATATTAAAAATTTTACATAATTCTTTAATATCTTTTAAAAATAAAGACAAATATTTTTCTTCTCTCGAAAAAATAGGTTTAAAAAAATAAATGTGTTCTTTATCATTTTTCTTAAAAATATATCGATTTAAATTTTTATTAGCGCTAATATGATAATAAAAAGAATGAATTTTTTCATCTTTTAAAACACCATTTTTTGTAAATTCTTTTAAATAATAATCATAATTTTTTAATAAATAAGCATAAACAAAATTAATATTTTTATTTGAACTTATTTTTTCATAAGCTAATCTAAGAATGTCTTTAATAAAAAATTGTCCTACTGTTATTCCAAAAATTTCAGATAATTTATGAATATTATGAGGTTGATACTCTTTATAATTATAAAATATATATTTTCCAAAACTATATGTGTTTATATTTAAAAATGGAGTAATATCCATTTCTAATATTTCTTTATCCGTTAATAAAATGTTTTCTTTTTTAAAAGTTTTTTCAGGTTTTTGACACATTTCTTTAAGTGTTCCATTTTTATTTCTAATATTATAATGTAAAGTACACAGATTACAAGTATCTTCTTTCAAAACTAAATTTTTACACCTGTCTCCTTTTTTTGTAATTTCAGAACACTGCATTTTATTTGTAGAAAAATAAATATATTTTTTCAATTTTATTTAAAGAATTAGTAGTAAATTATATGAACAACAACCCTAGATTTAAAATTTAAAAAATTGTAAATAAATAAATTTCATAAAAACTTAGTTGTTTAACAGTATATGAAATCAATTATTATTTTATGAAATAAAGTAATTTCGTTTTAAAAAAATATTAAATTACTAGTCCAAAAGAACCTGAAGGTTCTCCCTATCATATAGTCGAAGTAATTGTGCCACATCTTTTTCTTCACTTTTTAAACTATATAAAATTTTTATCAAAACCTGAAATAATTATAGTGATTCGGATTTCCTATCACACGCATCCTCCTGAACTGAATTAGTATAATTTTATATGTAATTGTATCTGAACTGTAGTGATTAAAAAATTGAATTTAATATTTTTTTTTTCATTTGTATAAAATGTTTTTAAAATTAACACCATTAATAGTTGGATTTGCTGAAGGTCAGTGGTCATTCTTAGATTTTTACTTAAGTTCTAAAAAATTAAAAACAAAATCTATTATTAAAAATTATTTTATTATGAATATTTTTAGTATTTTTTTTGTTGATACAATTTTTGGTATATTTGGTAGTAATATTTTGCCATTTTATTTAACTACAAGGATATTTATGGAAATCCGTAATGCTGCTGAATCTTCAAAAACTCCTGGTTTAGAATATTATAAGAATATAAATTTTTTTAAGAAAAAATAATAAACTTATAATAAAAACATACTATTTCACTTTAGCAGGATCCGTGAGATAGGAAGACCCGAACCCTTATAAAATTGAGTTAAAAAAAAATTTATAATTATGTATTATAAATTTAAGTAAAAGACTTAATACTTCAAGAACTGAAGAGAAATATCCGGATCAAGGAGCCTCGCAATATGTGAAATTCTCTTCTAAACTGATTTATATTGTACACTGCAATATAATAGTTTTTCTTAGAATATTTTTATGATCATTGTCTTGAAACACATATGATTTATTTTTTTGTGAAACTACTATTGGGAAAACATTTTTTTGAAAAATTGGAAAAACACCGTCATTTAGTTTTATATCTTCTTTGAGTATATCTTCTGTAAATTGAACATAAATTACAATAGTAATATTAGATACATTATTTGTATTTTTCCGATAATTGGCGTTATATGTTAGAGTTTCTATATCATTTTTTATTTTAACATTTAAGAAATTATTTTAATATGTTTCATATCATTATTTATTAATTCTTTTAAGTGACATTCTAAGATTTTAATATCATTACGAAATGAAAATATTTTTTTTAATAAAATCATACGCAAAAAAGATTTTTTACAGAAACATGCAAATATTCCCCTAGGCTCATTTATTATATATTTATTAAAAAATCTATATAAAAAATCATGATGATCAATTGGTGCTTGAATGAATTCCATTTTTTAAGATTCAATTTTAATTTGTATAATTCAAAATATTTATATGAATAAATATTTTAAAACAGTTTCCTTATTTTTTGAATCACAGAGAACCTGAAACGTAGTATTATTATTTTATTCTTTAATTAGCAATTCTTTTATAAAAAACATCTTTAACATAATCATTTTGTTTTTCAATTTCTATATTTAGTCTTTTAAAGACAGATAAATTTGTTTTAATTTTTATAGGATTATTTATATTTTTTTCAAAATTTGTATAACTATATTGTTATTAATATTGAAAATAAATTAAGTTAAATTTTAGTTTTCCATTCGGATATTTTTTTCGAAAATAAATTAATATAATCGTTATCACATTCTTTTTTAATTTTTTTAATTTTAAGAGATTTTACTAATTCAATTTTTTCATTATTTTTAATCCAACATTTCAAGATATCTTGATGAATATCTTTATATATAAACCCGTCAATATCATTACTATTATTAATTTTTTCTTTCAATTTATCTAATTGAACCAATTTATCAACAATCATAAAAATTTTAGGTTCTGAAGTTTTATATTCTTGATGAATGGGTTCAATATCGAATTCTTCATCATAAATCTTTTCCAGTGCGCTTTTTGATAAAAAATATTCTTTTACATCAAAAAATTCATTTGAATCACGTCTAGACATTTCATTATCTTCAAATATATTTCTATAACTTTTAGAAAATAATTTAAAATTAGAAGCTATTAAAAAGAAATTAGATATATCATTAATCCAATTAAATTCATTTGAAAAATAAGATCTTTTTGGTATTTCTGAAAATTTTATTATTGAAAGATCATCATTAATATATTCTGATGAAAAATTTAGTTTCATTAGGTCATTTAATCCGAATAAACTTTCAACTTTTTTAGGTCTTTCAAATATGTCGGAAGATGACTTAATAATAGAAAAATAATTTTTTCCTTGTTTTTCAAAATTTACATAAAATGATGTCAATGATTTTATTGGACATTTCACTATATTATTAATTAAAAAATTTAAATTATCTTGAAAAATATGTTCAAGTTTATAGTATTTTTCATCAAGAGAATTTTTACAAGTTACTATAATTTTTTCAATTATTAAATCGTTAAGCAATAAAAGTGAATCATTTTTATACTTATCGTCATTCATAATTTCATTATTATCTAAAAAAGGATAGTTATTATATTTTTTAGTTTTATAATTATAATATTCCGTACATGGAATATGAGTCACGTGACAGCCGCTGTCAACTAAGTATGTTTCATTGGTATTATATAAAAAATTATTGTCATTTTCTATCATATCACATTTTATAGAAATTTTATTATGATCCTTAACGATCATATCATTTCCTGAAAATGTTTTAACTTTTTTATATGTAACACCAATTGGAATATTAAGCTCATTTTTTTCATAATATATATCTGGTGTTACAGGAACTATAAAAATATCTGATCCTTTAAAACCATTTTTAATGGCTATCTCTCTTGCATCGAATCTATTAGAATATATACCACCATATTTATTGTTGACAAATAAAACAACTGCATTTTGTGTTAAATTTCTAAATTTTTCATTTTTCACATATCTTATTGCAAATTTTTTAACAAATTTTATTTTTTCATCAGGTTCAATTCCTACATCAGACAAAATAGCTTCTATAAAGCCAGGAATATCTTCAGTTTCTATATCTATTCCCTTTGTATACTCATTGTAAGAATTAAGTTCTCCTGGAAATTTAAAAACTGTATCATTTACTGGTGGAATTTCATCAAGAAATTTTTTGTTGTGTTTTCTTTTTGGTGGCATTTGATTATTAGGAAAAATTTTTTTTCAAATTCATTTTTTTAATAATCCATTTCTTTGATTATTAAAAAAATTTATTCAATAAATATATTAATTTTTTTTACTTATTCTTTAATTAGCAATTCTTTTATAAAAAACATCTTTAACATAATCATTTTGTTTTTCAATTTCTATATTTAGTCTTTTAAAAACAGATAAATTTGTTTTAATTTTTATAGGATTATTTATATTTTTTTCAAAATTTGTATAACTATATTGTATTTTTACATTTAAAGTACTCTCAATGTCTCTAACATTTTTTAATTTGCTTATTCTTTTTAAAACTTCAGAACTTCCTGTAACTTTTATTTTTAAGCTTGAAAAATTTTCTGGTAAGACATATTCAGATAATTCTTCTGGGCTTAAAATTATAACCAGTCTTTTTGGAATATTAAGTTTTAATCTTTTTTCTGTATATTTATTAGAATCATAAGTTATAACAGATAATGTTTTTTCAACAAAATCACTAAATCCATGAGGAATAGGTGTACCTGGATAAATAAGATTCTCTTTTTCTTTTGAATAATTATGATAATGACCACAAACTATTAAAGGTGCATCTTCAGGGTAAATATCAATTATTTTATCATAATTTTTATTTAATTTTGAAAGTTTATTCATTTCTGTGCCTTCAAACTCTTGATGTGCAATTAATCCATTAAACTCTTTTAAATTTGATAAATCTAAATTTTTCGTTTTTAGAGCTTCATTGAATCTTCCAGCTTCAACATAAGGAATACACAGAAATTTGTAATTTTTAATTTCAAAAACTAAAACATCATCAACAATAGTTGTCTTTTCCCATAATTTAAAAGAATTTAACCAATGTTCACCTGATAAAAAACAATAACCAGTATCCATATCATGATTACCTACAAGTATAATTAAATGTTTTGAAATTTTTTGAAGACCTTCTAAAAAAACTGTAGCCCTTCTCAGACAAGGAGAATCTATTTTCTCATGATTATGTAATGTATCCCCTAAAACTACAACTAAATCAGGATTTTCTTCAAGAATAAGTTGAAAAATCTGCACTTCCATAAGATCCGTTTCTAATTTATTTGAATGCATATAATGGCAATCACCAATATAAAAAACTTTTAAAGACATTTTTTTTTAATAAATAATTTAAAGAAAAATTCATAAATTATTTTAAAAAAATAAATACTCCGTTTCAGATCAATCTGGAGAACCTTCAGGCTCTCTTTGATTCGAAAAATAAGGAGGCCAAAAAATTGTGGAGATATTGGTGGGACTGTTCCCGTGTGCACCAAAGCTCAAATTTAATTTTTATATGAATATAAGTATTAAATCTTTACTTATAAAATAATATATAAAAATATTTATGAATTTTATATACAAGATCTAAAAATGAATTACCAATTGATCTGAAACAGATTAATACTTAAGGATTGGACTTAAAAATTATATGTTTTAAAAAGTGAAAAAAAAGATCTGAGCAATTGCGTTTTCAAAAAAAAATTAAGTACTTCTCCTTCCCAGATAAAAAAGAACATTTTTTTTAAAAGTCATATAAAAATTTATATATATTTTTTAATGTGTAAGATAATATTTTGTTGAACTATCTGGGACGGATTAGTATAATTTTTTTTTCAAAACCTGACATATTATTTAATATATATATTCATTTTTATTTGGTATTTTTATTAATGAATCTTCAAATGAATCAATTGTGTTTGAACTAAAATTTTCGAAAGTCATTATTTTTAATTTTTTATCATCAAAATCAAAATATATTTTACGAAATGTTTTATTTTTAAAAAAAGACCATTTATCTGTATCTTCTTTATCAAAATAATAATAAATTTTATATATTGTTCTTCTGTAATTAATAACATGTTTAAAGTGTATTCTATAATTTTCATGAACTTTTATTTTTGACATTATACCTACCCAAGTATGTAATTTAATTCTATCGTTAAAATATATTTCAGAAATTTCTTCTCTACTCAGTTTTGATAAAAATAATTTAATATCTTTTTCATCTAAAACTTTAAAAAAAGAATAATTATTAAGATTTACTTTTTCACATAATTCATCAAGACTTATAACTCTATTATTCTGACAATCTTTATATTTTTTATAATATTCATTAGAATTTAAAATATATTCTTCATAATTTATTTCTTTATTCATATATTTTTCATAAAATCTTTCATTAAATAGTATATATTCAAAGTATAAATTTTTTTCTTTTTCTTCTTTAGTATATCTAGTTGGTGGATATATATTTTTAATCATTTTTTTTAATACTTTAAATTAAAAAATTTTATTCAATTTTTTTAAAAAGTTACTACTACTCCTTCCAAAAAAGAACATTTTTTTAAAAGTCATATAAATATTTATTTTTTGACAGATTGGATAAATTAATCTGTGAGTAGTATGCCAGATGTTTTTTTACTTTTTAAACCTTTTAAACCATATAAATTTTTTAGTCAGTTCCTTAAGTACGACTCCGTCTCAGATTAATTTATTTAAGTTGAAAAAGTTATATGTATTTTTATATGAATTTTAAAAAAGTTGCATAGGCGCCTACTTTTAATTTGGGAAGGAGTCGTAATAATTTATAATAGTCCGTTTCAAATAAATCGGTGTTTCAAAAAATAAGAAACAGTCCCACCATATTGTTCCCGTGTGCACCAGGGCGCACATAAATATTTATATGAATATGTAACACTTAATATATAAAATTAGTGAATTAAAATTAGGAGACCTAATTTTATATGAATAATTGACTAAAGTAAAAATGAATTACCGAAGGAACCCGAAGGTTCGTCATTGATCTGAAACGGAGTCGTACTTCTTTTAAAACTCAAATTTATAATTCGGATAATTTTTCTCAAACACACATGATCCTTGTGATAAGAAATTTTGAAAATATGTCAGGTTTTCAAAAATCTTACTATTCCAGTTCAAATAGTAGGCTTAATTTTACAAGTTTTTTTTCTTCAATATCTACTACTCCGTTTCAAATTAGTGTGGGACAGGGACTAATCAGGAGAACCTTCATGCTCTCTGTGATTCAAAAAATAAGGAACAGTCCCACTATAAGGTTCCCGTTTGCAGCAGGGCTCACATATATATTTATATGGATGAATAAGTGCAAGTATTAAATATAATATTAAACAATAATGCATAAAATTACTGAATAATAAAAATTTTATATGAATAATTGACTGATGTAAAAATGAATTACCGAAGGAACCAAGAAAATGGTGCCTTTAGGGACCCGCGAACCGGATGCTTCGTCATTGATCTGAAACAGAGTAGTAATTATTTTTCTCAAAACATATACTTCTCCGTCCCAAATTAAAAGTAGGCGCCTATCCAACTTTTTAAAAAGTGACATAAAAATACATATAAATTTTTCAAGTTAGATAAATTGGTCTGGGACGGAGTTGTACTACTATGTCCCAGATCAATTTTCTCATCTTTAAATATTTGTATTAAAAATTGAGTGGTTTCAGAAAAATTTAGAAAAATTAAAATGGGAAGGAGTAGTATGAAAAAGATATGTTTTGAAATTTTTTTTTAACTCGTCCGGTAGTATTTTTTTTCTTCAGTAACTTATTTTTAATATATTTTCTAAATTTTTTAAAAATATTTGTTATTAAAAAATTCCATGGGGATATAATTTTTTTTTTATTTTTTTTTTATTCCCTATTAAAAAAAATGAGCAACAAATTTTTCTCCGAAAGCAGTCCACGTAGTGATAGATCTGATTCTCCTTCCAGAAGATCTGATTCTCCTTTAAGAAGACCCGATTCTCCTTGCAGACGTAAAGTAGAAAAATATTATCCTGATGAGGCCGGAAGAGCTTTAGAAAAAAGAGTTAAAGAAGATAGATGTGCTGATCTTGATAGATTTGAGCATATGGAAAGACAAATTTGTGAGTTAAGAAAAGAATCCAGATGTTTCCAGGATAAGATGTGGAGACAAGTTAAATGTCTTGAGAAGGCTGCTTGTGAACAGAAGCAGTTTGATAAGCGTACTCTTTTTGAGATTGAAGCAATTAGATGCAGACTTGAGAAACTTTGGGAAAGAACTTTGTTAACCGAACGTGCTACAGTTGGTGGTCTTGAAGTTGTTCAGGCCCAACTTGAAGCGGACAGAATTAGAGATGCTAGAGAGAGAGTTACCAGACAAGAAGATGTTCAGTATCTTGCTGATAGACTTGCAGGTCTTGAGGTTTCAGGCACGGCTTCAACTATTGCTCAGAACCAGGCTGCTGATGCTGGTCAATCCCCTCAGTCTCAAATGGGTTTAAGAAGTCCCGGTAGAGTTGCTGCAGCTTCCGCTCTTGCCCCCGTGGGATATCCTGGGTATGGTGTTCTGCCTCCTCCTATTATTCCAGGAGTTGCCCTTGGCCCTACAGAACTTGGTTTCAGAGGACCTTGCTCTCCTTATGGAAGATTTGAGACTGGTATTGGATACCCCGGTTCTTATTGCGGACCTGGTAGAGGTTGTGAAGTAGGACCCTGTGCTGGACCTTGGGCAAATGCTAACCAATGGGGACCTGAGCCTTGGAATAACTGTGGACCCAGAACCTGGAATGATTGTGGTGCAGGAGGTAACAACTGGGAGGATTGTGGCCCAAGAGATGGATGCAGACGTTAAATATAAATAAAATACAAAAATAAAATTATATATTCTTAAAAATATATAATGTACTACTCCGTTTCAAATCGTGGGACTAATCGGTGATTCATTTTTAAATCACTCATTTATTCATATAAAATTAGGGCGCCTACTTTTAATTCACTAAATTTATATATTACTGTATAAGTACTTCTCCGTCCCAGATAAAAAAGAACATTTTTTTTAAGAGTCATATAAAATTAAATATAATTTTTTTGACAAATTTAATATTTATATTTATTTATTGATATAAATATTTATGTGCGACCTGGTGTACACGGAAACAGTCCCACTAATATGGTTCCATTTTCTTGGTTCCTTTTTTTGAACTACAAATTTATCTGAAACGGAGTTGTACTAATCAAGTTAAAATAAATCGGTGATTGATTTTTTAGATTTATTCATATAAATTAGGTCTCCTAATTTTAATTTACTAATTTTATTTGTTAGAAAAATATATAATAAGACTCCATCCCATATTAATTTATCCAATCTGTCAAAAAATTTATATGCATTTTTATATATCTTTATAACAAAATGTTCTTTTTTGAGCCTACATTTGGGACAGAGAAGTAAGTTAATTTATGTTTAATTCATAAATAAAGTTTAAACTACGACTCTGTACCAATAATATCCTATATATCATAAATATGGAAATGATTTATATAAGTGTCAAAAATATTTAAATAAATTAATATTAGTAGATTCTTGTATATTTTCATGATAATAACTTCTTTTTTTTACAAATGTTAATTTAAAAAAAATGATATATTTGTGTAACATTCAGTTTCATACAGTGGGACTAATCGATGATCCAAAAAATAAAAAACCAATCACTGATTGATCTGACATATTGAAAAAGTTATACGACTCCGTCCCAGAAAAAAGTTATATGCATTTTTATATAACTTTATAAAAAAATGTTCTTTTTTGAGCCTACATTTTGGATGAGGGAAGTATGTAGTTCCACACTAATTTATGTTAATTTTAAAAAAGTTGGATATACGTCTCATCCCATACTAATTTATTGGGACGTATTAGTATGTATTATAACCATTGAATTTCAAAATTATCTTCTTTTTTATATATAAAGCAACAACCATTTTTGCATTTACTAATTTTTTTTCCAAGATAAATCCTTTTATCTAATAAATTTAAATTTTCAGGAAGACTACACCGATCATAACAATTATTTTTCAAATCAACACCACTAGATTTTTTTATTTCATAAATTTCTCCAGGTCCATAGTCAGCAATATATAAATAAAATATAAATTTTTTAATTTTTTTAAAACTCATTTCTTTTGATAAATCTCTGATAAATTTACAACATGAATAGTATTTTCTATTGTATTTTACACAATTTTTTTCTTCATAATCTTTAATAACATTATTAAAATAATTCATTTCAAGATTTTTTTTTAAATTTTTTTTCCATTTAGAATGATAATATCTTTTTTGACATAAACTAAAATCTAACTTATCCATTTTAACATCTTTAATTTTTTTATTTATTTTTCATTTTTTTTTATTATTCCAAAAAATTCTCCTAACCTTTAGGTTCTCAATATCAGATAATATTTCAGGTTTTAAGAAAAATTATATACTATTCTGTCCCAAATGTAGTCTCAAAAAAGAACATTTTTTTTAAAAGTTATATGTACTACTCCTGTTCATATAGTGTAACTAATCGGTGATTCAAAAAATAAAGAATAGTCCCACGATTTGGTTCCCGTCAGCGCCGATGCCGAACATTAAATATTTATATAAATATGTATTGCTCCGTTTCAAATAAATAGGAAATTCAAAAAAAATTTTATCTGTTGACGTAATATATTTAATTCTTAGATATATTACGTCAACAGATTAATATATTAAAAACTTGAATTTTAAATTTTTTATATGAATAAATGAGTGAATGAAAATTGAATTTCCAATTGATCTGAAACGGAGTAGTAACTTAATATATTAAATCCTTACTAGTCCATTTCAGATCAATGACGAACCATTTGGTTTCCTTTGGACTTCATTTTTTATTCACTTATTTATTCACATAAATTTTAAATAATTTTATATTTTTATATATTTATTCTTCACACTTAAATATTCATACAAATATTTATGTGCGCCTTGGTGCACACGGGAACCAAATGGTTCCTTTTATAATGAAGTCCAGATTTATTTGAAATGGACTAGTACTTATAAGTTAATATATAAAATTAGTGAATTAAAAGTAGGCGACCTAATTTTATATGAATAATTGAGTTAAGTAAAAATGAATTACCGAAGGAACCTTCAGGTTCGTCATTGATCTGAAACGGAGTAGTACATATTATCTGATATGAAGAAAGTAAAGATTACCGTAATCTTTTAAACTAATATGGATTAATTAAAAAAAAATTTTTCAATTTCGTATAAAATACTATATTTTTTTTGACCTCTTGATCCATCCCAATTTGAATCATACCAAATATAATCAATGTTACATCTATTACAAGTAAATTTGTAACACCATTGAGGATTTCGATGATTTCTTGGGTCGTTATAATTTTGGAGTTGTGTATTTTCAAAATTGTCTCTTTTCCAAATCCATTTTGGTTTTATATTACATCCACAAGCTAACATAAATTTTTATTTTTTAATTTTTATTTTTTTTAATTCATTTTTTATAAAGTTTTCTTAAATCTTTTGTTTTCAATTTTTATTCAACATGTAAAAATATTTTATCACTATCATAAGCTTTTATTTTATAATTATTCATATAAATATTATTTTCGTAATATAATGGGTATTTGCCATTATGCATTAAATATGATAAAGAACCATTGTTTTCATATTGGATATTTTTATCGAAAATTTTAATAAAGTCAGAATTTTTACCTGGAATAGCATAATCATCATAAACAGTTTTTTTAAGATATAGATTATTATTATACGCACTAGAAGTTATATAGTTCACAGGTTGGTTTTGACTGAAAAAATGAATTACATTTAATGCTGGATTTTTATGTAATGTAAAAGGAATAGAGGCTTTTTGAAGAATACCATTATAAATTGTGTATAAATCATTACCAATAACTTCCATATTAGATATGATTGGAATATTTGACTTATATCTGTTAAATACTTCACCACTTAAATTATAAACGTATAAGGTACAAGGATCAGTTTCATAAACTATATAAACTTTTTGTTTAAAATAAAAAGCATCATTAAATAATTTTCCTGTTAAAAATTCAATAGGCTTACTTTCAAGAGATGTTGATATTGATAATCTTCTAAATTTATTATTATGATATTTATTTAAATAATTTTCTGATAAAGGCTCTGTTTGATATACTGGTGGAGGTGGTTGATATACTGGAGGTGGTTGATATACTTGAACAGGAGGTGGAGGTGGTTGATATACTGGAGGTGGTTGATATACTGGAGGTGGTTGATATACTGGTTGAGGAGGTTGAATAGTATATGGTGTATTTGTATTTACTTTTTGTACACTGCATTGACCTCTAATACATTGTGTACCAGAAACACAGTCTCCAGTAATACAAGAACCTCCTTCTGGTACTTTACATAAATTATTTTCACACTTTAACCCACTATTACAATCTGATGTAATATTACAAATAGTATTATTTTGCTTACTCGAAGAGGGATTTCCAAAAAAATATAGTAGTGATCCAAGTATAATTATGATAATTGATAGTAAAATTATTGTAATTATAAAAATGATTTCTGAATCCATTTTTTATTATAAATTAAAAAATGGAAGATAATTCTCAATTGTTTCAAATTTTCAAAAATACACTATTGATGATGTATAGACGTGGCTATGAAATGTCTAAGTTTTCAAAGATTTTTTCAAGGGACTTGAATTACTTTAATACTGTTTATGATATTGAAAAAATTTTAGATAAGCCAAATCATACACAACAAATTTTTTTAGACAAAGATATTAACAGAAAAAGTACTAGAAGTATGATGTCATATATTTTTAAAAATTCTTTAAAAGAGAAATGTCTTGTTTATTTTGCAGAACTAGGTAATACACAAACAATGCCATCAACTGAAGTTGCTATTATTTCACATATTTTAAATAAAGAAAAAGATTGTTTTAATGTTGTAATTATTTCTCCGGGTGATTTACATGTAGGTACAGCAAATCGTATTGAAGAACTAGCTGCAACTAACATTTATAAAATAAATATTTTTTTTGATAAAGATATGTTATATGACCCTATTTTTTCTTTATATAGTTCTAATATTGAAAAAATTGTACCTAATAAAGAAGCTGTAGAAATAGTCAACGACAATAAATTAACTATGAATCAAATACCAAAACAAGCAAGTGGAGATATAATCTCTAGATATTTTGGCATTTCAAATGGCAGTTTAGTTTTATATAAAAGAAATTCAATGATCAGTAATAGTTTAATTGATGAAAATTATTATTATAGAACTATTATTAACAGAGATTTAGATAAACAAAAAGCAAAACCTAAACCTAAGGTAAAAGATGAAGAAAAATAATATAGTTTTTCTTCCCAAATGTAGGTTCAAAAAAGAACATTTTTTTAAGTCATATAAATATAACTTTTTTGAAAGATTGGATAAATTAATATGGGATTGAGTCTTAGACAAAAATTTTATTGATGCTAGTCCAGTTCAGGAGGATAGGAGGATCCGAAACCCAACTGATAGGAAGAGCCGAAGCCCTATAATTATGTCAGGTTTTCAAAAAAAATTAAGCTCTATTTATGTTTAAATATTTATAATTAATATAAATATTTACTTCTCCGTCCCAAATAAAAAAGAACAATTTTTTTAAAAGTCATATAAATATACATATAACTTTTTCAATGTGTCAGATAATATGTCGATCTGGGACGGAGTAGTACTTAAAAATTAATATGTTGAAGAAAAAGATCTGCCCCAGTTTACAAAAAAATTATTTTTTTATATAAAGTAACTTATCTTTTTCCAATTTTTCAAAATAATTTTGACAATTAAAACCTTCACAATCTTTTTCTGGAGTACTTCCATAAATTGAAAAGTATATTTCATATATCATATCACAAAAATAATTATGTATTTTATCATATTCATTTTTTAAAATGTGTTCGAAATAAAATTGTTTAAGTATAAAATCAGCAGGTTCATTATAAGTTTCAACATCATCAATAAAATGTCTGAATTTTTGTTTATCAATATTTTTAAAATCGAAATTTAAAGAAAATAATTTTACACTATTTTTGTAACCTTCAATATTTATTTTTTTATTAATATTTTTAAATATGACTTTTTCACAATTCATTTTAAATTTATAAATATATTTTTTTTTAATTCATTTTTTGAAAACTCAATTAGTCCAAAGAAACTTCACAATATATGAACTAGACCATTATTTGTTTTACATATGATTGAGTATTATTCTGAAGTAGATGAGTAAAAATTGAATTTAAAAAAAATTGTTATATAATATAAAATGACACTTGAATATACAGAACTTAATATTACTGATTGCAATAATGATTATTTTGGTTCTGAATCTGGATTGTATTATTCAATTAAATTTTATAAAACAGAATGTACGGCTTGTTGTAAAAATATTAAAGATAATTTAATGAAATATGGCTCTTATTTTAGAAGTTATCATTGTTATTATTATGACAATTTAGAATTTTCATCTGGAAATGGCTGTGTTCCATTGAAAAATGTTCCTAGAAATAGTCATTTTGAAATTGAAACTATATGCCCTAAATGTAAAATTCAAGATGATTTTATTCATCTTAATTTATTTTATGAGAAAAAAAAAGATCGTGTTAGAATAATGGTTCCTAATTATCAAACAAGAAAATCTGAATTAATGTATTGTAAAAAAGAAGATTATGAAATGACAATTAGAAGTCTTCAAAAAGCATATAATTCAGATTTTTCGTATGTTGATGTAATTTATACAGACTAATTAAATATACTAGTGTTTCTTAATTTTAGTTTGTTATAAAATTTCTAAAGAAATATATTTTATTATAATGTTGGCGTACTTTTTATTTTATTTAGAGAAATATATTTCATTATAATTTTTTAGCCTACAGTTTGTTTAGAGAAATATATTTTTTTATAATTTTCTATTTGTTTAGAGAAATATATTTTTTTATAATTTTTTGAACCTACAGTTTATTTAGAGGAATATATATTTTATAACTTTTTTAATTCTTCTGGAAGAATATATATTTTACAATTTTATTTTATTTCTAGAGAAATATATATTTTTAGATAAAATAACATATTTCTTTTAAAAATTTATTTAATTTCTTTTTTATGTTTTTGAGTTTTCGTGAAATTTTTTTAAAACCTCTTATCATGTCCTCATCTCTTTCAACAAAAATTGGATCTTCGTCTATATAATTTAAAAATTCTTCTATATTTTCATAAAAATCTGGTTCTAAAAAAGTTTCTTTATGCAGTATATATTCCAGTTCAACTTCTATATGTTTTACATATTTTAGATTAAAATACATATTCCAATAAAAATATTCCTCTTGTGTAATGTCTAATAAATCAAATGTAATTTTTATGTTTTCATCTTTAATAATTTTATTATTTATATCTTTTAATCTTTCCTTTGTTAAATCCTTGGCTTTTACTAACATTTTATAAGAAAATTAAAAATTATTTTTTTCAATTTTTATATGAAATAATTTTCTTCTAAAAAATATGATTTTAAATTTTTTACTTTTTTTTATAAAAATGTTTGAAAGTATATTAGAAGATAAAATTTATGATATTTCTGTGTATTTAGAAATACCTGAAATTTTAAAAATTATTCTTAATAAAAATTTAAAAGAAAAACTTTATAAACTACTGTATTATAAAATTCTTTTTAAAAATGAAAGAATTTATAAAATATATCCTTATATTAATTTACAAAAAGATATTAGAATAAAAGAAAAGATAACATTCCTTAATAATTCTTATCTTTTGAAGAATAAATTTGAATTCATATGTCCTAAAGAAGATAATCTCGATGTGTTAATTTCATATATTTCTTCTAATCCTAATCTTTTAATTTCAGGGGGATATACTTCTTCAATTTACCTTGAAAAAGAAATTGATGACGAAAGTGACTTTGATATTTTTATTATTGACCCATCAACAAGAAATATTGAAATGCACAATACAGAACTTGAATATATTCATGAATTTAAAATATTAGTTGATTTTATCCATGATAATTATGAAATTGAAGAAGTAATTTATGATGGAGTTACAGTTAGAACTTTTATTTTAAAACACACAAAAAGAAAAATACAGATAATTTGCAATTTTTTTAAAAATGTTATTGATGTTTTAATGAATTTCGATTGTTCGCATGTTAGATGTGCATATTATATGGGTGATACATATATAACTTATGATTGTGAAAATAGTAAAAAAACAAAAACAACATATTTTTGTAAAAATATAAAATATTCAAGATACATAAAAACTTTAAAAACAAATTTAAAAATAAATAATTATATAAATTTAAATCTCTTAACCCCAGAAAAAATAAATGAAAAAAGAATTTATAAAATACATTTGTGTAAAGATTTAGTTAATATAATTAATGACAAAAATGTTCATAAATATAATATTCTTATTAAACAATCAAATCTTACAGATAGCTATACAGAACCAATGTCGTTTATTTTAAATAGAAATAATGATTTAGGTATGAAAGAGATTGATATAAGTACTTTTAAAACTCCAAAAGAAATTTATAAATTTAAGAAAGAACATAAATATAATCAATTTGAACATTTTCAATCTTATTTTCAAGATAATCCCGGTTTTAAATTTATATGTAAACTAAAAGGTAGATTAGGGAACATTGGTTATTTTGCATTTCAATTGTATCCATATCATTTTTTTCCGAATGAGATACAAGAATTCAATAATATTTTTAAAAATTTATCTTCTTTCTTACCAAAAAAAATTATAAAAGAATGTTATAATAATAATTTTATTATTTGTAATAAACAAAATACTTATTATAATGAAGAATTTAATTTTATTAAAAATAATTTAAATAAAGACGTCGAGGTAACTATTTTATTAAATATCAATACATATAATATGGAAGCATTTATAGAACATGAATGGCAACTAGAAAATTCTATAATTGATATTAAATAAAATTATACTACTCCGTTTCAGATCAATCGGTGATTCGTTTTTTCATCACCCAATTATTCATATAGAATCTTTTTAGTTAACTAATTTTATGTATTATTATTTTAGTTCTTATTAAATAATTATACTAATTTATTCATATAAATATTTATGTGCGCCGTGGTGCACACGGGAACCAAGTGGTTCTTTATTTTTTGAATCACCGATTTATGTGAAACGGAGTAGTATATAAATTTTTTTTAATTCAGAAATATAAATTTTTTAACTTGAGTTGAAAAATTATTTGAAAAAAAGTACTATCCCAAATAATATTTTTTTGTATTAAGAATCTATTATTAAATATTTTTTTTAAACATATTTTTAATAAATTATATCTATTCTTGATAAAAAATGAATAAAAGAAGAAGAACTAACGAAGTCGGAGAGACTGATAGTGAAACTATTTTAAATATTTTAGATAAAAATCCTCATGTTTATAGAAGTATACAAGCTTATGCATATATAAATAATAATCCTTTTTTATTAGATGATGAAATAATGTATGATGAAGGATTAATTCTTGATTATGTTAAATTTTTTGATTATATTTTTAATCAAAAAATTTTTTACATTTGACGAATATGTATCTAAAGTTAAAATTAGCAAACATCCAATACGTAAAGATAAATATATAATTAAAATTTATTTTGGTACTTCCGATTTGTCAATGCTTGGAATATTTATTGATAAATTATCTTCAGAACTATACAATGAGTTAGAAAAAGATAAAATTGAGTTTATGTATTGGAATACAGGATATGCTGAATTTAGTATTTCTTTCTAATTAAAGATAACTTAATTTGTTAAAAAGTCATTTTTAACAAATCTTTGATCGATTATTTTATCTAGAGAAATATATTTTTTATAATTTTTTATTTGTTTAGATAAATATATTTTATTAGATTTTTTAGTTTATCTAAAGAAATCTATTTCATTATAATTTTCTATTTGTTTAGACAAATGTATTTTTTTTATAATTTTTTATTTTATCCAGAGAAATATATTTCATTAGATTTTTTAGTTTATCCAGAGAAATATATTTTCTTATAATTTTCTATTTATCTAAAAAAATATATTTCATTAAAAATTTTTAGTTTATCTAGAAAAATATATTTCATTAAAATTTATCCAGACAAATATATTTTCTTATAATTTTCTATTTATCTAGAGAAATATATTTTCTTATAATTTATCCAGACAAATATATTTTCTTATAATTTTCTATTTATCTAGAGAAATATATTTTCTTATAATTTTTTTTCAGTCTACAGTTTATCTAGAGAAATATATTTCATTAAAATTTTCTATTTATCTAGAAAAATATATTTCATTAAAATTTTCTATTTATCTAGAGAAATATATTTCATTAAAATTTTCTATTTATCTAGAAAAATATATTTCATTAAAATTTTCTATTTATCTAGAGAAATATATTTTATTATTACTCCGTTTCAAATAAATCGGTGATTCAAAAAATAAATATTTATATGCGTAAATAAGTGTAAGTATACATTTAATACTTATACATTAATATATAAAATTAGTGAATTAAAATAATTTTATATGAATAATTGAGTGGAGTAAAAATGAATTACCGATTGATCTGAAACGGAGTAGTACAATTTTCTATTTATCTAGAGAAATATATTTCATTAAAATTTTCTATTTATCTAGAGAAATATATTTTATTACAATTTTCTATTTATCTAGAGAAATATATTTCATTAAAATTTTTTATTTGTCTACAGAAATATATTTTGTTTAGAATTTTTTATTTATCTACAGAAATATATTTTGTTTAGAATTTTTTATTTATCTACACAAATATATTTTGTTTAGAATTTTTTATTTATCTACAGAAATATATTTTGTTTAGAATTTTTTATTTATCTACACAAATATATTTTGTTTAGAATTTTTTATTTATCTACTACTCCGTTTCAGATCAATCGGTAATTCATTTTTAGATCACTCATTTATTCCTATAATATTATTTTAATTCACTAATTTTATATATTAATGTATAAGTATTAAATGTATACTTATACTTATTTATTGATATAAAAATTTATTTTTTAAATCACCGATTTATTTGAAACGGAGTAGTACACAAATATATTTTGTTTAGAATTTTTTATTTATCTAGAGAAATATATTTCATTAAAATTTTTTATTTGTCTATAGAAATATATTTTGTTTAGAATTTTTTATTTATCTACAGAAATATATTTTGTTTAGAATTTTTTATTTGTCTACAGAAATATATTTTGTTTAGAATTTTTTATTTATCTAGAGAAATATATTTCATTAAAATTTTTTATTTATCTACAGAAATATATTTTGTTTAGAATTTTTTATTTATCTTTTCTAAAACCCAAAGCTATCATTAACTATATTACTTTCTAGCATCATATTCATAACTTTAAAATTTTTGACAATACTTTTTTTACAAACACTGTTTTTTTTTGTTTCTTCCGCAACAATTTTTTCGACTGGTAACATTTCAAAGGAATCATTTAAAAAATTTTTTTCTTCAACTTGTGGATAATCTGCAGGAAATAAAATACCTTCAGAAACTTGTGCTTCTAAGGTTTCTTTCATCACAATTGACTTTCTAGCTGTTGAATTAATAATATTTGTTTCAAAAGAACCACAAACAGCATAAACACAGTAAATAATTGTATCTGATTTGGTAGTCACTCTTAAAAATCTTCTCATTAATTGATGCATTCTAATAATATAGAAACTTGGTTCAACAAGAACATATCTTTTAAAATTTCCATGAACATCATCTAAATTAATTCCTTCACATCCAATTGCTGTATTTAATATTAATAATCTGCATTCACAGTTATCTTCTTGAAATTTTTTAATAATATCATTTCTTTCATTTTTATCTATTTTACCTGTAATTAAATGAGGATTATAATTTTTTAATCTATCATAAACATCAAAAATAGCTTCATCAAAATCTAAAAAGATACATAATTTGTTTGTTGGGGCCATTTTTAAAATAATTTTTGAAATTCTTTCATATATAGATATTTTATCATTTTGTTTATATCTTAAGGCTGTAGTTATAGCAATATCATTTTTAAGAATTTTATTTTTATTTCCAACTGCTGATTTTAAATTATCAATACTTTGTTTTAATTTTTTTGCAGCTGATTCTTCCATATTAAAATATGCATTATAGCAATATAATTTGGCATCTAATTTTGGTGAAGGCATAGCACAAACAATTTTTTTTTGGACAATTTTAACATATAATTCAAAAGCAATTTCATAGACATTTTTATTATTAATAGAATATTTCATAAGAATGTTTTCAGTTTCATCTTCATCTATGTTTTTACAATAATTAATTAATTCTTCAAGACCAGTTAAAAGAATTCTATTATCATGTTTATCAAATTTAAAAATTAAATCAGATTTAATAATATTAATCATTTGTAATATATTACAAGGATGTTCTATTTCACAATATGGACTACCACTTAGAAGGAGAATTTTACTATTATATATATTTTTTGTTTCACAGATATAATCACAAAGAGCTTTGAAAGCAAAATATCGACTATTTTTTTTCTTGATTCTATGAAACTCATCAGCAACTAAACAAATGCCTTTTTTTACTAATTCTTTAAATTTTTCTGTAACTTTAAAAATAATTTCACCATCAATATCTTCTCTTGTTAAAAATGGATGTTTAGGTGTTTGATTTTTAGAACTAGTTAATGTTTCATAAGACAAAATAGTTAATTTAACATCATATTTATTTGTCTCATCAATCCAATTGGGTACAATAGTTGCTGGTGTAATAGCTAAAATTTGATCAAAATCTTCAGATAACTTACATGTAACGATGGTTTTACCAGTCCCCATGACAGAGCCGTCAATACATACAGGTTCTCCAGAATTCCAAACTTTAACAATTTTTTTACGTTGTTTTTTTTGATCTTCGTTAAGTATGATTTTCATATTTTATTTTTTTTTTAAAAGTTAAAAATAAAATTCATTTTTATCAAATAAAGAATAATCACACAAATATGAATATAAGTGAATTCAGTAGGAGATTTTTAAACAACTTATGGAAAAATTATTAAAGTTTATAAATTTGAAAAATTAATTATATTAATATAATTATAAAAATGAGAATACCATTAATTAATAATCTCTATAAGAAATTTAATAATTCATGTTTAAAAAATGTACATTGTTGGCAAGTTAAAATTAACAATGAATTTTTTTTAATACTTCCAGCACATGTATCTTTATTTATTAAAAAAGATACTTGGATGAGATCTAGCTTTCTTGATTCAGTTTCTCATTTAAATTGGCAAATACCTTCTAAATATATAAAAACTTTGGGAATGGAATATGATCTTGCATGGGCTAAATATTATGATCCTAATTATGATTATATAAAATTAAAAGAATGTAAAATTCCATCAAAAGTAAATGCTTATTTCCGTACAAATTTAAAATATGATGGAACATATACTAATATTACTACTTTTGGGTCAAAAGAAATTACTATCTACGAATCACCGGGTTTCAAAAATAAAGAATTGTTAGAAAGCTTAGATTTAGGTTATAGAGGAATGAGTGGTTCAATAATTGCAAATAAAAATCATATGGTTGGTATGTTTGTTGGTAGTGGGAATAAACCCACTAATACTAATAAATTAATGAATTCAAATTTTGTGTATAATCAAGAAAAATATATATCTGAAAAATATATATCTAGAGAAGAATTACAAGAAATATTAGTTCTTGAAAGAAGAAAAAGAGGCTTAATTTTACCATCTAAAAGAATTATAGAATTGATTAGAGGAAATAATATAGCATTAATTGATATTCATATGAAACATACATTATTTTAAAAAATAAGCTACAGCTGTATAAAAAAATATTTAGCTTCTCTCTATCAGATAAATTGTTTTTATAGAGTGGATGAAAATCTCAGTCAATATGTCAGTCTTCACATCTGAAGTAAATTAGTACGACTCCGTTTCATATTAGTGTGGGACAGGGACTAATCGGTGATTCAAAAAATAAGGAACAGTCCCACCATTTTGTGCACCAGGGCGCACATATATATTTATATGGATGAATACGTATAAGTATTAAATGTAAGCTTAAATATTACTACATAAAATTACTGAATAATAAAATTTTTATATGAATAAATCTGAAAAATGAATTACCAAAGGAACCAAGAAAATGGTGCCTTTAGGTTCCCGCGAACCGAATGGTTCGTCATTGATCTGAAACGGAGTAGTAATATTTTTAATTTTTTCAAAAAAGTTAAAAATATTAAGTGAAAAATTAAGTGTCATTTTTTAAGATTTTTTCTATTTCTGATTAAGTATTCAAGAAAATTTTATTAAAATAAAACATCATATAATTTATATATAATTAAGGAAAATATATGGTTCCTACTATTTAAACTTGATTAGTATGAGATTTGAATGATAAATTATTTTTATATACTTCATCAACTTATTTTATTTTTTTGTATATTTTTTTCTTTTATTATTTTTATTATTTTTATTAAAAACTTCTTTCTACAAATTAAAAAGATGGAGGCTCTTAATATTATATGGTGTTGTTTAGGTATAATTTTATTTTTATTACTTATATTCAATATCTTATATGATATTTTTTATAGAACTGAACCTATTACAGTTTATACTTCAAAGAAAAAGGATATAGATAAAAAAAAACAAAAAGATATAGATACTTTAGATTCTGAAGATTTATTTGATATGGGAATTGCTGGAATGGATGAATATATTGAAATTATCAATAATAAAGTTTTAGCTATTAGAACTTTAGATCAAAAAACTATTGATTCTTTAGGCGTTAGACCTCCTAAAGGTATTTTATTGCATGGTGAACCTGGAAATGGAAAAACTATTTTAGCCAGTTCTATTGGAAAAATTTTAAATTGTGAAAAACCCATTATTGTTTCAGGACCTCAAATTTTATCTAAATGGATAGGAGAAAGTGAAAGTAATATTAGACAACTTTTTGATGGAGCTAAAAATGATCCTAATTCATTACATTTAATTATTTTTGATGAATTTGATTCTATAGGAGGAGCTAGAAATTCAGAAGGAGATGTTTACGGAACTAAAAATAATATTGTAAATCAATTACTTGCAATGATGGATGGACCTGAAGCTTTAGATAATATCATTGTAATTGCAATTACAAATAGAATAGATTCTTTAGATACTGCATTATTAAGAGCTGGTAGATTTGAGGTTCATATAGAGGTTAAAAAACCTAAATTACAACAAAGATATGATATTTTAATTGCAAAAACTAATAAATTATCCAATAATGGTTTCTTAGACAAAAATGTAGATTTTGAAGAATTAGCGAGATTAACAGAAAATTATTCAGGTGCTGATTTGGAAGGTTTAATTAATAGAACTGTAGGAGATTTGATTTACACAAAAATTGAAAATAAAAAAAAGAATAATAATTTAAATGAAAAAATTACTCAAGAGGATTTCATTAAAAATCTCAAAATCCCCGAAGTTTCAAAAAAGAAAACAGAAAATAATATGCTTTTAGAATTATTAAAAAATAATCCATTAGTATTTTAAATAAATGCTTTCTATTATCTTTTAAAAAATTTGAAAATTATTTTTAATTTATTTATAATTAAAAATATGTTAAACGACACTGAAAATAAAGAAGAAATTATTATGTTTAGTAAAAACTTTAATAACAAAAATAATATAAGTTATTTTAGCAAATATTTAAATAAATTAGAACTTTCTTTATGTTTTAAAAATTTTTTATCAAGACTTCTTAAAAAAATAAACAAGAAATTTAATGAAAATTTTAATAGAATTTTAATAGATGAAGAATATATTGCAGTAAATTCTGATGATAAATGTTTTGATGATTCTGGAATTGTTATTTCTTATGGTAAAGCCATAATATTTCGTATTACAGATAAAAAATCAAAACAAATTATTAAAGATATTGATACAACCCAATTAGATGTTTTAATTATGACTGATGATTTTGAAATAAGAAATGAAATACCAACTATAATTAAAAATATATTAATCCAAAGTAAATTTTCATCTCTTATTCAAAAATCTGCAAAAAAATATTCTGAACTTATTGATAAGTGTGTAGAATATATGAGACCTATTCTTTTACATGAGCCAGAAATTATGATGTTTGGAAAAATTGTACATCAAAGAAGAAATATTGGATTTTTTAGCAATGAATCAATTGGTTACAAATATTCTAATAAATTAGCTCCTTCTCAACCTCTTAATAAAGATTTATCAAAACTTCTTAAAAAAATAAATAAAAAATTTAATTCAAAATTTAATGGTATTTTAGTAAATGAATATTTAACTGGCGAAAATTATATTGGAGCACATTCTGATGATGAAACATCTCTTGATGATTCTGGAGTTGTTGCAATTTCTTATGGTGCAACTAGAATATTTCGTATTAGAGATAAACAATCGAAAGAATTAATTAAAGATATTAATATGGGACATTTAGATATTTTAATTATGACTGGTGATTTTCAAAAAGAATTTACACATGAAATTCCAAAACAACTAAAAATTAAAAATTCAAGAATTTCTTTAACGTTTAGAAGACATTTGGAATAGAAATCTAATTTTTTCTAGTAAATCTAATAAAATTTTTTTTTAGATTTTTTTATAAATTGTAAGTAAGATCAAAAAGAACATTTTTTTTCATTAATCACATAATACATATAAATTTTTTAGTGTGTCAGATAATATTTTTTTGAGATATCTTTAGTCCCAGTTTTTCTTAAATAAGCTCAAGTTTTTAAAGATATATTTAAATTTCAGTATGTTAAAAAAAAAGTTTGGACTTTCTTAATAAAATATATTTCTCTAGATTTTTGAATTTTTTTAATTTTTTTTATAAACTAATTAAAATGATTGATGATCTAACAAAAGTTAATAAAGTTATAAGTAAAGATAAGACTTTATTTAATACATTACTTGCAATTTATGAATTTGAAAATTTATTTACTACAAAAATAGATTCTTTTAGTTCTGTTAAAAAATGTTTAAAAAGTATAAAAAAAATATGTAAAAAATGCAAATTAAGTCAAGAAGGTATTGATGATAATTTAAAACATATAATATATAAAGATATTAATATAATGGCATTTTTATGTTTTAGTGGTGATAATTCAGATCATAATAAAGCTTTTTTGTTAGAAAACTTTATTTATGAATATTTATCTCCAAAAGTTTTTCATGTTTATAATATAATTATATGTTCAGATTTTATATTATTAGATGATAAATATTATATAGTATTTGGTGTTAAAGACGAAAGCGAAAGTCAAGAAGAATACAGTTCATTATTTAATGAAACTAATAAAACAATTATTGATTATTTTTCATAAGAAATATTTTTAAATTATGTGTAATTTTTCTAATGAAATATATTTCTTTTTACTACTCCGTTTCAAATAATATGTCAGTAATTCAAAAAATAAAGAACCACTTGGTTCCCGTGTGCACCAGGGCGCACATAAATTTTGATATGAATTGACGTAATAAGTATTAAATCTTTACTTATAAGATAATATATAAAATTAGTGAATTAAAAGTAGTCGACCTAATTTTATATGAATAAATGAGTGAATTAAAAGTAGTCGACCTAATTTTATATGAATAAATGAGTGATCTAAAAATGAATTACCGAAGGAACCAAGAAAATGGTGCCTTTAGGTTCCCGCGAACCGGATGGTTCGTCATTGATCTGAAACGGAGTAGTAATTTTTTCTAATAAATATATTTCTCTGTAAACTCTTTAGAATTTTTTCTAATGAAATATATTTCTCTATAATTTTTTATAAACCGTAGGAGCAGTTTAAAATTTTCTAATAAAATATATTTCTCTATAATTTTTTATAAACCGTAGGAGCAGTTTAAAATTTTCTAATAAAATATATTTCTCTGTAAATTCTTTAGAATCTCCTAATAAAATATATTTCTCTATAATTTTTATAAACTGTAGGAGCAGATCCCACACTTTAGAATTTCCTAATAAAATATATTTCTCTATAATTTTTTATAAACTGTATGAGCAGATCCCACACTTTATAATTTTATGAAGACAGTTAAAAAATAAACTTCGGATTTATTTGAAATGGACTAATATATTTTTTTATAAAATATATTTTATTCTGAAAATAAGAAAATTAAATTATATATATAAAGGTATTTTTCTTTCTTGATCATTATTAATAAATTCACAATCTTTAGACATAATTTCTAATTGTCTCATCATTTCTTTTTTTGCTTCTTTTGTTTTTTTCTTTTCGAGACTTTCTAAATCTATTAATATAGGTTCCATTTTTTCCAAATAACCATTTTTTAAAACAGGATACAAACCTATATGTTGCCACTTAAGATCATTATGTACATATTTTTTTTTTGCCAATTCATTTATTGCATATTCTGCACATTCTAAAATATTCATTTTTTGTGAATATCTATTAATTTGTGATTGAAGACTGTGCATTTTTAAGGGTAATTCTGCTGAAATAGCACCATCATAAGTAAATATTTTTTCAAGATCTGTTCGAAAAAATACTTCATATTTTTTATAAGTTTTGTTATACTCATTTTCTAATGTAAAAATTAAAGGAGTTATAAATGATGGATTACCGTTTATTATTTCTATTTCTGTATTAATATTATATATTTTTTTCCACATTTTTGCTTCAAATTCAAAATTTTTTAATTCCAAAGTTTTTTCTTTTTTATCATCATATGAAATACCAAAAAATTGCTTTAATACTCCGATAGACCCGTAATTATTTATAATTAAACTTGTTTGATTGGTTCTTCCTGTTTGAAAAAATTTGTATATTGTGTAATTTATTTTTTCACAATTTTTATAAATATCTAAATTTATATTACTTGATAATTCATTAATTTGTGTTTGTTCCATTCTTTTCCATCTACAACCTTTTGATGAATATTCGATATAATTTCTTTCTGTATCGAATATTCTTACAGGATAATAAGATGAATCTAAAGATTTTCTAATTACTTTTATTAATACTTTAGCTAAATCTGGATCTGAAAAATCATATATTTTACTTTCATAAACAATCCTTTCTTCCAAATTAATTTCTTTTTCTTTTGGAAGATATAATATCTTCCATTTATCTAAAGTAGTTAAAATTCCATAAACATATTTTTGATTGTAAAAAGATTTAACACTAAGCATATAATCATAAATTTGCCCTATAACATTATCATCGTCTAAAATATTTTTTCCATGTATGTCTACATGAGGCATTTTTATTTCAATAGCCATTATAGGTTTATTTTTTCTTGTTCTAATAATTGTTACGTCAGGATGATTTAATTTTTTAAGTTCTTCTTTATTGATAGCCGTAACTATTGAAGTTGTATCATAAAAATTAACATAACTAGTTAATTCTAAAATGTCAAAAATATCAGTCATGTAATCATAAACTAAACGTTGAATTGTATTTTCTGAAGAATATCTAATTTTTTTTTCAGTAAAATATGTATTTTTATCAAAAAATTTTGAACTTCCTAAATTGATTTTTCTCATATTTAATTTTAATTTTTCTATATTTTCGGGGCTGATTTTGCAATCTTTTTTGATATGAATTTTTTTTCTGTTACTTGTGTGAGGAGTGGTTGTTCCTTTTTTAGCTTCAGATTCACTTCTATTAAATCTTATAAATTCAAATTTTGGAAGTCCTTCCAAAATGATTGACAAGGGTACTCTACCTTCGTTTTGTATTTTTTGGTTTTCTTCCATCTTATTTTTTTCTTCTTCTATTTGGATATTTTCTTTTTTAAGATTTTTAATTTCTATGGAACTTAACTCTAATAATTTTCTAAGTTTTATTATTTCTTCTTTTTCGCTTTGAGTATTCATTTTTAAATGTTCAAAAAAAAAATTATAATTCATTTTTTCAATAAATTTCTATCTTAGTTAAAATGATAATATGAAAAAGATTGATTATTTTTTACAACTCTATGTCAGAATAATTCAGTCAACTCTAAAAATTAAGTAAAACATTTGCTTCCAGTAATAAATACATTTATTAAAAAATATTAATTCTAATCAATATTTTTAAATTATCTACTCAATTAATATGAAATGGAGTAGTACATATTTTTTGTTCTAATAATATAAATTTAAAAAAAATGATTAAAAAAAAATTTAATTTAAAAATAAAATGGAATTTATAGAAGAAGTTAAAAAATTAAGAATTATACCTGAAAATAGACATTATGCTTTTTTTGTGAATAAAGGTATTATTTTCTCTAAAGGTATGAATTCTTATATTAAAGATAAAACTTGTACAACAATTCATGCAGAACTTGATGCTTTGAAAAAAGTTTCAAAATTAAAAAATTGCCCTAAAAATGCTGACTTGATTATTATTAATGTAAAAAAAAATGGCGATTTAAATAATGGAAAAGCTTGTGAACATTGTTTGTTTATTCTGAAAAATTCTAAAATAAATTTTAAGAATATCTACTATTCTAATATTATAGAAGGAAATGTATGTATTGTTAAAGAAAAATTTAATAAAATAACAAAAAATATTAAATCTAAACAATCAAAATCTTTAAGATTTAAATGTGTTAATACTGAATATAATAAATAGATAGAAAAAATTAATATTTAAGATCGAGAAGGTTAAAAGAATAAGTTTTTCCTTTGGAATATTAATATATTATTATTACTAGTCCAGTTCAGGAGAATCCTTTAGGATTCCTATAAAATTGGTTTTTAAGTGATATAAATACTCACTTAAAAATAAAGATTTTACTTAAAATTTTATATGCTTGAATAAAAAGATCCGGTCCAATTACTCCGACTATATGAACTGGACTAGTATCTAAATTTATGTTTAATTATTTTTAATTGATATAAATACTCACTTAAAAATAAAGATTTTACTTAAAATTTTATATGCTTGAATAAAAAAGATCTGGCCTGACATATTATTTGAACTTGACTAGTATATGTAAATTTATCTTTAAATATTTTTAAGTGATATAAATACTCAGTTAAAAATATACTACTCCGTTTCAGATCAATGACGAACCGAATGGTTCGCGGGAACCTGAAGGCTCCTTCGGTAATTCATTTTTACTTCACTAAATTATTCATATAAAATTATTTTAATTAACTAATTTTATATATTGACTTATAAGTAAGGATTAAATACATTAACTTATATATGAATATAAATATTTATTTTTTGAATCACCGATTTATTTGAAACGGAGTGTTTTACTTAAAATTTAATATTGTTTTAAAAGTGAAGAAAAAGATCTTGCCCAATTGCTCAGAATATATGATAGGGAGAACCTGAAGGTTCTTTTGGACTAGTACTTCTCTGGTAAGCTCAAAAGAGAATATTTTTCATTAATCAGATAAATTAATATGGAACGAAGTATTAATAAACTGATCAAGTTTATTTTTATTTTTAAAAAATTTGATTTTTAATTATTTTTTAATTTTTAAAAAAATTTGATGGTAAGATCTTTTATAGAAAACCCTATATTAATAGAAGAAAATAATCAAGTACAAACAAATAATTTTAAAATAAATTTTTCAAAAGAATGTATTTGTATTAGTTTTTTAATTATAGTTGTTTTCTTTATTACACCTGCAATATTTATATCTTTAGGAAAATTATTGTATGATATTAAAACTATGAATGTAGTATCATATACAGTTACGAATGAAACATGTACTACTATTACATCAAATGTATCAACATTTAATTGTTATAGTTCTAATTTAATTTATCTTAAAGATAATTACTCATGTTATTACCCTTATGAAAAAGACAATTACAACTATAAAAGTACTATAGATAATGCAAAAAAAAAAATATCTTCAAAAAAAAAATTTATAATAAATAAAGGTAAAAAATGTAAGGAAGAACCTTTGTTTATAAAAAACCTTTTAATTACAGGGGTAATCTTTTTGTCTACTTCAACAACAATGGCATTTGTTATGATATTTTTTAAACCTGAATATTAAATATTTTTTAAATCATACTACTATTCCAGTTCAAATACGACAAAAAGTTGGATTTTCATTAATATATAAAATTACTGAATTAAAAGTAGGCGACCTAATTTTATATGTCAGATCTAAAAATGAATTACCGAAGGAACCAAGAAAATGGTGCCTTTAGGTTCTTCATTGTTCTGAAAAAAAGTACGACTCCGTCCCAGATTAATTTATCCAAGTTTAAAAAGTTATATGTATTTTTATGTGACTTTTTAAAAAGTTGGATAGCCGCCTACTTTATATTTGGGACGGAGAAGTACTAGTCCAGTTCAGGAGAATCCTTTAGGATTCTGGGTTTTCAAAAACCGGTACTTCTCCGTCCCAGATAAAAAAGAACATTTTTTTTTAAATTCATATAAAAATATATATAAATTTTTTAAGTTGGATAAATTAATCTGGGACAGAGTTGTATATGTAAATTTATCTTTAAATATTTTTAATTGATATAAATGAGCACTTAAAAATATAGATTTTACTTAAAATTTAATATTTTTTTAAAAGTGAAGAAAAAGATCTGGCCCAATTACTCCGACTATTTGAACTGTACTAGTACGACTCCATCCCAGATAAATTAATCTGACACATTGAAAAAATTATATGTATATTTATATGACTTTTAAAAAAATTGTTCTTTTTTGAGCCTAGATTTGTGAAGGAGAAGTATTAAAATTTACGAATACAATTATTTATCTAAAAATATAAATATTTCAGGTTTAATAAAAAAATGAATGTTAAATTTTTTAATATTTTAAGAAAATGAATATACCAATTCCATCAGCACCACCCTATATTGAAATTATAGAAAATAGTATATTAGTAGAAGATGCTATATTAGTAGAAGAAGATGTATTAGTAGAAGAAGATAATAATTTTTATAATAATATAAACAAAGTATCTTTAATAAGGAATTTAAAAAAAAGTTTCTGCATAGGGTTGATTGTTATTATTTTTTTTATTATGCCTATAATATTTATAGCTTTAAGTCAATCGTTATATAATGTTGAGAATATGACTTTAATAACACATACAATTCAAAACACAACATGTACATTATGTCTTGAAACTAAGGACATTACATGTATAAAATATAATGTCATTAATTGTTATGAGTCTAATTTGATTTATTCTAAAAATACTTATTCTTGTTATTATCCTTATGAAAAAAATAATTATGATTATAAAAATACTATAAATAATGCAAAAAATAAAATTAATTCAAAAAAAAAATTTATAACTAACACAAATAAAAAAAAATGTCAGAAAGAACCTTTGTTTATAAAGGGTATTTTTGCAGCCGGGATTATAATTTTGATATTTGGAATAGTATTTACATTCTGGGTAATTTGTATTAGAAATTCTTAAAAAAAATTATTAATCCATTTCAAATAGGGTGACTAATAATTTGTACAAGTAGTACTGGTCCAGTTCAGATAAGTTGAGTTTTCAAAATAATACTCCATTTCAGATAATATGACGAGCCAAAAAAATAAGGAAGCCAAGAAAATGGGGGATATTGTTCGCCTGTGCCCAAATTAAATATTTATACCAATACATTACTACTCCGTCCCAGATTAATTTATCCAACTTAAAAAATTTATATATATTTTTATATGACTTTAAAAAAAAATGTTATTTTTTATGTGATACGGAGAAGTAATATATAAAATTAGTAAATTAAAAGTAGGCGACCTAATTTTATATGAATATTTGTGTGTTATAAAAAATGAATCACTGAATGCTTAAATTTTCTTGGTTCGTCCCACGATATGAAACGGAGTATTATTTGTTTTAATTCACACAATAATTTAAATAAAAAATTAATAAAAAAACTTGAAGAAAAAATCTTTCACAAAATAGTATTTTATGAGTTTATTAGATTTTTAAAAATTTGAATTATTTTTTTTATTTTTTTTCAAACATATGATTTTTTTTATTTTTTTTTATAATACTTTATAAATGTACAAAGAAGAGTTTACTACTTGGGCAAAGAATATAGAGCCTTTTTATATTCCGGAACTTAAGCGTAGTAAAGAGGGTAATTTGCAAAACAAACTTATTAAAGAATATTCTTTTTCTAAAAATATTATAGAAATTTTTGATCATTGGATTGATAATACTTTGGATTATGAAATTAAAGCAAAACATATTAAGACAGATAGTGGAATTATAAAATTATCTTTTCATCATTTAGAAACACCTAGATATGGACCTAATAGTAATAAACTTCTTTTTCCTAAAACAGCAAGAGATAAAAGTTTGTCTTATATGGGAAGACTTTTTTTAAATGCTCATTTTATTCCTAATGACATTACTATACACAAAGAATATTCTGAGATTTTTGTTTTAGGTAAAATACCCATTCTTTTAGGGAGTAAATATTGTAATCTTAGTACTTTAACTTTTAAAGAATTTTTAGAATCTGGAGAATGTCCTAATGATACATTAGGCTATAATATTATTAAAGGTACAGAAAGAGTCATTGTTATACAAGAAAAACTTAGAGAATCTCAATTTTTTGTTTTTTTACATACAGATGCAGAAGCAAAATTAGAAGGTAGAGTTACATGTTCTTCTTTTTCAGGTACAACAGTAGTTATTTTTTCAATTGGAAAGCAATGGAAAACTTTAAAAATTAAGCTTTTTCATATGAAAGGAGGCAAACATATTCCTCTTTTTATTTTATTTTTATTTTTGGGGATCGATATTAATTCAGCTGTTAGTATGATTTTAGAATTTATCAGACCTGAAAATAGAGAAGAAGCTAAAATTAAATTACAACCAAGTATCGCTAAAACATCAGCACATTATAGAAATGCTATATCTTACTGGAGAATTAAAAGAAATTTAAATAATGAATTAAGAAATGAAGAAGCTTTAAAAATAATTATAGATGATATTAATAAAGAATTATTTTCTGATATACCAACAGATGAAACACCATATGAAGATTATATTAAAGTATTAAAAAAAGATAACAAAAGAAATAATATTAATAATGATTTTATACCTTTTCAGGTTCCACAAACAGGCAAAGCAAAACAATTAGCTTTATCTACAGCTAGAATTATTGAAACTATTAATAACAATAGACCTCTTGATAATAGAGATAATTGGGCTAATAAAAGATTAGTAACTTCTGGTGCTTCTTATGAAGCTTTATTTGTTAATATGTATGATATGTTTATAACAAAAGCAACAGAAGACCTTGCAAAATGTAAATATTGTGAAGGACAACCTATGATAAGAAAAATATCAACATTACATAAAATGATCACAGAACAATCAGAAGTCTGTTTTAATTCTAATTCTTGGGGCTTAAAAGGCATGAAAAGACAAGAAAATATTACAAATTTAATTACTAGAGAATCGCCTTTATCTGTAATGTCTCAACTTAAAAAAATTAACACTCCAACTTCAAGAAAGGCTAAATCAGAAGGTATTCGTTCTATTCAAGGCTCACAATTTGGAGTTGTTTGTTTAGCTGAAACACCTGAAGGAGAAAATTGTGGTCTCGTTAAAGCTTGTGGTATGACTACTTACATTTCTCTTGAAAGATTTACAAATGATATTTTAGAATTATTAGAATCAGAAAAAAAATATTTTAATAAATATGAACAAACAGAATTTTTAAATTACCCCTTTTTAATTAATGGTAGAAATATTGGATGGTGTAATAAAAAAATAGTTAAAATTATTGTTTCAAAACGTAGAAAATTAAAACTACCCAAAGATATATGTATTATTTTTAACGAAGCAGACAATACAGTTGAATATTATTGTAATTCATCTAGACCTTTAAGACCCTTATTAATTGTCGAAAATGGTGAATTATTAATTGATAAAAAAAATCTTTGGGAAGAACCTTTAGAAGTTCTTTATGAAAAAGGTGTTTTAGAGCTTTTAGATGTTAGAGAAATAGAATATTGTTATATTGCTTTTTATCCTAAAGACGTTAAGAACCGTTTTGAAGAAATTAAATATAAAAAAGACTTAAAAAATAAATTTCTTAAAAAAAGAAGTGAAGATATACAATACAATAAATACTTTGATTATTTTTTAAAATTAGAAATTAAAACAAAAAAAAAAATTGAAGATTTTATTAATTTGTTAAATCTTTTAAAAGAATATAATATTTTGTCTAACAAAGATCTTCAAATTCTTAAAACAAATGAAAAATTTGAAAAATATATCGTATATTTAAATTTAATTCTTAGAAATTATAATTTTAATTCTCTTGAAGAATTTCTTAAATTTTCTTTAGAATTGGAAAGATTTGGGGTTTATTATGATTTACTTAGAGATGAACTTATAAATGATCAAGTTTTAAATATTTTAGAAAAAAGAAGACTATTTACTCATTGTGAAATTCATCCTATTAATATGTTTGGTATTTCAGCAGGTTTAATCCCAGAAGCTAATAGTAATCAAGCACCTAGATTAACATATCAAGCTTCAATGGGTAAACAGGCATCTGGACAATATCATTTAATGCATCATGAAAGGTTTGAAAGTTATAAAATGCTTAATGCACCAACTAGACCATATTTTGAAAGTGAAGTAGCTGAACCTTCAGGTTTAAATGTTATGCCATCAGGTCAAACTTTAACAATTGCAATTTATTCTGATCCTTCAGATGCTGAAGATGCCTTTATTGGTTGTCAAGAATATTTCGAAAATGAAAATATTGAAAATATTAAATATCATGTTTATAAAAGTACAAGAAAACAAAATCAATCCATTTTTGAAGTTTTTTGCAAACCAGAATTAAATTTTTCAGAAAATTCTAAAAGATATGATGCTATTGATGATATGGGTATTCCTATTATTGGAAAATATGTTAAAGAAGGAGATTGTATTATTGGAAAGAAGAGAAAAATTTATAAAAATGATGAATCTGAAGCTAGAGAAGAAAATGCTTCTATTTATTTAGGTGTTAGAGAACAAGGTTATATTGAAAATGTCTTGATTATTTTAAATTCTGAAAATAATGTTACTATTAAAGTTAAAATTGGAATTTTAAGAATTCAACAAGTTGGTGATAAAATGTCTTCAAGATATTCACAAAAAGGTACATTCGGAGAAATGAGACCTAGAAATAAAATGATAAGAGTTATGGACGGAATAAACAAAGGAGTGGTTCCAAATTTGATGATTAACAGTGCCGCTTTTCCGAGTCGTATGACCGAAGGAAAGGTGAAAGAAATTTTATCCTCCAAAGCCTTCCTCTATTCCGCAGAAAGAGTCAACGCTACTACATTCAATGCAGGTCAAGAAAATTTAGACCATGAAAAAAATATTATCCCTGAATTTGGTTTAGATATGCAAAAATTTTTAGATGTTCTTGAAAAAAATGGAATGAATAAATTTGGAAATGAAAATATGTGTCATCCTAATGGTAAACCACTAAAAGTTCCTGTATTTTTTGGAGCCTGTACATACCAATCTTTAAGACATCATGTTGATGATAAAATTCAAATCAGAGCTAGAGGAGAAATTAGACCTGTTTCTCATCAACCAGTTGGAGGCAGAGCTAGCAGAGGTGGTTTAAAATTAGGAGAGATGGAACGTGATGCACTGATTGCTTCAGGAGGGTCTTCAATTTTAAATGAAAGACTTATGAGAGTTTCAGATAAATATAAAACTGTCTTTTGTGGAAATTGTGGAAATATCGCAATTTCTGATAATTTAAGTCCCAGAACAGAAAAGAATATTTGTGGATTCTGTAAGAAAAATGCAGAATTCGGATTGTTAACAATTCCTTATGTTTACAAATTAATTTACAATATGCTCATTGGAGTTAATATTAAAATTAAACACGGACTGAAATATCAAATTAGTCAGGGGGGTAATCCATTGGAGAAATATTTAAGTTAAATATAAAATTTATTTCTTGTAACTTTTTCTAATAAAATATTTTTCTTCTAAATTATTTATAAACTTTTATAAGTAATTATTTTTCTTCTAATAATTATATTTCCTCTAAATTATTTATATATTTTTATTAGAATTATATTTTGTTTAAATTATTTATAAACTTTTTATAAGTAATTATTTTCTTCTAAATTATTTATAAAAGTTTATAATTAATTATATTTCCTCTAAATTATTTATATATTTTTATTAGAATTATATTTTCTTCTAAATTATTTATAAACTTTTATAAGTAATTATTTTCTTCTAAATTATTTATAAACTTTTATAAGTAATTATTTTCTTCTAAATTATTTATAAACTTTTTATAAGTAATTATTTTCTTGTAAATTATTTATGCCCTTCTAAAAAAAACTATTTATATCTATATTATTTTTTTAATTTAAATTTTTTAATTATTCTTTTATCACAAGGGCATCCGTTTTTATATGCATATTCTAAACATTCTAAATTATTTCTTAAAGCTGCATTAGAACATGTTGTTTTATCCCAAGGACAACCGTTTTCATGTGCATATTGTAAACATTCTAAATTATCAGACAAAGCTGCATTAGAACATGTAGTTTCATCCCAAGGACATCCATTTTCATGCGCATATTGTAAACATTCTAAACTTGAATATTCAGATTTAATTAAATTTAATTTACCATTTAAAGCTATATTAGAACATGTATCTTCATTCCAACGACATCCATTTTCATGTGCATATTGTAAACATTCTAAATTATTATTTAAAGCTGCAGCAGAACATGTATCTTCATCCCAACGACATCCATTTGTATGTGCATATTTTAAACAATCTAAACTATTACTTTTTGCAGCAGCAGAACATGTAGTTTCATCCCAAGGACATCCATTTTCATGTAAATATTTTAAATTTTTAATACACCCAACAACTTTTTTAATATTATAAGACCAATTTTCAGTTTTTTCTATAATTTTTACACAACCAGTTGAAGCTGCAAAGGAACATATACTTTCATCCCAGGGACAATTTATTTCATGTAAATATTTTAAACAATCAAAAGTACCTCCAATTGCGGCATTTAAAAATGTTGTATTATCAAAAATACATTTTTTGTGAAGAAATTTTAAAATCTTTAAATGTTTATTTTTTGCTGAAAGATATGAAATACTTTCACTAATAGGACATCCATTTTCATAAGCGTATTCTAAACATTTTAAATGACCATTTTCAGCTGCATTATTAGTTGTAGACTTATCCCAAGGAAATTTATGTTCATGTAAATATTTAAGACAATCTAAATAACCATTTTTAGAAGCTAGATTACAGAACATTTCTAATTTAACAATCTTTAATATTTTATTGCAATAAATTAAACAATCTAAATGTCCGTATGTTAAGGATAATTTACATATTTCCAAATTTGATATAGATAATATAATTTTTTCTAAAAATAAATATAAATTATTTCTATCTGATTGTGTTAATTCTATTAAATCATTAAGTTTTTCAATAGGTTTAGTTTCAAATAACAAACTATAAAATTCAATAGGTAAATAATAAACACCCCAGAAATTAATAACATCTAAATATTGGTCAATATCTTTGGTGTCTTTTGAACAATAAATAATTTCGGGTAATTTTTCGTTAAGATCTGATTCTTCTTCAAAAAATTCATTAAACAACAAAGATTGTTTAATCCATGAATATTTTTTCTTCTCTAAATATTTTAGTTTAAAAGTCTTCATTTTATATTTAGAAGAAAATTAAAATATAAATCAAATATTTTAATAAAATTAAAATATTTGATTTGAACTGAAATACTAATGTGTCAACTTCAAATGAATTGATTTTTTCAAAAAATAAGGAACCATATTGGTGGGACTGTTCCATTAAAATTTTTATATGAACATAAGTATTACTACTCCGTCCCAGATTAATTTATCCAACTTAAAAAATTTATATATATTTTTATATGACTTAAAAAAAAATGTTCTTTTTTATCTGGAACGGAGAAGTAAATCTTTACTTTTAAGATAATAATACTTATGTTCATATATAAATTTTTTAAGTTGAGAAAATTAAAATGTGACGGAGTAGTAAATAAAATTCTTATATTGTTTAAATTTTTAATTTTATTTTTATCTAGATTTTTATATATTAAAACAAGTGATGAAAAATATCTAGATCAACTATATAAACAACTCTGCTAGTATATGTCATAAATATACTACTTCTCCGTCCCAAATGTAGGCTCAAAAAAGAACATTATTTTAAAAAGTCATATAAATATACATATAACTTTTTTGACAGATTGGATAAATTTATCTGAAACGGAGTGGTATAATTTTTTAAGTTCGATCTTTAAGTAATATTTTATACTACTCCGTTTCAGATCAATGACGAACCAAGAAAATGGAGCCATTCGGTAATTCATTTTTACTCCACTCAATTATTCATATAAAATTAGGTCGCCTACTTTTAATTCACTAATTTTATATATTAAATTATAAGTAAAGTTTTAATACATTAAGTTATATATGAATATAAATATATATGTGCGGTCTGGTGTGCACACGGGAACCATATGGTGGGGCCGTTCCTTATTTTTTGAATCACAGAAATCCTGAAGGTTCTCCTGATTTATTTGAAACGGAGTAGTATGGTTTAAAAACTGAAAAAAAAGATCTTGCATAATTTATTTGAACTAAATAATAAATTCATATTTTTACTTACTACTGCGTCTCAGATAATATTTTGTTGAACTATCTGAAATATTGAAAAAATTTTCTTTTTTGAGCCTACATTTGAAAAAGAGAAGTATCATATTTTATTTAAACACACACTTCACGAATAGTTAAAAAACAGTCTTTGCAGAGTGAATTTGTAACTTTATTAACAAAAATCATTCCATCATCAGCTTTACAAACAGGACAGAACCATTTTTTATTTAATAGAATATTTTTTTTGTTAACATCTTTAACACAATCAATGCAAAAATTACACATATAAACAATTTTATTATCTTCTTTTAATTTAATTCTTTTCAAAGAATCATTACCAAAACATGTCCTGCAAGATTTATGATCTTTTAAAAGTTCTGCAAAAGCATACTTTTTTTGGTTAAGAGCTGTAATTTCAGCAGTTAGTCTTTGAAGTTCAGAATTTACAATATTCATTTTTTAATTACAATTAAAATAATAATTAAATAATTTTAATTAAAATTATTTATTTCAAAACAAATACTACTCCGTTTCAGATCAATGACGAACCAAGAAAATGGAACTATTCGGTTCGCGGAAACCTAAAGGCACCATTTTCTTGGTTCCTTCGGTAATTCATTTTTCAGATTTATTCATATAAAATTATGTCGCCTAGTTTTAATTTACTATATTATCTTATAAGTAAAGATTTAATACCTATTACATCAAATTATTTATATAAAAATTTAATATGCGGCTCGGTGCACATGGGAACAGTCCCACCAATATGGTTCTTTATTTTTCCAATTACCGATTTATCTGAAACGGACTAGTATTAATTGTAATTAAATGTATATTATAATTGTTTTGAAATAAAATAATTAAATTTTTACAATATCAAATTATAAATCCTTTAACTTATAATTATGTTTTTAATCTCACAGTTTTCATGAATATTTATTGTGATAAATCAACTTTTATTTTATTTTTTATAAGTTGAAATTTTATAAAAAAATTAAATTTCTTTTCAATTAATTACCAGCTAAAGGATTCTTTTTTTATATTTAACTCATTTCATTCATTTCTTTAATATTCCAAGTTGCACCAATCATAAATACATTAAAGATTAAAAATGGTACTACACACCATCCAATTGATCCAGCATTTTCGAAAACCATAACAGTTAAAATAATTGTAAATAATAATAATAACATTGATAAATTGAATGCACCTTCTAAATCTTTATATGTAAATAGAACGACAAACCAAGCAAATGAAGCTAAAATAACTACTAAATAAACAATTAAAGTTGCATGTTTACCATGACCTCCTGATGCTGCATAAGAAACAAAGGCTCCATAAGCCATAACTATAAATACAATAACTAAAATTATAGCGATTACAATATAATTAGATATCCAATTCCATTTATTTAACTCTTCATACCAATCAAGACTTGAATATGCAACTAAGAAACATAAAACTAAAACAATAATAGAAGAAAGAATGAAAATCCAAAGTTCAGGACTGCAAAATTGATTAGTCACATGATCTTTCAATTCAGTAGGTTCAGTAATTGACTCAGTAACTGTTTGAGTTACTGTATCACCATCTTTATCTGTAGTCTTTACAGTTTTCTTTGTAACTGTTTCAACACTTGAGTCTACACTCTTTTTTCCAATGTCCGATAAATTTATAGTTCTTCTTGTAGAATTATTATTGCTCATTTTTTTTATTTTGTAAAATAAAAAAAATTAAAAAAAATTATAATTTTAGAAAAAACTTCTTCAAATAAAAAAAATGTTTTTTACACATCAATTTTTTTCATTAGAATTTACTTTTTGATCACAGTTTACTTCTTCATTAGAACTTACTTTTTCATTGGAATTTACTTCTTCATCACAATTTACTTTTTTATCACAATTTAATTTTATATCAAAATTTACCTTAAATTCGAATTCATTACCAGAATTAAATATTTTATTAATTGGTTGTATATCAAGTGTATCAACAAAATCTTGAGCTTGTTTTACAATATTTTTTCCACTTAAAGGTTTATTATAATCATCACAAAAATTAAACATTTTACTAATTGTATCTACGGTATCAACAAAATCTTGAGCTTGCTTTACAAATTTTTTTCCCATTAAAGATTCATCCTCTTTTTTTGAAGAAACAACATCTTGTAATAAATTATCAAAATCATCTTCGGGTAAAAAAGTTTTTTCAATAATATTACATAATTTTTCTTCATTCATTTCTAAAATATCATTAATTTTAATATCTTTAAATTTTTCGATTCCTTTTTCTATATTTTTTTTTAAATTAACTGAAAAATTAACTGCTGGTGATTTTTTAAGTATTTCAATTTGCTCAGATCTTGTAATTTCAATATCACCTTCAAAACAAATTTCATGAAAAAGAAAACTTTTAAAATCAGGAGAACAATCTAATCTATAAATATCGAAAATTAAATTTTCTTCAGACTCTTTATTTATCATTTCTTGAAGCGCCAATTTATTCTTTTCGCTGTCAAAGAATAATGTATTTTGCAATATACTCATAAACTCGTTCATTTTATATTACAATTAAAAAAATATTTTAGATTTCGTTTTTAAATTAAAAAATAAAATAATATTAACAATATAATTTGTAGGTTCATTTTTTTTAATCATATAATTTGTACTTCTCCGTCCCAAATAAATTAGTGTGAGACGAGTCGAACTACATATAACTTTTTTGATAGATTGGATAAATTAATCTGGGACGGAGTTATCTATATTCATTAATTAATTTATACCAATTTTTTTTATCTTCCATTTCATGTTCTAAAATTCTTATCATTTGATTAAATTGTTCTAATGATTCTTCACAAAAATTTAACATTTCTTGAGATGACACTCTACCTTCTTCTCTAGGTTCATCAAGTGTTTGTTCATATTTTTCATATAATCCAATATTTAATTCCTGGATTTGAATAATTTGTCTGTATATAATAATATAGTGTTCATAATCCTCGTCATTAATATTTTGCTTTTTATGATGACATTTTCTACATATATCAGAAATATCTAAAGATCTAAGAACAAATTCATATGGTTTCTTATCTAATAAACAATTATTACATTTAATAGTTTTCATTTTTTCAATAAAAAAGATATTTTTTAAAATCAAATTTAATTAAAAAATATGTACAACTCTGTCCCAGATTAATTTATCTGACATATTAAAAAAATTATATCTATTTTTATATGACTTTAAAAAAAAATGTTCTTTTTTGAGCCTACATTTGGGACGGAGAAGTACTATTCTCAATTGTTTTTTCAATATAATATATATTTTTCTGTAAATAAGCTTAATTTTTGTAAAATTCTATAAAACTTTTATCTATAATTTTTCTAAACTCAAAATTTACAAATATATTAAAAAAGCCAAATATATTTTAATGTTCTACTACTCCGTTTCAGATCAATCGGTAATTCATTTTTAGATCACTCATTTATTCATATAATATTATTTTAATTCACTAATTTTATATATTAATGTATAAGTATATATTTAATACTTATACTTATTTATTGATATAAAAATTTATTTTTTGAATCACCGATTTATTTGAAACGGAGTAGTAATAAATAAGTACTACTCCGTCCCAGATTAATTTATCCAATCTGTCAAAAAAGTTATATGTATATTTATATGACTTTTAAAAAAATTGTTCTTTTTTGAGCCTACATTTGGGATGGAGAAGTAATAAATTCTTCTTCTTTTTCTGTATTAATTTCTTTTTCATTTTTGTAAATACTATAATATATATTAACACAATTGTTTTCATCGTATCTTAAAGAAATTCCACAATTTTCAGAAAATACTATAAAATGTTTCAAGATAAACATTAAAAAATCGTACGACTCCGTCCCAGATTGACATATTATCCAATCTGTCAAAAAAGTTATATGTATATTTATATGACTTTTAAAAAAATTATTCTTTTTTGAGCCTACATTTGGGACGGAGAAGTACTGTTCATCTTCAGTTGAACAATTTTTTTTTATTTCCAAAATATCTAATTTTAATAGAAATTCTTTTTTTCAGTTACAGATAACTTTTTTAATTTATTTCTAAGATTAGTTATAAATAAGTCATATTCATCACTAAAATAATTCATTTTTTTATTTCTTATTTTTAATTTATTTTTCAATTTTATTAAATTATTTATAACATAATATATTTCATTACTAATTTAGTTCAGATAATATGTCAGATTTTGATAAAAATTAACTTTAAAAATAAGGCTCTTAGTTAAAATTTTATATGGGTGAAAAACGAAGAAAAAAGATCTAGCAAAATTCATTATAATATTTAAACTTGACTAATACTCCGTTTCAAATCGTGGGACTAATCGGTTATTCATTTTTAGATCACTCACTTATCCATATAAAATTATGTCACCTACTTTTAATTCACTAATTTTATATATTACTTTATAAGTAAAGATTTAATAATTATTACTTCTCCGTCCCAAATGTAGGCTCAAAAAAGAACATTTTTTTTAAAAGTCATATACATATAACTTTTTTGACAGATTGGATAAATTAATCTGGGACGGAGTAGTACTTCAATTTATTAATATAATTTTTTATGTGCACCAGGCCGTACATAAAAAATTATATTAATGAATAAGTAAAATTATTAAATTACAGTTATAAAGTAATATATAAAAATATAAAAAAAAAATATTTTTATATTAATAATTGAGTGATGTAAAAATGAATTACCAATTGTTCTGAAACGGAGTAGTACTTATATTTAAATATAAATAAAATTTTTCTCAAACACTGACATAATTATAGGAATCCTAAAGGATTCTCCTGAACAAGTATTTAAGAAATTATGCTAGAACTTTTTTTTGATCCATCATATCTACAAATATACAGGTTCATGTTCACTAAAGATAACTTCTCCGTCTAAAAAATTTTTAATAAATTTTTCTTCTTTTTCAGTATTAATTTGTTCTTTAGTTTTGTAAAGAGTGTATGTATTAATATAATTATTTTCATCTATGTATCTTGATGAACTTTTAAACATTTGAGAAAATACTATAAAATATTTCAAAATAAATATTAAAAAATCGAACTTTTCATTTTCAGTTGAACAATTTTTTTTTATTTCCAACATATCTAATTTTAGTAGAAATTCTTTTTTTTCAGGTTTAGATAATGTTTTTAATTTATTTCTAAGATTAGTCATAAATAATTCATAATCATCAATAAATTCATTCATTTTTTTATTCCTAATTTTTTAATTTATTTTTTTCAATTTTACTAAATTATTGAGAATATGATACTTCTCCATCCCAAATGTAGGCTCAAAAAAGAACATTTTTTTATAAACCCATATTAAAATGCATATAACTTTTTAAACTTGGATAAATTAATCTAAAACGGAGTAGTATATTTTAATGTTTCTAATAAATAATTTATCAGATAAGTATTAAGAAATTATGCAACATTTTTTATTTTTTTGTTCTAACATATCAATAAGTTCAATATATACAGGTTCACTAAAACAAACTTCTGCATCTAAAAAACTTTTAATAAATTCTTCTTCTTTTTCAGTATTAATTTTTTCTTTATTTTTGTAAATAGTGTATGTATTAATATAATTATTTTCATCTATATATCTTGATGATAGTTCATAATTTTCAGAAAAAACCATAAAATGTTTCAAAATAAATATTAAAAAGTCATACTGTTCTTCTTCAGTCGAACAATTTTTTTTTATTTCTAAAATATCTAATTTTATTAGAAATTCTTTTTTTTCAGTTACAGATAATTTTTTTGATTTTAATTTATTTTTAAGATTAGTCATAAATAAGTCATATTCATCAGTAAATTCATTCATTGTTTTATGTCTTATTTTTTAATTTATTTTTTCAATTTTGAATTTATGATGCTATTTTTTAAATTTTTGGATATTTTTAAGAAATAATACAAAATTTTTTATCTTTTTTTTGATCCATCATATCTACAAATTCAAAACATACACGAGGATTAAAAATAACTTCTCCATCTAAAAAACTTTTAATAAATTCTTCTTCTTTTTCAGTATTAATTCCTTTTTCAGTATTAATTCCTTTTTCAGTATTAATTCCTTTTTCAGTATTAATTCCTTTTTCAGTATTAATTCCTTTTTCAGTATTAATTCCTTTTTTATAAATAGTATATGTAGTAATATAATTATTTTCATCCATTTCATCTCCTCCAATGTATCTTGATGATGTCGCGAAATCTTTGGAAAATACCAAAAAATATTCCAAAATAAATTTTAAAAAATCGTACTTTTCATCTTCAGTTGAACAATTTTTTTTTATTTCCAAAATATTTAATTTTAGTAAAAATTCTTTTTTTTCAGGTTTAAATAATGTTTTTAATTTATTTCTAAGATTAGTCATAAATAAGTCATATTCATTAATAAATTCATTCATTTTTTTTATTTCTTAATTTTTTAATTTTTTTTTCAATTTTATTAAATTTCATATTCATCACAGTTTCGCCTTCTCCTATCATCCTGAAACATAGTACGACTCCTTCCCAGATAAATTTATCCAACTTGAAAAAGTTATATGTATATTTATATAGATTAAAAAAAAATGTTCTTTTTGAGCCTACATTTGGGTCAGAGAAGTAGTAATTTATAACAGAATAATGGTCCAGTATTAAGAAATAATACAACATTTTCTTTCTTTCTCAGTTCCAACAAATTGAGAATATACACGAGGTCTAAAAGAAATTTCTCCTTCTAAAAAACTTTTAATAAATTCTTCTTCTTTTTCAGTATTAATTTCTTCTTCATTTCTGTAAATAGTATATACATTAATATAATTATTTTCATCTATAAACCTTTCGCCTGTTACAAAACCAGAAAATACCAAAAAATATTTTAAAATAAAGATTAAAAAATCTTCTTGTTCATTTTTACTTAAACAATTTTTTTTTATACTCAAAATATCTAATTTTAATAAAAAATCTCTTTTTTCAGCCGTAGATAATTTTTTTAATTTGTTTTTAAGATTTGTTATAAATAAGTCATATTCATTACTAAATTCATTCATTTTTTTATTTATTAATTTTTTAATTTTTTTTTTTCAATTATTGGGAATAATTATTTTTATAACACACTTTCTATAAGATAATATGGGACGATATTTTATTAGATTTTTATAAGAGAATATATTTCATTAGATTTTTATAAAAGAATATATTTTCTATAACAAAATATATTTCATTAGATTTTCTATAACACAATATATTTTTCTAATTTTTATAATGAAATATATTTTATTAGATTTTCTATAACAGAATATATTTTTCTAATTTTTTATAACAAAATATATTCTAAAAATTTATAATATAATATATTTCATTAGATTTTTATAATATAATATATTTCATTAGATTTTTATAATATAATATATTTTATTAGATTTTCTATAAAAGAATATATTTTTCATTAGATTTTTATAACAGAATATATTTTTCATTAGATTTTTATAACAGAATATATTTTTCATTATATTTTTATAACAAAAAAAATATTTTTTTTTATTAGATTTTATATTTTATAACAGAATATATTTTACAAAAAAATATGTTTTTATAAAAACATATTTTTTTTTATTAGATTTTTACTGGTCCATTTCAGGAGGTACCGGATGGTTAAGAAAACCCGAGATCCTATAAAATTGAAACAACTTTTTTTATTAACTTATTTATCAACTTAAAATTATAAACATTTAATTTAGTGCGGCTACTCTTTATATGAATTATAATTAATGTTTTTAACATACATAATTTATTTTTCTAAGTTGTTTCAATTTTATAGGATCTCGGGTTTTTTAACCATCCGGTACCTCCTGAAATGGACCAGTAAATATAATTACGTCTAAAACTCCGTCCCAAATAAAAAAGAACAATTTTTTTAAAAATGATACGACTCCGTCCCAGATTAATTTATCTGACACATTGAAAAAGTTATATGTATATTTATATGACTTTTAAAAAAATTGTTCTTTTTTGAGCCTACATTTGGGAAAAAGAAGTACATATAATTTTTTAAAGTTGGATAAATTTATCTGGGACGGAGTCGTACTTTTTATAACAGTATATTACATGTTTTTTTAAATTGTTTTTTCTAAATTTTTTAAAAATATATTAAATTATATAACATATTTACCTAAAAATTTTTTTAAATAACTAATTACTCTGTTAATTCTTCTATTTTTTGAAGTAAAATATATCTTGGCGATGAATCTAAAAAGGAAAATCTTTCTCCATTTGTATTTAAAATATCTAAAACATCAATATCAAAAATACCTAAAGATTCATTTAAATCTTTCATCCTATCTATAAGTACATATAAAAAAAGAACTTTTGGTATTTTTTTATTAAAATAAGGTTTAATTTCTTTATACATTTTGTTTTTATGTTCTTCAATTTTTTCAATAATTCTAAAAAAAATTTTTTTTTGATAATATTCAAAATTATTTAAATAAGTATAAAATACATCTGCATTTGAACCTTTTAACTCAAGAAAAAGATTTTTTAATATATTTAACTCATCTTGATTTTCACCATCCAAGAAATCAAGAATTGTTCCAATTTCTAATTTTCCTTTTTCGAGTTTTATAACTTTTTGAAAATCTTCCTCAGAAGGATTATTATCAGAAAATACTCTGATAAAATATTCTGGTGCCTTTTGTATTTTTACCATTTTAATAATGAAATTTTTTTTATTTTTTTTATTTCATTTTTTTAAACAATTTAAAAAAAAGTAAGACTCCGTCCCAGATAATATTTTGTTGAAATATCCAATCTGTCAAAAAAGTTATATGTATATTTATATGACTTTTAAAAAATTGTTCTTTTTTGAGCCTACATTTGGGACGGAGAAGTACTAGTCCGTCTCAAATGTATACTACTCCGTTTCAAATCAATCGGTGATTCATTTTTACTTCACTTATTTATTCATATAAAATTATTCTAATTCACTAATTTTTTATATTAATGTTTAAGTATTCATTTAATATTTATACTTATTAATAAGTACTACTCCGTTTCAAATAAATCGGTGATTCAAAAAATAAATTTTTATATCAATAAATAAGTATAAGTACTAGTCCAGTTCAGATAAATTGTGTCAGATCTTTTTCTTCACTTTTTTAACCATATAAATTTTTAATTAAAAAGCTTATCCTTAAGTAATATTTTATATGTCTTTTAAACAAGTCTACTTATATTTACTACTCCGTTTCAGATCAATCGGTAATTCATTTTTACTCCACTCAATTATTCATATAAAATTATTTTAATTCACTAATTTTATATATTAATGTATAAGTATACATTTAATACTTACACTTATTTACTCATATAAATATTTATTTTTTGAATCACCGATTTATTTGAAACGGAGTAGTACATATAAATAAATTTTTTCTCAAAACCCAATTTATTTGAACTGGACTAGTATACATTTAATACTTATACATTAATATATAAAATTAGTGAATTAAAATAATATTATAGGAATAAATGAGTGATCTAAAAATGAATTACCGATTGATCTGAAACGGAGTAGTATAAATATTTATGTGCGCCCTGGTGCACACGGGAACCAAGTGGTTCTTTATTTTTTGAATCACCGATTTATCTGAAACGGAGCAGTATATTTCAATTTATTTGAACTTGAGGTGGAACAGTATTATTTGTTATCTCCGTTACTTTCTGATTATACCCCGCGTAATTAGCTGCAATTAAAACAAGTATAAAAATTAAGATTAAAAATCCTAAAATAATCCAAACCCAAATTGGAACAGGAAACCAAAAAGTTTCTGCTTTTAAATTAGCTATATCTGTACTTTGACATGGGACGACTGTTGAATTTTGTGTTGCATTGTCGATTGTTAAACAAACAGATTCTGAACCACAAAATTGATTAAATGTCGTTTGATTACTTAATCCAACAGCTTTACCTATTGATGGAATTGTAGTATCTACAATACATATACATCCCGCATTTCCCGTACAACTTGGGCAAAGTTGAGTAAATTGTATCCCACCTACTGTAGACTCTGTAGCAGTTATAGAAACATTATTTATAACACAAACATTAGATGTACAACTTTCTATAACACCTGTATTAACATTTCTATTTTTTGAAATTTGTTCTTGAATACATAATGGATCGCAAGCTTTAGGGATATTTTGATATTGAGGAATATTTTGTAAAGAACTTTTTTGACATCCACACATTTTTAAAAGATCTCTATTAGAAGTTATTTGATCTAAATTACAATTTAAACAAATTTTTGAAGCTGCCATTTGACATGCACCTTGAAGAGAAAATTGAGGATTATCTGAACAAGCAGAAACTAAAATTTGTTGAAAATCATCATAACCAGCTTGGCCCGGAACACCTATAATATGTCCTCCTTTTTGATTATTAGGAGTCACTGGAGATAAATAAGTTGAAAATATATAATCAAAATCTTCCATAACTTCTGTAAATCCTGTTTGGTTATAAGATCTATTTGGACCGGAAAAAATTTTATTTGAAAACAGAGTTGTACAATTTGTATGAGTATTTCCTGCATTAATCCAATAATTTTCCCATTGATCTAAATTTAATCCAATACCTAAACAATTATTTTCCTCTGGATTTGTTCTTGAAGGAGTAGGTAACTGAGAAGTATAAGGATTTTGACAAGTTGACATTTATTTTTGTATTGTTATAATATTTTTATAATTTAAAAATATTTTTCTAAGATAAAATAAAAAAAATTATAACCAATTCATTTTACATACATATTACATTCATTAGTATTTTTATTTAATTCATAACTTCTTAAAGATCTGTTAAAATCTGGCATTCTATATTTTATCCAACCATAATCAGAATTAAAGTGTATTGCAAAATCATTTTCAAATAAAAAAGTAATTCTAAATTCAATATGTCTATGAGATTTCCATTCTTCATCTTTTATTTTATCAGAAATAATAAAACACATTAAACAATCTTTATAATCCAAATTATGTTCTTTAAGTGTATTTACCCAACCTTCTCCCCATGAATCTAAAGGGTAATCTGGGTATTTCAATCTAATAATTTTACCGCAATGTTTTTCAAAAAGTGCTTCCGAAGTTTCCATTTTTTGTAATTATAATTTTTTAATTAATTTTCATCTTTTTGAATTTTAGAAAAATAGTTTTTTAAAATTTTGTAAAAAAAAATAAGTGAAATTTTAAGTGTATTTTTTCAAGAAAAAATCCTTTCTCGATTAAGTAATCAACAACAAAATTATTCATACAAATATACACTTAAAATAATTTTTTTAAAATTTAAAAAATGTTATTAAAAGGTACTACTCCGTTTCAAATAAATCGGTGATTCAAAAAATAAATATTTATATAAATATTTAAGTTAATACATTAAATCCTTACTTATAAGTTAATATATAAAATTAGTTAATTAAAATAATTTTATATGAATAATTGAGTGAATTTAAAATGAATTACCGATTGATCTGAAACGGAGTAGTAACAAAAATTTTATATTACAGAACATCAGATATTTTACACAAATATATTTTAGTAAAATATAATAGTCAAGTTCATATAGTGGGACTAATTTTGCCAGATCTTTTTAAGTAATATAAAATTTTAAGTAAAATTTTTAACTTTGTATTTATATTACTTAAAAATATTTAAACATAAATTTACATATTTTTAATTTTTTTTTGAAAACCCAATTTATTTGAACTGGACTAGTATTTTTATTAATCTTAAAAATAATTAGAAAGCATAGAACAGATATAGTATGAACCTTCTCCTGAATTTGTAATATAGTCATACATTTCATTAAATTCTTTTCTTTTTAGATTAAAGTTTTCACTATATATTAAAATTTGAAACATTTTTTCATTAAATGGAGTATCAGAAGAATTTTGAAAATATTCAAAAAGTATATTAAAATGATTTTCTTTAAGTGTTATATATTCAGCTGTCATGTTCAAATTATTATTCCAAATATCTATGTTTTTTTGTATATCAATTTTTATGAAAATAGGTTTTTCTACTTCATCAGTTTTATTAGATAACTTTCTTTTAACATACTCACATATAGTATTACTATATTTCACTGATTCCATACGATTACAACACCCCATTTCAATTGTTCTAAAGATCAAAGCATGTGAATATGGTAATTTATATAAAGCTGCTCCATTAGCTTCTCTGGAAAATATACTTGCATTTCCACATTCACCGCATTCATCTTGTTTAGACCAGTCAGAGCAAGCTTCTTCATCATATTTTTCCATAAATTCTTTTTTTGTCATTGTATTTGGAGTATTATAAAGATCTTCCAACTCTAAGAAATCAGTATACCAATATAGTGGTTTATCTGGATTTTCTTCCAGCTCATATAGTGCAAATCCATTTACAACTTCTGTATTTAAAAGTGTAACTGGTATCTTGTACCAGTTTGGTACTTTTGAATCCATAAAACCTCTAAGTATTTCAAAAAATTCTTTGTAAGAATTTGGAGGGGATAGCTAAATCTTCCTCCAGTTAATTTTATACGTTGATTTTGAAGCTCAGTAAGTTCGTCAACATAGTGATCTATTTCATCGATATTCATATGTTTATGATTTGCTTGACAAATATAAAGAATTTCATATGCTTTATCATCTAACTTTTGTAATTTTTCATTAAGGTCATTCTGATATTTCTTAGCTTCCAATCTTTGTTCTTCTGTCGGATTGACGTGCATACATTTACCAATTAAAACTGTGTTCATAATTTTAATCTTAAAAAAATTTATTTTATTTTTCAATTTTTTCATCCTCATCTAATAAGTCTTGTATTTTTATACTTAACAAATATATTTTAGTAAAATACTACTAGTCCGTCCCAGATTAATTTATCCAACTTGAAAATTTTATATGTATATTTATATTAATTTTAAAAAAAATGTTCTTTTTTATTTGGGACGGAGAAGTACTAGTCAAGTTCAAATAATATGTCAGGTTTTGAGAAAAATTTTATTTATATGTAAATATAAGTAGACTTGTTTAAAAGACATATAAAATATTACTTAAGTATAAGCTTTTTAATTAAAAATTTATATGGTTAAAAAAGTGAAGAAAAAGATCTGGCCTGACATATTGTGGGACTATCTGAACTGGACTAGTACTCTGTTTCAAATAAATCGGTGATTCATTTTTACTTCACTTATTTATTCATATAAAATTAGGTCGCCTACTTTTAATTTACTAATTTTGTATATTAATGTTTAAGTATTCATTTAATATTTATACTTATTAATACGTATAAATATTTATGTGCGCCCTGGTGTGCACACGGGAACCTTATGGTGGGACTGTTCCTTATTTTTTGAATCACCGAAGGAACCTGAAGGTTCGTCATTTATCTGAAACGGAGTAGTATATTTTTATTAATCTTAAAAATAATTAGAAAGCAAAGAATAAATATAGTATGCACCTTCACCTGAATTTGTAATATAGTCATACATTTCATTAAACTCTTCTTTTTTTAGATTAAAGTTTTCGCTATTTATTAAAATTTCTAACATTCTTACATTAAATGGAGTATCAGCAGAATTTTCAAAAAATTCAAGTAACAGTCCAGTTCAAATAGTAGACTTAATTGGGCCAGGTTTTTTTATTCACTTTTTATTTCATATAAAATTTTAAGTAAAATCTTTATTTTTAAGTTTGTATTTATATTACTTAAAAATATTTGAACAAAATGTACATATACTTAATTTTTTTTGAAAACCCAATTTATCTGAACTGGACAATTTAATCATTTTCTTTAAGCACTATATATTTGATTTGAGCTGTCATTTTATTTTTAAAATTTTTTCATCTTCATCTATCTGATCTAATAAATCTTGCATTTTTATTATTTAAAATAATACAAATATATAATGCAGAAATTAAAATTATTAATATACATTAAAAAAACATCATACTTAACAAATATACTATAATTTTAATAAATTGTTAAGTATGATGTTTTTTAAATTCCAGGTATTTATTAAAATCTCTAAAATTCTTTCAAGTATCAGAAGAATTTTCAAACTATTCAAGAAGTATGTTAAAATGTTTTTTTTAAGAATTATATATTTAGCTGTCATTTTTAATATGAAAAATATAAATTAAATAAAATATTTAAGTATATATATTTATTTGTTTATTTTAAATAAATTTTTAAAACTACTTGAAATACTTGATGTATTAGAATCAACAGAACTATTATCATCATCTTCAATATCAGATATTGTCATTATTGGTCTTTTATTTTTTGTTGTAATATTTACATTATATTGTGTAATTATATCTAATCCTATCAAAGGACTAGAATAATATTCGTCTTCATCATCATTATTTAATGGAACAGCAAATGAATATAAATCTACTGGGTTTAAATTTTCTAAACTTATTTTTATTGGTTCATTAAATTCAATAACATTTTTTTTACATATTCCTCCTACAGTTAAAATATTAGATTCCAAAACGTTTGAAATATTTCCATTAAGAAAGAAAAATTCTTTTTCAAAAGAATCTCCATAAAAAATATTTTCAATTTTATTTTTAAATTCTTCTTTCTCAAAATCCCATATTTTTTTAGGGAACAATTCAGTAATATTACATCCGGTATCAATTGTGACAAGATAGTCCGATATTTTCTTTCCTGAATTTTCAAAATCAATACTTGCGGTTGTTTTAAATGTATTATATAAATATTTAGAATTTTTATCTAATCTTATAACCATTTGTTTCATTTGTACTACTCCGTTTCAAATCAATCGGTAATTCATTTTTAGATCACTCAATTATTCATATAAAATTATTTTAATTCACTAATTTTATATATTATTCTATAAGTATACATTTAATACTTATACTTATTTATTGATATAAATATTTTTTTTTTGAATTACCAATTTATCTGAAACGGAGTAGTATTAGAAAAAACTGAAAAAAATATTACTACATTTCAGATAGTATAAAAATTTTTACATAAAACTTTAGATATATTCAAATAGTTGATAATCTTGAACAACTATTTATTTAGATTTAGTTTTTTAAATAATATTTATCGCTTAATTTTTTATAATTTGAACAATTATTCACACTAAAACCATATAAAAATACAATAATAGATTTATTTTTCAAATTTCTCATTATCTTCCATCTCATCTAATAAGTCTTGATAGCCTTGCATTTTTATACTTATTGGGCTATCATCAAAAACATTATTTAGAATAATACAAATATATAATGCAGAAATTAAAATTATTAATATACATGCATCTATTATAAATTGAATATATTTATCTATTACGGAAGATAACCATAAAGGAATAAGAATGATAATAAAAAGAAAAATTAAAATATTAATATAATACTCTCCATCATTTATTTCATCAACAAGTCTTTTAATTTTTTGATCTGTTCCCATTCTAATTAAAATATTATTCACAAAAATATTAGGATTAGAATTAAGATATTTTATAATTTCATTGTCCATATCTCTATAAAGTTGTTCTGATTTTTCGCTATATTTTTTATTTTTTAAATTTGGTAATAAATCTGTAAAAATACTTTTTAAATAATTTTTTATTGAAAGAATAACATTTTCAGAATTTGGTAATGTTTTAAAATATCTGTATGTCAATTGTAAATTTGTAATTTCAGTTATAAAAGTATTTCTTATTTCTAAATATCTATTGTAAAATATATTTATACTAAATCCAGCCATTAACCCATATATTACTAAACACCATCCAATTGAACCAGTTATAATACTTTTTTCAGAAGGATCTAAATCTTTTCTAATAGGTCTAATAAGACATAATATAATAGATATAATTATTGCAATGATAATATAAATATAGTAATCCATTTATATTAAAGAAAAAATAAATAATTTATTTTTTATTTTTTTAGTAAAGATTAGTTAAAAACACACTAAAAAAATAATTTTGTCACTTAATTTTTTTTCCAAAAAAGTTCTTATTGTAATTTTGTTTTTTAAAATTTTAGTGAGAGTAAGTTACATTTTATTTTCTTAACTAAAAATAGACTCAAAAAATAGTTCAGTGAAGATGAGTAAAGAAAAAAAGTTCTTATTGTAATTTCGTTTTTTTAAATTTTAGTGAAAGTAAGTTAGAGTTTTATTTTCAAACTAAAAACATACTCAAAATATTGTTCAGTGAAGTTGAGTGAAGAAAAAATGTTCTTATTGTAATTTTGAAAATTTTATTTTTATTTTTTTTTCAGTGAAGATGAGTTAGAGTTTTATTTTCAAACTAAAAACAGACTCAAAATATACTTCAGTGAAGATGAGTGAAGAAAAAAAGTTCTTATTGTAATTTCGTTTTTCTAACTTACTCTCACTCAAAAATATTTTTTTAAAATTATTCATATATTCTTTACTGTTAATTTTATTCAATTTTAATATTATTTACACTTGATAAAAATAAATTAAAAATATTAAGTGTAAATAATGTCTATATACACTTAAATAATTATTTTGTGTGTAATTATTTTTTGATTAAAAAAAAAGTTTTCGAAAATTCTTAAAAAAATAAAGTGATAAAATAAGTGATGAATTTCAACAAAAATTCAGTTCTTGAATAAGTAATCGAAAACAAAATTCTACATATAAGAATACACTTAAAAATAATATAAAAAATTTAATGATAAAAATAAAGCAATACGACTCCATTCCAGATAAATATACATATAACTTTTTCAATGTGTCAGATCAATAGGTAATTCATTTTTACTTCACTCAATTATTCATATAAATTTTTTATTATTCATTAATTTTATGTACTTCTCCGTCCCAAATGTAGGCTCAAAAAAGAACAATTTTTTAAAAGTCATATAAATATACATATAACTTTTTCAATATGTCAGATAATATTTTGTTGAACTATCTGGGACTGAGTCGTATTATTATTTAAGCTTATATTTAATAATTATTACGGCAATTCAACCATATAAATATATATGTACGGCTTGGTGTACACTGGAACCATATGGTGGGACTGTTCCTTATTTTTTTTTAAATCACAGAGAGCATGAAGGTTCTCCTGATTAGTCCCTGTCCCACACTAATATGAAACGGAGTAGTATTAAATTTATAATTAAGTGTAAAATATATACTAAACTTATAGCATAATATATTAAAAATTTAAATAAAAATAATCTTATATAAATAAATGAGTTATCTAAAACAGAGTACTAGTCCGTCCCAGATTAATTTATCCAACTTAAAAAAGTTATATGTATATTTATATGACTTTAAAAAAAATTGTTCTTTTTTATCTGGGACGGAGTCGTACTAGTCCAGTTCAGATAGTCCCACAATATGTCAGGTTTAAAAGACATATTATTCCGTTTCAAATACGACGACAAAGTTAGGGAAGATTTTTTATTCACTTTTTAAAACCATATAGATTTTAATAAAGTATTTATATCACTTAAAAATATTTAAACATAAATTTACATATACTTAATTTTTTTTGAAAACCTGACATAATTATATAAATCCTCTCCTGAACTGGACTAGTATATAATTTAAAATTTTTATTCTTCTAATTAATATTTAATTTTTAGATTTTTTTTTTAATCAACATAAATATTTTTAAGTGAACATAAATCGTTATCAATGTTTATAATAATTAAGTATATATTAATTAAATATTTATATTTGGAAATTTTTGGAAACTTTTATAAAAAACGTACAGTTATTAAATCTTTATTTTTTCTTTATTTTTTATATTTTCTCTATTATTTTTTTTTACTTCACTCAATATTTTTTAAAAAATATTTTTAGTATAAAAATATGTGATGAATAAATATATATAATATATTTATTCACTATGTATTTTTGGTTTGAATTTGTGGTTTGAATTTAAAAACGTTATGTTTGTTTAAAGTGATAAAATTAAAAAATTCATATAAATTTTATTTGTTTGATTTTCAAATTTTTTTAATTTTATACTAGTCCAGTTCAGGAGAATCCTTTAGGATTCCTATAAAATTGTGTTTTGATTAAAAATTTATTTATATGTAAATATTAACGTAATAAGTGTTAAAAAGACATATAAAATATTACTTAAGGATAAGCTTTTTAATTAAAAATTTATATGGTTAAAAACTGAAGAAAAAGATCTGGACCAACTTTGTCGTCGTATTTGAAATAGACTAGTATGAATAAATAAATTACCGAAGGAACCAAAAAAATTGATCTGAAACAGAGTAGTACTCCGTCCCAGATTAATTTATCCAACTTGAAAATTTTATATGTATATTTATATTAATTTTAAAAAAAATGTTCTTTTTTATTTGGGACGGAGAAGTAGTATAATTTTTTTTTAAATTCGCTGGATATTTTATAAATTTTAAGTAAATAATTGAAAATAATATATTTAAAAACAAAAAAGGTGTAACAGTTGGACTTTATTCTTAAATTAAAATTAGTCAACATTCTTATTATTTTCAATTAGTTAAGTTACACTAAATGTGCCCCGGATATATAATAAAATTTATAAAGGGGAAGCTGGAGTGGTAGAAGCAAATTAAGTGTATATATCGTCCACCTTTTTAAAAATTATATCTTCTAATTAATATTTTAGTAAATTTAATTTTTAGATTTTTTTTTTAATCAACATAAATATTTTTAAGGGAACATAAATTGTTATCAATGTTTATAATAATTAAGTATATATTAATTAAATATTTATATTTGGAAATTTTTGAAAACTTTTCCAAAAAACGTACAGTTATTAAATCTTTATTTTTTCTTTATTTTTTATATTTTCTCTATTATTTTTTTTTACTTCACTCAATATTTTTTTTTAAATAATTTTAGTATAAAAATATGTAATAAATAAATATGTATAATATATTTATTCACTATGTATTTTTGGTTTGAATTTGTGGTTTGAATTTAAAAACGTTATGTTTGTTTAAAGTGATAAAATTTTTAAATTCATATAAATTTTATTTGTTTGATTTTCAAAAACAATATTTTTGATATTATTTTTTAATTACTACTAGTCAAGTTCAAAAAAAAAAATAATAATATGTACATTTATGTTTAACGATAAAGAGTTTACTTAAAAATTTACTACTACTCCGTTTCAGATCAATGACGAACCAAGAAAATGGAACCATCCGGTAATTCAAAAAATAAGGAACAGTCCCACCATTTGGTTCCCGTGTGCACCAAGCCGCACATAAATATTTATATGGATAATTTGACGTAACAATTATTAAATTACAGTTGTAAAATAAAATATAAGATAGAAATATTTTTATATGAATAATTGAATCATGTAAAACTGAATCGCCGAAGGAACCAAGAAACGGAGTATTAAAAAGTCAGGAAAAAAATTTTGCCTGACATATAGTTGAATATTATAAAATTATATTAGATTTTAAGAATTTGAATTTATGTTAAAAATTATCTGAAAATTAAAAATATGTCAATTCAAAGAAAAGAATACAAAGAATATTTGTGTAGATGGTGTAAAACAAATAATCAAGATAATTTTTATGGCAAAGATAAAACATTATGTAAAAAATGCATATGTGATATTAAATATATTAAAAAGAGTGTAAAAAATAATACATTTGATGAAAATTCTGATGCTTTTTTAAGAATGGAGAAATTAGGATATACAATTAATGATAATAAAAAATTTATTAGTTTAAAAAAAATGGAAACAAGAATTGAATATTTACTTCAAAGAAATATTGAATCATCTATTAAATTAAATAATATGGAAAAAGAATTTAATGGTGTAAAAAAAGAACTTTCTAAAATAAAAAAACTACTAGTTCATTTCAAATAAATACTACTACTCCGTTTCAGATCACTCAATTATTCATATAAAAGTAGGCGACTTAATTTTATATGAATAATTGAGTGATCTGAAACGGAGTAGTACGCCGAAAAAGTTTTACCAGATCTTTTTCTTCACTTTTTAAGCATATAAATTTTTAATTCCGATCCTTAACTAATATTTTATATGTTTTTTAAACACTTCGTAGTTATATTTAAATAAAATTTTTTTCAAAACCTAACATAATTATAGGAATATAATTATATGAATCCTAAAGGATTTTCCTGAACTGGAATAGTAAAATATATTTTATTAAATTTTTTTAATTAGAAAAATCATACTTCTCCGTCCCAAATGTAGGCTCAAAAAAGAACAATTTTTTTAAAAGTCATATAAATATACATATAACTTTTTTGACAGATTGGATAAATTAATCTGGGACGGAGTAGTAATTACCATCTTTATATTCGTTATCCCTTTGTAAAAATATTTCGTTCTTATCAATTAATTTAACAGAAATATTATCAAATGTGTGATTATTACTACATATACAAGCAATATTGTATTTTCTTTTTTTGGTTAAACAATTTGATATAGCTTTAATTCTAACTATACAAGATTTATTTTCTCTAAAACATATAGGACACATCATAACAAATTTAATGTCTGATTCTGAAGCTTTTTCTGGAATATTTAATTTTTCTTCTAAAAATTTGATTCTTTCTTCCATTTTGAAAAAATAAATTTATTTAAAATTCTTTTTCAAATTTTAATATTATAATAAAATGATAGATCATCTGAAAGATTTTTCAGTATCTATATTTAGTGATTTATGGTTTGGGATTTTATTTTCACTTTTTATGGGCCTTATTTTTGGTCCTTTATCAATATGTATTGAGTATAGCTTAATTTTTTTAGTTTTATATGAAATATTTATTTTTGCTATAAGTTCAGATTATGGACATGAAAAGATTAGTTATAGAATACTCCTTAATATTTTTTATCTTATTGGATGGATTTGGGGAAGATGGTTATATTTAAATTCTACTGGGATAGAACATTTTATTTGTTGGTGAAAAAAATTAAAAAAAATGAATTAAAAAAAAATTTTATATTAAAAACAAAATGGATAGTTTATATTTGAAAAAATTATGGACAGAAACAGATTTTAAAACTACACCAGATATTGAGAACTTAACAAAAGATTTAAAATGTGACTATCATAAATTTTCAGCTACAAAAGTTGATGATCTCTTATCAAAAACATATGATTTTATTAATTTATCATATACTACTCCGTCCCAGATTAATTTATCCAAGTTAAAAAATTTATATTTATATTTAAGTGATTAATGAAAAAAATGTTCTTTTTTATTTGGGACGGAGAAGTATGAGTTTATTTTTAAATAAGCACATTTTAAGTTCTGAAAATTATGATACTTATTCAACTAGAGGATTTATGAAATCTGAAAGAAGTAATTCACTTTACTTTTTTAGATTTAATAAAGAAACTATAACAGAGTGGTGGGTTTTACCAAAAAAAAAACTTATTTTTGAATGTTGGATAATTTTTGATGAAATATGAAAAAATTAGAAGATTAAACCATACTTTACAGCAATTTATGTTTATTTAAAAAAATATTACTACTCCGTTTCAAATAAATGACGAACCAAGAAAATGGAACCATTCGGTTCGCGGGAACCTAAAGGCTATTGGTTTCTTTGGTGTTTCATATAAATAAAAGGACCCATATTGGTGGGACTGTTCTCGTGTGCACCGAAGCTCACATAAATATTTACATGAAAAGGAGTAGCATTAAATTTTTTTTATTTTTAGTTAAATTTTATATAATGAATTTCTTCGTCGATTAACTAATCAAGAATGTTAATTTTTTTGTTTTTTGTAACTTATTTTTTCACTTAAAATTTTTAACATTTTTCCAAAATCTTTTTTAATGTCAAAAAAATAGAAAAATACATTCTTCACCTATTTATAAAAAAAGATATTCTAATGAAATTTACAAAAAATTGAATTTAAAAAATATTTTTCATGAGAGAAATAAAACATATGAATTACTATTTAATTGAAAATTCAACTGGATTTGTATCTGAAATTAGATCTATTTTTGAAAATAATGGCCGATTGAAATTTATTATTCAAAAATCAGCGGTTAGACAGAATGGAAAATGGACTAAACCGCCTATTAGATTTTTAGATTCAGAAATTGAAATTTTTGAAGTTCCAGTAGGATATACTCTTTCTCCTGTTGATTAATTTCTTAAAAATTTTAAAAAAAATATTTAATATAAATTATTAAATATTACTTTTGTACTACTCCTTTTCAAATCAATCGGTGATTCATTTTTAGATCACTCATTTATTCATATAAAAATATTTTAATTCACTAATTTTATATATTACTGTACTACTCCGTCCCAGATTAATTTATCCAACTTAAAAAATTTATGTTTATTTTTATGAGACTTTTAAAAAAATTGTTCTTTTTTGAGCCTACATTTGGGACGGAGAAGTACACGTATACATTTAATACTTATTACGTCAATTTATTTATATAAATATTTATGTGCGCTTTGGTACACACTGGAACCATTTGGTTCCTTATTTTTTAAATTACCAATTGTTCTGAAACAGAGTACTGGTCCAGTTCAAATCAATTGATCCAGATATTTTTCTTCACATATAATTAAATATAAAAATTGATTTTTTGAAAAATCAATTTATCTGAACTGGACCAGTAAGGTGCTACTAGTCAAGTTTAGACAATATGTCAGGTTTTGATAAAAATTATTATGTCAATATTTATTTATTGACGTAATAATTGTTTAAAAGACATATAAATTTTTAAGTATGATCCTTAAGTAATAATTTATATACTTTAAAAAGTGAAGAAAAAAATCTGACACCAGACTATATATTTGATTCAGATTTTTTCTATACTGGGTTGAAAAATAAATTTTAATGTACTACTCTGTCCAAATTAATTTTCTCATTCTGTCAAAATGTTTGTATTAAAATTTGAGTGGTTTAAGAAAAAGTTAGGAAAATTAAAATGGGACGGAGTTGTAAACAATTTCCTTAAAAATTCATATGGTATAAAAAGTAAAAAAATATTTTGCTAGTATTTTTTTAAGGACGCTCAACCTGATTAGTTTTAAATTAAAGGTACAAAAGTCATATCCATAAGATGATCTGTACGACTCCGTCCCAGATTAATTTATCCAATTTAAAAAAGTTATATTTATTTTTATATGACTTTAAAAAAAATTGTTCTTTTTTATTTGGGACGGAGAAGTAACACCTGATTTATAAAATTTACATTCATTTTTTAAACGGTATTTTGTTTCTAAAATATTATCATTATTTTCAATTAAATCATAATAATCTAGGTTATCTAATCTTTTAGACTTTAAAAATTTATAAGAAAAAAATTTATTTCTATTTTCATCATCATCAAAAAAATTATTATATTCATAACCTAATTTTTCAAAAGTACTTGAGATTTCTGTATACCAAATATATCCGTATAATAAAGACATAAAATACAAAACTTTTCTTTTTTTTGGGCCGATATCATTTAAATTAAATTTTTGTCCGGACCTGAATTTATTGTATTCTGGATAATTTTTAATAGTTTTTTTATTTAATATTTTACATACAATAATTTCTTTTTCTTCTTGATTACTATAAGGTAAATTTAATTTATCCCCGTAAAATTCAAAAAAGTTTTTTAAAAATTCAATCACAAAATTTTTATCATCTTTGAAATTAAAAAGAAATTTGTGAATACTATGTATATTTTTATAATTCATGTTTTTTTAATTAATAATTTTTTTTTTAATTCAATTTTAGAAAAATACTACTTCTCCGTCCCAAATAAAAAAGAACATTTTTTTTAAAACTCATATAAAAATAAATATAATTTTTTTAAGTTGGATAAATTAATCTGGGACGGAGTAGTACGACTCAATATATTAGTGTGAGACGAGGTGTCAAACACAAGTTGAAAAGCTTATATTTATATTTAAGTGTATTTTTATTAGGACAGATTTGTACACAAAGTCACTGATTTTTTCAAAAAATTCATTTATTCGATATCTTATAAATAATTTTTAAATTATTTTTTTTTAACAATAAAAAAAGATGTCTAAAAAAAGATATAATATTACAACACAAGATATTTTAGATTATATTGCTCTTGAAGGTGAAAGACAATCTAAAGGTTCAGTTCAAAGAGATTATTATATTTCAGTTAAAGAACAAATGAAACTTGAAAGTGAATTTTTAACTTCTTATCAATCTTGTCCTGATGGTATTGATTCAAAAGATTTAATTCCATATTTATACAATTTAGATCCAGAAACTTTAAAAAATGAAATTAATGAAAATTATTATAATGGTGAACTTATGAAAGTTTTAACTTGTATTTCAAGTTCTTTTACTGTTTACACTGGCGAAAATTCACTTTCTGGTAATGAAAGAATTAGAGAATTTATTACAAAATTAAGACAAATTGGTGCTGAATCTGTTAATGGTTTTGCTTTAACTGCAAGTTTAAAAGATAAAGATAACTTTTTTATTGTTAAAGCACCAAGGGATCCTACAAATAATGAGTTATTACATGAAGTATCTGTAGCTTTTATGGGACTAAATAATTTAAGAAATCCTTTACCAGTTAGGGAAAAAAATGGAATGAAATATGGCATGGCAATTCCTAATTTTGCAAATATTTATGGCATGGTTCACTGTTCGCAACCTTTTATTGATTCTTCAGAAAAAGGGAAAAAAGAAGTTTTAGCTTGGTGTAATAAACATAATCTTGCAGTTGATTATGCTATATATGAAAATGTTTCTCCGGGTATTGATTTTTCAACTTTCAATAAAACTTGCAATCCGAATGAATTTATAATGTACTATTTACAAACTCTTTTAGCTTTAAGAGAAGCAATTTTAAGATGTGGATTTACACATTATGATTTACATACTGAAAATGGAATTTTAAGAAAAGTTTCAGAAAATGATATTTATATTCCATATTTTACATCTAAAGGTAAAGAATATATTAAATCCTATGGAATTATTGTTACTATAATTGATTTTGGAACATCGCATGTTGAAGAATACACTAAAGATGGAAGAACTATTCATTACGGTAAAACTGGAACACAAAGTATGGATAAATATGGTATTTATAGAGATAAATGCAATCCAATTTGTGATGTTTATAAACTTTTATGTTTTTCTTTAATGGATATGTATTATGCAAAAAATTTCAAATGTTTTAATATTATTTCTAAATTATTAAAATATTTTAATAAAACAGAAGATCCTATAGAAATAATCAAAAGACAAGAACCTGGAAAAACTTATTATTTCTTACCATATGACGAAGTAACTAAAAACTTTAATATTGATGATTTTATTCAATATTGTAGAAAGTTTATTTTTGAAAATGATCTAGAAGATCCTCTTTATGATCAACCTCCTGAAGATTCAAATGTCATAAATTGTGAAAAATATTGTAAAAATTTTAATGAAGAAATGAATATAATAGGTTTAGATATTAATAGAGACATTCCTATTCCAGTAACATTTACTTCATTTTATGATTCTTTTGGTAGTTTAAAATATAAATATGAAATAACCGAAGAGATTAGAGAAAAAAAAAGAATTAAAAATTTATATACAGGTTTGGCCAAGGGGTTTTTAAAAAATTTAGGTAAAGCTTTAAAATATGAAACTAAAAAAGTTGAAAAAAATGAAATGAATATCAAAAAAGAAGAAATTTTAAAAGTAGAATTACCTATGAATAATTTATTTGATGACAGTGTATTTTCAATGGTTAAAAATGCATATTCTAAATATATTAAATTTTTCAATTCTTACGAAGAAATAAAAAAAACAAAAAAAATTTTAGAATATATTTTAAAGATAATTAGACCTAATACAAATTATAAAAAATATGATAAAATTTTAGATGAAATTAAAGAATTAGATAAGCATGTAAATGATTTAATATATAATAATTCAAATTTTTATAATGAATTAAAAAGAAAATTAGAAGATGATACTGAAAAAATTAATAGACTTGATAGAAAACAAATCCTAAAACAAATTAAAAAAGGAAATTTAGATAAAAAATATTTATGGTATTTTAATTATGGTAGTATTTTAATTATTACATAAAAATAAAAGAACCTTTAGGTTCTCTCTATCAGAGTAATTATACTACTACGTCCCAGATTAATTTATCCAACTTAAAAAATTTATATATATTTTTATATGAGTTTATAAAAAAATGTTCTTTTTTATCTGGGACGGAGAAGTACAAAATTTTTTCACTTTTTGCAGCATATAATTTTTTAAGTGCGAGTCTTATTTGTACGACTCCGTTCCAGATAATATTTTGTTGAACTATCCAACTTAAAAAAGTTATATGTATATGACTTTTAAAAAAATTGTTCTTTTTTATTTCGGAAGTAGTAGTAAGTTAATTTTATAGGATTCCATATTCTCACATTGTCCTGAAATGGACTACTACTAGTTATTGAGTTTATTCAAAATATTTCTCAAAAACTGAAACTTTAAATGTTGAAGAAAATGTTTTTAAATTTTTTGTCTCTGAATCTCAATTAAAACAAATCAAAAAAAATATTTAATCTTTAATGAGTAATTATACTTTAATTTTCGATATTGACTCTCATTTTAAATACCATTCAAATTATATTGACTAATTCAAAAGGAAAATTGTTTCAAACTTTTTTATCTTATCCAAAAGACAGAATTATACTTATGAGAAATTAAGATCAATATAAATTATTAATAATTTACTACTCCGTTTCAGATAAATCGGTGATTCAAAAAATAAATATTTATAAGTATTAATAAGTATAAATATTAAATGAATACTTAAACATTAATATATAAAATTAGTGAATTAAAATAATTTTATATAAATAAATAAGTGAAGTAAAAATGAATCACCGATTGATTTGAAACGGAGTAGTATATTATATATTTACTAGTCCGTTTCAGATCAATGACGAACCAAGAAAATGGAACCAAGAAAATGGAACCATTCGGTAATTCATTTTTAGAACAGTTATTTATTAATATAAAAAATTTATTATTCAGAAATTTTATGTATTAATATTTAAGTTTATATTTAATTCTTAAAATTATTTATTCATATAAATATTTTTTTTTAAATTACCGAATGACGTTTTAGATTCCCGCGAACCGAATGCTTCCATTTTCTTGGTTCCATTTTCTTGGTTCCATTTTCTTGGTTCCATTTTCTTGGTTCGTCATTGATCTGAAACGGACTAGTAATAATGGTCTAATTAATATAATTACTACTCCGTCCCAGATAAATTTATCCAACTTGAAAAAGTTATATGTATATTTATATGACTTTTAAAAAAATTGTTCTTTTTTATTTGGGACAGAGAAGTAATGATTAATTAAAAAATTGAATATAATTTTTTTAATCATTAATTAAAAAAATGTTTTGTTATAAAGATCATATTGAAGAACAATATAAAATTTCTAATATAATTTTTGATGATGCAATTTTTGATGATAAATTATATTTAACTTCTTTAGGTGGTGTAAAAAAAATTAAACAAATAAAAGAACTTGAAATTGATATTATTATTAGTATAATGGATGAAAATCCATTTGTTGATGATAACAAAAATTTCATTAATTATACAGAAGAATATAAAGATATCGAAAAAATTTTTTTTAAAGCTTCTGATGAGGAAGATTTTGATATTTCTGTTTTTTTTGAACCTTTTCATAAAATAATTAATGAAAATCCTAATAAAAAAATATTATTACATTGTTATGCAGGTATTTCTCGATCCCCAACATTAATTTTATCTTATATGATATCAAAAAATATAGAAAATTATACTCTTCATGAATTAATTAAAAAATTAAAAAAATGTAGATTTATAATAGATCCAAATGAAGGATTTATAGAAAGTTTAAAAAATTATATAATTAAATTTCAAAAATAAAAATAAAATTTTGGTAAAATATATTAATAGTCGCCTATCAGACAATGTCTCAAATTTTAACAGGTTTAAAATAATAATATAATACTACTCCGTTTCATATTAGTGTGGGACAGGGACTAATCGGTGATTCGAAAAATAAAGAACAGTCCCACCATATGGTTCCCGTGTGCACCAGGGCGCACATAAATATTTATATCAATACAGTAATATATAAAATTAGTGAATTAAAACTAGGCGACCTAATTTTATATGAATAAATAAGTGATCTAAAAATGAATTACCGAAGGAACCGTTCGGTTCGTCATTGATCTGAAACGGAGTAGGACTTAATTTCATATAGTACCCCTAATTGGTGATTTAAAAAATAAATATTTATATAAATATAAGTATTAAATCTATACTTACACAATAAAATAATTTTAATAACCGATTTATCTGAAATGAAGTACTTCTCCGTCCCAAATAAAAAAGAACAATTTTTTTAAAAGTCTCATAAAAATAAACATAAATTTTTTAAGTTGGATAAATTAATCTGGGACGGAGTAGTAGTATTTTTTATATTTTTCTATTTTCTATAGAAAAATAGCTGTAATATTTAAAAAATTATTTAGATTTAATTTTATCTCGTATTTTCATTAAATATTTTCCCATCATATTATTTCCATATAATACATTGTTTTCAATTAATCCACCCCAAAAACTTTCTATTTTTTTACTACTTCTTGAAAACTCGAGAAGATATAAATCCCCAGTTAAAAGCAGTATTTCTCTGAATTCTGGAATTTTAAATTTTGCTTTTAAAATTTTTTTCCAAAGTTTCCAACTAGATTTGAAATTCTTATCTTTTTTTAATTTTATATTTTTAGGGTTTGTCGCCATTTTTGCAATAATTCCTATATTTTTTTTCTTCATCCAATAATCTTTATTTATTTTTAATAATTCAAATGAGTCTTCTGAACCCAGATCTGATTGTAAACCTTTCTTGATCTGTCTCTAAAAATTTTCTACTTTGAAAAGCATGTTCTGTAGAAATATATTTATTATAAAATACTTTAATTAATGCTTCATGAAGATTAGATAGTTTATTATAAGGTTCTTTAGCATTTGAAAAAAAAGAAATATATTTTTCACCATGTAAATATTCTCTAAAATGTGATTCTGAATTTGCTAGAATAAAACTTTCTTCCATTTTTTAATGTAATATAATTAAATTTTTTTTCAATTTTTTAATAAAAATGAAGAACTAAACATTAGATTTTTTATAAAAACATAAAAAATTTATATTTAATTTTATGTGACTTAAAAAAAAATGTTCTTTTTTATCTGGGACGGAGAACTACTAGTTTCATTCATTAAATTAGTTAGATACTAGTTAGTTAGATACTAGACCTAGATAACTTTTTCAAAAAATTGAAAAAAAATAAAAAATTTTAAGAATATAAAATGTCTCTTATCGATCTCTTAAGTACAGATAAAAATAACGTCTCTATTAATAATTTTTCAGAAAATGAAATTTATCTAGCAAAAATATATTTTGAAGAAGAACTTTTAAGTGTTGACTCTTATTTACATTATTGTGAAAATAGATTTGATTATGATTCTCTTTCTACTCAAGAAAAAGATGATATTAAAAAAGATATTATAGAATATACATATAAGTTTAAATATTATAATGATATTTTAAAAATATTGTATAAAAAATAATCTCAATATTAAAAAAAATAATTTAAACAAATTATTTTTTCTTTATACTAGTAAATTTAAAAAGAAGATCGGTGATGTACACTCTTTCTGTGTGACATATTATCTGAAACGGAAAACCTGAAGGTTAAGAGAATCATTAATAGCCCGGAAAGACTTTAGTAGTACTCCGTTTTATATTAGTGTGGGTCAGGGACTAATCAGGAAAACCTTCAGGCTCTCTGTAATTTAAAAAATAAGGAACAGTCCCACCATTTGGTTCCCGTGTGCGCCTTGGTTCACATAAAAATTATATTAATGAATAAGTAAAATTATTAAATCACACTTGTAAAAAAAATATTTTTATATGCAAGATCTAAAAATAAATTACCGAAGGAACCTGAAGGTTCTATTTTCTTGGTTCTTCATTGATCTGAAACGGAGTAGTATAAAATTATAAATAAATTTTACTACTACGTTTCAGATTAATTTATCAAATTTTGAAAAAGTTATATGTATTTTTATATTGCTTAAAAAAAACGTTCTTTTTTGACCCTACATTTGGGACGGAGAAGTAAGATAAATTAAGAAACAAAATGTCAAAACCGGAGAAGCTTTATTTGAAATCTTGAGTATTTTTTCAATTATTTCGGTATTTAAATTAGATTAGTATTTGAATTAAAAAATATTTTTTTTAATATTTTAAAAATGGATTGGGAAAAATATATAAATAGATATGAGGATTTACAACTTGCAGGATTTAAAACTGAAAATCAAGCAAAAGAACATTGGAAAAAATATGGTGAAAAGGAAGGAAGAGAATATTTTATTTGTCCTGAAGATTTTGATTGGAAATTTTATATTGAAGAATATCCACATTTAAAATTAAATACAAAATTGGAATGTATTAATCATTGGTATAATTATGGAAAAAAAGAGGGAAGGATTTTTAATAAAAAATATAAATTGAAAAAAAAAATTGCAATATGTTTTTGGGGACTTACAAGATCTTTAAAATATACAATAGATTCATTAAAATTATATTTTTTAGATATTTTAAATAAAAATGATGTTGAATATGACATTTATATGCATACTTATAAAATTGATTCAATTTATACTAATGAAAGAAGTAGTGAATTTAATATAAAATTAGATTTTGAAGAACATAATTTATTAAATCCTAAATATTATATGATTGAAAATCAAGATGACGTGAAAGAAATGTTAAAATTGGAAGAATATAGAACACATAAAGATCCTTGGAATAACGATTATAAAACTTGTGATAATTTCATTTGTGCATTATATTCAAAATATCAAGTGACACAAATGTTATTAAATACAGAGATTAAATATGATAATATTATATTTTGTAGACCAGATCTTAAAATGATCAATGAATTTCCAATAAATTCTTTAAATATATATTCAGATGAAGATATTTTTTATACTCCAGACTTTCATAAATTTGGTGGTTTAAATGATCGATTTTTTGTCTCGAATTATAAGAATGGAATAATTTATGGAGAAGCTTTTAAATTTTTAAAAGAATATAGTAAAACACAAAACATTCATTCAGAAACATATTGTTTAAATTATTTAGTTAAAATGAATAAATTAATTTCTTTAGAACTTAAATTTTATTTTCATAGAATGAGAGCTAATGGAGTATTTGAAGTAGATTATAGAATGTAATATACAAGAGAATTAAAAAAAAATAATATGGAACAATTTATAAAAAACTTTATAAAATCTTATAAAAAAATATATTTAATTAAAAAAAAAAATTTATAAAATCTTATAAAAAAATATATTTAATTAAAAAAAAAAATTTATAAGAGATTATAGAAAAAAATATTTAATTAAAAAAGTTTATAAGAGTTCATAGAAAAAAATATTTAATTAAAAAAGTTTATAAGAGTTTATAGAAAAAAATATTTAATTAAAAAATTTTATAGAGATTATATATACTACTCGGTTTCATATCGTGGGACACGTGGGACTAATCGCCGATTCATTTTTAGATCACTCATTTATTCATATAAAATTATTTTAATTCACTAATTTTATATATTATCTTATAAAATATATATTTTTGCTAATATATATTAATTTTTGTAAATTAATTAAACATTTAATTTACTTTTCCACAATTGTAAATCCTCTAGAAATATATTTAAGTTCTCTGTTCTTTTCTCTCTCATTAAATTCAGGTCTCAATCTGTATCCCATCTTTTTTTTAGTTAATTCTTCATCCATAGAAAAGAATTCCTTGCCATTCCACGAAGTAGCACAAAAGCTGAGATCAAAAGATTCCAAAACTTCTTTTTGATCAACATAAGTTAAAATTAGTTGAATTTTTTTACCTTTGTATTCATAGGATCTGATTTTATAAATAATACCATTAAATTGACCATCTTTATAAAAGAAGGCATTATCCAAATAAGCTCTATGTTCAAAAATTTGTTTATAATTTGCATTATCCATTAATTTATCAAAATCACTCATAACATTTTTAATATCAGGTTCAAGTGCATTTAAAATTCTATATTTTTTCTCATTTTCAAAATTTCTTAAGATATCGAAATTTGGTTCAAAAGGTCTAACCTTAACCCAAATATCGATATCTTCAGGAATGTTTTCTTGATCATCAATAAATGGTAAAGACGCTGCACTTCCAGCAATCATACCATTATAAGAAGTTAAAAAGTTATTGATTAATGATTCATCTAAATTAAAATTAGAATACAATCTTCCCATCGGAGTAGATGAATTATTCAATGTATTTTTAATAACTTCTTTGTTAGATTGAGAAGTAGAGGTAGTGTTTAAAGCAAATTCTACACGTTCCAATGTTTTTGCCATTTTTTCAATCATTTCTAAAACTGTAGAATATTTATTTGATAACTCATCATATTTATCTTGTAGAGACATTTCAGTGGACATTTTGTTTGAAAATTTTTTTTTAAATTATTCATTTTTTTTGTGAAAATTATATACTACACTGTAAAAGAAATCATTATAAGATATATTGTAGTGAAACAAAGTAGTATATATTTCTGAGATAAATAAAAAAATTGAATAATTATAATTTTTTTATTTTGAAAAAAATGGGAAAGAAAGAAGATAAAAAAAGACTATCAAAATTTTTATTAGATATAAAATATTCTAAAGAATTACATATTTATGATTTGACAAATTTATTTTTAGAAAATTTAGATAATCAATATGGCGATAACTCATATTCTCTATTAATTGTTTCTTCAAATTACATATCAATAGAAGGAAATGATGAGAATAAATTTAAAATTTTACTACTGAGCAAGAAAAAATATATTTTTAATTAAATATAATGGTTCAGGTTCCTTTGGAATAATTGATCAAGATTTTTTTTTCTGTTATGAATATTGTTCTATCCATATCTTGGTTTCTTCTATCCTCCTGAAGTGGTTATAGAACCTATCCTATAACCAGTTTGAGAAATTATCATAAATCTTTCAAGCATTGCAATAATTTCTTTTTTTCTTCCAAGAATTAATTCTTTTTTACAATCATTGACTACTCCGTCCCAGATAATATATCAAGCCAAGTTTAAAAAGTTATATGTATTTCAATAAGGCTTTTAAAAAAGTTGGCTTGAAATATTATTTGTGACGGAGAAGTACAATAGATTGTTCTTGTTTTTCGTTTAAACTTTTATTAGATGTTGAAATAATATTAATATGTTCCATTTTTATTAGATTTTTTAAATTTTGAAAAATTTTTTTAGTGGTTAATAAATATCGATTAGATTTATTAAATATATTAGAACTAATTAATAAATTTAAATCGGTGATTCTATTTTTTAGTCTGTCATATAGCAAATAATTATTTCATTAGAAGCTCTACAGTCTCTTATATTTAATTTTTTCTTTATTATAAATATATTTTATTAAAAAAATATATTTGTTTTTTATGTATCTTAAGCTAAATTTTTAGTTTTCGTCCATCCTATATCTTCCATATAAACAAAGGAGTTTACACTTCTAGGATTTACAATTGTTGCAGATTTAGTTTTTGTGCCGTCAGGTTTAATAATACCATCACAACTATACACTTTAACTGGATGTCCACATTTATTATGAATTGTAACCATATGACTATTGTTAATATTATTTTTATTTGGTAAAACAATTAATAATTTGGTACACAAATGTTTTTTTTTATCGGTGTTAACATGTACAAAATTCACACTTGGATCTAAATTATGTAAAATATCAGAGTTACAATCAATATTCATTGCTGTAACAGCTGTTGATTTATCTGTTGGATTTTTAGTAGATAAAGGTTTAGACTTGCAATGAATACCATGGGCATTATATTGTGAAATTTGAGATTTTGCTTGTTCTTTAATTGTGTTAATTTCTTTCATGGCATTATTTAAATTATTAGTTGCAATTTGATATTGTTCAGGTGTAGTAGCAGAGTTAAGTTGTTGTCTTGCAGCTTCAACATTTGCAGTAGCATTAGAAAGTTGTAATTTTGTTTGTTGAAGTCTAGCTTTAAGTGTATCTCTTAACTCCATGTTTTTTTGTGGAGATTGAGATCTAAAAGTATAACCATTAATATTTTGAGAAGGAATAACTGAATCATCTTGATAAGAAGGAGGCATTCCAGTTGACATTCCATTCATAGGAGGCTGCATTCCAGTTGGCATTCCATTCATAGGAGGCTGCATTCCATTAGGCATTCCATTCATAGGAGGCATTCCATTAGGCATTCCATTCATAGGGTTTGTCATTCCATTAGGCATTCCATTCATAGGAGGCATTCCATTCGGCATTCCATTCATAGGAGGCATTCCATTCATAGGGTTGGTCATTCCAGTTGACATTCCATTCATAGTGTTGGGCATTCCAGTCGGCATTCCATTCATAGGAGTAGGGCTAACTCCTCCTGGAGGAAATTCATTTAACATTGCATTAACGTTTCTTTCAGAAGGTAGTAAGAATTCGTTTTTATGACTTGAAGGTAAAATAATTTTATTTTTTAAAGATAAAGGTGTTTTGTAACCAACAGTTAAATAATTACCCCCAAGTTTTCTTACTTCTAAAGGAACTGGAGCATTGAGAATTGGTCTTGGATTTAAAAGGGGAGCTTCTAAATAAGAAGGATATGGATTAGAATATGAATTATAACATGTTTCATTACATTTACAATTACCAATTACACAATTACATTTTTCTCCAGGAATTGCAAAGCCTCCGAAACAATCTCCAGAAAAACAATTATCATCTAAATTACCATAATTTCTTCTAGGTAAATCTCTACAGTCTTTAGGTAAATCTAATCTAGGATCAGATCCTTTGCATATTTCTCTTTTTTGTTTTTTAGAAACAATATTTTGGCTTAAATATTCATTGATTTTGCCTCCATTATCTTTATAAATATCAGAATTGAATGTTGTAAATTGTGAGATAATTGTAACTTCAGCTGTTCTTTCTACATAAATAAGAGGTCCTTTGTTTTTAACATCACAATTAGTTAATCTAATTTCATGTTTGCCTTCAAGGAAAATTAATCTGGATTTGGATCCAAAATGAACTTTATCAAAATTTAATTTTGTATTTCCTTTAAAATAAGAATCTTCACCGTTACCATAGTTTAATTTTTCAAAATCCATATTAGCATTGTTTCCATTAAGTTCAATTGATGCTAAATTCATTTTAGAAAAATTAAAATTACATTTGCCCTTTAACTTACATCCTTCTAAAATAGTACCAGAACCAATTCCAATAAATTGTAAGTTTGTTCTAATTTTACCTTCATGATTAAATTTTTCATAAGTTCCTTTTGAAATTTGTAAATTATTATCATTTTCAGATAACTCTAAAGCTTTGATAATGGTTTTAAATGGTTTAGAAGGGTTAAAAACCTCATAATTCGAATCTGAGCCTAATTCATTACAAACATATAAAAATCCATAGAAATTAATAGGATCACAATCTTTTCCAGGTAACCCATCAATACCATTTCTGCCATCTAAAACTGGAATATTATCAATAGAAGATCCAATAGAAAAATCATCTTCATCTACATCATAAGAAGATTCTTTCATAAAAATGTCATCTACTGACTGTTCATCGAAATCTTTCATATTAATTGAAGTTTCATCTGAATAATCTTCTCTAAAAAAATCATCATTATCACGTGAAATTAAACTTCTTTCAGAGATTACACTCTTTTCAGAGATTAAACTTCTTTCAGAAAAATCATCTTTAATAGAAAAATGCTCTCTTTTAAAAAATTCATTAGCTGTAGAGTTTGTAATTAAAGTACTACTATCTGAATCTAAATCCCTAAGAAAATCTTTTGATCCTTCTAACATTTTAAGTAATGAAAAATTAAATTTTCAAAATTTTTTAATTGTTCAGAAAAAAATTAATTAAAAAAAAATTTTTTTAATTTTTTTTAATACTATTTCTAGTATGGTCAAAACCCGAAAGCTTGTAAAATTGTGTTTCAGAAAATAATTATTTATAATAGTTCAGATGGTTTCAAAAACAAGTCTCTGTAAATTTATTTTTACATATATATAACTGATATAAATATTTATCAAATTTCAGAGAAATTATTTCTTTTTAATTTATTTTTTTATTTTTTCTCAAATTACTACTACTCCGTTTCAGATCAATCGGTAATTCATTTTAAATTAACTCAATTATTCATATAAAATTATTTTAATTAACTAATTTTATATATTAACTTATAAGTAAGGATTTAATGTATTAACTTAAATATTTATATAAATATTTATTTTTTGAATCACCGATTTATTTGAAACGGAGTAGTACTCAATTTCAGAGCAATGAGTGATTCAAAAAAAGGAACCCAAGAAAATGGTGGCATATTGGTGGGACTGGTATATTTGTATGAATTAAAAGTATGCGCGCTAATTTTATATGACTGATGAAAAATTGAATCTCGGATTAGTCTGAAAAATTTTTTAATTGTTCAGAAAAAAATGAATTAAAAAAAAATTTTTCTTTATGATAAAATAAAGTATGTTACAAAAGAAAAGGATTGTATTTTTTGAAGATTCAGAAAATAATTCAGATTTACCACAATATTTAAACAAATATACAGAAAATTTAAGATGTAATTCAACATCACAAAAATCAGTTCTAGAAGCTATTAAAAACAATGAAAATCTTGAAATGCCTCATTTTTACAATAAGTCAACTTTTTTACATATTATGTGTGGTTTTAATGATTTTGAAATGGTTGAATTACTTATAAGTAAAGGTGCTGATGTTAATGCTTTAACACTTTTTAATTATACTCCTTTACATTATGCTTGTATCTCAAATAATTATGAGATGGTCAAGCTTTTAGTTAATAATAATGCAGATCTTAATATTTTAAATAATACAATGAGGACACCAATATTTTATGTTTCAATTTTTAATTCATCAAGAACAAGAAATAATAATTTATCTGAAATTCAGGAATTAAATAATAAACTTAAAATTTTTAAATTATTAATTAGTAAAGATGTAGAATTAAATTATTTAGATAGAGAACAGAATAATATATTATCAATTTTAATTTACAGTTTTAAATTAAATGTCCAACAAACACATAAAAATAAAAACATATTTGAAGAAATTTTAAAATTAATTTTAAATAATAATTTTCTTCGTTTAAATAGTATAAATGCTCATAAAATATATGCTTTAAGGTTCTGTGTTGAATTTGAAGATATTGAACTTTTAAATATGTTAATTAAATATGGAGGAGATGTTAATAAAAATATAGATAATTACGGAGATACTTTATTATGTAGCGCATGTAAATTAATCAACAATGTAGATATTGTAAAATTAATTATTAAACACGGAGGCAATATTTATGAAAAAAATAAATTAGGCATGTATCCAATATCTTTAGCTTGCAAATATGGTAATTATGAAACTATTGAGTATTTATCAGAACTTATTGAAGGATTAAAATATGACCCATTTAAGGAATCTTTAGAAAAAAAATTACCTACAAAAAAAGAAAAGAAAATAATCAAAGAAATTTCAAAATTCGAAAAAGAATGCGAATTATTTTTTATGGAGAGACTACAGAAAATTTTAGATTCAGGAGATTATTTGTTATTAGATGTACCCTTAGAAAAAATTACTCTAAAAAATATAAAGAACCCAGAAGGTGATAATTTAATTCTTATGGTAGTAAAAAATAAATGTAATTTAAAAAATTCAACTATGATCAGAATTATTATTTTGTTATTATTTTATGAAGTAGAATTACTTAAAGTTGATAATTTAGGAAAAAATAGTTTAATGTATTTCATAGAAAAAGGAAACACAGAAATGATTAATTTTATTAATTCTTATCAATTGCGTTAAACGTGGAATAATTTTACAATCCCATTTTTTTATCTGTAAATTTACAAATAAAAAGTACTACTACTCCGTTTCAAATAAAAATATCCAAGTTTTTAAAAGGCACATAAAAATACATAATTCTCCGTCCCAGATAAAAAAGAACATTTTTTTTTAAAGTCATATAAATATACATATAACTTTTTTGACAGATTGGTCAAAAAAATATCATCTGGGAACGGAGTTGTAGTAAAAAACAATATTATAGTTAAGTGATTATTTATATTATTTAATTTTTTTTTTCAAAAAGCAATTAAATAGGGATCACAAGGATCTTCTTGAACTTGATATGAATAAAAAATGAATCAACGATTAGTCACACAATATGAAATGGAGTATTATAAATATTAAAAATATCTAAAGATCTCATTAGTAGTACTTCTCCGTCCCAGATAAAAAAGAACATTTTTTTTAAAACTCATATAAAAATAAATATAATTTTTTTAAGTTGGATAAATTAATCCGGGACGGAGTAGTATTTTTTTCGGAAGGAACTTAAATTATAAAAATCAGTGTTGTGTTTTATCTTGACTAGACTAATAATAATTTATTTACTAGTCCAGTTCAAATAAATTGGGTTTTGAGAAAAATTTTATTTATATGTAAATATAAGTAGACTTGTTTAAAATACATATAAAATATTACTTAAGGATAAGCTTTTTAATTAAAAATTTATATGGTTAAAAAAGTGAAGAAAAAGATCTGGCCCAATTTATCTGAACTGGACTAGTATTAAATTGTAAGCCATTTTTTTATTTTTTTATTCGTAAATTTCAAAACATATTGAAAAATGATCTGAAGATTCTAAAATATCAGGAATTGGTCTATTTTCTGGAATTTTTTGAATCTTAATTTTTATTTCTGAAGAAATTATTTTATCTAAAGACATATATTTATGTATTTTATTTTTATAAATATGACAAGTTTCTTTTATTTTTGATATATTAAAATTTGTTTCCTTAATAATTGTATTTGTGATAGTACCTTCTAATAATTCATCATTAAAATCACCAACAAGTAAAATTTTATTAGTTTTATATTTCTCAGAAAGTTTTTTCAATAATTTAAGACTTCCTTTCATTTGATTATATCTATTTAAATAAGATTTTTCACATGTACCAGTGTGATAGTGGACATTGCCAAAAATTATAAAATTATCATTATATTTTAATACAATAAATATACCTGTAGAATTTTTATCTGTATAAATTAATTCAAATAAATTTTTTTTCCAAAGAATTAAATTACCAATAATGTTAGTCCTTTTTTTTTCTATGATATGAGAAAAAATATCATGATCTGGAAAGTCTATTTTATATTTATCTATATCAAATAATTCAATTTCTTGGAGAAAAATAAGATCTTTTAATAATAATTCTTTTATTAATAATGAATATCTATAATTTTTTTCTAAAATTGTTTTATCTTCTAAAAAATCATATCTATCATCAGTTCTATCAATAGCGTAAATATTTGCTAATACATTTTTTGATATACATTGAATCATTTATTAAATTAAAAAAAATAAAAATTTTTCAAATTTTATATCAACACGAATTGAATTTTTATAAGAGAATATATTTTATTAAATTTTTATAACTGAATATATTTTTTTAGATTTTTATAAGAGAATATATTTTATTAGATTTTTATAACATAATATATTTGTTTAGATTTTTATAAGAGAATATATTTTCATTAAATTTTTATAAAAGAATATATTTTTTTTAGATTTTTATAAGAAAATATATTTTCATTAAATTTTTATAACGGAATATTTTTGTCTAAATTTTTATTAGATTTTTATAATAGAATACTACTCCGTCCCAGATTAATTTATCCAACTTAAAAAATTTATATATATTTTTATATGACTTTTAAAAAAAATGTTCTTTTTTATCTGGAACGGAGAAGTACATTTTATTAGATTTTTATAACGGAATATTTTTGTCTAAATTTTTATTAGATTTTTATAAAATACTACTCCATTTCAGATAAATTGAATATTTGAAGAAAAGATAAGTGATAAATAATCATAAATAATTTTTCTTGCGCGCCACTGTGCACACGGAAACCAAGCGGTTCCATTTTCTTGGTACCTTATTTTTTAGGAAAAACTTATTTAGAATAATTAGTTCGCCTACTTTTGAAATTTTTTTATAAAAAAATTAGATTGTTCAATTAGTCCCACTATATGAAATGGAGTAATAATATATTTTTTTAGATTTTTATAACAGAATATGTTTTTCTAAATTTTTATAATGGAATATATTTTTGATTATATTTTTATAATATAATATATTTTATTATATTTTTATAACAGAATATATTTTATTATATTTTTATAACAGAATATATTTTTCTAAATTTTTATAATGGAATATATTTTTATGACAGAATATATTTTATTAGATTTTTATAACAAAATATATTTTTTTAGATTTTTATAAAGGAATACTTCTCCTTTACAGATAAAAAATAACAATTTTTTTAAAATTCATATAAATATACATATAACTTTTCAAGTTGGATAAATTAATCTGGGATGGAGTTGTATATTTTTCTAAATTTTATATTTAACTACTACAACTCCATCTCAGATTAATTTATCCAAATTAAAAAAATTATATTTATTTTTATATGAGTTTTAAAAAAAATGTTCTTTTTTATCTGTGACGGAGTTGTACTCCATTTTAGATAAATTGAACATTAAAAAAAAATAAGTAATAAATAATCATAAATAAATTTTTTTATTTTTTAGAAAAAAACTTATCTAGAATAATTATTTCGCATACTTTTTAAATTTTTTTATATATTTTTATAAAAAAATTAGATTGTTCAATTAGTCCTAATTGAACTTGAAGGTTTACCTACTATATGAAATGGATTAGTAATATAATATATTTTTATAAAATTTTATTATATTTTTATATTTCATTAAATTTTATTATAGAATATATTTCATTAAATTTTTTTTAGAATAAATTCTACCAGCTCAGTTCAGAAAAATATAAGAAACCAAAATCGTGATTCATTCCTAGTGTTTCAAAAAAAATTTTTATAAGGATTTTACTTAAAATTTCATAATTTTTTAAAGAAAAATATACTTCTCCGTCCCAAATAAAAAAGAACAATTTTTTCATTAATCACTTAAAAATATATATACTTTTTTTAACTTGGATAAATTAATCTGGGACGAAGTAGTATAAATTAATTTAGTCTCCAGACCAAAAGAACTTTCTCATAGAACTTTATAATTTTATTAATCAAAAAAATTACTTGGATTTGAGAGTAACATTGGTAATAATCCATAATTTAAATATGTTACTGTATTCATATTTATTAAGTTTGAATCATATGAACTATATTTATTATATGTTAAAAATTTTCCCATTTTTAAATTTCCATTTGGATTTGGAGATTTGGTTTGACTTTGACTTGGAGGATTAACTACAATGGTATTAGATATTCCAGGATTAATAGTTGCAGGTGCTCTTGGTCTTCCAGGTGGATTTGATGCAATAATATCTATCGTAACAGTAAATTGTTGCATCATATAAGATAAATATATATTTAAGTCTTGTGTTGATGGTACATTTTTAGGATCTGGAATATACACTAATTGCGTATTTGCTGAAATATCTATACCATTTGCATTAAAAGATACATTTTCTGAAAATAACCAAACATATCCAGAATTTTTAATATTATTAATAGGAATTAATTCTAATAATCCTCCTTCTGTTGGAAGTCCAACTGGTGAAAGTAAATAATTTGTTGGTCTATGAATTATTTTACAAAATGAACCTGCTTGATCAAAAGTAAAAGTCAAACCATTAAATGAAGCCCTTTCAATTCTAAATAATTCGCTTGGATAACCTCCATATGAAGTTTGAATACTACAAGGTGCCTGTTTAACTGGTGATAAATTTGAATAAGTCCCGTTTGAATAAGTATATTCTGGAGTAGACATACATACAGCGTTATTAAAAATTGAAGGTCCAATAACTCCTTGTGTTATGTTAAATCCAATTAAACCAAGAGATCCTAAACATTTATTATTATTATTTGTAGTGTTAATTGTTGAAGATTCAGAAGTTTGAGGAAAACATTTAGTATAATATTTTTCAACAGTTCCAACACCAACAATTATTCCATCTTGTTGTAAGCATGACCCTGAAGTTATAGTTGCTGATTGATCTGTTACTTGATTATCAATAGTTGCACCTGTATTACCTCTACATAAATGTTGTCTTTGTGATGCAAAAAGTTGATCTTCATCGATACATGTTGATGAATCGGAAGATGTAAAAGTACATGTACTATTTGCTACACATGTTTTCATTGAATCAAAAGAGAAAGTTGCTGGTGTAAATTGTGATGTAGCTTTAAATGTATAAACATTACATTTTCCAGAATCTCCTTCTACAGGTATTGAATTATTTCCTTTATTATCCCATCCCCAAGGTGAATTTATAACATACAATTGTTCCATAGTTTCTGTATTGATAGCCGAAGTTGAAGGAGGAATATAAGGGTTAAATTGATTAAAGACAATTAAAATTACAATAATAATAATGGAAATAACAAGAAAAACTAAAAAAATAATCCATCCATAATCCATTTTTTAAATACAAAGAAAAGAAATTTTTTATTAATTTTAATAAAAAATCAGAAGATTAAAAAAAATATAAAAGTTTTAAATATATTTATTTGTTTCTAAATGGTCAATAATTATTTTTTCATATTTTTTTGAATAAGAACTTTTAATTGTTTCAAGCAGTAAGATGGAAATAATTTCCACAAATTGTTTGCTTAAATTAATTATATCTAATTAATTTTTTTGTTGATTTTATATCTTTATTCAAATTTACCAAAATATCTTCCTGATTTTCGACTTTTGATAATTCATGTTCGTGACCATAGTTCCATTTTTTCCAGAATTCTTTAATTTCTTCCTCTGTTGTTATCCCTGTTATATTTAATACAAAAATGATTCTTATTAATTTTGTTCCAAGATAAATAATAAATTTCACATTTAATTTTTTTTATTAATAAATTAAAACACAGTTGTGATGCTAACATTTCACATTTTCCAGAAATATATTCATAAATAATATCATTAGTAAAATTAAATGTATTTTTAGTATTTATTTTTTCAATTAATAGTAATACTCCGTCACAGATAATATGTCAATCCAATCTGTCAAAAAAGTTATATGTATATTTATATGCCTTTTTAAAAAATTGTTCTTTTTTGAGCCTACATTTGGGACGGAGAAGTAAGTCTTTATCCATTTATAATTAAAAAAATTATAATTAATTTTCAAATTTTCCAAAAAAATATATAAAATATTCTGTCTAATTTTTACTTATTTTTAAATACAGAGAAAAAAATTCTCTAAGAAAGTTTATATTTTTAAAATTTCATTAATTAAAAATGAAATTTTAAAAATATAAACTTTCTTAAAAATGGATAAACTTGAAGATCTTCTTAATAAAAGAAAGGTATTAGAGAATAATATTATTTTATTAAATAACGAATTAAATAAAGTTATAAGTGAAATAAACTTAACTTCAAAAATTGAAGTAGTTAAAGATGAAAGAGGATATTATTGTTCTTTTAAAAATGAATTAGGAGTTAAAGTTGAACATTTATTTTTACATAATTTTAATAAAGATGTCATTACTAGATGTTTAAATCTTTTAAAAGAAAATTTATATCCTTTCAATAAAGAAATAGAAAAAATTTATTTACATAATGATCGCGATACAAATAATTATATTCTTTTAATTTATAAAGATTATAAATATACATTAAAATGTGATGTTTATATGAACAATATTGATATTTTAATTACTAAAGATAATCTTATTGAATTATTTAATTCTATATTAGAAATATTAATATTTTTAAATCATTAAAAAACTTAAAATTTTAAATGAAATTATAATCTACAGATAGAAAAAAAAAAATTGTAAAGATTTTATAAAAATTTATACAGAAATATATTTCATTAAAAAAATTCTAAAGTGCTCCTACATTTTAGAAAAAAATATAGAGAATTTTTAAAGAGTTTAGCGCAAATTATAGAAAAAAATTATACAGAAATATATTTCATCAAAAAAATTTTAAAGTGCTCCTACAGTTTAGAAAAAGTATGCCAACATTATATAGAAATATATTTCATTAAAAAAATTTTAAATTGCTCCTACAGTTTATAAAAATTATACAGAGAAATATATTTAATTAAAAAAAATTATAAAGAATTTATAAAAATTTATACAGAAATATATTTCATTAAAAAATTATAGAGAGTTTATAAAAATTATAGAGACTTTATAAAAATTTATAGAGACTTTATAAAAATTCTAAAGACTTTATAAAATTTATAAAGAATTTATAAAAATTTATACAGAAATATATTTCATTAAAAAAATTCTAAAGACTTTATAAAATTTATACAGAAATATATTTCATTAAAAAAATTCTAAATACTTTATAAAAATTTATACAGAAATATATTTCATTAAAAAAATTCTAAATACTTTATAAAAATTTATACAGAAATATATTTCATTAAAAAAATTCTAAAGACTTTATAAAAATTTATACAAAAATATACTACTCCGTTTCAGATCAATCGGTAATTCATTTTTACTTCACTCAATTATTCATATAAAATTATTTTAATTCACTAATTTTATATATTACTGTATAAGTATTAAATGTATACTTATACTTATTCATTAATATAAATTTTTATTTTTTGAAACACCGATTTATTTGAAACGGAGTAGTATTTCATTAAAAAAATTCTAAAGACTTTATAAAAATTTATACATAAATATATTTCATTAAAAAAATTCTAAAGACTTTATAAAAATTTATACATAAATATATTTCATTATATTTCATTAAAAAAATTCTAAAGACTTTATAAAAACTTATAAAGAAATATATTTCATTTAAAAAACTTATAAATAAATATATTTCATTTAAAAAACTTATAAATAAATATATTTCATTTAAAAAACTTATACAGAAATATATTTCATTTAAAAAATTTGTACATAAATATATTTCATTAAAAAAATTCTAAAGACTTTATAAAAACTTATACAGAAATATATTTCATTTAAAAAAATTGTACAGAAATATATTTCATTAAAAAAATTCTAAAGACTTTATAAAAACTTATACAGAAATATATTTCATTAAAAAAATTCTAAAGACTTTATAAAAATTTATACAGAAATATATTTCATTTAAAAAAATTTGTACTACTCCGTTTCAGATAAATTGGTAATTCAAAAAATAAATATTTATATGAGTAAATTAGTATAAATATTTAATAACAACTTAAATAACAATATATAAATTTAGTGAATTAAAATAATTTTATATGTATATTTGTGTGATCTAAAAATGAATCACCGATTGATTTGAAACGGAGTAGTACATAAATATATTTCATTAAAAAAATTATAAAGTCTTTATAAAAATTTATACAGAAATATATTTCATTAAAAAAATTTGTACTACTCCGTTTCAGATAAATTGGGAATTCATTTTTAGATCACACAAATATACATATAAAATTATTTTAATTAACTAATTTTATATATTGTTATTTAAGTTGTTATTAAATATTTATATGAGTAAATTAGTATAAATATTTAATAACAACTTAAATAACAATATATAAAATTAGTTAATTAAAATAATTTTATATGTATATTTGTGTGATCTAAAAATGAAACACCGATTGATTTGAAACGGAGTAGTACATAAATATATTTCATTAAAAAAATTATAAAGTGCTCCTACAGTTTAGAAAAATTTACAGAGAAATATATTTCATTAAAAAAATTCTAAAGTGCTTCTACAGTTTATAAAAATTTGTACAGAAATATATTTCATTAAAAGAGTTTATAAAAATTTGTACAGAAATATATTTCATTAAAAGAGTTTATAAAAATTTGTACAGAAATATATTTCATTAAAAGAGTTTATAAAAATTTGTACAAAAATATATTTCATTAAAAGAGTTTATAAAAATTTGTACAGAAATATATTTCAATAAAAAAGTTTAGAATTAAAACTGTAATTTAACTTATTAATATTTTTAATTTATCATAAAAATTTATATGATAAATTATATGTAAAAAATTATGAAGATTTTTTTCTTGAATAAGTAATCAGAAACACAAAAAAAACACTTTTTTTACACTTAAATTTTCACTTGATATTTTTGACATTTTTCTAAAAACTTTTTAATTTTTTAGAAAAAAATTTAATAGAGTATTTTACTTTACTATATATATTTTGTATATTAATTTTTTTGGTTCATATAATTCCTTATATTTTTGTTTCAGAAAAAAAAAATTTCATTATTTATATGGTAAATAAGGGTTCATTTCTTGAATTCTCATATTTAATCTTTTCAAAATAAATTTGAAAAAATAATGAATTTTTTTTTCAACTTCTAAAAGATGATTTCAAAAACATCAGACTTAATTAAAAAATATAACTCCACAGGTAAGAATTTAGGAGGTACTAAGTATTCAAATGTTTTTGGAATCTCGAGTTCATTTGAGGTAATTCAACCACAAATGAATGATTTTATAGTAGACTATTGTAAGATGGCATATGATGATGAGAAGATGGAACTACAAGGAGATAAAAAAGTCGGTCTGAATTTAGGTGAAGTTGCAACATTAAATACATTACCTTTAATGATAAATTTTAATATGATTTTTGACTGTAAAATGGAAGAATGTGCTTTTGGAACAACAACTGAAGATTATTACGAAGATGATTTTTTAATAAGTGTTACTCAGGTTATCCAAGAAATAATGATTGAAAAATTAATTATTTCTAAAAATAACTCAGAATTATTATGTTGTGTTCTTGAAAGTGAACCTGCTAAATTTAATGGAAATATATATATAAACTTAAAATTTCATTTTCCTTATTGTCAAGTGGATAAAAAATTCCAATCTGATGTTATGATACCTTCTGTTATTGAAAAATTAAGAGAAAATAAAATTATTGAACACATGCATATTCATCCTATAGATGATTGGAAAAAAATTATCTTGCCTAGTAAAAATGTTATTCCTTTATATAGATCTAAATCTGAACAACATACAAATCCTTTGAAATTAACACGTATATATCCTATTGTAGAAAAGAAAGCAAAATGTGAAGAATTAATTTTAGAAGATTTTTTTAATCCTGAAAATTATTCCTTAATTAAGAAAAATATTTTATCTGATACTATTTTTGTAAATTTAGAATTAAAAGGATGGATTACTTTATTACTAAGTATTTATTTTTGTGACACTGTTTGTAATCCAAAAAATGAAAATATTAAAAAAGTTTATAACAAAAATTATGATTTAGATGAAAGTACAGATGAAGAAGAAAGCGTTATGGATGATGATGAAGATCCAAAATATTTAGCTCCAATTTTTTTAGGAATGCTTAAGTCAATTAGATTTACTAGAACAGATTATTGGATAATTGTTGGAAAAATTTTATTTAATATTTTTGATGGTGATGAAAATGGTTTAGAATTGTGGACATCTTATACTTTAGAATTCACAAAATCTGAAAAAGCTAAAGATAAATGTGAAATGAGATATTATGCTTTTAGAGATTCAAATTTTACAATTAAAACTCTTGCTAGATTTGCAAGAGATGATAATAAAGATGAATATGAGGCATGGCATAATGACTGGTGTAATAGTGTTTTGGAACAAAGTCTTTCTGGAATTCATAACGATGTCGCTAATTTTATCTACAGAGTTTTTTGGGTTGATTATATTTTTACAGGTGAAGGCAAAAACCCTTGGTATTATTTTTATAAAAATACATGGAAAAATACTAAAAAAGCCATGCAATTAAAACAAGATATAGGCAATAAAATTATTATGATTTTTAAAGATGTTAGAAGTCAATTTACTTTAAAAAGTTTAAAAAATAGAAAAAGTAATAAAAAACAAAAATTTGAAAATGATCAGTCTATAGAAGACTCAATTTCTCAAATAACAGCAATTATTAAAAAATTAGGTACGGTAGGATATAAAACTAGTTTAGTTGCAATGTTAGAAGAAAAATTTAATAATGATGTTTTTGAAACTGAAAAAAATAAGAATCATTTATGTACTGGATGGAGAAATGGTGTTATAGAATGTTGTGGAGATACTGCTTTTTTTAGAGAAGGTATTCCTGAAGATTATATTACAATGAATACTGGATTAAAATATAAAGCAGATCTTTCGTATGATCATCCACTTGTTAAAGAATTATTAGATTGGTTAAGTAAAGTTTTTGTTGATCCTGAATTATTAGAACATTTTTTAAAAGATTCAGCATCACATCTAGCTGGAAAAAATAGTGAAAAAATTATGAGAGTTTGGACTGGTGCTACGAACGGTGGTAAAAGTATGATTATGAAACTTTATAAAGCAACTTTTGGTCAATATTGTTGTGATGGTCCTTTAAGTATTCTTACAAAAACTTTACCTACTAGTTCTGGTCCTAATCCAGAACTTTCACAATTGAGAGCTGCTCATATTTGTTTTTTCTCTGAACCTGATGAAAATGATGAACTTCAGCCTGGTAAAATTAAGAGAATAACAGGAGGAGATAGTTTCTTTGCAAGATCATGTGGTGAAGATGGTGGTAGTATTGATAACTATGTTTCTTGTATTTTAACTACTAATGATATTCCTAAAATGGTCAATCCTGACTTTGCAACTAAAGAAAGATTTAGTTTTTTATTGTTTTTAAGTACATTTTCCTTAGAAGCTCCAGAAGATGAAGATGAACAAAGAAGACTTAGAATTTTTAAAATGGATCCTTTTTTTGATGAAAGAATTCCTGAATTATCTGTTGCATTTGCTTGGTTAATCGTTGAATATTATAAGAATTATAAACAAAAAGGCTTAGAGAAACCTAAAATTATGAAAGATTATGCAATTAAGCATTGGGAAACTAATGATCCATTTATTGGCTTTATTAATGAAAGAATTGTTTTTATTACAAAGGGTGAAGTAGAATTTAAATTTGATATTAAAAATATTCCTAAAGATATTGATAAATCCATTAAAGTTAATGCTACAGATTTATATCCCGCTTTCGGAAAATGGTTTAGAGACAATTTCCCAGGATCTCCTGTTCCTTCATCAACTAAATTTGCTAGTGAAATGAAACTTAAAAACAGATTAGGAGATATATGGAGAGGTATTAAAGTTGTAAATAAAAAAAATTTACAATAAATCGAAAGGAACCTTAAAAAAAATCCAAAAATATGTTAGTTTTTTGTACTAGTCCAGTTCAGATAATAGTCAGGTTTTCAAAAAAAAAATTAAGTACTACTCCTTTCCAGATTAATTTATCCAACACATTAAAAAATTTATACTACTCCGTCCCAGATTAATTTATCCAACTTGAAAAAGTTATATGTATATTTATATGACTTTTAAAAAAAATTGTTCTTTTTTATTTGGAAAGGAGTTGTATTTAAATTTATTTTTAAATGTTTTTAAGTGAGTATTTATATCACTTAAAAATAAAGATTTTACTTAAAATTTTATATTGTTTTAAAAGTGAATAAAAAGATCTGCCTCAAACTATATGAACTGGACTAGTAATAAAATAGTCCAAAAAGATTAGTTATCCGTCCCAAATGTAGCCTCAAAAAAAAACATTTTTTTAAATGTGTTAGATAAATTAATCTGGGAAGGAGTAGTAGTAAATATTTCAATACTACTCCGTTTCAAATAAATCGGTGATTCAAAAAACAAATTTTTATATGAATAAATAAGTATGAGTATTAAATGTATACTTATACATTAATATATAAAATTACTGAATTAAAATAATATTATATGAATAAATGAGTGATCTAAAAATGAATTACCGATTGATCTGAAACGGAGTAGTAAACTTAATAACAAATTATCTTACTAGACATATTGAGTTTAAAAATATTAATTAATATCATGAGATATTTCTTCAAAAGCACTGTCTAATATTAAAGGTTCAATAATATAATCAATAATATTATCTAATATATCGTATGTAACACCAGAAACTGTGTATTTTAATACTGGATATAATTTAATCAAAACTTTTTTAATTTTATTTCTGTCTTCTTGAAATTTTTTAAATTGTGTTTCATCTATATCATCAGCATCACCTGCAGCATCAACACGTATATGATAGCAATAATCTGAAAAGTTTTTATCAAAATAACCTTTGTTAATTGTTTTTTTAATTTTTTGCATCCATTTTTTATAGTTTTTAAACTTGATTTCATGTTTACCATTCCAATGATTTATATTTACAAATTTATCAGTATAAACTTGAGTAAAATAAAAAATCCTGTTATGAGCTTCAATTGATCTTGACATTTTATTTTGAAATATTAAAAAAAATAAAATATTCATTTTTTTCAAAATAAAATTATGCATCCAGCTGTATAAACTTGAATAAAAAAATACTAATACTAGTTCATTTCAAATAGATCTGGACTTCAAAAAATATATTTTTTTATTAAAGAATAAGTTTAATTTGTAAAAATATACATATACTAGTCCAGTTCAGGAGAATCCTTTAGGATTCCTATAAAATTGTGTTTTGAAAAAAACCCAATTTATTTATATATAAATATTGACGTAAGAAGTGTTTAAAAGACATATAAAATATTACTTAAGGATAAGTGGTTTAATTAAAAATTTATACGGTTAAAAAAGTGAAGAAAAAGATCTGTCCCAATTTATTGACATAAAAAACGAAGTCCAAAGGAACCAAATGGTTCGTCATTAATCTGAAATGGACTACTTCTCCGTCCCAAATAAAAAAGAACATTTTTTTCATTAATCACTTAAATATAAATATAAATTTTTTAAGTTGGATAAATTAATCTGGGACGGAGTAGTAATACATTTCATATGCGCTTTAACATTTGAAAAAGGTTAGCTACTATTATGAATGAACCTCCTGAATTTTTTAAATATCCCTTATTTTTTCATTTGTTCAAGAGTATTAGTCCAGTTGAAATAGTAGGCTCGATTAGTGTTTCAAAAAAAATATTATATATTCTAAAAAGTCAGCAAAAAAATCTGTTCTGCCGTATTATGAGGATATCTAAACTAAACTAGATCAATTTACACAAGTTTAAAAAATTATATGTATTTATATGTGATTTATTTTCAGGTTGGTTTTTTTATTTGGAATGGAGAAGTATTAAAAATAAAGTAATACTTCCCCATTCCAAATAAAAAGTACTACTCCGTCCCATATTGACATATTATCTGACAGATTGAAAAAGAAGTATGCATTTTAATATGAATTTTTAAAAAGTTGGATTTTTAAAAAGTTGGATTTTTTGATCCTACATTTGGGACGGAGTCGTAGTCTATTTTATATTAATCTGAACTTTGTTATAAAAATATTTGTATGAATATTTAAGTTTAACTAATAAATATATACTCATAAAATTTTATGTGAATAAATAAGTAACTAAAAAATAAAGCACAAATTGATATGAAATAGACCAGTACTTCTCCGTCCCAAATGTAGACTCAAAAAAGAATTTTTTTTTAAAGTCATATAAATATACTACTCCGTCCCAGATTAATTTATCCAACTTAAAAAATTTATATATATTTTTATATGAGTTTATAAAAAAATGTTCTTTTTTATCTGGGACGGAGTTGTACATATAATTTTTTCAATGTGTCAGATAATATTTTGTTGAACTATCTGGAACTGTCTAGTACCTATTTTTAGTATTCATCTTCATCTTCTTCATATCTATTATATTCTTCGAATTCTTCACTTATATTATATTCTTTATCTTCATAATAATTTTCTTGTTCATCTTCTTGATTAATATTATTAAATGAAACACAATAAATTAATATTTGTTCTTTTACTTTTGTTAAATTTTCAAATTTATCTTTTCCTAAAATATCTAAAAGATTCGCGTATATTGCAACAAATTCATCATTATTTCCTTTATATTCATTTTTTTTAAAAAGTTCTAAATCTTTATTTGTTAAATCGAATAAATTAGAATCTATTTTATAATTATTGTATAAAAGTAATACTAAAGATGCTGATAAATATTTAGAATTTAAATATTTTAAATTTTTCATTTTTAAAACATCTTTTTTTAATTGTTTTATTGTGTCTTTAGTTATAAAACTATATTTTTCTAATTCTTTTTCTAAAGCAATTGCTGCAGCTTCATTTACATTTAATTTTTTATTGCTATAAAAAAAATTATAATAATTATTTTCTTTTTCTATTTCAAAATTAGTTACTTTATTTGTTCCTTGAGCACTAAATGGAAAAGACATTTTTAATAAGTAAAGAAAAAATCTTAAATAAAAAAGAAAATTAAACATAATTTTTTTACTGGCCCAGTTCAGGAGGAGCACGCTAATAAAAAAATCCGAAACCCTCTGAAATTGAGTTTTCAAAAAATTATTTAATTTATAACCTACAGATAAAATTTTCACTTAAATTTTTATATGATAAACAAATTGAGGAAAAAATTCTGGATTAATTAGTCCCACTATTTGAACTGGACCAGTAGAAATTTTATTTTTACAATGAAAGTATTGAATAAAATAAAATTTGATTTTAATTTTATTTTTATATAATTTTAAAATGTCAGTAGAAAATAATAAAGGAGATAAAATAAGTAAGTTTACAGGTTTACCTGTAAGAAAATATAATCGTAAAATACATTTAAAAGAAGAAAGTGATTTGGAAAGTCTTTATACTTCTGAAGATGACAATCTGAAAAATAAAAGACAAAAAAATTCTCATATTTTTAAGTTACCACAGCATAATTTATTGTCTTTAACTTATAAGAAAACAGAAATCTTAAAGACATGTAAAGATGATAATTTAAAAGATGATAATTCAAAAACAGAAAGTTTAAACTCATATGAAAATAAAAATTCGAAAGATAATAATTCAAAAAGAGAGATCTTAAATCAATATGAAAATAATAATTCAAAAACAGAGAATTGTCATAACTATAAAAATAAGATTTTAAATGAAGAAAGTCTTTATAGTTATGACAATTCTAAAAGAACAGAATTTCATATTTCTGAATTACCTATTAGTTCCGAGAAAACTCAAGTTGAAGATACTTTAATAAATAAAAGAGAAAATGTCTTAGATGCTTTTAAAACTATTCTTGAATTAAGTCAAAATATACTTAAAGAAATTAAAAATGACAATGAAAATTTTAAAAAAGAAATTTTAAAGCGTATAGACGAAAATACAAATAATATAAAACTTATTAGAGAAACTGAAGTTATTAATAACACAAATGGAAGAGTAGCACCTTATTTAGATACATTTCAAAGACAAAATCAAGAATCAAGAAATATGTTTAATTATTATCCAAATCCTTATTATTATCCAAATCCTCATTATTATCATGCAAATCTTCATTATTATCATCCAAATTAATTAATCAGTATATTTTTATTTGGATAAATTGAAAATTTGAAGACAAATCAAAAAATATTTATTCATTATAAATAAATATTTTTGTTTAATTTTTTTCTTTAAATATATTTCTCCAGAAAAATTATAAAATTGAAAAAATAAAATAAAAAACTTTAAATAAAAATGGATGAAAATAGAGCTCATATTATTTTAGGTGTAAACAATTATAATACAAAAAATGAAATTAAAAAAATATATAAAAAATTAGCTTTAAAACATCATCCTGACAAAAATTCTGGTAATGAAGGAAATTAATTCTGCTTATGATTTTTTAATAAATGGAGATTATAACGCATTAGAAGAATTTGAAAGAGCACAAAAAGAAGAAAAAAAATTTCAAGAAGCAGATGAAAAATTGAAAAAAGAAAAAGAAAAAGAATCTATTTTTAACAAATATAATGAAGATTTTGAAAATCTTAAAAAATTTATGGAAAAGAAAAAATATAAAACAACTCCTGAAATTGTTATGGCTTTCAAAATATACCTTTTAGATGCTTATAATTCTAATAATTTTTCTTCTACTGAATACTATTATATAAGTATAGAGCAATTAAAAATTATATCGATTATTTGGTTAAAATGTTCTGAAGAAAAAGAAAGCAAAAAATATTATGAAAAATATATAAATGAAAAACTAAAAACTTATAAACAAGAAAAAAATTTTATAAAAATTATTATTCCATATTTATTAGAAAATCTTAAAGAAAAATTCCCAACAGAAATTTTACAAAAAATAGAAAAAGAAGAAACAGAAATTCCTGATAAATGGATTTATTATAGAAATTACGGTTATAACAGGCCTTATAAAACAAATGATAGTAAAAAAATTATTGATATGATTAAAGAATATAATATTTTGTCTTCAGGTACAATTAAAATAAAATATAAATATAGTTTTAATTAAAAAACATTATATTAAGTTTCAAATCTTGTGACTAATATATGATTAAAAAATTTTATATTCAAGGTTTTTACATATTAAATCAATTTATTCAACGATTTATTTGAATTTTTTATACTACTCCGTCCCAGATAGTTCAACAAAATATTATCCAATCTGTCAAAAAAGTTATATGTATATTTATATGACTTTTAAAAAAATTGTTCTTTTTTGAGCCTACATTTGGGACGGAGAAGTAACAAAGTTAGGAGACAAAAAATAAAAAATAATTAGTTTCACTATATGAATTTGAATGTAATACTCAAAAATAAATAATTTATCACTTAATTATTTATTTGAATAAAAAAATAAATTTGATTAATTTTTTGTAATTTATATTTTTTAAAATGTTATCAAGTAAAATTAGTAATTTAAAAAATAAGGTAAATTTTCCTGAGATTATAAAAAAGAAAAAAATTAAAAATGAGATAATTTGTAATATTTGTAATTCTAATAAAATAAAAGCAAATATAATTTTAAAATGTTGTAAAAATTTAATATGTAATAATTGTTTGAAAAATTTAAGAAATTTAAATTGTCCTTTCTGTAAAAATATAATAAAAATAACAGATAAAAAAATTTTAAATGAAATTATTAATAATGAAAAAATAGATAAAGAAGAAAAAAATTTAATAGATAATATAATTTTACATATATCTAGTTTAGATTTAAATTTTAAAATTAATGATTTTTATGGAAAAGATATAAATTTTTATAGAAATTTATTAGAGAATATTAAAAAATCTATATCAGAATGTATTTTACATATTAAAAATTTAAACCCAAAATTTAATCCTTTAAAACACAAAAGAAGAGATTTACAATTCTATCAAATAAATTATCATAATTTATTTACTGATATTCAAAATTATAATTTAAAATATGATTATTAAGTAAAATTTCAAAAAATTATCGATTGATATTTATAAAAAAATATTTTTCTAGATAAAACTAAAAATTTATAATCATATATATTTTTCTAGATAAAGTAAAAATTTATAATGAAATATATTTCTCTAGATAAAGTAAAAAAAATTTATAATGAAATATATTTCTCTAGATAAAGTAAAAAAAATTAATGAAATATATTTATCTAGACAAATATATTTCTCTAGATAAAGTAAAAAAAAATTAATGAAATATATTTGTCTAGATAAAGTAAAAAAAATTAATGAAATATATTTGTCTAGATAAATTAAAAAAAATTAATGAAATATATTTCTCTAGATAAAGTAAAAAAAAATTAATGAAATATATTTCCCTAAATAAAACTAAAAATTTATAATCATATATATTTGTCTAGATAAAGTAAAAAATTATACTTCTCGGTCCCAAATAAAAAAGAACATTTTTTTATAAAGCTATATAAAAATGCAGATAAATTTATCCAACTTGAATAATTTATCTGGGACGGAGTCGTAATGAAATATATTTCTCTAGACAAAGTAAAAAATTATAATGAAATATATTACTTCTCCGTCCCAAATGTAGGCTCAAAAAAGAACAATTTTTTTAAAAGTCATATAAATATACATATAACTTTTTCAATGTGTCAGATAAATTAATCTGGGACGGAGTATTACTCTAGATAAAGTAAAAAAAAATTTATAATCATATATATTTGTCTAGATAAAGTAAAAAATTATAATGAAATATATTTGTCTAGATAAAGTAAAAAATTATAATGAAATATATTTGTCTAGATAAAGTAAAAAAAAATTAATGAAATATATTTCCCTAAATAAAACTAAAAATTTATAATCATATATATTTCCCTAAATAAAACTAAAAAATTATAATGAAATATATTTCTCTAGATAAAGTAAAAAAAAAATTATAATCATATATATTTTTCTAGATAAAGTAAAAAATTATAATGAAATATATTTCTCTAGATAAAGTAAAAAAAAAATTATAATCATATATATTTGTCTAGATAAAGTAAAAAATTATAATGAAATATATTTCTCTAGATAAAGTAAAAAAAAAATTATAATCATATATATTTGTCTAGATAAAGTAAAAAATTATAATGAAATATATTTGTCTAGATAAAGTAAAAAAAAATTATAATCATATATATTTGTCTAGATAAAGTAAAAAATTATAATGAAATATATTTGTCTAGATAAAACTAAAAATTTATAATCATATATATTTCCCTAAATAAAACTAAAAATTTATAATCATATATATTTCCCTAAATAAAACTAAAAAATTATAATGAAATATATTTGTCTAGATAAAGTAAAAAATTATAATGAAATATATTTGTCTAGATAAAGTAAAAAATTATAATGAAATATATTTGTCTAGATAAAACTAAAAATTTATAATCATATATATTTCCCTAAATAAAACTAAAAAATTATAATGAAATATATTTGTCTAGATAAAGTAAAAAATTATAATGAAATATATTTGTCTAGATAAAGTAAAAAAAAATTATAATGAAATATATTTGTCTAGTTAAAGTAAAAAAAATTAATGAAATATATTTGTCTAGATAAAGTAAAAAAAAATTAATGAAAAATATTTGTCTAGATAAATTAAAATTTTGTAATGAAATATATTTCTCTAGATAAAGTAAAAAAAAATTAATGAAATATATTTGTCTAGATAAATTAAAAAAAATTAATGAAATATATTTTCCTAAATAAAGTAAAAATTTATAATGAAAATATATTTGTCTAGATAAATTAAAAATTTGTAATGAAATATATTTCTCTAGATAAAGTAAAAAAAAATTAATGAAATATATTTGTCTAGATAAATTAAAAATTTGTAATGAAATATATTTCTCTAGATAAAGTAAAAAAAAATTAATGAAATATATTTGTCTAGATAAATTAAAAAAAATTAATGAAATATATTTTCCTAAATAAAGTAAAAATTTATAATGAAAATATATTTCCCTAAATAAAATAAAAATTTATAATGAAATATATTTCCTTAAATAAAATAAAAATTTATAATGAAAATATATTTCCTTAAATAAAACTAAAAATTTATAATGAAATATATTTCTCTAACCGAATAAAAATACACAAGTTGAAAAACTTATATTTAAGTTTATTTTTATCTGGATCGGAGTAGTATTTCTCTAGATAAAGTAAAAAAAATTATAATCAAATATATTTTTCTAGAAATTTTTAATGAAATATATTTTTTGGATAAAAAGCAAAACTTATTTTTAATTTATCCTACAAAGGGTTCAAACCCATTTTTTTGAGTACTTTTTGAATTAGAAGAGCTACCTGTTACTGGTAGAGTTGCCCAAAAGATAACATATGCAATAATTAAAATAGCAATTAAAATTAAAATAAACCAAAACCAATTAAAATCATTAGATTCTTTTTCAGAATTTTCTTCTTGTTTTAAAGGATCAGGATTTTTAATATCAATTTCAGTGCCTCCTTTTTTAACACTTGGGACTTCACGACATTGGATTCCTTTAATATATTCTTTATTATTTTGAACCATTGTCATATCAAAATTTACAACTGGTGGTGTACTAGTAATATTATTTAATGTACCATTTAAAGTTAAAGCATTAAGTTGTGAACCGAGATTCTTTCCGGAACCTTCACTTTTTAAAATTGGATTTTTATTTAAATCAAAAATCTCCATAATTTTCTTTTTTCCTTCAGGACTAAAAAGTAAACATAAATTACCATTAGGACTGACTGTTTTAGCTATTTTTAAACCTCCTTCACCAATAGATTTAATATCTGTAAATAAATCACATCTATCCATCCAATTAGCTAGATATAAAATGTCAAAACTAGTTTTTTGACTTTGTAAAACTAATTCAATGTAATCAAACATTTCAATAGCACCCAAAGCAGAAACTGCACCATTTTTACATAAAATAGTATATTGTTCTGGATCTGAATTCATAAAAGAATTAATTAAAAAATTATAATCAGGATCAAAATTATCATTAGTTTTCAAAGATTCAAGAATTACAGCTTCACTATTAGTGTTACCAGAACTACTAAACCCTGAAAACAATGCGGCGATTCTCAAAATATTAGGATCCTTTGAGTCACCTTGTATAAAAGTTTCAATATTATACTTTTGAACATTTTGTTGTTGCATTTTTAATTTAGAGAAAATTTTTTATTTAGAAAAATAAAAAATTCTGAATTTTTTTTTGAAAGATGAATTTTTTTAAATTGTGAAAAATTTTAGTACTTCTATACAAAAAGTAACTACTCTGTTTCAAATAATGCGACTGTAGGCTCAATCGGTGTTTCAAAAAATTATTTATGAAACACCGATTGATCTGAAACGGAGTACTAGTCCAAAAGATTGCGGATTCTCCTAAGTTCTCCATATCAGATAGTTTATCAGGTCAGAACTTTTTACTGACTATATAAATTTTTAAGTATGATCGTTAAGTGAATATTTATATAGTCGTATAATTATTTATTTTTTTGAAACGGAGTACTTCTCCGTCCCAAATGTAGGCTCAAAAAAGAACAATTTTTTTAAAAGTCATATAAATATACATATAACTTTTTTGACATATTGGATAATATGTCAATCTGGGACGGAGTAGTACTAATTTTATATATTAATGTTTAAGTATTTATTTTTCGAATCACAGAGAGCCTGAAGGTTCTCCAGATCAATCGGTAATTTATTTTTACTTCAGACAATTATTTTTTGAATCACCGATTTATTTGAAAAAGAATAGTAAATAATAAAGACAAAAATCTTTCCCAATTAGTTTTCTGACCATTATTATTTTTTATTTACTCTTTTTTATCTAATAGATGAGATAACTTTGAATTTTTATATATTTTTCTAAACTCAGGTAATTTAATAGTATTTAAATAAAGATTTCTTTCACATATACCTATTTTTTTAATATATCTAAGAATAATATTACATATTTCATCATGAGATATATTTTTAGTTAAAAAAAAATTAATATGTTTAATACACATTTCTATAGTAGTAAATTTACCCAACCCACAGTCAATAAAAAATCTTAAAAATAATTCTCCAATTTTATCATTAATTTCAAGATCTGGTAAATTAACTACTTGAATATTTTTAAAATATTTATTAATATCACTACTAATATAAACCAAATCATCTTCACGATTAAAAATATTTTAACTAATGAATTATATTCCATGTATATATTTTATTTTCATGTTTATTATAAAGAAAAGGAAGAGTTAAGTAATCAAAACAATCAATTCATATAAAAACTAATAGATATATTCCAGGTTCTTTTTCTACGATAAGATATTTTTTATAATTTATTTTTTGTAATCCGTAAAGATTAAAAAAAATAATGATTGACAAAGATGATGATTTAACATTTTTTAATAAATAAAAAATTACAAAAAAATCAAATTTTCAAAGAACAAAATATTAAAATGCTGACCAATTAGTGAAAAATTTTTACTAGTCCAGTTCAAGAAAATAGGAGGATCCGAACCCCAAGTGATAGGAAGACCCGAAGCCCTATAATTATGTCAGGTTTTCAAAAACCAGTATATTTAAAATTTATGTTTAAATATTTTTAAGTAATACAAACTTAAAAATCGTACTTCTCCGTCCCAGATAAAAAAGAACATTTTTTTAAAACTTATATAAAAATAAATACGACTCCGTCCCAGATTAATTTATCCAAGTTGAAAAAGTTATATGTATATTTATATGACTTTTAAAAAAATTGTTCTTTTTTATCTGGGACGGAGTAGTATAATTTTTTTAAGTTGGATAAATTAATCTGGGACGGAGTAGTAGTTAAATTTTTATATTAACTAAAAAGTGAATAAAAAGACCTGGCCTGACATATTATTTGAACTGAACTAGTATCACTTTTAAAAAAAATTTAGAATTTTTTATTAAACCCAATGAAGTATTACATCATTTTTAATAGCATATTCTTTGACTTCATTAATTTCTTTAATTATTTTTTCTAAAGGTACTTTCAAAGAAATTAAACATTCACAATCTTCTCTAAGATATGAATTATTTTTATTTTTATTCATTTCAATAGATATTTCATGTTCTTGGTCAAGATATTTTCTTTCTAAAGGAAAAACTTTAGAAAGAAAATATAATTCAGAAATTTTTTTTTCCAAATCTAAATTATCTAATCTAATAGAACTTGAATCATTTCTAAATTCACCATGTAAGCCTTTGAATGCGTAATTTTTTGGAGGTTTTATTTCTTGTTCTCCTTCTAATGTAATTATCTTTCCAGAAGATGGAAAAAAATTAATAGAAGTACCCCTGATGTGACATGAACCATAAGTATATTTTCCAATCCAATTTAAATAAATTGAATTTTCAAAGGGATAAATTAATTGATAATACATTTTTAATATTTAAAAAATTTTAAATATTATTCATTTTTTTAATATAAATTCTAAATACTGCACCTTTTCAAACAAATCGGTAACTCAAAAAATAAGGAACTATTTGGTTCCCGTTTGCACCAGGGCGCACATAAATATTTATGTGAGTAAAAAATGAATTACCAATTGATCTGAAACGGAGTTGTACTATTCCATTTCTTACAAATTGAGAAAATCAAAAAAAATTAGGTAATAAATAATCCTTAATGTGTTCCTCGGTGCACACGGGAACCAAATGGTTTCTTAATTTTAAAAAAAAGTAAATAAATAGTTGCCGAACTTTTTTGAATATACATAAAGTTTTATGTAAAAATAGGCCAATGCTCAACTTTGTTGGATTATTTTAAATAGAATAATATGTTATCTTCCTTCAAAAAACAAAGTTATAGCTATCATACTATTTAAATCATCTATTGTGCTTTCTTTAAAACTATATTGATAAGGAATATAGTCTCCATATTTAATAGATCTTATATCACATTCATTTTCTACTGATAGATTTGCACAAATAGGACCACTTATAAGATCATTTGAATCTATTTCTTCAATAAATTTTTTATAATGTTTTTTTCGATTTCTTAAATCATTTCCGGATCTAGGTTTATTTCTAATTTTATAAACTGTTTTTTTCCATATTTCTTCATTATTAAGAGCTAGATGATTATCTAAATTTTCTATATATTCATTTTTGATAATAAAGATAACAACAGCTGATTGTGTATTTCTAAGGGACCATAAATATGCAGTTTGAAATGTATCTGTTAAATAAAAATTTTTAAAACCAAAATCTGTACAATTTTGTCGAGGTATAATTTCAATTTGGTCCATAATTGAAATTGCACCTTCCCAACTGCTCCCGTGGAAATAAATTACGTCATCAGGTCCAATTTGTATATTATTCATTATCCTACTTAATAATTGATCATAATTAACTCTACTTCTTCCTTTAATATATGGAAACCATTTTTGTCCATTATATATTTGTGTTGAATTTTCTTGTCCTGGTAAAAAATTAAATTCTGATGGAAATCCATTGGTTAATGGTATTCCTTTATTCGTAATTAATTTGGTTAGTACAACTTCTACAGCTTCTGAAATTGTCATATTATCATAAAATTCACTATAATTAGCATTTATAAATTCTAAAGAAGTATAAGAAAACTTTGCAATATTAATTATAAAATCATAAGCATCTTCATATAAAGAAAAATCATATTTTCTATCCAAAAAACTAATTAATAGTTCAACTTCTGAATTATTTAATGGATCCTCAAAAGCTTCCTTTATATTTTTAAGACCAGTTAATCCTTCTATAGATAAAATTCTAAGTTGATGTGTGTTAATGCTTGAGAAACTAGGCGTAAAAGTAAATTCAGGAATTGGATTTCTAATCATTTTTTAATAATGAAAATTTTAATTATTTTTCAATTTTTTATAAACTCTTCAAATAAATAAAACTTTACACTGCGTTAAAAATATATCTTTTAATTGTAAATGATACCATATCTCTTGAATAATCTGTATTCTTCTGGTTTAAACGATAAGGTATAGGTCTATATATCTCTATAAAAATATTTATAGGAATCATTAAAATAATAAGCGTAAAAATAGAAATAAACATTATTTTATCAATAACTTTAGAAGTTAGGAAAATAATTAAAAATATTTTATCACATTTTTTTAATTTAAAATATTTGATAAAATATTCTAATTCACAATAGAAACCATTTTCAGTTATACATATTGACATAATTTTATTGTAATGATTAATATTAGAATATGAATAATTATATAAAGCGATTTTATATAATAACAAAAATATTACAATAAAAATAAAGATATATATTTTTATAAATTATTAAAGAGTTTATAAAAAATAGCTTGAATTTAAAAAAAATATACTACTCCGTTTCAAATAAATCGGTGTTTCAAAAAATAAACATTTATATTAATGAATAAGTATAAGTATACATTTAATACTTATACAGTAATATATAAAATTAGTTAATTAAAATAATTTTATATGAATAATTGAGTGAAGTAAAAATGAATTACCGATTGATCTGAAACGGAGTAGTACACAATTTTTTTTTAATAATACTTTATCTAAAAGTTATCTTTACCCTCCTTTAAAATTTACTTTTTGAATAAAAAAATTTCTCGTAATATTATGATAATAATTTAAAGGATTTATATGGCGTCCATAGATAAATTTATATTTAATTAAAATAGAAGCAAATAAGCCTATAATTAGTCAAAAAGTACAATATCCACAAGAAAAAATTGTTAAACTTATTAAAAGAAGGGTTTTCTTATGTATAAATATTTTTATAATTTCATTGTAACCGCAAAAACAAATTAAGTAAAATAAAAAATTAAACACATAAAACCCGCCAAAAACTTTCAAATAAATCCTTCATTTTTAAAAAATAATATTATAGTTGAGATAAATATTTTTAAAGCAATTACAAAAAAATAATTTAGCTTACTTCTCCGTCCCAAATATAAAGTAGTCGGCTATCCAACTTTTTTAAAAGACATATTAAAATAAAAATAACTTTTTAAACTTAGATTGACATATTATCTGAGACGGAGTCGTAAAATTTTAATATATTATCTAAAAATTTAAAAAAAAATTTTTTTATCCTCCCTCAAAATTTTTTGTTTTAAACAATAATTGTTTTTTTAAAGACCAATCTGCAAAAATCGGAATTCTTATATTAATTAAAATTAAAAAACTGTTTTTATATATAATAAGAATAAAATTATAAAAAAAAAATACATGCATAAATAAATGCAAAATATGTATAAATAAAAATTTTAAAACTTATTAAACTAATAATTAAGTATATTTGAATTAAAAAATGAAACATAATAAAAAAAAGTTTTTTAACTTTTAATATAAAAAAATTAAAATCATATTTTTGTTAAATATAAGTCAAACATAAAATAACTACTAGTCCACTTCATATGGTGTGATTAATTGTCTGAAGATGTTTTTTACTTTTTTATACCATATAAAATTTTAAGTAAAAACTTTATCTATAAGTTAAAATATTTACATTTACATATAAATTTTCTCAAAACCTGACATATACTGTGATTAATTGTCTGAAGATGTTTTTTACTTTTTTATACCATATAAAATTTTAAGTAAAAAATTTATCTATAAGTTAAAATATTTACATTTATATTTACATATAAATTTTATGAAAAACTGATATATTATGTGACTATCTAAACTGGAATAGTATTCAATTATAATAACCTTCCAAAATATCATAAATATTTTTAATTTTTTTGAATTTTTCGGTTTTTTCTTCATCTCCACCATTTCTATCTGGATGATATATTAAAGCAAATTGTTTATATTTTTTCCTTATTTCTTCAAAGCTAATTTTATTTTTAGGTCTTTTTTCTATTTCAAAAATTAAATAAACTTCATCAGAAAAATATTCAGAATTATCAGGTTTTTGATTGAATGTATTTTTGTCTTTTCCAAAGAAATCATCGAATGGATTTTTTTTATCATTAAATTTACTATTCGATGAATTTTCAGTAAAAGGATTAAATTTTGTCCCCTTTCCAAAAATATTATCAAACCATTCTTCTTTATCTTTAAATGGATTACTTTTTTTTTCTGAAGTTTTTTTTCGAAAATTATTATTAGATTCTTTAATAAATACTCTTTTATTTTCAAAAACTTCTAAAATAAAAGAGTATAATATATTTAAAAATTTAAAATGTTTTTTATCTTTTATTTCAACATCATAAATTTTTAACTTTTTATAAGCTTCTTTAAAAGGTAATTCTAATTTTTCAATATTTAATTCACTTAATTGTTCTGGAATAGAAACAACTGGAATTTCAAAAAAATCATAAATCCATGCGTCTAAAACATGAGATGAAAAATGACTTGATTTTTTTTTCATCGAACTATAATTAAATATAACATTATTTTTATCATGGACGGAATTTGATTTCCAATAGTATTTTTTGAGTAGTTCTTCTTCAGAAAGATCAAAATCCGTTTTCTGATTCTTATTTTTCTGATTATTCTTATTTTTCTGATTATTCTTTTGATTATTTTCCTGATTATCTGGTATTTCATTTTTACAATGTCTAGTACAAAATTTATCATTTAACTTAAAATTAACATTAAATTTACATCTGTCTCCTTTTTGAGTTATTTATGTACATCTTATGTCTGACATTTTTATCATAAAATTAAAAAGTTTTAATTTTTCAATTTTTTAAATTAAAAATTAAAAAAAATACTAGAAATAAGTGGAAAAAATAAATTCTAAAATTTAGTTGAATAATTATTCAGAAACACATTTTTTTCGTAAATTTCAGACTCATTTTTAAACTCAATTTTTTTTAGATTTTTAAAAAGTTTTTATTTTTTCTGAAATTTTTTTTAAGTGTGTTTTCTAATTAATGAAAATTTATGATATATTTTATACTTAAAAAAAATTAATTAATATAAAATTATAATACTACTCTGTTCCAAATAAAACAAACCAACCTGAAAATAAATCACATATAAATACATATAATTTTTTCAACTTGTGTAAATTTATCTGGAAAGTAGTTGTACTCCTTTTCAGATAAATGGGTGATTCATTTTTTCAAATATAAAAGTATTTTAATTTAAGTTTTTAATATATTATTTTATAAGTATTGATTTATCTAAAATAGAGTATTAATAAAAATGAAATAGTAAAAAAAATATATTTTGTCTAGAAAAATAGAAAGTACGCCAACATTATAAAATAATATATTCTTCTGAATAAAATAATTATTTAGAAAATTTATTTTTTTAATTTATAACAGTTTAAATATTTTTTTTTCCAAGAAGGTTCTTTTTTATTTATTTTTAATTGTTTACACATAATACATTTTCTCATTTTATTTTCGATATACAGCTTTTCGGAAAATTTTAAACTAAAATTTTCTGAATGACTGTAACAACTTCTACATTTATAGAGTTTCAAGAATATCTATTTTTCTGCATATTTCACATTTTTGCATACAAATTTTTGCAAAATCGCTTTCATATATATCTTCATATTCATATCCTTTTTTAATAAAAGGGTTACATATTTTATCTGAAATTCGTTTATCAGGCATAATATTATTTTTTCCACAAATATAATAAAATCTTTTACCATTTTCTTTTTTTTAAACCTTTATTTTTATTTTTATAAGCTTTTAATATTTTTCTTTGTTTCTCATTACCAAACTTATTCATACATTCAGAACCTACTCTTAATATGTTATTATTAGATTTATTTTTGTAGAAATAATTAAAATGTATTATATGTGAACAAATACAAAATAAACCGGTCTGTACGGAAGAATCATTTATTAATTCCCATTCATCAATATAATTATTTTTATTTTCTTAAAATCTTATAAGAATATTTCTAAAATTCTCGGGCATATTTGATGTATCTTCTCCTTTCAATAAATTTTTAACCATTTCATCATCATTTCTATTTAACATATCAATTTCTGTATTATCAACATATTTATTAAATTTAATATCCTTTAAATTTAATAATAGAACTATCATCTGAATCAGATTCATAAAAACTGTACGACTCCGTCTCAGATTAATTTATCCAATATGTCAAAAAAGTTATATTTATATGACTTTTAAAAAAATTGTTCTTTTTTGAGCCTACATTTGGGACGGAGAAGTAACTCATTTTTTTATTTATAATAAAATTATTTTTTTTATTATTATTCAATTTTAATGATGAAAAATATTATAACTTATACTACACTTAAAATTTCTAAAAAATAAAATTAAAATTCTTATTTTTATTATTTTGTGTGATACCACTCAAAATATTTCATGAAAATTCAAGGATTTTTTTCTTCTTATGCAAAATTTATTTTTGGTAGAAAAACGAAATTACAATAAGAACTTTTTGAATTGACTCATCTTCACTGAAACAATATTTTGAGTTTGTTTTTAGTTAAGAAAAATGTTATCACTTATTCACACTAAATTTTTCAAAGAATCCAAAAAACAAAAATTACAATAAGAAATTACGACTATTTTTTGCATTCACTCATCTTCACTTAATTTTTTTTTTAATCAAAATAAGAATGTACGTCTATGTGTAGCTACTTTTATTACAAACACACAAATGTTTTATATCTTTTATACTACTCCGTTTCAAATAAATTGGTAATTCAAAAAATATATATTTATATGAATAAATAACTATAAATATTTAATGGTCACTTAAATACGTATATATAAGATTAGTGAAGAATAAATTTTTAATATGAATAAATGAGTGATATGAAAATGAAACACCGATTGATCTGAAACGGAGTAGTAAAAAATTTCATCGAAAAAATAATAATAAAAATAAGTTTAAAATATAAAAAATAAAAATTTGTTGATTACTTTATCAGAAATGAAATTTTTTTGTAAATTTAAGACTTATTTTTTCACTCAATTTTTTTAGGATTTTTTAAAACTTTTTATTTTTAAAAAATTTTTTAAAGTATGTTTAATGAAAATATTTAAAGGCACCGGATGGATAGGAACACTGGAAACCTTATAAAATTGTGCCAGATCTTTTTTTTCTAAAATTTTAATATACTATTCAAGTTCAAATAAATATTTTGAAATGGAATAGTACAAATTTAAAGCCCAATCTTTGAGTATTTGACAGACAGAACCTAAAATTTCTTTTGAAATATTACTACTCCGTTTCAGATCAATGACGAACCAAGAAAATGGAACCATTCGGTTCGCGCCCCCTAAAGTTTCCATTTTCTTGGTTCCTTCTGTAATTCATTTTTTAATCAATCAATTATTCATATAAAATTATTTTAATCTTATATTTTTATATATTTTTTTTCGAAACACCGATTAGTCCCAGTATATGAAACGGATTGGTAACTTTTAAAAAAATTAACATTAATTATATTTTTTTCCTACTTTTTAAACAATTATTTTAATGTAAATATTTTTTTCTAATTTTTTATAAATACTTCTCCGTCCCAGAACAATTTTTTTAAAAGTCATATAAATATACATATAATTTTTTAAAGTTTGATAAATTAATCTGGGACGGAGTTGTACTCAAAATTTGGATTAATTATAAGTTTAATTAAATACTACTAGTCCAGTTCAAATAATATGTCAGGTTTTGAGAAAAAATTTATTTATATGTAAATATAAGTAGACCTGTTTAAAAGAAATATAAAATATTACTTAAGGATAAGCTTTTTAATTAAAAATTTATATGTTTAAAAAAGTGAAGAAAAAGATCTGGTCTGACATATTATCTGAACTGGACTAGTACTTCGTTTCATATAGTGGGACTAATCGGTGATTCGTTTTTTCATCCCGTATTTATTCATATAAAATTATTTTTCTTGAATAATTTTATATATTATTATTTAAGTTGTTATTAAATACTTATACTAATTTATCTATATAATTATTTATTTTTTGAATCACCGATTGATCTGAAACGGATTATTATAATTTTTAAATTACAGATAAGGTTTTTTCCTTAAAAATTTAGAAGAAGAAAATCTGTCACAATTTTATAAGATTTCCACTTTTCCTATCCATCCGGTACCTTTTAGTATTTTATAAAATAATATATTTTTCTACAATTTTATAAATTATTTAAAAGAGTTTTATAAAAATTAGAAGAGATATATTATTTAAAAATATGCTTATATTTTTTGGAAGATTTTTTAAACTTTATGAATGTTTATTAAAAATTATGGAAAATGTATATTGAATATAAAAATATGTATTTCTATACAATTTTATAAGTTATTTAAAAGAGTTTTATAAAAATTAGAAGATATATAAAATTTTAATAAACAGTATATTATTTTGAACATTTTTTAAAATTTTATAATTGTATTTAAAAGAGTTTTATAAAAAATTAGAAGATATATATTATTAAAAAAAACAGTATATTATTTGGAATATTTTGTAAACGTTTGTGACTGTATTTTAAAAATTATAATCAATATATACTGTTTATAAATTTTTAGATTAAATGTATACAACTCCGTCCCAAATAAAAAAGAACAATTTTTTTAAAAGTCATATAAATATACATATAATTTTTTCAAGTTGGATAAATTTATCTGGGACAGAGTCGTATTTTTTATAAAAATATATATTTCTATAAAATTTTATAAATTATTTAAAAGAGTTTTATAAAAAATTAGAAGAGATATATTATTTTAAAAATCTGCTTATATTTTTTGGAACATTTTTTAAACTTTTGTGACTATATTTAAAAAATTTAAGATAAATATATACAACTCCGACCCAGATTAATTTATCCAATTTAAAAAAATTATATCTATTTTTATATGACTTTAAAAAAAAATGTTCTTTTTTATTTGGGACGGAGAAGTACTGTTTATCTTAAATTATAAAGAAAATGTATACTGTTTATAAAATTTTAATTAAAAATGTATATTGACTATAAATATATATATTTTCATAAAATTTTATAAATTATTTAAAAGAGTTTTATAAAAAATTAGAAGAGATATATTATTTTAAAATTATGCTTATATTTTTTGGAACATTTTCTAAACTTTTGTGACCATATTTATAAAAATTTAAGAGAAATATATACTGTTTATAAAATTATAGAGGAAATGTATATTGAATATAAAAATATATATTTGCATAAAATTTTATAAATTATTTAAAAAAGTTTTATAAAAAATTAGAAGAGATATATTATTTTAAAAATTTTCTTATATTTTTTGGAACATTTTCTAAACTTTTGTGACTATATTTAAAAAATTTAAGAGAAATATATACTGTTTATAAAATTTTATGGGAAATGTATACTGTTTATAAAATTTTAGTTAAAAATGTATATTGAATGTAAAAATACATATTTTCATAAAATTTTATAAATTATTTAAAAGAGTTTTATAAAAAATTAGAAGAGATATATTATTTTAAAAATCTGCTTATATTTTTTGGAACATTTTTTAAACTTTTGTGACTATATTTATAAAAATTTAAGAGAAATATATACTGTTTATAAAATTATAGAGGAAATGTATATTGACTATAAAATTTTAGGTCAAATGTATATTCTTTACAAAAATATATATTTCTATAAAATTTTATAAATTATTTAAAAGAGTTTTATAAAAAATTAGAAGAGATATATTATTCTAAAATTATGCTTATATTTTTTGGAACATTTTCTAAACTTTTGTGACTATATTTAAAAAATTTAAGAGAAATATATACTGTTTATAAAATTTTAGGGGAATGTATATTGGCTATAAAAATACATATTTCTATAAAATTTTATAAATTATTTTAAAGAGTTTTATAAAAAATTAGAAGAGATATATTATTTTAAAATTCTGCTTATATTTTTTGGAACATTTTCTAAACTTTTGTGACTATATTTAAAAAATTTAAGAGAAATATATACTTTTTATAAAATTTTAGGGAAAATGTATATTGAATATAAAATTTTAGGTCAAATATATATTAGCTATAAAAATATATATTTCTATTAAATTTTATAAATTATTTAAAAGATTTTTATAAAAAATTAAAAGACATACGACTCCGTCCCAGATAAATTTATCCAACTTTAAAAAATTATATGTATATTTATATGACTTTTTAAAAAATTGTTCTTTTTTATTTGGGACGGAGTTGTATATTATTTTAAAAATCTGCTTATATTTTTTCGAACATTTTCTAAACTTTTGTGACTGTATTTAAAAAATTTTATAGAAACATATGATGTTTATAAAATTTTAGGTAAAATGTATATTGACTATAAAAATATATATTTCTATAAAATTTTATAAATAATTTAAAAGAGTTTTATAAAAAATTAGAAGAGATATAAAATTTTAAAATTCTACTTATATTTTTTGGAACATTTTCTAAACTTTTGTGACTGTATTTAAAAAATTTAATAGAAATATATACTGTTTATAAAATTTTATGGGAATATAATTTTTTAGGATAAATGTATACTACTACTCCGTCCCAGATTAATTTATCCAACTTAAAAAATTTATATTTATATTTAAGTGATTAATGAAAAAAATGTTCTTTTTTATTTGGGACGGAGAAGTACTCCTTTTCAAATCAATCGGTGATTCATTTTTACTTCACTTATTTATTCATATAAAATTATTTTAATTCACTAATTTTGTGTATTAATGTTTAAGTATTCATTTAATATTTATACTTATTAATACGTATAAATATTTATTTTTTGAATCACAGAGAGCCTGAAGGTTCTCCTGATTTATCTGAAACTGAGTAGTACTGTTTATAAAAAAAATATTTCCATAAAATTTTATAAATTATTTAAAAGAGTTTTGTAAAAAATTAGAAGAGATATATTATTTTAAAATTCTGCTTATATTTTTTGGAACATTTTCCAAACTTTTGTGACTATATTTAAAAAATTTAAGAGAAATATATACTGTTTATAAAATTTTATGGAAATATATATATATATTTCCATAAAATTTTATAAATTATTTAAAAGAGTTTTATAAAAAATTAGAAGAGATATATTATTTTAAAAATCTGCTTACTACTCCTTTTCAGATAAATCGGTGATTCAAAAAAAAATTTTTTCATATAAATAATTAAGTATAAGTATTAAATCTTTATTTATAAGTTAATATATAAAATTAGTGAATTGAAATAATTTTATATGAATAAATGAGTGATCTAAAAATGAATTACCGATTGATTTGAAACGGAGTAGTATATCTTTTGGAACATTTTCCAAACTTTTGTGACTATATTTAAAAATTTAAGAGAAATATATACTGTTTATAAAATTTTAGGGTAAATGTATACTTCTCCGTCCAAAATAAAAAAGAACAATTTTTTTAAAAGTCATATAAATATACATATAACTTTTTCAAGTTGGATAAATTAATCTGGGACGGAGTAGTACTGTTTATAAATTTTTAGGGCAAATGTATATTAACTGTAAAAATATATATTTCCATAAAGTCCGCCTACATTTTATAAATTATTTAAAAAAGTTTTGTAAATAATTAGAAGAGATATATTATTTGGAACATTTTTTAAAATTTTATGACTGTATTTAAAAAAAATATAATAAATGTATACTTCTCCGTCCCAAATAAAAAAGAACAATTTTTTTTAAAGTCACATAAAAATCCATATAACTTTTTTAAATTGGATAAATTAATCCGGGACGGAGTCGTATTCCTTATAAATTTTCTTTAGAATTTTATAGATAAATATATTTTTAAATTTTATAAAAATATATGTTTTTTATAAAATTTAAAAATATATTTATCTATAGCCTTCTTTTATCTGTACATAACCCAAATTGCTTGACTTTCTTTAAAATTATCTGGTAAATTTAATGCATAATTTACAGAATTTGTATTCGGTACATCTACATAGACATTTGGATCTCTACTATTTCTTAAAGAATCATATTGATTTGCAGTAAATTTATTTGTAGACCAAACTCCAAGTAAATTACCGTCATTTATAATTCTACTTGGAACCCATGTTATTGATGAAACTATACCTTTTGATAAATTTAATAATCCTCTAGAATCATCATATGTTGGGACTATTTCTTTAATTAAATCACCTCTAGTAATCCAATAAACAGGAGGTAAATTACCTGTATAAATAAAAACTTTATTTGGAAATACAGGATGTGCTTTTGATTTATTAATATAAATTCCCAAATTATTTTCTAAGTTAACAACCACATCTTGATTTTCTGGCATTACAAGATCTGAAGTAATTAAACTACATAAATATTTTCCATCAAATAAATTATAAGTCACACCTTTACATTCGGGTGTTCTAGTACATAGAGAAGTACAAGAATCGGGATTAACTGTATTATTTGGATTGAAAGTTAAACTATTTACATTTGGTTGATATATTGATGTAAAATATAAAACATTATCTGATATTTGTGGAGTTATTGGACCGGGAATCATTTGAGGAGGATTAGGATTTATTTGAGGATTAGGATTTCTATAAATCCCGTTTTTATAACTACCATCTTGATATATATAATTTTGTGATCTATAAATTTCCGCTGGAGAAGGATTTATTGAAGGAGGAACAGGAACTTCAATCATTTTTGGAGATGGATCTTTTGGTGAATATCCTCTAACATATCCGAAATTTACATAATTTGAATCATGAAATTCATTAACACAATATGGTCCAAAAAATGGAAATTGACAAACACATTTATTATTTGCAAAATCCCAAACGGCATTTTGACCTGTACATTGTGATTGATTTAATTTATTACCATTTCCAAAAACAGTTTCTATTTTTGTTTCAATAAGTTCCATTTGAGTTTCTGGATCCAAATTTGTATGTTGATACCCTCCTATATTAAGATCTTGAACATATATTTCTGTATCAATATCTTGTGTCTTGTTTTCTCTATAAAAATAACCCCAAATTAAAAAAGCTATTAAAGAAATAATAATTATAACACCTACAATAATTAAACATATTACAAGAAGACTTAGTCCTTCATCTTCTTTTCCAATAGGTTTATTAAATTTTTGTTGTTTAATAGTTATTGGTTCTGAAGATGGAACTGGAATAACAAGATCAGGAATAAACGTTTCCTTTGTTTCAATAATATCTGGTTTAGATTTAATATTAACTTGTTTGGTTTGAATATCAGTGTTTATTTTTTGTATATCAAGTTCTTTTTTAATATTTAGATCAGGAAGATCTATATGGATTTTTGTATTTTCTATATCATTTAAAGTAGAATTATTTATAGTATCAACTGACTTTTTTTTTCCAATATCAGATAAATTTGTAAGTTTTTTAGTATAAGTATTTTTTGAAGTTTTATTATCACTAACTAATGAATAAAAACCACTGTCAGAATCATTACTCATAATATATAAGAATTAATAAAAATGATTTTTTAATATTGGACAAAAATTTAATATTAAAAAATATATTAAATTTTTAAAAAAATAATATAGTCTAATATCTAAGTTCAGGTTACTTGGGACTAAATTGATCCAGAGATAATTCAACAAAATATTATCTGAACTGGGTATATCTGAACAGGGTTAACATAAAGGTTAGACTATTAATTTTAAAAATATAAGATAAATTATATTTTTTTTAAACATAATAAGTATTTAATGATTTCTCAAATTTTTTTAATTATTTATTAAAAAAATGATATATGAAAAAATAAATGACAGATTTAAAAGAATGAATAATATCTATGATCTTCTAATGTGTAAATATTTACTTAAAATTTTATATGGTCTAAAAGTGAAAAAATTATTTATAATTCTTAAATTATACTACTCCATTGCAAATGAATTGAGTTTTCATTGAATTTTCATAAAATATAAGAAAAAATTAAAAAATATTATTCACAAACAATATTTTTTATAAAAATAAAACATTTTGTTTACGATTATTTATCACTTAAATTTTTATTGAAAAATCAATTTATCTGCAATGGAGTAGTACATAATTTATATTTAATTATAAATATAATTTTTTCTAAAAACCCTATTTAATAAAAATCCTAAAGAATTTTTTTGGACTGGATCAGGTTCTCTTAATCAATTTCATTTTTTAAATTCTCAATATCTTCTTTAAGATCACTAATTTTTCTATCATTTTCTTCAATTAAAGAATCATTATTTCTAAGATTTTCAAGAAGCTTATAAATTTCTTTTTTGATTTCTTTTAAAGAATTGTCGTAATTTAAAGAAAAATTAGGATTATTTCTTTGAGATCTAGGATATGTATCAAAACTTGCTTTTCTCTCATCATAAATTTTTTTAAGTTTAATGACATTATCTTCGAAATCTTCATTTCTTTTTTGAAGTTTATTTTGATGGTTTAAATATTTTTTAAGGATTTCCAAACGTCTTAAAATTTTTTGATAAATTCTTTTACCTTCACAAGAAGAAGGTTCATTTGGTAAATATTCTTCAATTAAACAAGAAATATCTTCTGAACAATCATTTTGTCTATTTTTAATTCTATGAATAATTTTTTTGAAATAATCTTTCTGAATTTTTAGTTTTAAACGTGTGTTTTCTTGAAGAATTTCTCTTTCAATTTTATTTTCATCAACAATTTTTCCAATAAGTTTAATAACATTATTAGGAGATATTTTTCTTGAACAAACTGAATTTTCATCACATGAATCATCACATGAATTATCACATGGATCGTCTGGTAAAGGTCCAGTAGGACAGATACAATCACTAAATTCATCACAATCAGAAATATCAATAATTATATAACTACCAGATGAAATATAAATATCACCGACGGAAGCAATATATTGCCCTCTAACAAAAGAAGTTCCACATGTAAAAGATGAATCTGTCGCAGCTTTAATAACAGAATTTACTGTATAATCATGTTGTAAAATAATATCAACAGGAAAAGTTGTATCAGGTTGAATTAACATCCCATTTAATTCAGTAAGACCTGTAAAATAAGTACCGGCCCTTAAAATACTGTGTTTTTCCATTAAGGTATCTTCCAATAAAGTAGCTTCATCTTCCAATACTAATAACCTAGAAATTACAGAATCTGATGTAAACTTGACAATCATTTTTAATATAATAATAAAAAAAATTTCTTGAAAAATAAAAAATATAATTTTTAGTTGTTTTTTATTTTTCAATTAAATAACTAAATCTTCTGATAAATTATTAAATTTATCAGTTTCAATCAATTCAAAAATCCCAGGATTTGCTGAAAATTGTTGCCAATTAATTTTATCTTTATTATTTTTTAATAAATGTATAGCATTAGGATTTCTTGACAAACAAACCCAATTAATTTTATTGAAATTTTCTTCTAATAAATCAATGGCAGCAGGATTCATTGATAAACTATTCCAATTAATTTTATGAAAATTTTTTTTTAATATATCAATAGCTGCAGGATTAAATGATAATTTTTCCCAATTAATTTTATTAAAGTTTTTTTCTAATATATGTATAGCTGCTTCATTTGTTGATAAATAATCCCAATTTATTTTATCTTTGTCTTTTTCTAATTTTTCTTCTTCTGTTAATTCTTGACCTAATAAAATTTTTTCTTTTAACCTATCTTGTTTAAGTAGCTGTTCTTCAATCAATTTTATACCTTTTGGGTTACCTGAAAGACATGTCCAATAAATTTCAGACATATTTTTTTCAAGTATATCAATTGCGTTTTCATTTGCAGATAACCAGACCCAATTAATCTTACCTTTATATTCTTGTAATAGTTCTATTGCATTAGGATTTAAAAATAACCAGTTCCAAATAATTTCATCTTTATTTTTTTTTAATAAATCTATTGCATTTTTATTGTGACATAAATTAAACCAATTAATTTTATCTTTATTATTTTTTAATAAATCTATAGCATTTTCATTTTTTGATAACCAAACCCAATCGATTTTTTCTTTTTCAATCCATTCTTTTAACTTATAAGAATTTTTCATTTTTTAATTAATAATTTTTTATTTAAATTCAATTCTTTATATGAAATAATTTTACCAAGGAATTTCTTTTTGACTATAACTTTATACTACAGATGGTTGGGACATTTAAGAACATTTTTTTTTAAGTCTTAAAAATATCTTTTTGAGTATAAAAAAAATGTTCTTAAACACACGACCTACTGTATTACTCCATTTGCATCTAATGTATAATGTATTTGTTCTTCTATTTTCTCCTTCTTTACAATATAATTCTATATGATAATATTTATTTGCATTTAATTCTAAAAATTCATTAACACTTACTAGTCCAGTTCAAATAAATTGGGTTTTGAGAAAAAATTTATTTATATTTAAATATAAGTAGACTTGTTTAAAAGACATATAAAATATTACTTAAGGATAAGCTTTTTAATTAAAAATTTATATGGTTAAAAAAGTGAAGAAAAAGATCTGGCCCAATTTATCTGAACTGGACTAGTAATCTTTTTAATCCAAGATGTTCTGGTAATTTAAATTTATTTTTTACTTTTATTGAATGGACCTTGAGATAAATATAAATCTTCTTTAGAATTAAGAAAGTCTTTAGGAATTAAAAAGGGCATGTATTTATCTAATAATTTAATATCTGTCTTGATGATTTTCTTAATTTTAAATTCTTTATTTTCTAAAAAAAAAATATCTTCTAAAGTTAGTTTATGAATAGGAATATATCCATTTTTAGTTAAAATATTAGTATTAGACACTAAACAAGTAAGAGATAATGATTCTGATATAAAATGAAATGTCGGATTACCAAACCCATTATTTAAAGAATTATCAATACCAGAAATATTTTTAAAATTAAAAATTCTTGAAAAAATAGGACTATTAAAAGCTAATCCATTAGTTGAAAAATAAGGTGTATTAGTGTATTACTTGTAGAACTTAATATATTATCGTTATTTTGGGAATCACCACGAGAAAGTAATGTTGGATTTGTCTCTGTAGTAATAATATTACCATTTTAATAATAAATAATAGTTCCTGATAAACCTGTACTACTCCGTCCCAGATTAATTTTCCTAACTTTTTCTTAAACCACTCAAATTTTAATACAAACATTTTGACAGAATGAGAAAATTAATTTGGGACAGAGTAGTAACTAAATTATTAATATCGACTGTAAAAACTAAATTTGCATTTGCAATAAAATCTGCACTAACACTATATTCTCCAGAAAAATTATAAAAAGTCATTTTTATATTAATCAACAAAAATAATAATTCATTTTTACTACTACGTTTCAGATAAATCGGTGATTCAAAAAATAAATATTAATACGTATAAATAAGTATAAATATTAAATGAATACTTAAACATTAATATACAAAATTACTAGTCCAGTTCAGATAAATTGTGTTTTGAAAAAAAATTTATTTATATGTAAATAAAATTTTTCTCAAAACACAATTTATTTGAACTGGACTAGTAGTATATAGTAACAGAAAATGAAACAATTTATAATTATAGGTTTAAAAAAAAATTAATTATAAATCATACTTCTCCGTCCCAAATGTAGGCTCAAAAAAGAACAATTTTTTTAAAAGTCATATAAATATACATATAAACTTTTTAAGTTTGATAAATTAATCTGGGACGGAGTAGTACTAGTCCGGTTAGTTCATGAGTCTAGTAAAAATTGGATTTATAAAAATTATTTTTACAGAAAAATTTATGTATCTTTACTTAAATGACTCTATTATTTTTTAAAGAAAAAATGAAAAATATAAAAATAAAATTAATTAAGTAAATGATGGATGATTTACCATTACCTTTAGGTGAAAAAAAAGAAATTATATCTCATTTTTTTGATGTACAATTTAAGGATAATTTTAAAAATAGAGAATATTCAGAAATACATATGTGGTGTATAACTCCTTATCAGTCAAGTATTTTGATTAGATTACAAAAATTTCCTATTTCTTTTTATGTTCTTTTACCTGAAGATATTAATTGGTTAGAGGATTCAGATATTTTGAACAAAGCGATAGCAAATATTAAAAAATTATTAGGTGATCATAAATTTAATAATTGGGAATTAGAATATAAAGAAACTTTGCATTTTTTAGGAAAAAAAAAATATATGATTAAACTTGATTTTGATTGTTTTGAACATGCTAAACATTGTAAAAATTTAATTTCAAAAGGCATGTATTTTAATAATTTAGGTAAAAGACAAATTAGTGTTTTAGAATATGATATTACAACTATTAGAAAATATATATCAGAAAGAAATGCAAAATATTCTCAATGGATGAAAATTGAATGTCAAGAAGTATCTTATGAACATGAAGAAAGAATTTCAATTTATGGACCTGAAGACAATCCTATAAAAGAATATATTGGAGATTATAATACTTTATTTACTTTAAATGATGAAGAATCAAAACATTTAGTTTCAAATCCTTCTTTTTTATGTTTTGATATTGAAACATATTCTCCAAACCATCGTGCAATGCCAAAACCTTTATCAAGTCCATGTTGTTGTTATCTTATATCTTGTAGATATGGTAGAAATGGTCTTTCAGAATATACAAAAGAATATGCGATTTTATTTGGTGATTGTTTTGATGTTCCTGGTAAAGAAATTATTAAAGTAGATAATGAAATAGATGCAACAAATGCTTTTACTGATTTAATTGTTAAATTAGACCCTGATATTATTATGGGTTATAATATTGATAGTTATGACTGTGGTTATTTAGATGATAGACTAAAATATATGATGAAAAATTGGCAACCCTGTGGTAGAATTCAAGGTGAAAAAACAATTATGAAATCTTCAACAATGTTTTCTAAAGCTTATGGACATAGTAAAACAAATAAATTACAAATGAGTGGAAGAATTACAATTGATCTTTTACCTTATTTAAAAAAAAATAATAAATTTGATAAATATTCTTTAGATTTTGTTTCAAATGAAATTTTACATAAAACAAAACATAATATTACAGCTATGCAAATGTTTAAAATTTATGAATTATTTAAAAAAGCAGAAAGTAAATATAAAAAAGAATTAGAAAAAATATATAAAAAAAGTGAAAAATCTGAAGTTGAAATTGAAATTGAACAAACTATAAAAGAACTTAAATTACAAGATGATGAGGATATAGAAAAAATCTTAAAAGATACTGAAAAAAAATTTTATGAAATGAAAAAAAATAAATGTGGTCATTTAATCCAACAAAAATTTATTGATGATTTAGATTTTGCAAAAAAAGAAATGACAAGAGTTGTAGAATATTGTATTCAAGATTCAGCTTTAGTTGTTGAATTATTTGAAAAATTAAATATTTGGATTAGTTTAGTTACATTTAGTGGTGTTGTAGGTGTTACTCTTACTGAATTTTTAGATAGAGGGCAACAAATAAGATGTAAAAGTCAAATTTACGATGAATGTTATAAAAGAAATATTATTATTGATAAAGGACAATGTAATAAATTACATTACACTGGTGCATATGTTGCTACACCAATTGTTGGATTACACGATAATATTATTGGTTTAGATTTTAATTCTTTGTATCCAAGTATTATTATTGCTTATAATATTTGTTACAGTACAATGATTGATAAAAAAGATTGGGACGAATTTGAAAAAAAATATGGCTCTGATAATATTCATAAAATTAAATTTGATCAAAAAGAACCACTTATTATTAAAAAATTTAAAGAAGTAAAACCTGAAGATGGAGAGACGGATGGTGAAGATAGTGATGACGAAGAAGATGAAAAAAAGAAATCTAACAAAAATACTGAAACACATATAGTTGATTATGAATTTTGGTTTGTGAAAAAAAATATTAAAGTTGGTGTTTTACCTAAATTATTAGAAGATCTTATTTCTGAAAGAAAAAAAACTAGAGCTGTTAAAAAAATTGTAGATGCGGACATCAAAAATATTAAAAATCTTTTATCTTTCAAAAAACTTGAAAAAGAAATTAATCACTGCGATAATATTTTATATTTTCTTAATTCTTTTAAAGATAAGGAAAGACCTGAATATAAAGATTGGCTTGAATTTATTGGAGAAGAAGAAGATATAAATATTTTAAAAGAAAAAATTAATTCATATCAACAAAAATTAAAAATTTCTGAAGAATTTATCTGCTTAAAAAATATAAGTTATGAAGAATTAGAAATAAAAATCAAAGATATTATTTCTAGGTTAGAGTTAAAATCCAATTGTTTAGAACAAGAACAATTAGCTAAAAAAGTTTCCGCAAATTCAATGTATGGATATTTAGGTGCACAAAATAATGGATTAATGCCATTGATAGAAGGTGCATTATGTGTAACTGCAATGGGTAGAATTTTAATTAAAGAAGTTAATAAATATGTTATAGAAAAATATAATGCAAGAATTATTTATGGTGATACAGATAGTTCAATGATAGATTTTGGTATTACAGATTCCAAACAATGTACTGCTTGGGGAAGAAAGATGGAAAGAGAGATTAATGGTGTTGACGCATATACTGACAAAAATGGTGTTTATCATGAAGAAGTTAAGGGTTTATTTTTAAAGCCTTTAAGAATTGAGTATGAAAAAGGAATGAGAATTTTTTGTGTTTGTCCAAAAAAATATTCTTATTTTTTAGTAGAAGATAATGGAGACTTTGAAAGAAATGATAGAGGAGAAATTATTTTAAATAAAAAAGGTATGCTTTTAGCAAGAAGAGATAATACTCCAAAGATTCGAGAAATTTATTACAATCTTTTAATGATGATTATGAATAGAAAAAATGTTGATGATGCTTTTAAATATTTAATAGAAATGACTGATGAACTTATTTCTGCTAAAGTTGATCTTAAAGAATTATGTGTAACTAGAGGTATTGGTGGAAATTATACAAGTCAAGGCTATTATTTAAATGTATTTTCTCAAGAATTGGCTAGAATGGGTAATCCTGTGGAAGCTGGTGATAGAGTTGAAAGTATTATAGTTAAAACTTTAGATGAAATAAAAGGTAAAGAAGTTCCTATAGGACTAAAAATGAGACTTCCTGAAATGTATTATGAATCAAGAAAATATGCAGAAGAGAAAAAACAAAATGAAGATTTAAAAGAAGATAAATATGTTTATCCTGTTGAAGAAATTGATTATATGTATTATTTAGAAAAAAGTTTTATGAAACCTATTGACCAAATTTTTGAAATTGGCTTTCCTGGATTCGAAAGATATAATTGTATAGGTTATGAAAAACAATACTTAGGCGGTCAAGAAAGATCTAAATTTAAAACTATCAATCAACCAATGAAAATGATTTTTACCTTAATTTCAGACTATTTTAGGTTTTACAGAGATTATAATATAAGTGATACAGATATTTTTAAAAAATGTTCAGAAAGTATTAAATTATTACCTGAATGGTTTATTGATAGTAAAAAAGAAGTTGATTACAGGATGAGTAAGATGGGATGAAAATATATAGAGAATATTTAATAAATTGAAAAATGTACGACTCCGTCCCAGATAAATTTATCCAACTTTAAAAAAATATATGTATATTTATATGACTTTTTAAAAAATTGTTCTTTTTTATTTGGGACGGAGTTGTAGTATTCTTTCTAAAATTTTTTAGAAAGAATATTTTAGAAAGAATAAAATGACTGAGAAATATAAAAGTAGTACAACTCCGTCCCAGATTAATTTATCAAATCTGTCAAAAAAGTTATATTTATATTTATATGACTTTTAAAAAAATTGTTCTTTTTTATTTGGGACAGAGAAGTAGCCTAAATTTTACATAAGATGATAAAATCGTAGAGAAAATAGACGATAAACAATACTTCTCTGTCCCAAATAAAAAAGAACAATTTTTTTAAAAGTCATATAAATATAAATATAATTTTTTTAAGTTGGATAAATTAATTTGGGACGGAGTTGTATATTGAACTATATAGTAAATGTGAAATATTTAAAAATAAGTCCAAATGGGAAAAATTATATTCAGGTTTGAAAATTTCGCAAATTTAGGTTTTACATGAAATTTGAGAAAATTCTTTTAAAGTACTTCTCCGTCCCAAATAAAAAAGAACAATTTTTTTAAAAGTCATATAAATATACATATAACTTTTTCAAGTTGGATAAATTAATCTGGGACGGAGTAGTAGAGCATTTCTTGGAAAAAGAAATAAATAAAGAAATAATTATTTTATGTAATTTTTATAAAGGCTTTGGAATTTTTTAATGAAATATATTTATTTATAATTTTTTAGAAACTGTTTAGAATTTTTATTCAAATATATTTATCTAGATTTTTTTTAATGAAATATATTTCTCTATAATTTTTATTCAAATATATTTCTCTAGATTTTTTTTTAATGAAATATATTTCTCTATAATTTTTATTCAAATATATTTATCTAGATTTTTTTTTTAATGAAATATATTTCTCTATAATTTTTTAGAAACTTTTAGAATTTTTATTCAAATATATTTATGTAGATTTTTTTTAATGAAATATATTTCTCTATAATTTTTATTCAAATATATTTCTCTAGATTTTTTTTAATGAAATATATTTCTCTATAATTTTTTAGAAACTCTTTATAATTTTTATCCAAATATATTTCTCTAGATTTTTTTTAATGAAATATATTTCTCTATAATTTTTTAGAAACTCTTTACAACTCCGTCCCAGATAAAAAAGAACATTTTTTTATAAACTCATATAAAAATATATATAAATTTTTTAAATTGGATAAATTAATCTGGGACGGAGTTGTATAATTTTTATTCAAATATATTTCTCTACTAATCCGTTTCAAATAAATTGGTGATTCAAAAAATAAAGAACCATTTGGTTCCCGTGTGCACCAGGCCGCACATAAAAAATTATATTAATGAATAAGTACAATTATTAAATCACACTTGTAAAATAATATATAAAAATATAAGAAAAAAATATTTTTATATGAATAATTAATCGAAGTTAAAATGAATTACCGAAGGAACCTGAAGGTTCCATTTTCTTGGTTCGTCATTGATCTGAAACGGAGTAGTAGATTTTTTTAATGAAATATATTTCTCTATAATTTTTTAGAAACTCTTTATAATTTTTATCCAAATATATTTCTCTAGATTTTTTTAATTAAATATATTTCTCTATAATTTTTTAGAGACTCTTTAGAATTTTTATTGAAATATATTTATTTATAATTTTTTAGAGACTCTTTAGAATTTTTATTGAAATATATTTATTTATAATTTTTTAGAAACTCTCTAGATTTTTTTTTATAAAATATATTTCTCTATAATTTTTTAGAAACTCTTTAGAATTTTTATTGAAATATATTTATCTATATTTTTTTATAAAATCTTTAGAATTTTATTGAAATATATTTATCTAGATTTTTTTATAAACTCTTTAGAATTTTTATTGAAATATATTTATCTATAATTTTTTATAAACTCTTTACGACTCCGTCCCAGATTAATTTATCCAAGTTGAAAAAGTTATATGTATTTTTATGGGACTTTTAAAAAAGTTGGATATTTTTATTTGGGACGGAGAAGTAGAATTTTTTTAATGAAATATATTTATCTATAATTTTTTATTCAAATATATCTATTTATAATTTTTTATTCAAATATATTTATCTATAATTTTTTATAAACTCTTTAGAATTTTTTTAATGAAATAGAATTTTTTATTGAAATATATTTCTGTATAAATTTTTTAAAAACTCTTTAGAATTTTTATTGAAATATATTTATTTACGACTCCGTCCCAGATTGACATATTATCCAAGTTGAAAAAGTTATATGTATTTTTATTTGACTTTTAAAAAAGTTGGATATTTCGCCTACTTTTTATTTGGGACGGAGAAGTACGGATTTTGAACTTACAATGTATTAATATTTATTTTGGAATAAAATATAAAAATTACTTGAAAATTTACAAGATTAAGTTTATTTAGATTTTATAGAAATATATTTAATTATCTTTCAGAAAAACTTACTCAATATTCTGTTCCAACAACCATCTAAACTCTTCATGTAAATTTAAAATTTTATCTCCAATATTTCTATCTTGGATAAAATTATTTCCAAAATTAATTACTTTAATTCTATATGACAAAGCCACATCTTCAATTTTAGGTTCAATATTAGTAATTAATATAGGAATTAATTTTGTATAAAAAACACTTTTTTCTTCATACATTTCTCTTTGATAAAAAGCATCTCTTGATAATAGTTTTTTAATTTTTGAAGGATTAAATTCATCACACTCATTAATAAATCCGAAAAATTTATCTTTATTATTAAATAATTCAGTAAAATCTTTTTCATTGTCTTCTTCTAAATTCTTTTCTTCTTGTAAAATATAACTCGACAAAACACAAGAATCTTTTTCAAAAGTTTTTAAAAACAGTTTTGATAATGTACTTTTTCCTGATCCACCTACCCAAATTCTCATTTTTTTATCTTGATTATTACCGAAAACATAAGATGCTGAATCTTTAAGAAAAGAATCTACATTTTCTCCGAATAAAGAAGTAAGATACTCCATTAACACCTTAACATTTGAATTATCATAGGAAAGATTTGAAGACATTTTTAGTTTTATTATTTATTTTTTTTTAATTCAATTATTATATGAAATTAAATCATATTGCTCTGTCCCAGATTAAAAGTATGCGAACTACATATAACTTTTTAAATATGTTCTTTTTTGAGATTATATTTGGGTCAGTGTTGTACTTTATTTCATATAAATCGATTATTTATTTTTTAGATTTATTAATATAAAAATAATTTTATATATTAATGTTTAAGTTATGATTTATACTAATTTTTAAATTGATTTATCTGAAACTGAGTACTACTCTGTCCCAAATAAAAATACATATAACTTTTTCAAGTTGGATAAATTAATCTGGGACGGAGTAGTAGTAATTTATTTAAAAATACGATAATTAATTTTATATACCAGATTTATATGAAATCGACTACTTCTCCGTCCCAAATTAATTTATCCAACTTAAAAAAATTATATCGTATTTTTATATGACTTTAAAAAAAAATGTTCTTTTTTATCTGGGACGGAGAAGTAGGGTTTTTGTAGTAGTATAAATATTAATTAATATATTGTTTTAATAACCATTTAAACTCTTTATGTAAATTTAAAATTTTATCTTCATTAAAAACATTTTCAAAATAAATTATTTTAGTCATTCTTTGTATTATGCAATCTTTAAATTGTTCATCTGTATCAGTTATTATTATAAAAGTTATCTCTGTATTGAAATTAGTTGATTCGTGAAATATTTTTCTCTCAAAAAAATATTGTCTATGAAACAGTTTTTTAATATTTCCACTTTTAATTTTATCATTTTTAATTATAAATCCGAAAAATTTATCTTTATAAGAAAATAAATCATTAAAAAGAGAATTTATAGGACAATCTAATATATAGTTTGATAAAACACAAGAATCTTTTTAAAAATAATTTTAATAATAAATTTTTTCCCGAATTTTCAGATCCTACCCATATCTTTATTTCTTTATCTTGATTATTACCAAAAACATAAGAAGCAGAATCCTTAAGAAAAGAATCAAAATTTTCACCTAGAATATTTTTAAGATACTCAATTAATTCTTTAACATTTGAATCATCATAAGAAAGTTTTAAGGACATTTTTAAAAAACCAGATTTAATTTTTTTTTAATTCAATTTTTAATCAAATTTTTAAAATGTTCTTTTTTATATGGGAAGGAGTATTACTAGTTAAGTTTAAATAAATGAAGAACCAAGAAAATGGAGCCATTCGGTTCTCGGAAACCTAAAGGTTCCTTTGGCATTTCAAAAAATAAGGAACCACATTGGTGGAACTGTTCCGGTGTACACTGTGCCTTATTTTTTACTTATAAGATAATATACGACTCCTTCCCAGATAGTAAAAAAAAAAAAGAACATTTTTATCTAGGACAGAGAAGTAAATTTTTAAGTTAGATTTTAAAAGTTTCAAAAAACCTAAAAATTTACTACTTCACCATCCCAAATGTAGGCTCAAAAAAGAACAATTTTTTTTAAAGTCATATAAAAATATATAATACTTCTCCGTCCCAAATAAAAAAGAACATTTTTTTCATTAATCGCTTAAATATAAATATAATTTTTTTAAGTTGGATAAATTAATCTGGGACGGAGTAGTACTCTGTTTCATATCAATGACGAACCACCCGGTTTGCGGCAACCTAAAGCTTCCTTTGGTAATTCATTTTTAGATCTGACATATAAAAATATTTTAATTCACTAATTTTATATATTGTTATTTAAGTTGTTATTAAATATTTATACTAATTTACTCATATAAATATGTATGTGCGCCCTGGTGTACACGGGAACCATATGGCGGGAATGTTCTTTTTTTTTGAATTAGTGAAGGAACAAACCATTCGGTTCGTCATTTATCTGAAACGTAGTAGTATAAATTTTTTAATGTGTCAGATAATATTTTTTTTTTTAAGTATCTGGGACGGAGTATTATAGTTTTTAAAGATAAAAAAAAGTTTAGAGTTAATTCTTTTGATTGAAATTTTATCTTTAAAAAAATTAAATTTACAATAAAACTTTTTTTATATTTATAAAATGGCAAGTATAAAAAGTTTTTCTACACATAAAACTAAGTCTTATTCTGAATACACTGAAAAAGATATTATTTTATATTTAAATAAAAAAAAACGTGTCATTCCTTTAAATATTTTTCAAACTTGGAAAACTAAAGAATTACCTACTTATATGAAAATTAATGTAGATTTATTAAAAAAAAATAATCCTAAATTTAAGTATTTCTTATATGATGATGAAGAATGTGAGACTTTTATTAAAAATAATTTTAATCAAGATGTTTATGAAGCCTTTCAAAATTTAATTCCTGGGGCTTATAAGGCAGATCTATGGAGATATTGTATTTTATATACTTATGGCGGTATTTATTTAGATATTAAAATGCAATCTATAGATAATTTTGAATTAATAAATTTAGTTTATGATGAACATTTTGTTTTAGATAGAAAAGGGTTTTGGAAGGAAAATTGTTTTGGTGTATATAATGCATTTATTGTATCTAAACCTAAAAATTCATTACTTTTATCTTGTATTGAAGAGATTGTAAAAAATGTTAAAAATAAAAATTATACATTTAGTCCTTTATATGTTTCTGGACCTGGAATGTTAGGTGAATTATACCATAAATTTTATTCAAATAAAAATAATTTAGATTTAGAAAACAGAAATAATTTAGAAATTTTTTATAAAAAAATTAAAATTTTTTGTCACTATAAAGAATATAGATTAGAACAAAAAGAAACTAAAAATTATATAGGATATCATAAATTATGGCAACTTAAAAAAATATATAAAAATTCTGAAGAAATATTTAAGAATTTAAAATATAGTAATCCAAAAATTATTAAAAATTTTGAAGGTTTAATTAATCCAGAAGAAGAAATTAAAAAAAAATTTGAAGAATCTGAAGAAAAAGTACCTTTAAATATTTGGCAAACTTGGAAGGATAAAAATATGCATATTGATATGCTTAATAATATTAATAATTTAAAAGAATCTAATCCAGAATTTAAATATTATATTTTTGACGATCAAGAATGTTTAGAATTTATTAAAGAACATTATAAAGAAGATGTTGTTGATGCTTTCATAACTTTAGTTCCTGGTGCTTATAAAGCAGATTTATGGAGATATTGTGTTTTATATATTTATGGAGGTATTTATTTAGATGTTAAATTTAAATGTTTGGATGGATTTAAGCTTTTAAATTTAATAGAAGATGATCACTATTGTTTAGATTTAATAAATAATGGGTTTCATAAAGATGAACAAGAATGTATATTTAATGGCATTATGATAAATAAACCAAGAAATAAACTATTAATTAATGCGATTTATAGAATTGTTGAAAATGTAAAAAATAAATTTTATGGATTAAATTGGTTAGAAATTACAGGGCCTAATTTATTAGGAAAAATTTTTAATGAAACTTTTTTTAGGGATAATGAAAAGTATGTATTTTATGGTAATAATTCTCAAGAAATTATTGAAAAATCAAAAATAGATATTTTTTTTGATGATACTCCACCTGTAAAATTTGTCTTTTTATATAAAGGACAGAAAATTTTAGGACAATATGAAACTTATAGACAAAATTTATCTGATGTTTCATATATAAGTTATGCTAAACATTGGGAAAATAAGACTGTTTATTTAGGCGATAAAATAGAAATTCCATTAAAAATTTGGCAAACATGGAATACTAAAGATTTACCTTATTATATGAAGAAAAATACAGAACAATTAATTTCAGAAAATCCTGAATTTGAATATAATTTATTTGATGATGAAGATTGTGCACAATTTATTAAAAATAATTTTGAAATTAATATTTATAATTTATTTAATAATTTAATTCCAGGAGCTTTCAAGGCTGATTTATGGAGATATTGTATTCTTTATATTTATGGTGGTATTTATTTAGATATAAAATATAAATCTATAGCTGGTTTTAAACTAATAAATTTAACAAAAGAAGAACATTATGTTTATGATAGACAAGATCATTTTGAAAAAGGTTGTCTTGGCATTCATCAATCATTTTTGGTTTGTGCTAAAAAAAATCCATTAATGTTAAGATGTATTAAACAAATATTAATAAATTATCAAAAAAATTTTTATGGATATTCCCCTTTAGAAGTTTCAGGACCAGGTTTGATAGGTAGACTTTATCATTCTAGTTATTGTGATAATAGTAAAATAGATATTATTAATAAAGATTCTATTTTTTTATCATATAAAGGAAAAGAAATTTTTACTTATTATAAAGAATATAGAAATGAACAGAGTTCAGTAAAAAATTATAAAAGTTATGAACAATTATGGAAAGAAAAAAACATTTATGAATTTTTTCTAAAAGATAAATTTAGTAAAATTAATTTTTTATTCTTTAAAAACAAAAAAATTTTATATATTACAGATGGAAATGAATTTAATGATAAAAAAATTATTGAATATTTTGATGATGTAATAATAGTTATTCCTGATTTTAATTATGTAGATACAAATAATTTAATGTTAGAAAATTTAGATTTAATTATAGATAATAGTAATAACAATAAAATGGAAAATTTTAATATTTATTTTGAAAAATTAAATTTTGAAGGATTATATATAACTGATGGTAATATTTTATTAAATGATGTCAAAAATGTAAATTTTTATGAAAACTTTACTTATGTAATTAAAATTTAAAAAGTTTCAAAAAACACTAATAGTCCATTTCAGATCAATAGGTACTAGTCCAGTTAATATTATTATGTGACAGGGAATTATTGAATCAGATCTTTTTCTTCAGTTTTTAGAGCATATAAAATTTTGAGTACGACTCCGTCCCAGATAAATTTATCCAACTTTAAAAAATTATATGTATATTTATATGACTTTTTAAAAAATTGTTCTTTTTTGAGCCTACATTTGGGACGAAGTTGTAAAAAGTTTATTCGTGAGTTAATAATTTTTTTGAAAACCCTGATATATTATAGGGCTTCGGCTCTTTCTATCAAAAGGATTCTCCTAAACTGAATTAGTATTTATTTATTCATAAAAATAAATATTTTTATAAATAAATAAATACTAAAATATTTTTTCTTCTAAAAGTTTATAAATTATTTACTAAAATATTTTTTCTTTTAAAAGTTTATAAATAATTTACTAAAATATTTTTTTCTTCTAAAAGTTTATGAATAATTTACTAAAATATTTTTCTTCTAAAAGTTTATAAATTATTTACTACTCCGTTTCAAATGAATCTGTGATTCATTTTTTCATCACTTATTTATTTAAATAAAAATATTTTTATTTAAGCTTTGATTAAATACTTAAACTAATTTATTCATATAAAAATTTATTTTTTGAATCAGACATTTATCTGAAACGGAGTAGTACTCCGTCCCAGATAAATTTATCCAAGTTTAAAAAGTTATATTTATATTTATATGACTTTTAAAAAAATTTTTCTTTTTTATTTGGGACGGAGAAGTAGTAATAAAATATATTTTCTTCTAAAATTTTATAAATTATTTACTCAAATATTATTTCTTCTAAAAGTTTATAAATTATTTACTAAAATATTTTTTTTTTAAAGTTTACGATTCCGTCCCAGATTAATTTATCCAATCTGTCAAAAAATTTATATGTATTTTTATATGACTTTTAAAAAAGTTGGATACTTTTGAGCCTACATTTGTGACGAAGAAGTATAAATAATTTACTAAAAAATATTTTCTTCTAAAAGTTTATAAATTATTTACTGAAATATTTTTTCTTCTAAAAGTTTATAAATTATTAACTACTACTCCGTTTCAAATAAATTGGTGATTCAAAAAATATATATTTATATGGATGAATACGTATAAGTATTAAATGTAAGCTTAAATATTAATACATAAAATTATTGAATAATAAAATTTTTATATGAATAAATGAGTGATTTAAAAAATAAATATTTATATGAATATATAAGTTAATGCATAAAATCCTTACTCATAAGTTAATATATAAAAATAGTTAATTAAAATAATTTTATATGAATAAATGAGTGAAGTAAAAATGAATTACCGATTGATCTGAAACGGAGTAGTACTGAAATATTTTTTCTTCTAAAAGTTTATAAATTATTTACTAAAATATTTTTTCTTCTAAAAGTTTATAAATTATTTACTTCTCCGTCCCAAATGTAGGATCAAAAAAGAACAATTTTTTTAAAGTCATATAAATATACATATAACTTTTTTTGACAGATTGGATAAATTAATCTGGGACGGAGTCATACTGAAATATTTTTTCTTCCAAAAATTTTATGTATAGAGCAAAAAACATATTCCACCATCACTCCGACTATATGAAATTGTCTAAATTTTTATTTACATATAAATTGACCTATATATATATTTTAACACACCAGAATAACTATATTTAATTATAATAGAAAAAATTTTATTGTTAATTAAAAAAAATAATAATTTTTCTATTATTATTAAAAATGTATAAAAATGTAAGTTCATCTGATGATACATCATCAGATTCTTCTGGTTCAGATTTTTCTAATTCAGATTCTTCTACTTCAGAAAATAATAATCCTTTGTCTTTAAACAAATCAGAATATAAATTTATTGATTCGAATTTAATTGATATTTATACTATACCTGATAATAGTTGTTATTATCATTCTATTTTATATGCTTTAATAAATACTTATAGAGATAAACAAAAAATTAAAATTTATTCGGAAAATAATAATTTAAAAATTGCAAGACAACAATTTTGTGACAATTTTAGAAGATCAATTATTAATTATTTATTGACTGATAATCCTGAAGAAGACTTAATATTAAAAATTAAGTTTAAGTCTCTTGAACATTTAGTTAATAAATATTCTCGCTCAAATGAATATGAATATAATCAGTTTAATAATAATAAAGTTTTTGAAATTTTTAAAAATGTCTATATTGATAATAATTTTTACAAAGTTTTTATTGAAGAATGTATTTATATAAACTCAGATTCTATTGCAACAATAATTACTCAAAAAAATATAAATAAAATTCTTTCAGAAAATTATATTACAATAATATCATATAGAAATAAAAATGAAGAGATTAAAATTAATTTAACAATAGAAAATGTTCATCTTTTATTAAACAAAATTAAAAAAAAATTATTAAATATTTTTACTTTTAATGAATATAAAAATATATTTATTAAATGTTTAAATTCTATATTTGAAAATAAAAATCTAAAAGAATTTTACCTTTCAATTAATTTCAAACGAGAAAATTTACTTCTCAATTCTTTATTTGATTTGTTAAAAAAAATAACTTCTAAAATTAAATTTATTTTATGTGATAAAAATTCAATGAGTTATAAGAGATTCGCTAACCATAAAATACAAGAATTAATTGAAAAAGTTGAAAGTAAATTTAGTATTGCTGAAAAAAATTTAGAAGTAAAAAAATTTTTCTTAAATGCTATATTTATTGAAACAAAATTAAATTTTACAGAAAAAGAATATGAAGATCTTTTAAATATTGATCCCAGAAAAGATTTTGATATAGATTCAGATAATATAATAATGAAATTACCATTATCTTTAAATTATTTTAAGCTTTATAATTATAATATGATAGAAAAAAGCACAATAACTCTTAATGATGAAGGTGTTTTTACATTAAGTATTGATAATTTAGTTAATATAATGTTACCAAAAATAACTGAAAATAGGATTTATAGACAAGATGCAGGTTATGATGATTTTGTACCATTGATGGGAGAAATATTAAATATAAATATTCATATTTTTCATTACAATTATCACACAAATAAACTAGAATTAATTAGAAATGCAACACACATAAGAGATAAAAATTTACTTAATATTTTAATTTTGCATAAAAATGGAAATCATTTTGAAACAATAGGTATTTTATTAGAAAATAATGAATATCAAACAGTTTTTGAAACAAATGATCCGTTGATTCAAGAATTAGTATATACTTAATCCCAATAAATTTTTAAGTCCAAGAAATCTTTAGGTTCTAACACAATATGTCAAATTTTAAAAAAATTTATATTTATCTGAATTAAATTTTGATACTAGTCTCTATAGTCGGAGTAATTGTGCCATATCTTTTTGTTCATGGATATAAAATTTAAGTACAATCTTTAACATAAATTTACATATAATAAATATTTTTTTGAAAAAAATTATATCAATGAATAATAAATTTTCAAAAATAATTTTTTTAATTAATTCTAAATATACCATATTTACAGATATTTTAACAACTGAATCTATTTATCGTGTCTTAATTATTTATATATTTAATTTTTTGAGTTCGAATTGTTTTAGAAAAATGGCAACAAGATATCATATTTTTCATGAAAATTATGAATATTATGTAGAGAAACTAAATCTACTTTGTAGAAGATTTATTAATCAAGAGTTAAATAATACTGGTCCAGTTACATGAGGATCTTTGTGATAGCGGGAAAGTAGTTCTGTTCCCCACACTAATTTATATGACTTTTATCAGATTAAAATTTTAAACTCTTTTTTAAAATTTTTTATTTTTTCTAATTACTAAAAATGGGAGCTAACACAAGTACTACAATTACATCAAATAACCCGGTTTCTACAAATCCTAATGCGCCTGATATTAGAAAATTAATTTATTCATTTCCAAAAATTACTTTGGAAGGTACAAATTTAAATTTAACAAGAGAAATTAGTTTAACTCCTGTAACTTTTACAGGTGAAAGATCTTATTTTCCGTTACAAAGTACTGATTGGGAAATTATAAATGAAAAACCATTAATTTCATTTGATCAATATACTTATCCTTATATTGAAGTAATCATTCCAAATTCTATGTCAAAAACATTTTCAGGACAAATGATGACATTAGCCTTAAAATACTTAGATTCAGATGGAACTGAAAAATATACAGATGTTTATCCAGGGACAAATCTTGTTTTTCAATTACCTTAAAATATCAAATAAAAATTACTCTAAATAAACGTTTTCAATAATTGAATTTATTTTATAAATCTTTATAAAATAAAAAATGTTTTCAGATATCAAAGGAAATGATATTGATAGAGATTTTAATAAAATTATGATAGTAATTAAAAAATATAAAAAAGATATAGAAAGAATGCTAAAAATACAAAACAAAGTACATCTTCATAGTTTTATTAGATATTATGAAGATGCATTATATTTTCCTTTAAATATTTTAGCATTTGAAGAACATTGGGATTTGATTTTAATTAAATTAATAGAAGAGTTAAGATTAAATGTATATGGATGTCCAGTTTATGATTATGATGTTGATAAACACGGAAATGAAGGATTATTACAACTAACTTTTAAATTAAAAGATTGATATTACTCTGTTTCATATTAGTGTGGGACAGGGACTAATCGGTGATTCAAAAAATAAATTGATTAATAAAATTATTCAACTAAAAAAATTTAAGAATTATGTGAATAAAAAACGAATTACCGATTGATCTGAAACTTACTAGTAAAGAATAATTTTCAATGTCTCAATAAATTATGAATTAAAAATACCTTATAAAAATATATTGTTCTAGAGAAATTATATTTAATAACTTAATTATTAAATATCATACAACTGAAACTAAAATATAATACTCCGTTTCATATAGTGTGATCAATCTGTGTATATAAAATTATTTTTATTCAGCAAAATTAATATTTATACGTTATATTAATTTTTTGAATTTCCTATTTAATAAGGTTTCGGATTCTCCTATCCTCTTAAAACGGAGTATTATTTATTATTTGTCAAATTATTCTAATTTCTCTAAAATAAATTCTAGAATATTTAAAATATTTTCTTTTTTAATTTTATAAATATAAGTATTACCACCACCTTCAATTCTTACATTATTTATCATATTGTATTCCAAACAAGTTTTTTTAACAGACAAATCATCATCTCTTCCATATGGTTCATTAATTATGTAAATTCGTTTGCTGAATGTGTCGAATTTTTTATAAGATATATTAGTTCAATAATAATATTTTTATCAAAATTTTTATATTGAAGATAAATTACTTCTTTATTATCATATTCCGAATAAAATGTGGTTCATTATAATATTTAATTTTATTAATATATTTAATTGCATATTTTGATTTTAATTTTAATTCTTCATTAGTTTCTTCTAACAATTTCTCTAATACTGTTTTTTTGTTTTAACATATCAATTGTATTCATTTTATTATTTATTATTTATTTTTTTTATTCAATTTTCATACAGAAATATATTTTTACAATTAAATATATTTTTTTCAAAACCTGACATATTGTGGGATCATCCTGAAACTGAGTAGTATTTATTCTTAAAATTTTATTCAATTTTATCTATTTCATATTTATCAATAAAAGTTTTATCAAAATATTCATCAGCTTTCATATTAGGTAAATTATTTAAATATTCCGATTCTTCTTCTGAAATTAAACTAATAATTCCATTTTCTTCAAATTCTGAAATGTTAATTTTGCTTAATTTTGTATTAATTAAATTTTTGTATCCCTTGTCTGAAAATAATTCGATTTCGTCAGATTCATAAATTTTTACATAAACAATATTATTTAAAGAATTAAAATATTTATCAAGTAAATAAATACAAGCTTGGCCCTGTTGTGTATTAAAACTAGCAGATTTAATACCTTTTAACTTACATAATTTTTTAATGAAAATAAAAGAATTAATGTCTTTTGAATATACATGTTTATTTTTTAAAAGCTCAGATAATGGAATACCTAGAAGCATTTTTACTGTATTTCCATCAATAACTTCAATAATTTTACCTTTTACTTTTAAATTATTAAATGTAAAATATTCCATATTTTTGATTTCTTCATCTGGAATATCTTTAACATCTAATGTTTTTGGAATAAACACATTTTGGTTGCATTTATATGGAGCAGCTTTTTTTTTATCTACAAAAATAGAGTTTTCTGAATCAGAATCTTCTGTTTTGATTCTATTCATTTTTGGTATTAATTCTTCAGAATCTGAATCATCTGATTTTTTTGAAGTAGAAGATTCAGAAGAAGGACTAATTGTTTTTTTATTACTTTTTTTTAATTCAATTTTAGTTAATTCATTTTTTTCTAAAAAATTGTTAGTTAAAAATGTCTCAATTTCATCAGATTCTCCACAAATATAATTATTATTAATTTCATAATATTCAAATTTAGGATTGTCTAATTTCACAATTTTTCTATTTGATTTAATATTAATAAAATTCAATTCATCCGAAAAAATTAAATCTTTACCAGTATTTGCTGTATACTTTTGTGACATTTTAAAAATAAAAATTTTTTTTTTTAATTTCATTTTTTTAGAAAAATACAATCAAAATATTTTTAAATACTAGTTCAAATACTCAAGAAAAATTTCTGGACAGTTCAACAAAATATTATCTGATAGAGGTATCTGATAGGGCTGTTAATACTAATTTATTAAAGTGAAAAATAATTTATAAACTTTCAGAAGAAAAAAAATATTTCAGTAAATAATTTATAAACTTTTAGAAGAAAAAATATTTAAGTAAATAATTTATAAACTTTTAGAAGAAAATATATTTTATTAAATTATTTATAAACTTTTAGAATAAAATATATTTAAGTAAATAATTTATAAACTTTTAGAAGAAAATATATTTTATTAAATTATTTATAAACTTTTAGAAGAAAAAATATTTAAGTAAATAATTTATAAACTTTTAGAATAAAATATATTTCAGAAGAGAAAAATATTTCAGTAAATAATTTATAAACTTTTAAAAGAAAATATATTTCAGAATAAAATATATTTTAGTACTACTCCGTTTCAGATAAATTGGTAATTCAAAAAATAAATATTTATATGAGTAAATTAGTATAAATATTTAATAACAACTTAAGTAACAATATATAAAATTAGTGAATTAAAATAATTTTATATGTATATTTGGGTAATCTAAAAATGAATTACCGATTGATTTGAAACGGAGTAGTAAATAATTTATACAACTCAGTCCCAGATAAAAAAAGAACATTTTTTTATAAAATCATATAAAAATATATATAAATTTTTTAAGTTTGATAAATTAATCTGGGACGGAGTTATAAACTTTTAGAATAATAAATATTTTAGTAAATAATTTATAAAATTTTAGAAAAAAATATATTTCAGTAAATAATTTATAAACTTTTAGAATAAAATATATTTCAGTAAATAATTTATAAAATTTTAGAAAAAAAAATATTTCAGTAAATTATTTATAAACTTTTAGAATAAAATATATTTCAGTAAATAATTTATAAAATTTTAGAAAAAAATATATTTCAGTAAATAATTTATAAACTTTTAGAAGAGAAAATATTTTGGTAAATAATCTTTTTTAATATAATATTATTGAACCTTCATTAACTTTGATTTCTGTTTTGAAAAAGGTTTCCATTGTTTCTTTTATTTCATATTGAATTTCAAATTGATCTTCATCTTCTTGAAGTTTTTTTAATCCAATAGCTATAGATCCAGTATCACCTGAATTAAAAGATACATATCCTAATGCAAATTCTGATTGTTTATCAAATAATTTTTCGATGAGATTTCCCAATATCCCATAATATCCAGAATAGACATTTCTTGAATTATCAGAAATGGAAAATGTAGTTAAAAAAACATCTTGATAAACTACGTCTATGGTTTCATGATCTCGATTTTTCGTGGCTCCATTTTTTAAAAATATTTCTGTTATTTTTTTTAATAATTGTTGTTCCGAATATGTGTTTTTTATTTTTAGATTTTTTAGATCAACCATAATTTTTAGACATGTTTTTAAAAAATTGTTTTCTTCTATAAATTCATCAAACCCATTATTTAATTCTTCTAAAAGTTTAGGCTCTTTAAAATCTTCAAGAATAATTTCTTTAAATTTATATAAAGATTTATTATTTTTTATATCTTCTATTAATTGTATACTTTCTTCTGTTTCAAACCCTTTTAAAAATTCTAAAACTTCTTTTTTTATGTAAAAAACCATAAAAATAAATATCTAAAGGCTTTCTGTGTAAACTCTACAAAGCTTATAAACTTTTTCAAAATCTTCGATAGAATTAATTTCTGAAGTTTGTTTAAAATTTTTGAATTCTGAAGGTAATTTAGATGATTCACCTGATGAAAATGTTTCAAATACATCCCCATTTCTTAACCAACAGGGAACTTTGTAGAGTTTCATTTTTAATAACAAGATAAAAAAATATTTTTAAAATATACCATTCAACCTTTAGATTCTTTCTATCATATAGATCTTTTTTTCGAAACCGAATTCTTATTCATCCGGCTCATCTTGAACTTAATTAGTAAAAAGGATATGAAGAAAAATGAAAAAATATTTGATAAAAAAATAATATGAAAATTTAAGTGTAAAAAATCATTTTAAAAATTTGTTGAATACTTAATCAAAAACGTATTTTTAAATGATTTTTTACACTTAAATTTTCACTTAATATTTTTCATTATTTTTAAAACTTTTTGAAAAATAAAAAATAAAATTTACATATACTATCACTCAAAATACGAAACACAATATATTTAAGTGTAATTTTTAAATCTAATCTATAAATTATATATTAAAATTACGTATAATTCATTTTTTCAATTACTTATTAAGCACTATTAAATTTTTTTTTTTAAGCAGATATTTTTCTGGATCCCAAGAAATTGATTTAATATGTCCATATTCATGTTCAATTTTATATCCTTCTTTACTTAATATATCAAAAATCATGTCAGAAATTACATCACTACAAATTTTATTATCTTCTAAAATATCTGAATCATATCCACATTGACAATTATCGTCAATAAGTTCAGAACCGTCAGTTATTTCATAGAGACCATCTTTTGCAGCTTCTTCCATTCTTTGAAAAATAGATTTTAGAGTTGAATCTATTAATTCACGATGTTTTAATTTTTCATTTTTGATTCTTTTTTTTTTTTCAATATTTTTTTTTAAAATAGCATTCTCAGTAATATCTCTTAGATCACTAATATTAGTACTAATACATTTCAAATAAATTGTTGATTCAAGAAAAAATATTTATTTGAAATGTATTAGTAAAAAATTATGTATTTAAAAATTAGATTCCGGTATATAATTTTATTAGGAATTTAATAAATTTGAAAAATAAAATTATTTTTTAGTTTTATAAAAATGTGTAAAAATTTATTAAAAATAGCTGAAGAAGCATGGTTATTAGAATATTTAGAATTTGTTAAAGATACTTCTGAAAAAATTAGATGGAGATATGATGAAATTTGTAAAAATAAAAATATAACTTGGGATATTGTTTTAAAAATAGATTTCCCTTGGGATTTTAGAGTTTTAACAGGAAATAAAAATATAACATGGGAAATAATAAAGAATAATCCGGATAAACCTTGGGATTATAAATTTATTATATATAGAGATGATATAACATGGGAAATAATAAAGAACAATCCGGATAAACCTTGGGATTATGAATTTATACTTAAACATAAAAAAATAACATATAAAATTTTTAAAGAAAATCCTGAAATATTTGGTATTGAGAAAGATGAGTATGAAATGATAGAAGAAAATTGTAAAGCTTATATGAGAAAGGTATCTTGGAGAAGAAGTAATTGGATTGAGGCTAATCCTTTTATCGATGAAAAAGAAATTGAAGATTTTGATTATTTTTTAAAGCCTATTTGTATTTACGATGAAGTAATGAACTATAATATATCTTTAAATTTTGTAAATAAAAATCCTCAAATAAAATGGGATGTTAATCAAATTTCTCGTAATAAATATTTAACAAGGGAAATAATTAAAAAAAGTAAAGTAAAATTTAATTATTTAGGTTTATATTATTTAAGTAAAAATGAATTAAAATATGAAAAGATTAAATTCATTAAAAAATTTTTTTATGAAAATGTACTTAAAAATTTAGAAGCTAAATAACTTAATAGTCAGTTTCATTTTTTATTTTCTCAACTTTTTTCAAAATCAATCAAAAAAAAATTTACTATTCATTTTTACTTAAATAATATAAACCTAAATAAATAAGTTCTTGAAAAATAATATTTCATATTACTCCGTTTCAAAAGAATCCTCACGGATTCCCTAGAAAATAAAAAATTCAAAAAATAAAAAAAATTTATTACGACAATTTAGTAAATTTTTTATATTTTTTTAATAACTACTACTAGTCCAGTTCAGATAAATTGGGCCAGATCTTTTTCTTCACTTTTTTAACCATATAAATTTTTAATTAAAAAGCTTATTCTTAAGTAATATTTTATATGTATTTTAAACAAGTCTACTTACTACTCCGTTTCAAATAAATCGGTGTTTTAAAAAATAAATATTTATATGAATATATAAGTTAATATATTAAATCCTTACTTATAATTTAATATATAAAATTAGTGAATTATAATAATTTTATATGAATAATTGAGTGAACTAAAAATGAATCACCGATTGATCTGAAACGGAGTAGTATATTTAAATATAAATAAATTTTTTCTCAAAACCCAATTTATTTGAACTGGACTAGTACTCCGTTTCAAATAAATCGGTGATTCAAAAAATAAAGAACCACTTGGTTCCCGTGTGCACCAGGGCGCACATAAATATTTATATGAATATATAAGTTAATGTATTAAATTCTTACTTATAAGTTAATATATAAAATTAGTGAATTAAAATAATTTTATATAAATAATTGAGTGAAGTAAAAAAAAATGAATTACCGAAGGAACCTTCAGGTTCCCGCGAACCGTTCGGTTCTTCATTGATCTGAAACGGAGTAGTAAATATATTTTTATAATACAACTCTGTAGCAAATAAAAAAAGAACATTTTTAAAAAGTTATATGTATTTTTAAGTTTATTTAAAAAAGTAGGATACATTTATTTGTGACGGAGTACTACTCCGTTTCATATTGTCGGTCTAATTTGTGATTTATTTATTATAATTATTATAATTTTTATAGACTCTTCTAAATTCTTATAACGAAATATATTTTTCTAAAATTTTTATAGACTCTTCTAAATTCTTATAACCAAATATATTTCTCTAGATTTTTTATAGACTCTTCTAAATTTTTATAACCAAATATATATATCTAGAATTTTTATAGACTTTTCTAAATTTTTATAAAGTCTTTTAAATTTTTATAGACTCTTCTAAATTCTTATAACTAAATATATTTCTCTAGAATTTTTATAGGCTCTTCTAAATTTTTATAACCAAATATATTTCTCTAGAATTTTTATAGACTCTTCTAAATTCTTATAACCAAATATATTTCTTTAGAATTTTTATAGGCTCTTCTAAATTTTAATAACCAAATATATTTCTCTAGAATTTTTATAGACTCTTCTAAATTCTTATAACTAAATATATTTCTCTAGAATTTTTATAGGCTCTTCTAAATTTTTATACCCAAATATATTTCTCTAGAATTTTTATAGGCTCTTCTAAATTTTTATACCCAAATATATTTCTCTAGAATTTTTATAGACTCTTCTAAATTTTATACCCAAATATATTTCTCTATAATTTTTATAGACTCTTCTAAATTTTTATAACTAAATATATTTCTCTAGAATTTTTATAGACTCTTTTAAATTTTTATAATTAAATATATTTATCTAGAATTTTTATAGACTCTTCTAAATTTTTATAAAGTCTTCTAAATTTATCCAACCAAATATATTTTTCTATAATTTTTATAGACTCTTCTAAATTTTTATAACAAAATATATTTATCTAGAATTTTTATACTACTCCTTCCCAGATTAATTTATCCAACCAAATATATTTTTCTATAATTTTTATAGATTCTTCTAAATTTTTATAAAAAAATATTTTTCTCTATAATTTTTATAGATTTTTCTAAATTTTTATAACAAAATATATTTCTCTAGAATTTTTGTAGACTCTTCTAAATTCTTATAACCAAATATATTTTTCTAAAATTTTTATATACTCTTCTAAATTTTTATAACCAAATATATTTCTCTAGAATTTTTATAGACTTTTCTAAATTTTTATAACCAAATATATTTCTCTAGAATTTTTGTAGACTCTTCTAAATTCTTATAACCAAATATATTTCTCTAGAATTTTTGTAGACTCTTCTAAATTTTTATAACCAAATATATTTATCTAGATTTTTTATAGACTCTTCTAAATTTTTATAACCAAAATATATTTCTCTAGAATTTTTATAGATTCTTCTAAATTTTTATAACAAAATATATTTCTCTAGAATTTTTATAGACTTTTCTAAATTTTTATAACCAAATATATTTATCTAGAATTTTTATAGACTCTTCTAAATTTTTATAACAAAATATATTTCTTTAAATTTTTATAAACTCTTTTAAATTTTTATAACCAAATATATTTCTCTAGAATTTTTATAGACTTTTCTAAATTTTTATAACCAAATATATTTCTTTAAATTTTTATAAACTCTTTTAAATTTTTATAACCAAATATATTTCTCTATAATTTTTATAGATTCTTCTAAATTCTTATAACTAAATATATTTCTCTAGAATTTTTATAAAGTCTTCTAAATTTTTATAACCAAATATATTTATCTAGAATTTTTATAGACTCTTCTAAATTTTTATAACTAAATATATTTCTCTAGAATTTTTATAACCAAATATATTTCTCTAGAATTTTTATAGACTCTTTTAAATTTTTATAATCAAATATATTTCTCTAAATTTTTATAAAGTCTTTTAAATTTTTATAATCAAATATATTTCTCTAAATTTTTATAAAGTCTTTTAAATTTTTATAATCAAATATATTTCTCTAAATTTTTATAAAGTCTTCTACATTTTTATAACCAAATATATTTCTTTAAAATTTTTATAAAGTCTTCTAAATTTTTATAACTAAATATATTTCTTTAAATTTTTATAAACTCTTTTAAATTTTTATAACCAAATATATTTCTCTATAATTTTTATAGATTCTTCTAAATTCTTATAACTAAATATATTTCTCTAGAATTTTTATAAAGTCTTCTAAATTTTTATAGATTCTTCTAAATTCTTATAAAAAAATATATTTCTCTAGAATTTTTATAGACTCTTTTAATTTTTTATAACCAAATATATTTCTCTAGAATTTTTATAGACTCTTCTAAATTTTTATAATTAAATATATTTCTCTAGATTTTTTATAGACCCTTCTAAATTTTTATAACCAAATATATTTCTTTAAAATTTTTATAGACTCTTTTAAATTTTTATAACCAAATATATTTCTTCTAAATTTTTATAGACTCTTCTAAATTTTTATAACCAAATATATTTCTCTAGAATTTTTATACTACTCCTTCCCATATTAATTTATCCAACCAAATATATTTATCTAGAATTTTTATAGACTTTTCTAAATTTTTATTCAACCAAATATATTTATCTAGAATTTTTATAGACTTTTCTAAATTTTTATAACCAAACATATTTCTCTAGAATTTTTATAAACTCTTCTAAATTTTTATAATAAAATATATTTCTCTAGAATTTTTATAGACTCTTCTACTACTCCGTTTCAGATCAATCGGTAATTCATTTTTACTTGACTCAATTATTCATATAAAATTATTTTAATTAACTAATTTTATATATTATCTTATAAGTAAAGATTTAATACATATTACGTCAAATTATCCATATAAAATTTTATTTTTTGAATTACCGATTTATCTGAAACGGAATAGTAGATTTTTATAATAAAATATATTTCTCTAGAATTTTTATAGACTCCTCTAAATTCTTATAAATAAATATATTTCTCTAGAATTTTTATAAAGTCTTCTAAATTTTTATGACTAAATATATTTCTCTAGAATTTTTATAGACTCTTCTAAATTTTTATAACCAAATATATTTCTCTAGAATTTTTATAGACTCTTCTAAATTTTTATAATAAAATATACTACTCCGTTTCATATCGTGTGACTAATCGGTGATTCATTTTTAGATCACACAAATATACATATAAAATTATTTTAATTCACTAATTTTATATATTTTTATTTAAGTTGTTATTAAAAATATATACTAGTCAAGTTCATATAGTCGGAGTAATTGGGCCAGATCTTTTTCTTCACTTTTAAAACAATATTAAATTTTAAGTAAAATATATATTATCAAGTGAGTATTTATATTACTTAAAAATATTTAAACATAAATTTAAATATACTTATTTATGTGCGCCCTGGTGCACACGGGAACAATATGGTGGGACTGTTCCTTATTTTTTGAAAACCCAATTTTATAGGAATCCTAAAGGATTCTCCTGAACTGGACTAGTACTAATTTAATCATATAAATATTTATTTTTTGAATTACAAATTTATCTGAAACGGAGTAGTACTAATTTACTCCTTATCAAATCAATTGAGTCAGTTAAGTTTTTTTATAAAAAATATTGTTTACGGATAATATTTTTTAATTCGGATTTTATAAAAAGTTAATCTTGTCTCAATTGATTTTTAATAACCAAATACTAGTCCAGTTCAAATAAATTGGGCCAGATCTTTTTCTTCACTTTTAAAACAATATTAAATTTTAAGTAAAACCTATATTTTTAAGTAAATATTTATATCACTTAAAAATATTTAAACATAAATTTACATATACTTATTTATGTGCGCCCTTGTGCACACGGGAACCAAATGGTTCCTTTTTTTTTGAAAACCCAATTTATCTGAACTGGACTAGTATTTTTTTTCTAGAATTTTTATAAAATGTGAGAGCACTTTAAAATGTCTTTAATATTTTTAAATTTTAGTATATTAATATTTTTACATTTCAAATTAGTGTGGGACAGAGACTAATCAGGAGAACATTCAGGCTCTCTGTGATTCAAAAAATAAGGAACAGTCCCAGCATTTTGTGCACACCAGGGCGCACATATATATTTATATGGATGAATTGATGTAATAGATATTAAATATAAGCTTAAATAATAATACATAAAAATTACTGAATAATAAAAATTTTATATGAATAATTGAGTGAAGTAAAAATGAATTACCGAAGGAACCTTCAGATAAAAAAGAACATTTTTTTTAAAACTCATATAAAAATAAATATAATTTTTTTAAGTTGGATAAATTAATCTGGGACGGAGTAGTAATATTTTTACATTTCAAAAATGAATTTAATTTTTTTTTTTAAATATATCTAAAATGGAAGAACTAAACATAGCTAAACAAATAAAAGTCTTTAAAAAAATTTGTGAATGTGGACAAAGAATAGGATATGTACAAAAAGAATATGAAGAATATTTGATCAATGAACAATCTAAAATTTTAGATTTAACTGATGATGATAGAAGAAATATTGAATTACAAGCTATTGATTATTTTTTTGGAAAAAGAATGTGTTGTAGAAATACTTTTTGGAACTCAAGGATGCCCTTTATTAAAGATTCAAATAGAGGTGCATTTAAAGACCTAGCTAATCTTTTAACAGAAAATACAATTTCTAAAACCATAACTATTAAAAATGGAGTAAAATTTATCCCCATTGTTGACCCACCTGAATTTCCAGATTATGTTCCTTTATTAAAAGTTGAACCAGAATTAGATTTTATTCCAAGAAGATGAACACTTACTGATCGAATTTCATATTTTGTCTTCTAGATTTTTTTCTTCAAAAAAATATTGATGCATTATCTACAAAGAAGCTAAATCTTCTTTTTTGGACTAGTATAGAATGAACTTACCATATTAAATTGTGAAAATTATATTTTTACAAATTTGAATTTTTTTTTTTTATTTTTACTTTAACTGAAATTTTAATATGATTAACGATGAAATTATAAATGTGGTTAATGAATATATTAGTAATAGCGGTGACATGTATCCAATGAAATTTCTTGAATCTAAAGATGATTTTTATAAGAGAATATATTTATTAATTCTTCATGAAAATTCTTTAAATATAAAATATAGTCTTTGTTCTGAAACACATGACGAAAAACAAAGATATAATTTTAACTATTGTGGACAATATGGTGGAAAAAGATGTACAGAATGTAACAAATTTTTTAACTCTTAAATCCAAAAAACTTTTTTTTATATTATACTAGTCCAGTTCAGGAGAATCCTTTAGGATTCCTATAAAATTGGGTTTTGAGAAAAATTTTATTTATATGTAAATATAAATATAAGTGTTTAAAAGACATACTACTTCGTTTCATATTAGTGTGGGACAGGGACTAATCGGTGTTTCAAAAAATAAGGAACAGTCCCGCCATTTTGTGCACACCAGGGCGCACATAAATATTTATATATATGTATAAGTTAATGTATTAAAACCTTACTTATAAGTTAATATATAAAATTAGTTAATTAAAAGTAAAAGTAGGCGACCTAATTTTATATGAATAATTGTGTGAAGTAAAAATGGATTACCGAAGGAACCAAGAAAATGGAGTAGTATAAAATATTACTTAAGGATAAGCTTTTTAACTAAAAATTTATATGGTTAAAAACTGAAAAAAAAGATCTGGCCCAACTTTGTCGGTGTATTTGAACTGGACTAGTATTAATATTTTTATTCAAGTTTAAATGAAATTATTTCTAATATTGAAGTATTATATAAATTAAATTTTTTTGATATGATTTTTGAGGTTTTAAAAAATTTCAAGATAAGATTTTTTTTTAACCATAGCTTTAATGAAATCATCAAGATCTTCATATTTTTGACCTAATTTTTTAATAATTAAATCTTGATATTTTTCAAGAAATTCTTCAACATTCATATTAATAAATTTTTTATTATTAATTCTTCCATGAACAGAAAAATTATCATTTTTGTCAGAAAAATATAACAAAAAATCAGTCTCATTAAATTTTTTGTATATTTTACGAAATTCTCGGAGAAAATAATATATAGATTCCACTGAATTATATAATTCTTCATATTCTTCAGTGTTTAAAAATATAGTTAAATTTTTAATATGATTTTTTATTTCATTTAATTCAAATGTAACACCATTATTAAAAGGTTCTTCCATTTTAATCAAAAAATTTTCGAATTGAATATTCTTTGTGCTTCCCGCTTTTATATAACGACCATCGATAGTTAAATAAGAATAAAATTTTTCAAAATTATCAGAATCTTGGTTTTCGAGATAAATTTTTATTATTTGACCATAATCTTTTAAATTCATAAATAATTTATAGAAAAATCCTTGAGATGTAATTTTTAAATCTTCAATTTCAAAAAATACATACTTTTCATTATAATTTTTAATAATATTTTTTTTAATTTTTTCAATTTGTTTTTTTTCTTCATCTTGATCTCTATTTGGAAGTAAAAACTCAAGAACAGCATCTTCGTTTTCTTTTTGAAATTTTGTCATAGACTCAGGAAATTCAAGCATAAAATATTTTATAACAGGAAAAAGTTTTTTATATTCTAAAATATTTGTTACTTTATCATTTTTAACCAAAAACAATTTTGGAATATAAACATATTCATTATCTGAATTATCTCTAAAAAAATCTGAATTTTTAATAAATCCCGGAAGTTTTTTCTTTTTGATTTTTATCAGATCCATTTTTATTAGGAGATATAAAAAATAAAAAATACTAGTCAAGTTCAGATAAATCGGGACAGATCTTTTTCTTTACTTTTTAAACATATAAATTTTTAATTAAAAAGCTTATCCTTAAGTAATGTTTTATACTTCTCCGTCCCAAATGTAGGCTCAAAAAAGAACAATTTTTTTAAAAGTCATATAAATATACATATAACTTTTTTGACAGATTGGATAAATTAATCTGGGACGGAGTAGTATGTCTTTTAAAAAATTTTATTTATATTTAAATACAAATAAAATTTTTCTCAAAACCTGACATATTATTTGAACTGGACTAGTAATACTCTATTTCAAATAGTTTGGAGTAATTGTGTTTTTATATATCTACATAAGCAAAAAAAATCTGATGAAGGTATCTATCTTTTTTCTTCTGAACTTGAGTATTAGTAAAAGTTGTAACTCTTTTTATAAAAAATTGAATTAAAAAAAAATTATTTATTAAAAATTAAAATTATGCAAAATTTAACTTTCGTAGAAAAAAATAATACAATTCCTGTTGAAACAGTGATTTGTGCTTTAGGTTTAAATATTACAATGTTTGAACCTTTGTCATTTAATAATGAAACAACAAGAGTTGAACAATTATGGATAAATCTTAAAAAATATATTGAAAATAAAGATTTATATTTTAAATCTAGAGTACAAGATATTGAATCTGAAGTCAATTATATCTTTGAAAATATTGTTCCAGAAACAAATAATTCAGAAGATAATTTCCTTTCTGATTTTGGAACCCTAGATAAATATAATATTAAATGCAATTCTTTAGAAGATATTTTAAAAGAATATATTAGTTTTTATACATTAGAAAATCTACAGAACAAAAGTTTACATGTTTTTGCTTCAGAGATTGTAGAAAATAATTCATCTTTAAAAAATAATAGTTTATTTTATATTATTACTATTATTGAAAAGATTAAAAAATTAAGTAAGACTATGAATTTTAGACTAACAAAAGATGAGAGGTGTTTTGGAATTTATATACCAAAAAATATAAGATTAGAAAATGTTAGTCCTAATTTAATTAAAATGCTTAAAAACCGTTTTGAAAATATTGAAGAATTTAAAACTTTTAATGAAATTTATAATAATTTTAAAAATTTTTTAGATGAAAAGTATAATCAGAACACAAGACCTAAACTTATTTATAATTGTATAATTAAATGTTTGGATTAAATTTTATCAAATTTTTTAAAAAATAATAAATATTTACTACTCCGTTTCAAATAAATCGGTGATTCAAAAAATAAGGAACCATTCGGTTCCCGTGTGCACACCAGGGCGCACATATATATTTATATGGATGAATACTTATAAGTATTAAATGTAAGCTTAAATATTAATACATAAAATTACTGAATAATAAAATTTTTATATGAATAAATGAGTTTTCTAAAAATGAATTACCAATTGATCTGAAACGGAGTAGTACTAAGAAAGATCTTTTTTTATCAGTTTTTATACTATATAAAAATTTACATAGAACTAATTATTTTTTTTTAACACTAACATAATTATTCATATAAAAATTTAATGTGCACCGAGGCGTACACCGGAACCATATGGTGGTTCCTTATTTTTTGAATCCCCGATTAGTCACTTTATCAAACTGAAAGTACTAAACAAAAATTTATACTACTCCGTTTCAGATCAATCGGTAATTCATTTTAACTTCACACAATTATTCATATAAAAATATTTTTTTCTTATATTTTTATATATTATCTTACAAGTCTGATTTAATAATTGTACTTATTTATTAATATAATTTTTTATTTTTTAAATCACCGATTTATTTGAAACGGAGTAGTAATAAATATTTATTATAAATATTCTTCACTAGTTAAATAAATTTGTACTTCTCCGTCCCAAATGTATTCTCAAAAAAAGAATTTTTTTAAAAGTCATATACATATAACTTTTTCAATATGTTAGATAAATTAATCTGGGACGGAGTTGTAATTAATTTTGAATCAATATGTATTTTTTGAAACGTATTAATTATTTTTGATTAATTGCAAAAGACATCATTTATAGATAAACAATATATTATTTTTTTTGTGTCTAAATTAAATTTTTTACCTACATTTGATTCTGCAGGAGTCTTTAATTCTGATAAAATTGCAAAAAATTGTTTTGATGTTTTCCTATCTTCAAAAACATATTTACCGTGAATAATAGATTTAAATATATATTGACCATCTTCAGATTCATGAATGCTATTTATTAATTTAAAAGAATTATATATTACCGAAAATTTGTTACCTATTAATGATTTTAAGTTTATATTATGTGAAATGTTCATACCATAAAGTTCTCCTTTTAATTCAAAAATATGAATATTAAATAAATCAAAATTAATTATAGATAATAATGTCCATTTACCTTTTTTATCATAAACTACATGACTTGTGAAAAAAACTGGTATATAATTTAGTAATATAGAATCTGATAGATTAATATCGTTTAATAAACTGTTAAATATTATACATTTATCTTCTGAATTTCTAATTTGTAGAAAATCATTTGTTACTTCTGATTTTAATCGATTTTCTATATAATATTTCAAACTTTTATATAAAAATTGTTCTTTACTTTTAATTATTACTGTAGAAAGAAATTTAGGTATTATATTAACATATACTTTTTGCCCAAGATAACTATTTGGGATTTTATTTTGATCAAAAAAACATATAAGTATTAGATTGTTATTTTTGTTTTTTGCTTTTATATGATTTCCTAGAAAATTTAAAATTGTAATTTCTTCAAAACCATCTTCGTATTGTGGAAACCATTCAAACATTTTATAACATTTTATCATATTTACATCAAAATTATCACCTAATTTTTTATTATTTAAACTACCATTATTTGGTAGTGTTAATTCTATAATTTTTAGATTTATATTATTTTTTAAAAAATATGATGTATTATCATTTAATTTCAAAAAATTAATCAGTTTCCATTCACCATTTTTATTTTTAAAAATTTCATTTAATTCAAATCTTTCATATAAATTATATTGGAAATGTTGACCTATTAAATTATCAAAAAAAATATTTTTGTTTCCAACATATATATCTCCTAAACTAAAATCATTGAAAATTACATGTTCAGAATCCACAATTTTTTTTAATATTCCATCATTCATTTTAATTAAAAAAAAATAAAAAAATGTTTTTTATTTTTATAAAATCTACTTTTCTGTGCTACTCTGTTTCAAATATTGGGAATAATCTGTGATTCGAAAAATAAGGAACAGTCCCACCATTTTGTGCACCAGTGCGCACATAATTTTTTATATGAATATGTAAGTTAATGTATTAAATCCTTAATTATAATTTAATATATAAAATTAGTGAATTAAAAGTATGCGATTTAATTTTACATGAATAAATATGTATAAGTGTTAAATTTATACTACTCCGTTTCAGATCAATGACGAACCGAACGGTTCGCGGGAACCTGAAGGTTCCTTCGGTAATTCATTTTTCAGATTTATTCATATAAAATTATTTTAATTAACTAATTTTATATATTACTGTATAACTATACTACTCCGTCCCAGATTAATTTATCTGACACATTGAAAAAGTTATATGTATATTTATATGACTTTTAAAAAAATTGTTCTTTTTTGAGCCTACATTTGTGACGGAGAAGTATATTTAATACTTATTACGTCAATTTATTAATATAAAAATTTATGTGCGACTTGGTGAACAAAATTGTGGGACTGTTTCTTATTTTTTGAATCACAGAGAGCCTAAAGGTTCTCCTGATTTATTTGAAACGGAGTAGTAAAAATATAATATATAATTATTTTTATTTGAATAATTAAGTGAAAAAAATGAATTACCGAAGGAACCTGAAGGTTCCCGCGAACCGTTCGGTTCGTCATTGATCTGAAACGGAGTAGTAAAATTTTAATTTTTTAATTTTCACACTGTATAATTTTTTTTATGAAATATTGAGTCATTATTATCTATCCGATCATATCTTTTTTAATTTTAGACATAATTCTAAATCTACATATAGGACAATTATGTAATTTTTCAGAACACACTAAACAACAATAATAATGAAAGCAAGGATTAAAAACAATAGATTTTTCATTATCCATACAAACAATACATAAGTTATCTTCTGTGTCTTCAAAAACATTTATTTCTGAAAAATCATCATTTAAAATTTCTATATTTGACTCTTTTTTTACACTATAAAAATATTTTCCCCTTGTTTGGATAAAATTAATATGTTCTTTTTTTACTCTATATTTTCTTCCTTCAAACCTTATAGAACGTGGAAATTGAACATTTGCATCAGAAAAATATGATGTTGAGGTTATTCTAATTCTTAATTTTCCTTTTTCTTTAATACAGATTAAGTTGACAAAATCTTCCATTTTTTTCAAAAAAAATTATTAAATAATTTTCATTTTTTTATAATTTAAAAATGAGATATTCTGATATTTAAATTATAAAGATTCAGAGTTATACAACTCTTTTGACTCTGAATCTCTTGATGAAGAGATTGATATTCCTGATGAATATAGTTATTATTTTTTGAACCCTCATGTTCCCAAAGATATTTATAAATTTTTAAAAGTTAAAAATTATTGGGGATTATATGAATTTCCAGAAGCAATTTTGGATTATATTAAAAATAATTTAGAAGAAACTTTGATGTATTTATATAAAAAAAAAGATAATGAAAAAATAATAAACACTTTAAAAGAATTATTAATTATATTGGAACCAAAAAATGAAAGAGAATTATTTCATTTATATAAGATTTGTTATTATTTAGAAATAAATAATGAATATATTTTTAATTGCTTATTATTAAATAAAAATTCTTTGTATATATATTATTCTAACAAATTTGATATTTCTGATGATGTGTTACTTTTAACTTCATTTATGGATGCTGTTTTAGGTTCATTTTTTACTTCTTTAGGATCTGAAGATCCAGATGCAAATAATATTTTATATTTAAAAACAATTTATCCTATATATTCAGATATAAAAAATGAAGATACTTGGGAAGTACAATTGAAATTTCCTGAATTAATTAAAAAAATGGAAAATTATAAGAATATAAAATTTTATTACAAACTTTCAAATGATGAAGGATTTTATAAATTAAGCAAAGATTTAGAAACACATACAATTTTTGAGTGGTTTATTATAACTTGTATAGAAGGATCTAGATATATTTCTGAATTTTTTTATGGTATTGAAGGGAGTACATCAAGTATTTTAAAATTATTTTCCGAAATGAATTTTATATATGATGTAAGTATTCTTTTTAAAAATATATTTGAAGCTAAATATTTAGAAGATGAGATGTATAGTATGATTAGTAAATCTTATATTATAAATTATTTATTATCCATAAACGATAAGGAAATTTTAAAATACATAAAAAAAATAAAATGGGATAAAATTGTACCTTATAATTATGAAACTAATAATTTTTACATAAAAGAAGAAGATTTATCAACATATTATCTGAAGTATTTAAAATTTCTTGTAAAAAAAAGATAATAATACTCCTTCACAGATAAAAATGTTCTTTTTATTTTTCAAACTTTTTATATGAATTTAAAAAAAATCGGATAACTATATACTTCTCCTTCCCAAATATAATAGTGTGTGACAAGGCGACTATCCAACTTTTCAAAAAGCCATACTTCTCCAATCTGTTAAATAGTTAAACAAAATATTGTTTAAACTTGACTAGTACTACTTTTAATTTGCTCAAATTCACTTAAAAATATATATAAATTTTTCAACTTGAGCAAATTAATTTGGGACAGAGTTGTAAATTTTTTTTGAACTTGTATAATTCAAAAAAAAATCGGATATATAATGTGTTAACTAACATCTATGAAAAAGCACACCAATATACAAGATATTACTAGTCCGTGAATAATAGTCCAGTTCAGATAAGTTGTGTGTTTTTACTTAAAAATTTATACTAGCGCAGTTCATATATTGAGAATAATTGGGTTTTGAAATTTTATCCCTTAGCTTTTTCATATAAAATTACTACTTATCCGTCACAAATGTAGTATCAAAAAAGAACATTTGTGACGTCAATATTTAACTAAATAAATATTTTTCTCAAACCCTGACATATTGTGGAGAACCTAAAGGTTCCTTGGGACTATCTGAACTTGAGAACCTAAAGGTTAGCGAAATCCTTTGAACTAGTAGGTTTTGAGGAAAAAAATTTGGAATTAGTGAACTGGACTGGTTCATTTAAATAATAATTAATAATTTTTGTTCATCTAAATAATATTGTAATATTTTACATATATCTAAAACTGTATATCCAGATTTATACCATTTACATAAAGTTTCTAATGTATCATCATCTGTATTTTCTAATGTTTCTGTTGAATTTGTATTTGTGTGTTTTTCATTATGTAAAAATGCGATCATGTCTTCTCTTTTATTATTTTCAATTATAATTTCTTCAATATGTTTAGTTTTTACTCCTTTTCTTATAATTATGTTAATTAATTCCCCTTTATTCCAATTATCACAGATTTTTCCTTTTCCTATAATACTATTGTCTTTTTTGTTGGTTATAACTTTATTTTCTAATAATTTATCATGAATTCTAAGTTTTTTATCATATAATATGATACCATAAATTTCTCCTTCTGTAATAGGACCAATATTTTTGTCTATTTTAGCTTTAATAATATTCTGATATGCTAAATATTCATATGGTGTAGCTTTTCTCCATCCTAAATTATCAGTTTTTTTTAAAATTTTAATATCTCCTTTCACATTTAAAAAATTGGAGGCAGTTTCATGACCACTTTGACTTGTTTTAGAAGAATAAAGTGTATGTACAGAGATATATTCAACGGGTTTTCCATTTTTATAAAATGAATTTTCTTTTGGCTCACCTATAAACTCAAAATTATAATTATTTATTTTCTTATTATCCCCTTTTTTTTTAAGAAAATCAATCATTCTTTCAATATCTTCCCAAGGTTCTCTTATTAAATATGTATAAGCTCTAAATTTTGATAAAATAGCTTTATCATATTTATTTAATTCTTCTTTATTTATTTTTTTTGACATTGCTTCTTCTAAAATTTCAACTTTACTATTAATACTTAATTCTTCTAAAAATAAGTTAAATTTATATATATTTTCTTCTATTGTGAAATCTTCAATATTTTTAATTTTATTAATAATATCCTGTTGTTCAGGAACTTGTTTTAAATTTAATAATTCTTCAAAAATTAAATCATGAATACCAATTATTTTATTATTATATATTGAAATATATTCTTTATTAAAATCAAACATATTATTAAAAATATCTTGATCTTTAAGAGGATATTCTTTTTTAGTATAAAGAATATTTTTATGAATATATAAATAACATTCAAATCCAAAACGATCATTTAGTTTTCTATGTTCTAAAAGTATTTTTTCTATAGACATTAAAACTATTTTTTCTCTATATACTTTTGTGTCAATCCAGATTTTTTTAATATCCTCAAAATTCAAATATCCTTCAATTTTTAATTTATTTGTAATATCTAAAATACATTTTTCGACTAAATCATTAGAATATAATATATCATATGTGCTATAATCAATATTTTTATTATTTATACCAACATTATAATTACAAATTTCATAATCACAATTAATAGAATAATCTACATCTTCAGATCTTATATTTCTTTGATAGTTTAAAAAAGTATCAACTGATGCCTTTTTTAAAAACCTTACAAATCTTCTAATATTAATTTCTTTTAACTCAGAATGTTGATAAATTTTTAAATCTATAGATTCTATAGGATTTATTTTATTTTTTTTTTTAATATATTTTTTAATTTTTTTTTCATCAGTTGTTTCTAAAATTTTTAAATCCAATTCTTTAATTTTTTTCTTTGCTTCAGGATCTTCATAAATTGCTACATGTTTGTAAATTTTAACTTCTATTTTGTAATTTAAATATTTTTCATTAAGTTCTTCATATTTTAATTTATATTTTTTCTTCTTCTCAACATCTTCCTCTTTTCTAAATTTATCAAAATATTTATTGATATCTTTTAAAATTTTTTCTTTTTCTATTTTTAATCGATATTCATATGAAGTAGCCCTTAAAAAACGACTTTCTGATTGAATTGTCGAAGCATAATTCCAACTTGTTGTATATGTATGTCCTCTAACAATATGATTTAAACTTATACCTTCTTTTCCAGTAGGTGATGAAATAAATATTTGAATATATTCTCCATAAACATTTTCATTTGAATTAAAAAGCTCTTTAATTGGTGTCATTTCGCTTCCTGATGAATCGTGTGTTAAAACAGAATATCTTTTTTTTTTTGTAATTTCTGGCTTAATTTTTTTTTTAATTATACCATTTTCAAAAAAATCTTCAAAAGCAGATTCTGAATTATTATAAATTTCAAAGCCATTAGCTTCTAAAACTTGAGCCATAAAAAATACACCTCCACCAGAAATAAAATCAGAATATATCCAAGCACAACCATTACCTGAACCTTCTTGCTCTATTTTCAAAATTTCAGCAGCTTTACATGCAATTTGATCTATTTTTTTAGGATCACTTATATATTCCATTAATTCAGGCGTCACTTCATAAACATCTTTTTTTTCAGATTTAATATATTTTCCTAAACCCACAGGTTCCCATTCTTTATTTGATACAGTATTAATACCATTTTTTAATTTCTTTATTGAATTTTTATGTAATCTTTTAAAAGTACCTCCATAAGAACCATCAGGAAATCCAACACACGAAGCTTGTCTAAGACCTAACCAAAATGTTGGTTTTTCCGAAAAATTCATATTTTCTTTTGTTTCTACTATTTTTTTCATAGCATTTTTATATGCTATCAATTGTTTACCTTTCATTATAGAAGGCCAAACATAAATTTGTGAATCAACAATAATTTTTTCCATAGGAGGGATTGGTTGAGGTAAATTAGGATTAAATTCTGGTGGAATCCATGTACTTATCGGAACTTCTACTTCATATTTTTGCATAATTTTTTCACCCATATTTATAATCTTAATACCTGTATCAGGACTTCTAACAAAAGATATTTTGCCTCTTAAAAATGGTTCTATTTGTTCAAAAGAAACTTTTTTATAATCCCAATTTAAAGGCATTTGTTCATTATCATCTAAAAGCAAGTTTATAATTCTAGGTATTTCATTAACCTCATTTACACCTGGAGTTGCAGTAGCAATAACAAATTTAGATCTTTTAGCTAAATGAAATATTTTATGTACATTATCATACATATTTTTATTTATATCATTTTCATCTATATTATCTTTGTCATTTTTTAAATTATGTGCTTCATCAAGAAAAAATATACAATCGCTAAACATTTCACTAATTTGTTCATCATTTAATTTATCTTTAACTAAAGGTTGAATAAAACTACCATATGTACATAAAGTTATCCATTTTTTAATTTCTTTTGTAATGTTCATACTTCTTTGTTTTTGATTTTTTGAATTTTTAACTGCATTTGTTTCATATTCATCAGAGCATTTATAAACTATTTGATTTTTCATTTCATTTATCACACTATCTCCTTTTTCTATAATATATACCCTTTTATAAACTGTTCTGTATTTTCTATAATGTCTTGCAATTGCTAAAAAACCACAAGATTTTCCAGAACCAGCCTCATGAATCCATAAACATTTATCAAAAGCTAACATAAATCTTAAATTAAATTCTTGATGTAAAAATAAACCTCCTCTTTTAGGCTCAGGTTCTCTAAGTTTAGATCCTTTTTCAATAAATTCTTGTTTATTAGTAATTATTTTTTGTATATCAGGGTCATTTTGATCAGGATATACAGGTATAAAATCTTCCAAGTTAAACATAACTTTTCTAATAAAAATAAAAAAATAACTAAAAAAAATTAAATAAAAATTTGTTTCTCAAAAAAATAGTATCTCACAAAAAATGGTAAGATAATTTATACTAGTAAGATATTTTTTTCTAAAATTCATCACACTAATTCTAGAAAAATGTTTATCTAGAAAAATTTGAATTATTAAAAAATTTTTTAATAATTCAAAATGGTATATAAAGAGTCTAATTTTTTACTTAAGAAATTAAAAAAATATAATTATAGATGGTTAAAAAATTCTTTTTTTTATAAAAATTTAGATATAAATTTAGATATAAATTTTGAAACTATTAATGTTCCTTTTTGTTCTAAAAATTCAAAAGATATTTTTCTGTATTTTAAAGTTATAGATTTTTGGGAAGTATATTTACATCCCAAACATTTTTTTGATTTAATTTTTAGTAATAAAGACGAAGCTTTAAAAATTTTAGAAGACATGCAAAATTCTAAACTCTATGATTTCTTGAGATCTGTTCTGAAAAGTAAATATTTAGATACAGATTTTCCAATATTTGCATGTAAATATGAACTTCCTGAAATTTTATTATATAGCAAAAATAAATATAAATTTTCTTATAATATGATTAATATTATTATAAAATCTAAAAATTTTGAACTTTTTAAAATTGCTCTTGATTCGGAAGTTCGACCTTTTTTTAATGCTTCTGAAATCGCTCAAACTGGAAATCTTCAATTTTTAAGATATATGCCTAAAGGATTTTTTTGCAAAGATACTTTATCATCTGCAGCATATAGTGGAAATATTGAATGTTTAAAATACGTCCATTGTTTTGTAAAAAAATTAGACCCCTCCATATTTTTTTCAGCTTTGCAATCTGGTTCAATAGAATGTGTTAAATATTTACACGAAAATAACTGCCTATGGACACCATGGACAGAACAAAATTATTACATTATTTATTCTGATAATCATAATACTTTTGAGATTTTAAAATTTTTATACGAACATAATTATACAATTGATAAGATTTTTTTATTAGATTTAATTCTTTGTAATCAGGTAGAAATTTTAAAATATTTTTTAGATAAATTCCCTCTTGATAATTCATTAGTATATCAAGCTGTTAAAAGAAATCGTTTTGAGTGTTTAAAAATTTTAGTAGAAAAAGGGTTGAGAGTAAGTGAAATGTTGGCAGCTATTTCAAGGAATGTTGGAAATAATGAAATGACAGAGTATATTAATAATGAGATTAATAGATAATTTTAAAAAGTAAATATTTTTTATATAAAAGATATTTAATTACTGTTAAGGTTATTATTATTTTAAAAATATTTTTTGATATATCAATTTATTATATTCCACTTACACTAAAGAAATTCAGAATCACTATCTGTAATATTTCTTTTACCATTTATATTTAAATTTTTAAATACATATATACTACATTCTTTGCATCTATTTTTTCGTTTTTCATGTTCACATAAAGCTGTACTAGTCCAGTTCAGATAAATTGTGCCAGATCTTTTTCTTCACTTTTTTAACCATATAAATTTTTAATTAAAAAGCTTATCCTTAAGTAATATTTTATATGTCTTTTAAACAAGTCTACTTATATTTACATATAAATAAATTTTTTCTCAAAACCCAATTTATTTGAACTGGACTAGTACCACATTTTTTACATGAATTTTTCCATTTTCCATGTTGACATAAGCCTGTACCACATTCTTTACATCTACTTTTTTGTTTTCCATGTTCGCATAATCCTGTTCCACATTTTTTACATCTACTTTTCTGTTTTCCATGTTCACAAAAATTTGTTCCACATTCTTTACATTCATATTTATTTTTTCCATGCTCACAAAATCCTTTCCCACATTCTTTACATTGATCTTTATTTTTTCCGTGTTGACAGAGTCCTGTGCCACATTCTTTACATCTATTTTTTTGTTTTCCATGTTCACATAATCCAGTTCCACATTCTTTGCATCTATCTTTTCTTTTTTCATATTCACAGAATTCTGTTCCACATTCTTTGCATCTATCTTTTCTTTTTTCATATTCACAGAATTCTGTTCCACATTCTTTACATCTACTTTTTTGTTTTCCATGTTCACAGAATCATGTTCCACATTCTTTACATTTACTTTTTTGTTTTTCATGTTCACAGAATCCTTTTTTTAATTTTTTATATACACTTTCGTTTTTTACTTCTCCGTCCCAAACAAAAAAAATGTTCTTTTTTGAGAATACATTTCGGAAAGAGAAGTACTTAAAATTTTATATTTGACCTTTATCAAATATAAAAAGTTTTTTTGAAAAATTGATATATTGTAGGAAAACCTAAAGGTACCTTAAGACTATCTGAACTTGAATAATATCATTTTATTCAGAATCACTATCTTCAAAACTTCTTTTTCCATTTGTATTCAAATTTTCTTTTAATCCTGTACCACATTTTTTGCATTTATTTTTCTTTTTCCCACGATCACAGAATCATGTACCACATTCTTTACAATTATGTTTCCATGTTGACATAATTTATTTACATATTCTTTTTTTTTTAATTCATTTGTTAAAATGAATTAAACATTTTAGACTACTTCTCCAACCCAAATGTAGAATCAAAAAAGAACATTTATTTTTAAAGTCATATAAAAATAGATATAAATTTTTTAATATATCAGATAAATATCTGAAAAAGATATCATTCAGGATAGGAGAATCCGAAATCTTTTGGAATAGTATAAAATAATTCTTTGTTTAAAATGTTGTTTTTATCGTAATCTTTGAAACTTATTTTACAACTTAATTAAAAAAATATACTAAAAACATTTTCTTTCAAAACTCAAAAGATTTTGGATTCTCTATGATTCAAAAAATACGATGAATAAATAAGAATAGTCGCAAGGAACTTGAAGCTTCTCCAAAGATATAAAAACGGAGTAGTAACTTTTTTCGATCTGTCAGATAAATTCATCTGGGAAGGAGTTGTATTATATCTTATGAAGAAAAAATCTGGTCTGACCTATTATTTTTAATAAAAAATAAAATTTCTAATCTAATCTACACAATTACTCAGGATTCTTTATATTTATTCTGTTTCACTTACACTAAAAAGAGAATCTGAATCACTATCTGTAATATTTTCAAAAGTTCTTTTTCCATTTGTATTTGTATTTAATTTTTCAGATAATTTTATATTACATTCTTTACATCTATTTTTCCATTTTCCATGTTCACAGAACCCTTTTCCACATTCTTTACATCTGCTTTTTTTTCCATGTTCACATAATCCTGTTCCACATTCTTTACATTGATCTTTTCTTTTTCCATGTTCACATAATCCTGTACCACATTCTTTGCATCTACTTGTTTGTTTTCCATGTTCACAGAATCCTTTTCCACATTCTTTACATCTACTTTTTTGTTTTCCATGTTCACAAAAATATGTTCCACATTTTTTACATTTACTTTTTTGTTTTCCATGTTCACATAATCCAGTCCCACATTCTTTGCAATTGTATTTCTGTTTTCCATGTTCACAAAAATATGTTCCACATTCTTTGCATCTATTTTTCCATTTTCCATGTTCACATAATGCTGTTCCACATTCTTTACATTGATCTTTTCTTTTTCCATGTTCACAGAATCCAGTACCACATTCTTTACATCTATTTTTTTGTTTTCCATGTTCACATAATCCTGTTCCACATTCTTTACATCTACTTTTTTGTTTTCCATGTTCACAGAATCCTGTTCCACATTCTTTGCATCTATTTTTCCATTTTCCATGTTCACATAATGATGTTCCACATTCTTTACATTGATCTTTTCTTTTTCCATGTTCACAGAGTCCTGTGCCACATTCTTTACATCTATTTTTTTCTTTTCCATGCTCACAGAATCCAGTACCACATTCTTTACATTGATCTTTTCTTTTTCCATGTTCACAGAATCCAGTACCACATTCTTTACATCTATTTTTTTGTTTTCCATGTTCACATAATCCTTTTTCTAATTTTTTATATACACTTTCTTTTGTATATTCATTTAATATTTCCATTTTTTATAAAAAAATAAATAAATAAAAATTCATTTATTTATAAAGTATATCTGAATTTTTAAATTATTTATTTTATTAAAAAATGGTTACAGTATCTAAAGTAATTAATACAATTTTTCCATACATTAAAAATCAAAAAAGTACATCAAACATATCCCCTAAACTTTCGAAAAAACAAGGTAAAGTTCTTCATAAAAATATAGATGAATATTTAAAATATAATAAAATACCAAAGAAAAAAAATATATATTTTAATTTATTTCTTAAATATTTAGAAGATTCGAAATTAATTTTTTATGAATCAGAAAAAATAATTAAAAATGGTTTTTATTATGGAATATGTGATGCAATCTTTAAAGATGAAAATGATCAATACGTTTTAGTAGATTGGAAAAAATGTTGTATTGATGAAATTTCAAATAGTGATAATGAAATTTTTCAGGAAATAAATTCTTCATTCAATAGATATAGTTTACAATTACATATATATAAGCATGTTTTAAAAAAATATAATATTGAAATTAATAAAATGATAATTGTAAATTTTCAAGAAGATAATTATCAAGAATATTTAATAGAAGAAAATATTAAATGGATGGAAATTATTTCAGATAATGATAAAATGACTGAGTTAATGAAAAAATCAAAAAAATTTTTTAGAAAAAAGAAATAATAATTTATAATCATATATATATATATTTAAATTTCTTAGAAGTTTTTAAAATGTAACCAAATATATTTTTCTAGAATTCTTATAAAAAAATATTTTTTTATAAACTCTTCTAAATTTTTATAACAAAATATATTTATTTAAAATTTTTATGAACTTTTTTAATTTTTTATAACAAAATATATTTCTTTAAAATTTTTATGGACTCTTTTAAATTTTTATAACGAAATATATTTATCTAGAATTTTTATAAACTCTTCTAAATTTTTATAACAAAATATATTTCTCTAGAATTTTTATGGACTCTTTTAATTTTTTATAAACAAATATATTTCTCTAGAATTCTTATACAATCTTTTAAATTTTTATAGCAAAATATATTTCTCTAGAAATTTTATGAACTCTTCTAACCAAATATATTTATCTAGAATTTAGTTATAAAATATTCTAATTTTTTATAACCAAATATATTTCTCTACTACTCCGTTTCATATAGTGGGACTAATTGGTGTTTCAAAAAATAAGGAACCAATATGGTTCCCGTGTGCGCCTCGGTGCACATTAAATATTTATATGAATATGTAAGTTAATGTATTAAATCCGTACTTATAAGTTAATATATAAAATTAGTGAATTAAAAGTAGGCGACCTAATTTTATATGAATAATTGACTGAAGTAAAAATGAATTACCGAAGGAACCAAGAAAATGGTGCCTTTAGGTTCCCGCGAACCGAATAGTTCGTCATTGATCTGAAACGGTGTTGTAGAATTCTTATAAACTCTTCTAATTTTTTATAAACAAATATATTTCTTTAAAAATTTTATGAACTCTTTAATTTTTTATAGCAAAATATATATCTTTAAAATTTTTATAACCAAATATATTTCTCTAGAATTCTTATAAACTCTTCTAATGAAATATATTTTTTAGAATTCTCATAAACTCTTCTAATGAAATATATTTTTCTAGAATTCTTATAAACTCTTCTAATGAAATATATTTTTCTAGAATTCTTATAAACTCTTCTAACCAAATATATTTCTCTAGAATTCTTATAAACTCTTCTAACCAAATATATTTTTTTAGAATTATCATAAACTTTTCTAACCAAATATATTTTTTTAGAATTCTCATAAACTCTTCTAATGAAATATATTTTTCTAGAATTCTTATAAACTCTTCTAATGAAATATATTTTTCTAGAATTCTTATAAACTCTTCTAACCAAATATATCTCTAGAATTCTTCTAATGAAATATATTTTTCTATAATTCTCATAAACTCTTCTAATTTTTTATAAACAAATATATTTCTCTAGAATTTTTATAAACTCTTCTAATTTTTTTATAAACAAATATATTTCTTTAGAATTCTTATATACTAGTCCAGTTCAGATAAATTGGGCCAGATCTTTTTCTTCACTTTTTTAACCATATAAATTTTTAATTAAAAAGCTTATCCTTAAGTAATATTTTATATGTCTTTTAAACAAGTCTACTTATATTTACATATAAATAAATTTTTTCTCAAAACCTGACATATTATTTGAACTGGACTAGTACTCTTTTAAATTTTTATACCAAAATATTCTTTTCTAAAATACTCACATATATATATATAAACTTTGATTACTTTATGTAAATAGTATCAAAACTGAATCAACAAATTCTTATTTGATAGTGGAAACCTAAAGGTTTTTTTGAACCGTTATTTTCACGAAAATAATTAAAGTGTAAAATTGTATGTAAGAATAAATTTAATTTTTTTGTTGATTAAGTAATCATAAATGTAATTTTTTATGATTTTTTACGCTTATTTTTAAACTTAATTTTTTGAAGATTTTTTTTAAACTTTTTAATTTTTTTCCAAAAAATATTTATGAGATCATCTCTAAAAAAAAAATTATACTGGTCTAAGCTTCAGGTTCTCCAGTAGTTCATATAGTGGAACTGTAGGTTCAATTTGTCAAGATTTTAAGTACGACTCCGTTCCAGATAATATTTTGTTGAACTATCCAATCTGTCAAAAAAGTTATATGTATATTTATATGACTTTTAAAAAAATTGTTCTTTTTTGAGACTACATTTGCGATGGAGAAGTACAACTTTTTAAACGATATAAAATTTTCACTTATTTTTAAGTAAATATTTACACATAAATTTAAATAGATCGGTGTTTGAAAACCTGACATAATTATAAGGATTCGGATTCTCTTTATCAGAATCTCCTTATCGGATCTTCCTATTACCGGGCTTTTCCTGAACCGGAGAACCTAAAGGTAGTATATATAACTACTAAGGGTTTTCAAGTTGTCACACAAAATATAAAACTTTAAAAAAAATGAATTAAAAAATTTATATTTAAAAAATAGAAAATGATAATAGCTTACAATAATTCAGAAAAGCATTTTAGTCCTAAAAATAAATTTGAAACACCTAATAGAACTTATGGTACAATAAAACATTTATTGAATATTTTTCCAAAAGAATCATTTTTAGAAAAAATAGATAATAATATTGATGAAGCCATAAAATTAATCGAAAATGTACATTGTAAAAATTATATTCAGAACCTTAAAAATATGATTGGAAATAATTATTATTGTAAAAATTGTCTAAAAGAAACTAAAAATAAATGTACAGAATGTAATGATGATTCTTACTATATATCTTGGGATAATGATACTTACCAAACACCAGAAAGTTTTGAAATAATTTGTGAAGCAATAAATATTATTAAAAATATCTGTCATAAATTTTTCGAAAAACAAATTAAATATGCTTATTTATTAATTAGACCACCATCGCATCATGCTGGAGAATCGAGCCCTCATGGGTTTTGTTTAGTTAATTCAACAATGGTTGCAGCTAAATATTTACAGCAATTAGGGTTTAATAAAATTGTAATTTTTGATTATGATCTTCATGCAAATAATGGAACTGTAGAAATTATTAAAAACACAGAAAATATTTATTCTTGTTCAATTCATTGTTTTGGTATTTTTCCATTTACTGGAGATATTGAAGAAAACAATGAAAAAATATTAAATATTCCTTTATTTATGGGAGCTAGTACAAAACAATATACAGCAGCTGTTAAAAATATTGTTTTACCTTTTATTGAGAAAGTAAAACCTGATTTAATTATAGTTTCTAATGGTTTTGATGCACATGTAGAAGATAAGCTTGAAATAATGAATGTCGATGATTCATTTTATATTAATACAACAATAATACTTAAAAATTTAAATATTCCTTTGTTATATATACTTGAAGGAGGGTACAATCCAGAAGTTATTAAAAGACTTTCTGAAGGGATTATAAAAGAATTGATATCAGTAGAATTAAGTTAAAATATATTCATAAACCACAATATTAAAAAAGATATTTAAATATTTTTTTATTAAAAAGTTTACGACTCCGTCCCAGATAATATGTCAATCTAACTTGAAAAAGTTATATGTATATTTATATGACTTTTAAAAAAATTGTTCTTTTTTATTTGGGAAGGAGAAGTAGATATTTTTTTTCTGATAATTTATGTTTATATAAATACTCTAAACATTCTAAATGACCTCCAATATATGCATAACTTGAAATTTCAGTCATAGAAAACCGTAAATTATTTTTATGAGCATGTTCATGAGCATAAATCAAAATATCTAAATATCCTTTTTCTGAAGCTAATTTACATAATTGATATTTTAGAGTTTTAAAATCAAGTTTTAGTATATAAATAAAGAATTCATATAAGTTACTTGTATTATTAGTCCTTTCATACATATCTTGTAATTTTTTTAAAGGACGTGTATTAAAAAATAGAATATAGAATTCAGGAGGGAGGTAATAAACACCCCAAAAACTTATAGCGTCCAGAAATTCATTAATATCTTTGGTATATTTAGAACATAAGCGGCAATTAATTTCTGGGTTGTCTTCAACTCTATTATCTGAACCATTCAATGATTTATAAAAATCCGAATTTTTCAACCAATTAAATTTTTTGTTAATTTTCATTTTTTTTTTAACTTAAAAATTTAAAAAAAAATCATATTTAACAAAAAATTTACTCGTCCTGAACTAGATGAGATGAGATACAAACCCTTTACTACTCCGTCCAAGATAAAAATATCCAAGTTTAAAAAGTTATATTTATTTTTAAACTTGGATATTTTTATTTGGGATGGAAAAATATAGATTCATATTAATATCTCAAGTTTTCAAAAAAAATATTATTCAAGTTGAAATAATATTTTGTTCAACTAACCAAAGATTTTACTACTTCTCCGTCCCAAATGTAGGCTCAAAAAAGAACAATTTTTTTAAAAGTCATATAAATATACATATAACTGTTTCAAGTTGGATAGTTCAACAAAATATTATCTGGGACGGAGTTGTATATAGAAGAGTTAAAGAGCCCTATTTTTTAGAATCTTTAAATATAAAAACATACGACTCCGTCCCAGATTAATTTATCCAAGTTTAAAAAGTTATATGTATTTTTATGGGACTTTTAAAAAAGTTGGATATTTTTATTTGGGACGGAGAAGTATATGATTACAACTCCTTCAAAAGAATTATTCAGCTTGGAAGAATTTGGAAATTACAAAATGTGTATAACTATACCTAAAAATATACTACTCCGTTTAAGATCAATGACGAACCGAACGGTTTCTTCGGTAATTCATTTTTAGATCACTCATTTATTCATATAAATTTTTTTTTATTTAGTAATTTTATGTATTAATATTTAAGCTTATATTTAATACTTATAACGTCAATTCATCCATATAAATATATATGTGCGCCCTTGTGCACACGAAAACCATATGGTGGGACTGTTCCTGATTTATTTGAAACGGAGTACTACTCCGTCCCAGATTAATTTATCCAACTTGAAAATTTTATATGTATATTTATATTAATTAAAAAAAAATGTTCTTTTTTGAGCCTACATTTGGGACGGAGAAGTAGTACCTTTTTTATGGTTTAATCCTTGTATTTTTAGCAATTAAAGTTCTATAGAAGGGGACATTGTAATACCTCCATGTGTTATGGAATATAAAGGAATAAAAGATGATATTTATTATTTTAATATTTTAGAAGTAAGTCATATACAAATATAAAAAATTCTAAAGTGCTCCTACACTTTAGAAAAAGTCTACTACTCCGTCCCAGATTAATTTATCCAACTTAAAAAATTTATATATATTTTTATATGAGTTTATAAAAAAAATGTTCTTTTTTATCTGGGACGGAGAAGTAAGGAGTTTAAAAAATATATTTGTCAAAAAATTGAATTAATTTTAATATTTTTTTCTGTTATAAATGGATATTAATTATTTAAGAAATATAACTGAAAAAGCTATTTTAGAAAAAAATATAGAAGATGAAAATATTGATGGAACGATAGATTCTAATCTTAAATCTATTTATCAAAAAATGTTGAAAGCGGCAAATGAAGGAAGATATCAAATAGATGATTATCATGAAAATATTTGTAGCGATACGACAACTTTAACGGTTTGTAATATATTAATTGAAAAAGGATATAAAGTTATATATAGTCCTGAACGTAAATATGTTTATGCATCTATAGAGTCAATTAGTTGGAAATAAATAAAATTGAATTAAAAAAAAATATTTTAATTTTATTAAAATGTTCGAACCTAACAAAATTATTAGCTATGTTTTAGAATTATCAGAAGATGTGGATTTTTTTGATATTATATTAGCTCTTCAAATAAAACTTAGAACAATATTTAAATACTATAATAAGACTATTGAATTAGTTACTTTTAGTACCAGGAATGAATGTAATAGATTAAAAAAAACTAATTTATATAAAAAATATAATGATGATTATTTATTTTCAAAAGATAATATAACTTATTTTTATCTGCTTAAAATATTGAAAAGACGTGATGAATATAAATCTGAAAAAATTATTATTTTTAATAATATTGGTGAAGATATTGAATATTCCCTAGAAGAATTTCATATTCTCTTAAATGAAAAAAAAGAAGAATTTGAAAATTTATTTGTTAAAGAGATTGTATTTACTGAAGATGAAAAAAAATTTATTTATGAAATTTCAAACCATGAGTTACTAAAAGGTAAAATTAAGGGTTTTAATTGGACTGAAAAAATTACTTGTGATTAGAAAATAAATTTTTATTGAAAAAGTGTCTTTTATATTTAGAGAAATATAAAGATTAATTATTATTATTTAAAAAATTTATAAGTCCAGTTCAGATAGTATGACAGGTCTTCAAAAATATGCTTTAAAATAAACTTAATTTTTTTAATTTTATAATAGTCCAGTTCAGGAGGATCCGGAGTGATCTATATAAAATTCCGTTTTCAAACACCGATCTATGTAAATTTATGTTTAAATAAGGTTTTTAGTTAAAAAATTATATAGTCTAAAAAATCATGATAAATATTTAGCTAGTTCAACAAAATATGGAAAAGTTAAAAACCCAATTACTCAGATTAGACTATTATAAATTTTATTATTATTAATTGGTGTAAGAATAAGTTATAAACTTTTTTCATATTTTTCTCACTTAAAAATAGTTTTAAGTATGTTTTTAGTTAAAAATAAAATTCTACCTTATCGTCACTTAATTTTTAAATAAAAATCTAAAAAACGAAATTACAATAAGAAATTTTTTTGTTCACTCATCTCCACTGAATAATATTTTAAGTTTATTTTTAGTTAAGAAAAAAACTTGTAACTTATTGTCACTAAAAATTTTAAAAAATAAAATTTTCAAAATTACAATAAGAACATTTTAACTTCACTCATTCTCACTGAAGAATATTTTAAGTTTATTTTTTAGTTAAGAAAAAAACTTGTAACTTATTGTCACTAAAAATTTTATTTTTTAAAATTTTCAAAATTACAATAAGAACATTTTTACTTCACTCATTCTCACTGAAGAATATTTTGAGTATATTTTTAGTTAAGAAATAAAAGTCTAACTTATCCTCACTAAAATTTTTAAAAAATCTAAAAATCAAAATTACAATAAGAACATTTTGTCTTCACTCATCTTCACTGAATGATATTTTGAGTATGTTTTTAGGTAAAAAATAAAATTATCACTTACCCACACTGATTTTTTTTTGAAAAATAAATTTTTCAAAATTACAATAAGAACATTTTGTTTTCACTCATCTTCACTGAACAATATTTTGAGTATGTTTTTAGGTAAGAGATAAAATTATCACTTACCCTCCCTAAATTTTAAAAAAAAATAAAAATTATAATAAGAACGTGTGCTTACTTTTTGTCTTCACTCATCTTAACTAAATAATATTTTAAGTTTATTTCAAGTAAAATTAAATCTTCTGAATTATTACAACTAAAAATAAAAACTTATACTTTATTGTTTTCATTAAAATATTTTTTAAGAAATATTTTTATTACATATATAAAATGAAATTATCTTTGTTAAATAAAAAAAAATATGAATGGCTTAAAAATTCTGAATTATTTGAAACCTTTGATGATGAAGAAGATGATGAAGAAATAGAAGCCATTTATTGTAAAGCTGATGAAAATAATTTAGAATTATTATTTGCTGTTATAAAATTTTGGGGAGTTTTTGATTATCCTATAAATTTTTTTGAAAATATTTATAATTTAAAACCTTTTAAATATTTAAAAGATAACTTTGATATACATCTAAAAGATTTATTTGATTTTTTATTAGCATTTATTTCTTTAGAATCAAAAAATTTAATGCCTTTATGTTGCAAATATGGTTTTTTAGAAGCTTTAAAGTTTTCTGAAACAATATATGCAAAAGAAAATACATATATTAAATCTTTAGAAAATTGCTGTATATATGGACATATTGAATTATTTAAATATTTATTTTTTAAATCTTGTATACCTGAAGAGGTATTTGATCAATCATCTTCTGATACTAATCTTTTTGAAATTGCTTGTAAAAATGGACATTTAAATATTGTTAAATTAATTCATAAAAAAGCAAAACCTCCAAAATCCTGGTTTAATGTAAAATTTGGTTGCGAAAATTTTGAAGTTTTAAAATTTTTGTTTGAACAAGGATATCCTTATGATAAAACAGTATGTGCTTTGTTATCTACAAAAAATAATCTTAAAAATTTAAAATACTGTCATGAAAATAATTTCCCTTGGGATTCAAGAACATTAAAAAATGCACTAATTAATGGTAGTTATGAATGTTTTAAATATGCTATTGAAAATGAATGTATATGGACTCCTGATAATATTCATAGTTATGAAAATGAAATGGTTTACTATGCTTGTACTTCAAAAAATCAAGGATCAATAAAATGTCTTAAATTTCTAAAGAAAATAGGAAAATATGAATTAAATCATGGAGAAGCTTTAATTAATGCAGCTTACAATAATAATTTAGATGCAATAAAATTTATATTAGAAAATTATGATCTATCTGATAGTCCTGATAACAGTAGTATAAAAGATTTTGTGAGTTATCCTTTTGAAAAATGTATAGAATATTCAATACAATTCAATTATTTTGAAATCTTTAGATATTGTTTAGATTTTTATAAAGATAAAATAAATATTGAAATATTAGAAAGAGATATTTTAAAATTTGCATTAGATGGAAATATGAAATTTTTGAATTATCTTGATGAAAAATATAATTTTGATAATTTAATTAGAAATGTTAATTTTTTAGAAAATGCATGCAAAAGTAATAATATTGAATGTGTAAAATTTTTTGTTGAAAAAGGTTTTATTAGATCAGAAAATTGTATGTTATTGTCATTTAATAACTTTGAAATAGTAAAATATTTATATGAAAATAATTTTTTATGGGATGAACAATTTATTGTAAAATGTATTTCTGAAACTACAGAAGAAAGTTTTAAATGTCTACAATTTGCTAATGATAAAGGATTAATTATTAAAAATTATTATTTTGATTTAATTCTTCAAAAATATTATGATTATTTAGTTGAAAATAAAACACGAGATAAGGAAAAAGATATATATATAATAAGCCTTTTCAAAAATTATATTGATGAAAATGGGTATTAGTTCAGTTCATATAGTCAAAGTAATTGGTCCAGGTTTTTATATTCACTTTTAGTTCATATAAAAATTTAAGTAAAATTTTTATTTTTAAGTTTGTATTTATATTACGTAAGTACTTCTCTGACCCAAATGTAGGCTCAAAAAAGAACATTTTTCATTAATCACTTAAATATAGATATAAATTTTTTAATCTGTCAGATAATATTTTGTTGAACTATCTGGGACGGAGTAGTACTACTGGTCCATTTCAAATAAATCGGTAATTAAAAAAAATTATTTTTATATGAATAATTTGACGTAATAAGTATTGAATCTTTACTTATAAGATAATATATAAAATTAGTGAATTAAAATAATTTTATATATATATTTGTGTGATCTAAAAATGAATTACCGATTGATTTGAAACGGAGTAGTAAAATATTACTTCTCCGTCCCAGATAAATAAATACTCATAATTTTATATGAATGAATAAATAAGTGACTAAAAATGAATTCCAAATTTATCTGAAACGGAGTACTAGTCCATTTCAGATAAATAAGAATATATAAAATTAGTGAATTAAAAGTAGGCGACCTAATTTTATATGTATATTTGTGTCATATAAAAATGAATCACCGATTAGTCAAACGGAGTTGTATTTTCTTCTAAATAGTTACTACTCCGTCACAGATTAATTTATCTGACAGATTAAAAAAATTATATTTAATTTTATATCACTTTAAAAAAAATGTTCTTTTTTATCTGGAACGGAGAAGTATAATTTTTTTTCAAATGACAGCTTCTAATTTTTGTTTAAATATTTGAAAAAAATATGGAAGAAAATATTTATAATAAAAATAATGAATTGGTTAGTATTTTTAGATGTAGCAAAACTTTTAGATATGCAAAACATTATATATTTGTTATTTTAACAGCTAAAAATTTTTTAGAAGCAAAAAAAAAATTTATATTAAAATGTTTATCTGAATATGAAAATATAGTAAATAATATTGATTTTGATTTTGAATTATTTTATGATAAAAATGAAGATTATGGAAATCCTTGCAAATTTGATAAAAAATTAGATTTTGAAAATTGGCTAAAAATAAATGTTGAAGACGAAGATATTGAATTACTGGGAAATTGTGAATTTGAAATAATTGATCGTTATGATTAAATAGAACATAAAAATTTAATATATTTAATTAAATAAATACTAGTCCATTTCAGATAAATCTGGACTTCATAAAAAAGGAACCATTTGGTTCCCGTGTGCACCAGGGCGCACATAAATTTTTTGTATGAATGAATAAGTCTAAAAAATAAATCTATAAGTATAAAATAATATATAAAAATATAAAATTAAAATAATTTTATATGTATAATTGTGTGAATAAAAAATGAATTCCTGACATATTATAGAACCTAAAGGCACAATTTTCTTGGTTCATGTGGATTTGAAATGGACTAGTATATTTTTTGAAAAAATTAACAAATTTTACAAAATGGTTCATATCTTTTACCATTATAATATTGTTTTTTAGTTACATTTCCATTTTTTGAATAATGATAAAAATTACCATGTTTTTTTCCATTTTTATAATTACCAACTATTTTATCACCAGATATTTTAAATTCTTCAACATATCCATTTAAATTATTAGAAGTGGATTTTTCTTCTACAACTACTACTGAAATATTAGTAACTAAAAATGCTTCAACATGTATATTTTTATCTTCCATTTTTTTTAAGATGAATACTACTCCGTTTCAGATAAATTGGTAATTCAAAAAAAAAATATTTATATCAATAAATAAGTATAAGTATTAAATGTATACTTATACATTAATATATAAAATTAGTGAATTAAAAATAATTTTATATGTTTATTTGTGTGATCTAAAAATGAATCACCGATTGATTTGAAACGGAGTAGTATATTTTTTAATTTCAAATTTTTTAAGATATCATGAGAAATAAAAATAACTTTTCGAACTTGTTTAGTTAAACAAAATATTAATTAAAAATTAAATTTTATATTCAAGATAATTTTTTATATGAAGAAGGAAGTATAGCAAAAGATATTTGTGAATTAAGAAATATCCCTTATGAAATACTTCCTAAAGAAGAAATTTTATTACTTAAATATAATAAAGAAAATCCAATAATAGCTGATAGGGATATTATATCTATTTTAAAAGATGATTGTATAGATACTTATGATAGTTTATTGTATGGAACTGAGAAATTAAAAAATACGATTTCCTATTTGAAAGATATTAATAATAATATTAAATTTCTTATATTTATGAAACTTGTAAATAACAAAGTATTTGATGGATTAATGAATATAAAGAACTTTATAATTTTAATGATAATATTGAAGTATTTATATCTGTTGTGATGGAATTAACATGTGAAAGTAGATTTTTAATTACAACTTGTAAAAAAGTTTATGGAAATATAACAGAAGATTTTAAAAATATAATTTTAGATAGAATAAAAGATAATAAAGCATACTACTCCGTCCCAGATTAATTTATCCAACTTAAAAAATTTATATATATTTTTATATGACTTTAAAAAAAAATGTCCCTTTTTATCTGGGACGGAGAAGTATGCAATATTTTTATACTTAATGGATATGGATATATAATAAAATTATTTTTTATGTTGTTGGATTATAAAAATGAAAATTATAATTTCTTAGATAAAAAAGAAGTTTTAAATTATTTTTAAAGAATATTGCTTTATTTGGAAATAAATGGATAATAGTTGAAAATAATCCTACATATTCTTTAGGTATAAATGATGATGATTATTTTGATTTTATAATTAATAGTTGGTAATATTTAAAAACGTTGAAACAGACATAAAAAATTTTAAATATAAAATATTAAAAATTTGAAGGAGAGTACAACTCTGTCCCGAATAAAAAAAACACATTTTTTTAAAAAGTCACTTAAACATAAATATAGGTTTTTCAAGTTATGTAGGGCGACTACTCTTTATCTGGGACGGAGTAGTATTTATAATTATTTACTACTCCGTTTCATATCTTAGGAGCACCTGAAGTTTCCTTGTGACTAATAAGTGATTCGTTTTTTAGATTTACTAATCTAAAATAATTTTAATTTGAGTTTTATTATTGTATTTTTTTAATCACATATTTATCTTAAACGTAGTATTTATAGAATTAATGTGGAAATATTTAAAATTAAAAAAAATTATTCATCATCAGTATCTGAATAATAATCAGAATCAATTCGAACATCAAAACATGAATTATAACCTGGAATTTTAGTTTTTGTTTTAGAATATATACCTAATGATAAATTAATATCTTTTTGACTTTTTTCTGGATTTAATTTAATTTTATTTTCAAGAATGTCTTTCATTTTTGATTGGTTAATTACACGTTTTTTACTATTGAGATGATAGAAAATTTTTTCTTCTTGCATTTTTTTATTTTAAAATTATTAAATTTTTTTCAAATTTAATTCAATGAAATATTTTTAGATATTAGGATGATCGAAGTTTTATAATTTTTTATAAAGTGTAGGAGCAGATCCGATACTTTAATTTTTTTTGATTAAATTATTTCTTTATAATTTTTTATAAACTCTTATAAACTCTGTATAATTCTTTATTAAAAAACATTATTAATAAAGAATTAAATATATAACTTATTAAATTTTTATATTAAGGAGTATTAAACTTATTAAAAAAATTTAAAAAATATTAATTTTATAAATTTTTGATTAAAGCATATAATGATTTTTTTTCATTTTCTTTTTTAATTTATTTAATTTTTATAAAAATATTATTTCTAAGTAAAAATGGGAAACACAATACCATGCGATAAAAATACCCCTATTTATGAAAATATTTGTAATAATCCTGAAGATATTACAGGTAGTCCGGGGTTTTGTACTATTTCAGGACCTGCAGGTGATTCTTATCGAAGAGATTATTGTCAAAATTTAGGAGGTTCTGGTGAATTTAGTTATGCTGGACAAGGAGGATCGTGTCATTATAATTCTCAAAATAAAACATCTTCTATGGGCAGTTGCTGTAGTGGATCTGCATGTGGAATTATAGGTAACGCAGCTAGATGTAGAAGGAAAGCTTATAATGGTGATCCTCTTCTTTGTTGTAATCGAGATTTATCATGTAATAAAGATGAGCAATTTTGTTTTTCAGATTCAACTGAAACAAAAACTTGTGATCCAAGATATAGAGATATGGCTTCTCCTGAATGTGGTCAATTAATGATTGATTATTGTACTGGATCAGATGTTCCAATAGGAAATACTCAAGAATGGGTTAATAGATGGATTACTAATGTAAATATTTCAGGTCAAACTTTTAATAGTCCTTGTTATGATTCAATTTATAGAAATTTATATTCTGGACAAGTTGCAGCATGTGCAAAACCTCCCATTCCAAATTCTGGAGTTCCAAGTACAGCTGGTTATTTATACGCACAAGAATTAATGTATAAAATGATTCAAAGATATATCGCAGATGGTGGAGATTTAGCTTCTATAGAATCATCTGAAACAAATGCTCAATTGAACAATTTAATTTCTAAAATATGTACAACAACACCTGGACTTTGTACTAGAGCATTAAATAGTTATTGTGTTAATATTAATAGTAATACTCTTGTTAGAAATCCTGAATACTTAAAATGGTGTGGATGTTATATGAGTCAAGAAAATTATAGTAAATATACGAATTTATATGGAATTAGTCGTGAATGTACACCAACTTGTAATATGGAAGGGGTTATACCTTTAGCCACAAGTGATGGAACTTCTTTTTTAAGATGTTCACAAAATTTATGTATTATTGATGATATAAGTATAAGTATTGCACAATCAACCGTTTTTGGAAATGTAAATTTTAGTCAAATTTGTAATTCTTGTACTTCAGAAGGTAGTTCTGGAACCTGTAACTGTAGTATTACAGGTGGCAATTTTACAATTATTGATTCAAAAATAGGAAATATCGAAGTTAGTCAACAATGTAGTGCTGATTCAACTTGTTATAGAGAAATTCAAAATCCAGATGGTACAGTAGAAACAATCAAAACTTCATGTACAGGAGGAGGTGATGAAATAGATGAAATTGCTTTAATTGAAGCTGCAAATAAAACAAATTACGATAATGCAATATTTAGAAGAAATATGATTATTTTAGGAATTTTATTATTATTCATTATTCTAATGATAGTTTTTTGGGCTATTTTTAATCCACCAGAAACAGTAGATGAAGATACTGAAATTCATGAGGAGAATATAAATCCAATAGAAAAAGCAGTAATAAATCCAGTTGAAACAACACCAGTTACAAAACCCATTCCAGTAACAGGAACAAATTATATAAGCAATGAAGATTTAAATAAAATTTTTAAAACTCAATAAAAATAATCAAGTCATTTAATATTTTGATTACTAGTCCAGTTCAAATAATATGTCAGTCCAGGTCTTTTTATTCACTTTTTAGTTCATATAAAATATTTAAATAAAAATTTACATATCGAGGATTTTTTTGAACTATCCTCCTGAACTATCCTCCTGAACTGGAGTAGTATTACCTTTTTTATAAAAAAAAATGAAAAAAAATCTAAAAATTTTAAATTTAAAAAAATATATTTAAAAATGGATAAATATATAGATACTACCTGTTTTATTTGTTTTATGATTTGTATTATTATTGGGTTACCTACATATTTTACTGGGTGTGAGAAAACAATCCAACCTAACTGTTCACTATATTGGATAAAAACAACAAAAGTCGAATCTTATGGCGTTGATACAAATCAATGTAAAAGATGTATACATAGTAAAACAACATGTACTACAGATAAAGATGGTAAAGAACATTGTGAAACAAAATGTGATATTTATCAATACTACAATTGTTATGATAGCTATGATATTGAAAGTTATGATGATAAGTATACATGTAAATTTTATGCTAGTTATAATAATCTTGATTATAATACAGCTTTAAATAATGCTATAAATAATTTTCCTTTAGGTCATCATTATGATAGATATGTAAATAAGCAAACGAGAACATGTTATAATGCTAATAATATAATTGCACTTGCTATTACAGGTTTTACATTTTTATTATTAGCTGCAATTTTTTTATTATTTATTATATATTTTTTTATATCAAATTATATAAATGAATATGGTATTCCAAAATATTTTAAATTTTCATCAATAAATGAATATAGTATTCCAAAATATTTTAAATTTTCATCGATAAATCGATCAAATGAATATGATTCAGTTTATTATAACTATAATTCAGAAGAAATTCCTATAGCTAATGTCATTGATTGTAAAAATCCTTCTGCACCGGTATACGAAGAAGTTTAATTTTAATTTTATAATCTAAAAGTGTGAATTAATATAAAATTTTCTAAAAATAAATTTATTTTTTAGAAAATAAAAGTACTATTCTAATATTTTTCAAGTTGTTTTATAAATCCTTCATTCGGACATATTTTAGGATTTATTTTAATTAAAAAATTATAAGCCTCTTTAAATTTCATATGTCTCTTTCTTATTAAAAAAGCTATAATTATTGTTGGACTCCTAGAAATACATCCCAAACAACAAACAAGTATTTTTTTCTTTTCATGAAATTATTAGTTATAAATTTATTAGTTTTATTGAAATATTTAGATATGTTAGTATCATCATAATCAGGTATATTTATATGAAATATTTCAATATTTTCTATCTCAAAAATCATTTGACTAAGATTAATTATACATGTTATGTTTAATTTTTTTAATATATCATTATTAATTTCAGAAAATTTTGAAAAATATAAATAATCATATATCTTATACATTTTTTTTTTAATGTTAATTTTTTTTTATTTTTCAAATATTTAGTTGAAAATATAGTTTTATATAAATATGTTATTCATCGTATTAATTGTATTACTCTGTTTCATATTGTGACACTAATCAGTGATTCATTTATCTGAAACAGAGTACTTCTCCGTCCCAAATGTAGGCTCAAAAAAGAACAATTTTTTTAAAAGTCATATAAATATACATATAACTTTTTCAATGTGTCAGATAAATTAATCTGGGACGGAGTAGTATTATTTTTAGTATTAAATATTTTTAAACATTGAAAAAAATGAATTTTAAAATAAAAATTTTACTGATTAAAATGACAGATTTCCTAAAAGAAGATTGTTCAATTTTATTTGAAAATAAATATAAAAAACCAATTTATGCAGAATTCAAATTTTCAATTAATTTATTAGAAGATGAAAATTATATTTGGTTAAAAAATTCTTATTTTTATAAAAATTTAGATTCTGATTCTCAAGAACTTTTAGATATTCCTTTTTGTTCCGAGAATTGTCAAGATATTTTTTTATATATAAAAGTTCTTGATTTTTGGGGAATAGATTTACCTCCAGAAAGTTTTTTTAATTTGATTTTTAATAATAAACTTGAAGCTTATATGATTCTTAAAAACATGCAAAACTCTAAATTTTATGATTTCTTAAAAGACATACTTCAAAGTGATGATATAAATAGAGATTTTGCAATGCTCGCATTTAAACACATTCTTCCAGATATTTTATTATACAGTTGGAATAAATATGAATGGTCTTCTACAATGGCAAATATTGTTGTTGAAAATAAAAATTTCGATTTGTTTTTGATACTTTTTAATTCTGAATTTGCTAGTTTTTTTGATATTAATGTTTTGGCTGAAAAAGGATGTACAGATTTTTTAAAACATCTGCATGAAAATGGAACTATTTTTGATAATGAAGTTTTATATTATTCTGCATTAAGCGGAAATGTAGAATGTTTAAAATATATCCACAGTATTCAAAAAACATTGGACGAAAGAACATTTTCAGGGGCTGTTTATTCAAAATCAATTGATTGTATAAAATATTTACATGAAAATAATTGTCCTTGGGATAGAGATATTGATCTTCCTTACGCATTATTTACTATTATTAAAAAAAATCATGATCCTATAGAATGTTTAAAATTTTTATATGAAAATGGATATCTATTCTTCAAAGGAATTTTAAAAAGAATTGTTGAATGTGGTTCTATAAAATGTTTAGAATATTTGTTTGATAAAGTACCTATTGAATATGATTTACATGATATTGCTGCTGAAAAAGAACATTTTGAATGTCTCAAATTTTTACATGAAAAAGGTTTTAGATTTACAAAAATAACAAAATATCTTGCAAGAAATAATAAAGAAATGCTAAATTATATTGAAGATGTAATCCAAAAACAAAATTCAGAAGTTCTTGATTTATTATAATTTATTTAAGTAAAAAATTTTAATTTGTAATTATATTATAAATTATGCATATCAATGAAAAATAATAATTTATTTTTCATTTCGGATAATTTTTTACTACTCTGTTTTATATAAATTATTAATATGCTTATTTATTAATAGAAAAAAATAAATATTTCTGATATACCTGATTTTTTAAAAGAATCAGAATTTTATAGAAATTTAGATTTAAATACCGATAAATTTATCACTATTTATTTTTAAAAATTGATAATAAAATATTTTATTGAAGATTTTCAGAATTTATTTAAAATATTGAATTATTTTAATATTGATAAATTTCCAAAAACTTTTATTATAAATTGTACTACTCCGTCCCAGATTAATTTATCCAACTTAAAAAATTTATATATATTTTTATATGAGTTTATAAAAAAAATGTTCTTTTTTATCTGGGACGGAGTAGTACTACTCATTCCCGGAAGTTGTAAAATTTATAAAAATTGATTCTTTAGACTAATAAATTTGAAAATAAAATATTTTTTCCATAATAAATAAAAATGGAAATAAATATTTCTGATATACCTGATTTTTTAAAAGATTCTGAATTTTATAGAAATTTAGATTTAAATTTTGATGAACCTATTACTATTCCAAAATTAAAAATAAATGATGAAGTAAATAATATTAAAGATTTTAAAAATCTTTCTGAAACATTAAATTTTTTTGATGTTGATAAGTCTCCAAAAAGTTTTATTAAATATTATCAAAATAACAGCAAAGAAGTTTTTGAATCTTTAGATAATGATATTTATTTAATAAATTTATGTAATTTAAAAATAAAAAATCCTGAACAATTTTTTTTAACTTATAAAATTATAAGTTTACATAAATTAAATCCTGAAGAATATAATAATTATATAAATTATGCTTTAAATAATGTTAATGAACTTAAAAAAAATTATTTGATGAATTTTGAAGAATATAAAAATTTGGTAGATAAGTTATGTTCAACCAGATTTTTAGAATTATACTTTTATGAATCAAAAAGTAATATAATTCGTTTTAGGTTAGGTAGATTATCACAAGAATTCAAAATATATGAAATACAAATTTCAAAAGAATGTATTTTAGAAATAATAAAATCTATAAAAAATGAAAATTTTTTATCTTTAACAATAAACTTTTTAAATATAATTAGTAAAATATCAATAGAAATAAATGAATTCAATAAAAAATATATTTTAAAACAACTTAAACAAGCTCTTTTTTTTAAAGATGAAAATCAATTATTAAATAATTTTAGCATTTTAATTTCATCATTATATGGAAAAAAATTTTTTAAAAATGCTCTAAAACATAATTATGAAATTAGTGTTATTCAATCAGATTAATTTTTGAAAGATCTTAAGTACTTCTCCGTCCCAAATAAAAAAGAACAATTTTTTTAAAAGTCTCATAAAAATAAACATAAATTTTTTAAGTTGGATAAATTAATCTGGGACGGAGTAGTACTCCTTCACAGATAATATTTTGTTGAACTATCTGACAGATTGAAAAAGTTATATCTAGTTCGCCAAGTCACACACTAATTTATATGAATTTAAAAAAAATGTACTTCTCCGTCCCAGATAAATGGGTGATTTATTTTTATATCACTCAATTATTTATATAAAAATATTTAAATCTTATATTTTTATATATTATTTTACAAGTATAATTTAATAATTGTAATACTCAGTCCCAGATAATATGTCGATCTGACTTATCTTACAGATTAAAAAAGTTATATGTGTATTTAAATGATTAATGAAAAAAATGTTCTTTTTTGAGCCTACATTTGGGACGGAGTAGTATAAAAAATTTAATGTGAACCGAGTCTCACACGGGAACCAAATAGTTCCTTCGGTAATTCATTTTTACTTCACTCAATTAATCATATAAAAATTTAATTAACTAATTTTATATATTAACGTATAAGTAAGGATTTAATACATTCACTCAATTAATCATATAAAAATTTAATTAACTAATTTTATATATTAACGTATAAGTAAGGATTTAATACATTAATTAAATTTTTATATAAATATTTAATGTGCGCCTCGGTGCACACGTGAACAGTCCCACCAATATGCTACCATTTTCTTGGCCTTTTTATTTTTTGAATCACATATTTATTTGAAACAGAGTATAATTACTTCTCTGTCCTAGATAAAAAAGAACATTTTTTTTTAAAAGGCATATAAAAATATATATAAATTTTTTAACTTGATAAATTTGTGAAAGAGTTTTGGAACTTTGTTTTAAAAAAGAACATTTTTATCTGGTGCAGATTTGTAATTATAATAATTTATTCATTTTATTTTTTGAATCACTTATTTATCTAGAACCTTCATGATATTTTTTGTATATCAATCCATTCAATAAGTTTTTCAAATTCTTCTAAAATTATTTTTTTATTAAATTCATTTATTTTAATTTTATATGTGTTAATTTTAACGTATAAATATTCATTTATGTATTTACAATAAATACAAATTTCATTGTTTTTATAAGAAATATTACCTTTATCAATTGAGTAGTATTCATATTCATAATTATTTTTAATTCCATCTATTATTTTTTCTATATATTCTCTTCGTAAAACTGGTTTTGAAATTTCCCATCTTCCATATAAATGCTTCTTTTTAAACCTTAAATGAATACTATTACATGAACGCATAAAAATATAAGGCTCTAATTCTAATATTTCTGTTGAATATATTTTATGAACTAAATCTTTATATTCTTTATTATGTATTAAATAAATGTCTTGATCTCTACCAACTTCATGTGCCTTATTTAAAGCATAATCTATATAATTATCATATTCTTCAGGATTTAATTTATATAGAGTAATAATTTTGTAAGTTACAAAAAACTGTTTATAATTTTTTATTTTTAAATTACACAAATCTATTAATAATTCTTGATAAACATCAAAATCTAAAGAATCAAAAACTTCTTCACTATTATTTTGATAATATTTAATAAAAGTTTTTGGAAACTTATCAACATCAAAAAAATTCAATGTTTTGAAAAGTTTCTTAAAATCATTAATATCATTTACTTCATCATCCATTTTTAATATTGGAATAGTAATAAGTTCTTCATAATTTAAATCTAAATTTCTATAAAATTCAGAATCTTTTAAAAAATCAGGTATATCTGAAATATTTATTTCCATTTTTATTTGTTAGAAAAAATATTTATTTTCAAATTTTTTCAAAAATATACTTCTCCGTCCAAGATAAAAAAGAACATTTTTTTTTTAAAGAAATATAAAAATGCATATAACTTTTTCAATGTGTCAGATAATATTTTGTTGAAATATCTGGGAATGGATATTGAAGATAAATTTAGACAACTTCAAAAAATTATACTACTCCGTTTCATATCAATTGGTAATTCAAAAAATGAAAATTTATATTAATGAATACTACTCCGTTTCAAATAAATCGGTGATTCAAAAAATAAGGAACCATTTGGTTCCCGTGTGCACCAGGTCACACATAAATATTTATATGAATATGTAAGTTAATAGATTAAATCCTTACTTGTAAGTTAGTATATAAAATTAGGGAATTAAAAGTAGGCGACCTAATTTTATATGAATAATTAAGTGAAGTAAAAATGAATTACCGATTGATCTGAAACGGAGTAGTAAGTACAATTATTAAATTACACTTGTAAAATAATATATAAAAATTTAAGAAAAAAATATTTTTATATGAATAATTGAGTGATGAAAAAACGAATTACCGATTTATTTGAAACGGAGTACTTCTCCGTACCAGATAAAAAAGAACATTTTTTTATAAACTCATATAAAAATATATATAAATTTTTTAAGTTGGATAAATTTATTTGGGACGGAGTATTAGTATTAATTAATAAATACTATTCAAGTTCAAGAAAATAAGACAATCCGAAGACCTATTAAATTCTGTACTTCTCCGTCCCAGATAAAAAAGAACATTTTTTTTAAAACTCATATAAAAATAAATATAATTTTTTTGACAGATTGGATAAATTAATCTGGGATGGAGTAGTAAAAAAAATTAATTATTTTTAAATATAAGTTTAAATATTTTTAATTATGTGTAAATTTTCTAAAAAAGTGAAAAAAATCTTTTGAACAATATGAAACGGGTTAGTATTGGCTTACTAGTCAAGTTTAGATAAATTGGTTTTTAATATTTTGCTTCTTAGCTTTTTGATATAAAATTTAATACTACTCTGTCCCATTTTAATTTTCTCAACTTTTTAAAAATCACTTAAAAATATACTACTTCTCCGTCCCAAATGTAGGCTCAAAAAAGAACATTTTTTTAAAAGTCATATAAATATAAATATAACTTTTTCAATGTGTCAGATAAATTAATCTGGGACGGAGTAGTACTCAGTTTCAGATCAATGAAGAACCTAAAGGTTCCTCCGGTAATTTGTTTTTCATTCATACTATTACTCAGTTTTATATTAGTGTGGGACAGGGACTAATCGGTGATTCAAAAAATAAGGAACCCCAGAAAATGGTAATACTCCGTCCCAGATAAAAAAGAACATTTTTTTATAAAGTCTCATAAAAATATATATAAATTTTTTAAGTTGGATAAATTAATCTGGGATGGAATAGTATAACTTTTTAAACTTGGATAGTTCAACAAAATATTATCTGGGACGGAGTAGTAGCATATTGGTGGGACTGTTTTTTTGTGCGTCTCGTTGCAAATTAAATTTTTATATCAATATATAAGTTAATATATAAAATTAGTGAATTAAAAGTAGGCGACCTAATTTTATATGAATAATTGTGTTAAGTTAAAATGAATTACCAGAGGAAGCTTTAGGTTCTTCATTGATCTGAAACGGAGTAGTATAAAAAGTAGGAGCCAACTTTTTATTCAGTATTTTTCGAATCACTCAATTATTCATATAAAAATATTATTCATTGACTAATTTATATATTATTATTTAAGTTGATGACTTATACTAGTCCAGTTCAAATAAATTGGGTTTTGAGAAAAAATTTATTTATATTTAAATATAAGTAGACTTGTTTAAAAGACATATAAAATATTACTTAAGGATAAGCTTTTTAATTAAAAATTTATATGGTTAAAAAAGTGAAGAAAAAGATCTGGCCCAATTTATCTGAACTGGACTAGTACTAATTTATTCATATAAATAAATATTTATATGAAATACCGATTAGTCCCACTACAGCTGGTTGGGGGTTTTAAGAACTTTAGATTTGAGCACAAAAAACAACATTTTGAGTGTAAAATTCAAAGTTCTTAAAACCACCAACCGATTGTATATGAAACGGAGTAGTATTCATCTTATTTTTTGAATCATTGATTTATCTGATAAAAATAATTCAGGATATTTTGTGACTATTAATCCATTTAATAACTTTTTGAAATTCTTCTAAAATTTTTTTTATATTAAATTCATTTATTTTAATTTTATATTCATTATTCATATAAAGTTCTTTATTCATATAAAAAAAATTATCATATTCATTATTATTTTTTATTTTATCTATTAGTTTTTGTATAGATTTTATTGTTGAAACTGTGTTTGAAATTTCCCATCTTCCATATAAATGCTTCTTTTTAACCCTTAAATGAATACTATTAGATGAACGATTAAAAATATAAGGCTCTAATTCTAATATTTCTGTTGAATATACCTTATCAACTAAACTTATATCATCCATCAAATAATTTTCATCATCATCTCTAAGAACTTCATGTGCGTTATTTAAAAAATAACTTATATAATTATCATATTCTTCAGGATTCAATTTATATAAAGTTATAATTTTGTGGGTTACAAAAAACTGTTTATAATTTTTTATTTTTAAATTACACAAATCTATTAATAATTCTTGATAAACATCTGAATAATGATCTAAAGAATCAAAAACTTCTTTACTATTATTCTGATAATATTTAATAAAACTTTTCGGAAACTTATCAACATCAAAAAAATTCAATGTTTTGAAAAGTTTTTTAAAATCTTTAATATTATTTACTTCATCATTTATTTTTAATTTTTGAATAGTAATAGGTTCATCAAAATTTAAATCTAAATTTCTATAAAATTCAGAATCTTTTAAAAAATCAGGTATATCTGAAATATTTATTTCCATTTTTATTTATTTAGAAATAAAAATATTTTTTAAATTTTTCTAGTCAAGTGCTTATATTATAAGAACCTTATAACTAATTGACACAGATTTTTAAATTAATATACGACTCCGTCCCAGATTAATTTATCTGACACATTGAAAAAGTTATATTTATATTTATATGACTTTTAAAAAAATTGTTCTTTTTTGAGCCTACATTTGGGAAGGAGAAGTACAATATAACTTAACTATTACCTTCAGTTTCGCTCTATCATATACTCGGAGCAATTGTCCTAGAACTTTTTCTTAGACTTTAAATTGATTTTTCATGCCAAATCTATAGTGCTTCGTATCCATTCCGGTTTCAAGTTCTATGTGAAAAAATATTTGAAAAATATTTCAGATATACCTGATTTTTTAAGAGATTCTGAATTTTATAGAAATTTAGATTTAAATAATGAAGAGGTTATTACTATACCGAAATTAAAAATGGATGATGAAGTGAATAATATTAAAGATTTTAAAAAACTTTTTAAAACATTAAATTTCTTCAATGTATCAAGATTTCCGAAAAGTTTTATCAAAATAATAGTCAAGAAGTTTTTGATTCTTTAGATCATTCTTTAGATGTTTATCAAGAATTATTAATAGATTTATGTAATTTAAAAATAAAAAATTATAAGCAGTTTTTTGTAAATTATAAAATTATTACTCTATATAAATTACAGGAATATGATAATTATATAGATTATGCTTTAAATAATGTTAATGATATTCTTGGAGATCAGGACAGTTATTTAATAGATGATGAAGAATATGAAGATTTAGTTGATAAGGTTTGTTCGACACAAATATTAGAATTACAACCTTATGAAATTAAAAATAATATTATTCATTTAAAAATAAAAATTAAAAAATTATCAGAAGAATGTGAAAACTCAAAAACTAGATTACCAACAGAATCTATAGAAAAAATAATTGATGCTATAAAAAATAATTATGAATATGAATATAAATATGCTAATATTTTTTTCAAAATAAATATTCCTGCTTATAAAAAAAATAAATTATCAATAATATTACATAAAAATGAAAATTTTAGTATAACTGAATCAATAAAAATAAATGAATTTAATAAAAAAAAAATTTTAGAAGAATTTGAAAAAGTTATTAAATGGATTGATTCTATGGAGTAAATAATTAATTAAAATACTAGTCCGTCACAGATTAATTTATCCAAGTTTAAAAAGTTATATGCATTTTAATATGTGTTTATAAAAAAATGTTCTTTTTTGAGCCTACATTTGGGACGGAGAAGTACTAGTCCAAAGGAACCTGAAGGTTCTCAAGTTTAGGAGGATCCTTGTGGATAGGAAGATCCGAAACCCTATAAAATTGAGTTTTCAAAAAAAAATTTTTTTTTATATGGTTTGAAGAAAAATATCTGTTTAGTTCAACAAAATATTATATTATTTGAACTGGAGAACCTGAAGGTTAGGAAGACCCGTAAAGGAGAATCCGAAATCCTTTGGACTAGTAAAATTTTAGGATAAAATTTAAAAAATATTTATTTTTTTATGATCAATAAAATGGAAATAAATATTTCTGATATACCTGATTTTCTTATAGATTCAGAATTTTATAAAAATTTAGATTTAAATTCTGATGAAATTATTAATATACCCAAATTGAAAATGGATGATGAAGTAAATAATATAAAGGATTTCAAAAGACTTCTCAAAACACTAAATTTTTTTAATGTATCAAGATTTCCAAAAAAATTTATTAAATATTATCAAAATAATAGTCAAGAAGTTTTTGAATCTTTAGATTATGATATTTACAAAGAATTATTAATAGATTTATGTAATTTAAAAATAAAAAATTCTGAACAATTTTTTGTAACTTATAAAATTATTAGTTTATATGAATTAAATCCTGAAGATTATGATAATTACATAAATTATGCAGTTAATAATGCAAATGAACTATACGATGAAGAAAATTATTCGATAGATGAGGAAGAATACGAAGATTTGATAGATAAGTTATATTCGACAAAAATATTAAAATTAAAACCCTATGAAATCAAAAATAATAGTATTCATTTAAAAGTAAAAATAAAATTTTTATCCGAAAAAGAAAAAAACTTAAAAACTATTTTAGAGATAGATTCTATATTTAAAATAATTGATGCGATCAAAAATAACTATTCATCTGATGATGTTTTTTACAAACTAGGTATTGCTACTTATAATGGAAATCAATTATTTCTAATGTTACTTCGTGGGGAAGATTGGCTCTCTCCTGAAACAATAAAAATAAATGAATTTAATAAAAAAATAATTTTGGAAGAATTTGAAAAAGTTATTAAATGGATTGATTCTATGGGAAATTAAATGTATCAGATATTTTTCCTATTAATATAATAGTGAATAAAAATACTTCTCCGTCCCAGATAAAAAAGAACAATTTTTTTAAAAGTCATATAATATACATATAACTTTTTTAAGTTGGATAAATCAATCTGGGACGGAGTAGTATTTATTTGTAAATAAATACTAGTCCAGTTCAAATAGTTAGAGTAATTATGTCAGATCTTTTTTTTTAAGCATATTAAATTTTAAGTACTACTCCGTCCCATATTAATTTATCCAACTTAAAAAATTTATATATATTTTTATATGAGTTTATAAAAAAATGTTCTTTTTTATCTGGGACGGAGTAGTATAAATTTATGTTTAAATATTTATATCAGTCATAAATATTTAAACATAAATTTAAATAGACTGGTTTTTGAAAACCTGACATATTGTGTGAACTGGACTAGTAAATATTTTCTTAAAAATGAATAATTTTTTTTGCAAAATATTTAAAAATACTTATAAAAATGTTAAAACTTACAATAATAAATTTTAATGAAGAATATATTTTTACACATGATATGATTAAGAGATCTAAATTTTTAAGTAATATGTTTGATGAAGATGATAATTTACAAATTAATATAAAAAATTTTGAAGATATTTATATATTATTAAAAGAAAATGAACCATTAAAAAATTATCCAAAAAAGTTTGTATTACAAATTATACCATTGATATCATATTTAGATATTGAAGATATTATTCAAGATATTAAAAAATTATTTAATGAATGTTATTTTTCTGAAAAAGAAATTATTAAAAATTTTGATTATATATCTGAAAATCCCTTATTAAAATCAGTTTCTGTATTATGTGTCGTAAAAAAATATAATAATATTTCAGAATTAAATGAGATATTTTTAGAAGAATTTAATAAATTGTTATATAAAGGTAAAAATAATTTTTTTTTAGATAAATTTTTATTAATTCTTAATTATAATTTAATTCCATTTAATAATAAAGATAAAAATAACCATTCTGATATTATTACTATTATTTCTGATTTCTATAAAGATAAGGAAAAATTTTTACGTTTAAATAAAACAATATTACCATTTATTTTTACGCCTAATAATTTAGATGAACTACCATTAAATAATTATTTGTATAGTTTTATAGATCCTTTTTCAAAAAAAGAATATTTATTGTATTCTAATGATAAAGATTGGAAATATTTATCTTTTGGTAAAAATTATCTATATCCTATAATATCTAGGATAGAAAAAATTGATCCAAGATTAAAAATAATTTGTACTATTCCTAAATATCAGTATATTATTGAATCAAATAATAATTTTGAACTTATTAGAAATAAATTGGATAAATTATTATCTAAATGTGATAATTTAGAAATAAATAAAAAAAATGAATTAAAAAGTACTAGTATTTTATTTTCTAAACTCAATAATCTTTTAGAAATTAAAAAAGAAAAAAAAATTCAATCTGTTGAATTAAAATTAAATTTGGACAAATTGTTAAAAATAAAATATCCAAGACCTAAAGAAAGTAAATTAATTAAAGAATATGAGAAAAAAATAAGAGAAATTAACGATTATAAAATTTCTCTTAAAGAAGATATTAAAATTATTAAAAACAATATTGATGAATCAATTATCGAAATAGATAGAAGTATTAATGAATGTAAAGAGGAAATTTCTAAACTTAAATATATATTAGAAAAATCTAATGGAGAATATAGTTATATAGAAGATTTCATTATTATAGATGAAAAACTGTATACTAGTCAAAAGAATTAGAACTCTGTACTACTCCGTTTCATATCGTGGGACGAACCAAGAAAATGGAGCCATTCGGTTCGCGGGAACCTAAAGGTTCCTTCGGTGATTCATTTTTAGATCACACAAATATGCATATAAAATTAGGTCGCCTACTTTTAATTCACTAATTTTATATATTTTTATTTAAGTTGTTATTAAATATTTATACAACTCCGTCCCAGATAAAAAAGAACATTTTTTTATAAACTCATATAAAAATATATATAAATTTTTTAAGTTGGATAAATTAATCTGGGAAGGAGTAGTACTAATTTACTCATATAAATATTTTTTTTGAATTACCAATTGATCTGAAACGGAGTAGTACCAGATAAATTAGTACAACTTAAAACAGTTATATGTATATTTATATGATTTTTAAAAAAATTGTTCTTTTTTGAGCCTACATTTGGGACGGAGAAGTAAGGATTCTCCTAACCTTTATATATCTTGAATAATTGGTTAATATCTTTTTCTTCACTTTTTATAGGACTTCGGATCTTAGCATCTCATCTTGAATTGGAATAGTATAAAATTTGAAATTAAAAAATAATTTCAAATTAATAAAAAATGGAAATAAATATTTCAGATATACCTGATTTTTTAAGAGATTCTGAATTTTACAAAAACTTAGATTCAAATAATGAAGATGTTATTACTATACCGAAATTAAAAATGGATGATGAAGTGAATAATATCTTTGATTTCAAAGATCTCTTTAAAACATTAAATTTTTTTCTTTCTAATAAGTTCCCGAAAAATTTTATCAAATATTATCAAAACAATAGTCAAGAAGTTTTTGATTCTTTAGATCATGAAATTTATCAAGAATTATTAATAGATTTATGTAATTTAAAAATTAAAAATACTACACAGTTTTTTATAACATATAAAATTATTACTTTATATAAATTACAAGATTATGATAATTATATAAATTATGCTTTAAATAATAAAAACATCATTTATGTAGATTATATTTTTAATAAATCGACTCAAATATATAACGAAGAATATATAAATTTATCGAAAAAAATAGGTTCGACAGATTTCTTAACCTTAAAACCTTATATTTTTCAAAATTTATCGAATAATATTCATTTAAAAGTAAAAACAAGAAAATTGTCAAAAAAATGGAAATACTCAAAAACTATTTTACCATTAGAGTCAATTATTAAAATAATCGAAGCAATAAAAAAAGATTATGAATATGAATACAATAGTTTTGATAAAAACAATATTTCTTATAAGAATAATGAAATTTATATAACTTCTAAAGACAAATATAATTTTATAAAAAATACAATTAAAATAAATGAGTTTAATAAAAAAATAATATTAAAAAATTTTGAAATTATTATTGAATGGATTAAATTAAATAATATTCCAGGATAGGAGGCTCAGAACCTAAGTGATATGAAGAACCAAAAAAAGGAAGATTCTAAAATGGATCAGAATTAAAAAAATATCTTTAGATTAAAAAAAATATTTACTACGACTCCGTCCCAGATAGTTCAACAAAATATTACTTCTCCTTTTCATATCTTGGGATTAATCGGTGATTCATTTTTAAATCTGACATATAAAATTAGGTCGCCTACTTTTAATTCACTAATTTTATATATTATTGTATAATTATACGACTCCGTCCCAGATTAATTTATCCAATATGTCAAAAAAGTTATATTTATATGACTTTTAAAAAATTGTTCTTTTTTGAGCCTAGATTTGGGAAGAAGAAGTACATTTAATATTTATTACCTAAATTTATTCATATAAAAATTTAATGTGCGGCATGGTGCACAAAATGGTGGGACTGTTCCTTATTTTTTGAATCACAGAGAACCTTCAGGTTTTCCTGATTTATCTGAAACGGAGTAGTAAAAATTTGAATAATAAAAAAATTTTTAAAATAAATATAAAAAATGGTTATGATGGAAAGACATAGAGCTGATTATGAAATTGTTCTTAATAATGATGTTGATATTGAAAAAGTTCAGAAAGATCTTGATATTACATTTAGATATTCAAAATATTCTAAAAAAATAACTGGTGTAAGTTTTTATTGTGATGATGATATATTAAATCAGTTTACTAGAAAAGATAAATACATAAAATTTCCCAATAACTTTTTAGATATGTATACTGCACTATGTGATTCAGATTATATTGAAAAATGTGGAAATACATATCATGTATATATAGATGATAATTTTGAAGAATATAAGGAGTATAATAAAGAAGAATTAGAAATAATTTTTAGAAGTGAACTTGAAAAATATAAAAAAGGTGCAGAGTTTAGATTTTCAAGAGGCCAAAAAGAAATTATCGATTTAATTTTATCACATAAATTAATAAAAGATAATATTTTTTGTCATTTTTGGAAAGAGGGTATTTCTTGTGAATAAGAAAAAATGACAAAAATATTTTATTACTTCTCCGTCCCAAATGTAGTCTCAAAAAATAACAATTTTTTTAAAAGTCATATAAATATACATATAACTTTTTCAATGTGTCAGATAATATGTCAATCTGGGACGGAGTAGTATAATTTTTTATTTACAACTTTTTTGATTCAAATATTTATATTATATAATATAAATAAATATTTTTAATTAAGAATTTTAAGTCTTTACAATTAAAGGCTTTGAATCTTTTAGTTCTTCATCAAAAATTTGTCTTGTTATTTCTAAAATACACAATATAGGCATCCCTTTATTATTTAACTTATTTATAATTTTTTCCATTTCAATTTGACTTTTTCCTGCAATTAAAGCATCGGAACTGCATTTTGATGTGTCATTATTTTTGTTTATCATATTTGCAGCTTCATTCACTTGATAGATAACTCCTGTATCATTAATATTTTTTTTACACTTTTCTTCAAGATTTTTAAAGTTTATTTTATGTTTTTCTGCTTTTTTCTTCAATTCTTTAATTAAATCACAATATTCTTCATTATTGGTATATTTATGTAATTCGTTCATTTATAAAATCTTATAATTTTTTTATTTTAAATTCAATTTTTTTATAAATTACAAAAGTAATACTAGTCCAGTTCAAATAGTCCCACAATATGTCAGGTTTTGAGAAAAATTTTATTTATATGTAAATATAAGTAGACTTGTTTAAAAGACATATAAAATAAGGATAAGCTTTTTAATTAAAAATTTATATGGTTAAAAAAGTGAAGGAAAAGATCTGGCCTGACATATTGTGGGACTATCTGAACTTGACTAGTAATACTTTTAGACAATATAAAAATAACTTATTATGATATTAGTATTGAAAAAATTTTTTAATCGTATTTAGCATATAAATTTTTTAAAAATTTTTTTGGAAAGTTTTAAAAAATGTCAAAAAAATTAAGTGAAAATTTCAGTTTGAAAAAATATGAAAAATTATGTTTCTGATTAAGTATAAATTTTTTAAATTTTTTTTTACACTTATTTTTAAATATTAATTTTTTTCTAAAAATATTTATTTTAGAAAAAAAAACTATTCCAAAGGATTACGGGGTTTTTCTAACCTTCAAGATGTATAGAAAGACCCCTCATCATATAAAATTGTGTTTCTAAAAAAATTTTTAAATAAATTATATTGTTCAATAAATGAAGAAAAATATCTGAATCAATTGAGTCAGTATACGAACTGTAGTACTACTCCGTCCCAGATAGTTCAACAAAATATTATCAAATCTGTCAAAAAATAAATATTTATATGACTTTTAAAAAAATTGTTCTTTTTTGAGCCTACATTTGGGACGGAGTAGTAATAATAATTCTCACTTATAAATTGAATAGATTAAAAAAATTGAAAAAAAATTATAATTTTATGGAAATGATTAAAATGTACGAAGAAAAAGTTAAACAATTAATCCCTGAATTTCACGAAAAATTAAAAGAATCTGAATATGAAAATATTATAAATAAAACAAATTTAATTGATAAAGACATTAAATATTCAATGAACAATGTAGAAAATTCTGCTATATGTTATATTTTATTAAAAAAAAAATATAAATATAAATATAAAAATCTGGATACTTTTTTAAAAGAATATGATTATTTAAAAAAGTATCCAGATCAGAAAAAAATAGATATTTTCTATAATTTTGCTAATATTATAAATTTTATTAAAGAATTAAAAATCTTCAAAAATTTTGGATGTAAAAGGAATTATTTAGATCTAGCTACTAAGTTAGGTGAAGGTTGGAATGCTTCTTGTACAACAGGGGGTGGACAAACTTTCTTTGTTTCCATGAAAGTTAGAATTTTTGAAAATGAAACTAATATAAAACCAGTAAGAAAAAAACTATTTAAAGAAGAAGATCTTTTAGGTGATATTTTTTTTCTTACTAATTCTAGAGAAAATATATTTCTTATTGATGAAGATAATATAGATGATTTATTTCCAAAAAAAGAATATTTTGTTAAAAACGATGATTTTTTTAAGAAAATATTTTCGAGAAATTATATTCTATAAGAAAAAAATTAATTTACTTATTTAAAAGTAAATTAATTTAGGATAAGATATTTAAAAGAGCGACCATTTTTTACCAGGTACATTATTATCTGAAATTTTCTCAACATCCTAATTTTTGGAATCCCATTAATTTAATAATTCTATTTTTTGAAACACAGATTTATTTGAAACGGATTAGTACTAAATAATATTTTAAAGCATATCTTTTTGATCATAAACATAAAATTTTAAGTAATACTCCTTCTCAGATTAATTTATCTGACATATTTAAAAAGTTATATGTATTTCAATACGTCTTTATAAAAAATGTTCTTTTTTGATCCTAAATTTAAAACGGATAAGTACAATTTTTAATAGAATATTTATATTAATTATAAATATTTACTACGACTCCGTCCCAAATTGATTTATCCAATCTTTCAAAAAAGTTATATGTATATTTATATGAATTTAAAAAAATTGTTATTTTTTAAGCCTACATTTGTGACAGAGCCGTACTCTGTTTCAGATAAATTATTCATATAAAATTAGGTCGCCTACTTTTAACTCACTAATTTTATATATGAATATATAAGTAAAGATTTAATACATTAACTTTTATATAAATATTTAATGTAAGCATCGGTGCACACGGTAACAGCACCACCAATATTCCACAATTTTCTTGTGTTCCTTATTTTTTTTAATTACCGATTAGTCCCACTATATGAAAAGGAGTAGTATATAATTAATGATTCTACCGAACTGGAAAAATAAGTACGACTCCGTCCCAGATAGTTAAACAAAATATTATCTGAAACATTGAAAAAGTTATATCTATATTTATATGACTTTTAAAAAAATTGTTCTTTTTTATTTGGTAAGAAGTAGTATTAAATTTTTTAATTAAAAACGAACGGCTAATTTTAAATAAATTGAGATGTATTTATAGCTGTATCTATTAAACACATACGAATTTTAAAAGTTGAACAATCATAAAAAAAACTTACTCCGTCAAAAGAACAAAGCAAAAATTTATCTGGAACTAAATGTTTTTTAATATAAATTTGGTTTTCATCAGGAATCAATGGGTCATAAATTAACATTGATTCAAATTTTTTTCTATCAAAAATTTCGTGAACATATTTAAATATTTCAATATCTTGGTACATAGATTTATTTAATAACTCTTCATCGAATTTACAACCTATTTTGTGAAGAAATTTTAAAATCACTAAATTATCTATAGCAACATCACAGTTTAACTTTATTTCCCATCCACATTCGTATAAATTTTCTAAGAAATGGAGTTGGTTTTTTTTTACAGCCCAATAAGATATATCATCAGAAAATAAACTCTCTATTAAAAAATCATATAAAGGATCTCCTGTTGAATCAAATAATTCAGATATTTCTTTAAGTGGTTTAGTTTTATAAAATAAATATATAAATTCTTTTGGAAAATAAGTTACTCCCCATAAATTAATAACTCTTAAATATTTTTTAATATCTTTTGTGTATTTTGAGCAATATTCTAGATACACGGGTTCATCAAAATTATCAATGTTTTTGTAAAAATGTGAATTTTGAAGCCATGAAAATTTATTTGTGTTTAATCTTTTTATACTAATCATTTTATTAAAAAAAATTTTTTAAAATTAATTCATTTTTTTGAAACATATAAAAATATAAAATATAAAAAATTTTTATATTTTTATATATCATCTTATACGTACTTCTCAGTCGCAAATGTAAGCTCAAAAAAGAACATTTTTTTATAAAGTTATATGAAAATGCATATAACTTTTTCAAGTTGGATTGACATATTATCTGTGAAGGAGTAGTAAAGATTTATTTTTAAGACTTATTCATTCATACAAAAATTTGATGTGCGCATCGGTGCACACTGAAACCAAAATTGTTCTTTATTTTATGAAGTCCAGATTCTAAAATGGACTACTACTCCGTTTCAAATCAATCGGTGATTCGTTTTTAGATCACACAATTATCTATATAAAATTATTTTAATTCACTAATTTTATATATTATTTTATAAGTAAAGATTTAATACTTACAGTTAATTATTCATATAAAAATTTATTTTTTGAATCACCGATTTATCTGAAACGGAGTAGTATTAAAAAATTACTTTGATTTTATATATAATTTATAGAATAAATTGAGTTTATATATTTAATGATTACTACTCCGTTTCAAATAGTAGGACTGATCAGGAGAACCTTCAGGCTCTCGGTGATTCAAAAAATAAGGAACAGTCCCACCATTTGGTTCCCATGTGCACCAGGGCACACATATAAATATATATTGATGAATTGACGTAATAAGTATTAAATATAAGCTTAAATATTAATACATAAAATTACTAAATTAAAAGTAGTCGACCTAATTTTATATGAATAAATTAATGTTTTAAAAATGAATTACCGATTGATCTGAAACTGAGTAGTAACTGCTTCTGCAATTTTATAATTTTCTTCTTCTGGTGCACTTGAATTAATAATTTTAACTGCTTCTGTAATTTTATAATTTTCTTCTTCTGGTGCACTTGAATTAATAATTTTAACTGCTTCTGCAATTATAGGAAATTTTTTTTCTAATTGATTTAATTTTTTTACAATTTCTTCTAAGTCTCTAAGATCAAATTCGATACCATATTTCGAATAATTTTTGAGATATTTGTCCTTTATGATGGTTAATTTGATATTATCTTTAGAATATTTTGTTATAAATTTTTTTGGTGTGTGGGTTATGTCAAAAATAATTTTTTCATACATAATTTTTTTTTTGTTAATAAAACGTATAAATTTTAAAGCGTCAATTGTGGAATTTAAATCTATATGATGATCAATAAAATAATCAACAAAAACTTTTTCATGTTGTATTTCAAATGATTGTATAATTGGAGATGTATTCCAAGAATTATGTAAAACACAAAAAGACATTCCATTCATTTTTGTTGCACATAATTCATATGTGTATCCGAAAACCCCAAAGTCTTTTGCTTTTAAAACATATTTATAATTTTTTTCTTCAAAAGTTAAAGGCTGTTGTTTAAATAAACAAAGAAAAATATCTATATATTTCTCAAAAATATAATTATCTACATTTGTATCTAACAAATTAATAATTAAACCAACAAAATTATTTTTAATTTTAGAAGAAGTTAAACCCATTTTAAGAAATTAAAAATTTTTTTCTAATTTTCATTTTTCATTTTTAAAGTTTTTACTACTAAATATAGGCTCAAAAAGAATATTTTTTTTAAGTTATATAAAAATGCATATTTTTTTTTTAACTTGGATAAATTAATCTCTGACTGAGTAGTAATACTCCTTTTCAGATTAATCGGTGATTCAAAAAATTTATTTTAATATGAATAATTAAGTATGTGATCTAATTTTATATTAATAAATGCGTGATCTAAAAATGAATAATTATCCGACCCAGATAAAAAAAATGTTTTTTTTAAAACTCATATAAAAATATATATAAATTTTTTAATTTGGATAAATTAATCTGGGACGGAGTAGTAAAAAATTAAAAATATATACTACTCCAGTTCATATAGTCTGAGTAATTGGGCCAGATTTTTTTCTTCACTTTTAAAACAATATTAAATTTTAAGTAAAATCTTTATTTTTAACTTTGTATTTATATTACTTAAAAATATTTAAACATAAATTTAAATATACTTAATTTTTTTTTGAAAACCCAATTTTATAGGAATCCTAAACTGAACTAGTATATTATATTATAAAAACAAAGCTTAAATGATTTTGATATTTTTAATAAGTCTAGATAATTACTATTCCTTACAAGATTAATTTTTTTTAACTTGGATAAATTATATTTAATTTTATATGACTTTAAAAAAAATGTTCTTTTTTATCTGACATTTTAATTGTTGAAAATATTTTACTTTTCAAAAAATGATTTTTTTAATTATTTTTATATAATTAAAAAATGGCAAATGTTAAAAACACTATTTGTAATTCCATTAATGATATCTTGAAAAAAAATACAAACAAAAATATAGAGATTGAGGCAAGATTTAAACCTTTGGATCATAAAAATTATCTTAGAATTCTTAATTCTTTATCTGAAATGGACCATAAATCTGAAAAATTTATTTCAAAAGATTTATTTTACGAAGTGAAAACTTCTTTCGGTAAAACTATTCAGGAAAGAGATAGTCATTACAATGATTCTGTAAAAACTATTAAAAAACAAAAAATTAAATATTTTGAAATGGAACAGGAATATAAAATTGTTGTCTCTTTAGAAGAAGAAATGCCTCCAAAAGATAGAACTTCTGCATTATTATCTACCACAAGGGATAAAGAAAGAACACGTTTTTATTTTTTTGGAAAGGAAATATTTGTAGATGTAACAAGAATTACTTCTCAATCATTTAATCAAGCACCTATTGATATATACGAAATTGAAATTGAAATAAATAATGAAAATCTAAATTTTAAAAATTCATGTAATTATTTTTTCCAAACTATTGATCAAATACTTAAAATAATCCAAAATACTTTTGAAATTTATACAATTTCTGAAAAATTAGATTTAATTTCAAAATACAATTCTCTTTTAAATCTTGAAGGAAAAGAAGAACTTAATTATAATGGTATAGTAACAGCTAGAAATTTAAAAAAAAGAGATTGTGTTTATGGAGGATTAATTGGAGGAAAGTATTCTTATACCATTACTCCAAAAGCAGAAGGGCACAGAAAACAATTAGTTATTCTTGATTCTGGTATTTGGATGGTTTATCCTCCTTTAGAAATTTCTCTTTTAATTAGAAATGATGATAAAATACCGGATTTTCTTAAACTTTTTAATTTTTTTAAATCTAATAATCTTATTAATAGTATTTTTGATGGGGAAAATATTGCTAAAGAAAGAAGAATTAATAAAGGAAATAATATTACATCTAAATATTTATATTTAGTTTTTGATACAATGGTTTTAAATAATTCAATAAAAGTACAAGATTTTCCACATAGCCAAAGACTTAGACTTTCAAGTTTTTTACATAAAATTTTTTTGAAAAATACAAATCCAATTATAAGAGTATTAGAAAAACCTTTTTGGGAATTAGGCAATACTTATGAAAGTTTTTATAATACTCTCCAGATTTTTAAAGAAAATACAAAAAATCTTGAATATTTAACTGATGGGGCTATGTTTACACCAGAAGAAGAAAAATATAAAATAGACACTTCATCAAATATTTTTAATAGAAAATTAGAAACACATCCTGATATTTGTAAATTGAAAAATTGGGATCAATTAACCATAGATATGCAAGTCATTATAACTCCAGGCATAAAATTATTAGTCACAAGAAAAACAAAAGAATATAAACTTGTAGAATTTACAGGAAATTATGATAAATTTTCAGAAGAAAATATTGATATACAAAGTCTTTTAAGTTTTGGAATTAAAAACAATGATATTGTAGAATTTGCACCAAAAAAAGTAGGTGATTTAATTTTACTTTATCCTATTAGAATCAGAACTGACAAAATTAAACCAAATAGTGAATATGTAGCAAGTGATGTTTGGAATGATATTAATAAACCATTAACAATAGAAACTTTAGAAGGTAAAGATTTTGCTTTAATTAGACAATATCATAATAAGATTAAAAGAAATTTATTTTTAGAAATTTCTGAAGATACAGATTTGATAGATATTGGATATGGAAATGGAGGTGATTTAGATAAACAAAACCATTTTCATAAAATTTTAGGTATTGAACCAGATGAAGAACACATTCAAGAATCTGAAAGAAGATATAATAAAAATATCGAAAAATTAGAAGAAAAATATAAAAAATATAAAGATAAAAATATTTTAAAAGAAAAAGAAATTTATGAAGATAAATTAAAAGTCTTAAAAGCTGGTGGTGAAGATACTGAAAAAATTGTTAAAGCTGCAATTAAACATTTTAAATGGAAAAAAGATTTTGAGAAAGAGATTCCTTTAAAACCACTTTGTATAAGTATGATGTTATCTTTATCTTTTTTCTGGCAATCTGAAGAAAAATTAGAAAGTTTATTAGAAACAATAAAAACAATTAAAAAAAAATACAAAAAATATGGTGGAAAGGAAGATATTGAATTTATTTTTTTTACAATTGAGAAAAAAAGAACCTTAAAAGTTATTAAGAAAAAAGGTGAAGTTTTTGATTTGGGACCAGCACATTTTGAATTTGAAGAACCAAATGTTTTAAAAGTAGACATTAAAAATACAATTGTTAAAGATCAAATTGAATATTTAGTTAATTTGAAAGATTTGAAGCTAGAAAACTTAGAAATTCATGAAGCAGATGAAGAAAAGTTCCTTTCACCTGATGAAATTGAATATACAAGTATGTATGTTTATGGGAGTGGTAAGGTATAATTTATTACCACTTCGTTTTAGATAAATCGGTGGTTCAAAAAATAAGGAACCATTTGGTTCCCGTGTGCGCCTCGTTGCACATTTAATATTTATATGGGAAATATAAGTATTAAATGGATTAATAATAAACTAAAAATATTTAATTACTACTCCATGTCAGATCAATTGAGTCAGTTAAGTTTTTTATAAAAACTTAAGAGATAATTTAAAAATATTAATCAGAATTAATATTTTTTATAAAAATAAATGTATTTATTTTTATTTTTTCAGTATTATTTATCACTTAATTTTTACATCGGACTCAATTTATTTGACATGGAGTAGTTAATAATTATTTTTAGTTAATATAAATTTTTTTTAATTATTTATATGAATTATAAATAATTAAAGATAAAATAATATTTTTTAGAATACTAATTTATTTTTAAGTTAGAAAATATCACCTTACCTAAATATTCCTATTCCATTTCAGATTAATCGGTGATTCATGTTTTAAATTTATTTACTACTCCGTTTCAAATAAATAGGAAATTCAAAAAATAAGGAACCATTTTAGTTCCCGTGTGCACCAGAGCGCACATCAAATTTTTATATGAATAAATAAGTATAAAAATTAAATATATACTTATAGATTAATATATAAAAAACTTATATTAAAAAAATTTAACATGTATAAATGAGTGAATGAAAATTGAATTTCCTATTGATCTGAAACGGAGTATTATATAAATTTATTGAGTTTTAATATATTATTCTATAAGCATTTTTAATGCTTACTACTCTGTCCCATTTTAATTTTCCTAACTTTTTTCGAAAGCGCTTAAATTTCAATATAACTTTTTCAAGTTGAGAAAATTAAATTGGGACGGAGTAGTACACTTATTGATAGTAGTATAATCTTTTAATATTTTTTAATTATTTTTAACATCTTAAAATGGAAATAAAAATTTCAGAAGTCCCTAAATATCTTCGCAAATCAGAGTTATATAAAAATTTCAACCACGATGATGATAGTATAATTATTGCAAAATATATGAAAAATTCTGATAAAGAATTTAATAATTTTGAAGATTTGAAAGAATATTTTAAAACTGCTAATTTTTGGGATTATAATCTTGATAAGTATATTTCTGAAGAAGCAAAAAAATTTATTTTAGAAAATAAAAAATTATCTATACCTTTATTATATAAATATGATATTTCAAAAAATATGGTTAAAAATATAAATTCTATTTCTGATAATTTAGTTTTTGATATTAAAGATTCTAGACATACATATATTATTACTATTTCTTTAAAAAATCAAGAAAATATTATTTGGAAATTGGAGGTTGATGATTTTGAAATAACTTTCGAAAAAGAGATATTTGATAATTTTTTTGAAAAACTTTTTTTGTCAATTGAAAATAACCTTAATTTTGATGATAATTTTTTAATAAATTATGAATTAAAAAGATCTAGAAATGATTTATTAGTATTATATAAATATATAAAAGTTAAATATTCTAATAAAATAATTTCTTTTATTTTTGCGACATCTGAAGGAGAAGGACATAAAACGCAATCTAAAATTAAATATAATAAATTATTTAATATTAAAGTAACTGATTGGAACAAAGAATCAATAATTAAAAGTTTAAAAAAAGCAAATAAAGATTTTAATTTTGAATGTGAAGAAAGAGAACGTGAGATGGAAGAGGAAGAAAATATTGATATTTCAGAAGATGAATCGGAAGATTAACTTTCTGAAATATCAATATTTATATGAATAAATTGGATTACTTCTCCGTCCCAAATAAATTATTGTGGGACGAGGCGACCTATCCAACTTTTTAAAAAGTCATATAACTTTTTCAATCTCTCAGATCGACATATTATCTGGGACGAAGTCGTAATAAAAATTAAATGTATACTAGGCCAGATTTATTTAAAATGGACTAGTATACATTTTTTTAATCAAGAAATATAAAATTAAAAAAACGTGTTGACAAACTACTAATCTACTAGATAAACTTGATATTTATGAAATAAAAAGGGTTTTGAAAACTCAATGTACAACTCGAGAATATTGCTTTTTACTAGTAATAGATATACAAATTTTGATTAATTTTATATAAATTCTGTTATCTGTACTACTCCGTTTCAGATAAATCAGGAAAAACTGAAGGTTCTCTGTCATTCAAAAAATAAATATTTAATATCAATAAATAAGTGAAGAGAAAATAAATCACTGATTAGTCACACGATATTTTTTCACATTGTTTTTAACATATAAATTTTTAAGTAAAAACTTTATTTGTAAGTTATAATTTGTACGACTCCGTCCCAGATAATATGTCCATCTGAGAGATTGAAAAAGTTATATGACTTTTTAAAAAGTTAGATAGGTCGCCCCGTCCCACAATAATTTATTTGGGACGGAGAAGTATTTACCTTATAATTAAATATTTTTTTAAAACACAATTTATCTGAACTGGGACAGTAATAAATAAATAAGTGAAGTAAAAATGAATTATTGATTAGTTCCACGATATGAAACAGACTAGTATAATACTCTAAAATATATTTATACGTATTAATAAGTATAAATATTAAATGAATACTTAAACATTAATATATAAAATTAGTAAATTAAAATAATTTTATATGAATAAATAAGTGAAGTAAAAATGAATCCCCGATTAGTCCCACGATATGAAACAGCCTAGTATTTAAATAAATTTAATTACTAATAAGCTTAATAATCTTATCAATATCTTCACAAATTTCATTTCTATTAAAAATATTAACTTTAATTTGAAGTTCAGAATTTATCAAAGTCAAAATTTTATTTTTATATACCAAAAAATGATACTTAAAAGATGTATTTTGCATATTTAATATATGAGATTTAAATGTATTTAAATTATTTATTTCTTCTTCTGTTTTTCTATAATATATGTAATGTGAATATGATAAATTATCCAAATCAACACATAATTCTAAGTATCTTATATTAAAAACCCCATTTTTTATAAAAGGAGTAATGATAATTTTATGTTTTAAGTCATTTAATATATCTTGTTCTGATAAAATATTACATTTATCTATAATTTTAAGTTTATTTTTATTATAATATTCGGATAATAAATTATTTTTTAAATTGTAAATATTCATTATTTTGTAAGTAGATATAAATTGATTAGGATTTTTTATTTTTAAAAGAGAAAACTGAGTTAACATATCTTGTACTTCAAGCTCAAAATACATCCCTGAAAAATATTCTAAAATTTGTTTACTTTGTAAAATATAAAATTTTTTGAAAGAAGAAGAAAATTTACAAATAAAAAATTTAAAAATATTAAATAATTGAATAAAATCATCAAAATTATTTATAGTATCATCTTTTTTGTAAAAACCAACTGGTACATCAACAATTTCTTCATCATTTAAATTTTCATAAAAATTAGATTTATGTAGATATTTAGGTATTTTTTCTTTTTTAAGAGTCATCATTTTTTTGATAAAATAAAAATAATAAAATTTCATTTTTACCAAAATTTTTCTAAAGTACTACTAGTCCAGTTCAAATAAATTGGTAATTTAAAAAATAAGGAACCGAATAGTTCCCGTGTGCACCAGGGCGCACATAAATATTTATATGAATATCTAAGTTAATGTGTTAAATCCTTACTTATAAGTTAATATATAAAATTAGTTAATTAAAAGTAGGCGAACTAATTTTATATAAATAATTGAGTGAAGTTAAAATGAATTACCGAAGGAACATGAAGGTTCCCGAATGGTTCGTCATTGATCTGAAACGGAGTAGTACTAATTAAATTATATTTTTCTTTAATAATCCTTGAAATTGTTTGTACATCTATATCATAAATTCTATTAGTCTACTCAGAAAAAAATATTTGAATACTAGTCAAGTTCAAATACGCCGACAAAGTTGGACCAAATCTTTTTATTCAGTTTTAAAACCATATAAAATTTTAAGGAAAACCCCTATTTTTAAGTGATATAAATAATCACTTAAAAAATTTTAAACATAAATTTACATATAATTAATTTTTTTTTTAAACATGACATATTATCTGAACTGGACCAGTATTATTAATTAAAAAAATGAATTTAAAAAACTTTTTTTTTCGAATGAAAATGGAATATCAAGATATTATTAAAAATAAAAATTTAGATAAGTATTTAAGTTACTTAAAAAATATTGATGGTAATTATAATATTGAACATTTAAAAATACTAAATTATTTAAAAGATAACAATGATTTAATGAAAAAGTATTTAAATTATTTAAAATCTTCTGAAGGAGAACTTCCTACTACATGGGCTTCTATGAATGGACATATTGATCTTTTAAAATATATGGTTGAAATTGGTTGTAGTCTTCATACTTCTGTATCATATAAAACAGCTTCATGTGGTCAAATTGAATGTTTAAAGTACATCAGAGAATTGAATCTTAATAATAAAGATGTTATTACAACTGGAAGATGGGCAATTTCTAATGGTGATCTTGAAATGGTAAAGTATTTAGTTGAAAATGATGACTCTGAAAAATGGAGGGTTGATGAACATACCTTAAGACTTGCTTGTATATGTGAAAATTTAGAAATTTATGAATATTTAATTGAAAAAGGATATTCTATTGATAAAGAATCATGTATAAGATTAATTGATAAAATGCCAGAAGATAAATATCCAATCTCAAGAATTATTAGAGAAAAACTAATTGATTAATTATAAGAAAATATATTTTTTTAAAATATATTTAAGAGTCTAAATATTTTTGATCCTTGTTTATCTACTGGTCCATTTCAGGAGAATCCTTTAGGATTCCTATAAAATTGGGTCATATCTTTTTTATTTACTTTTTAGATCATATGAAATTTTAATTAAAATCTTTATTTTTAAGTGAGTATTTATATCACTTAAAAATAATTAAACATAAATTTAGATATAGTTAATTTTTTTTTGAAAAACCAATTTTATAGGAATCCTAAAGGATTCTCCTGAACTTGAGTAGTAGATAATTTATATTTGTATTTAAGAAACTTTGTTTATTTTTCAATTCACAAAAACTTAAATTATTTTAAGCCCAAGTTTTAAGTATATATTTACCATATTTGACTTCATTTTTTAAAAGAATTTTTGTAAAATATTTAATATCATCTTTAGAAATATCTTCAATTTGATCTAAATTATTTTTAACCATCTCTTTAATTTCTTGAAGAGACGGTTTTTCATATTTTTTTAGAAGAAAAATTTCAGATTGTCTATTATTATCCAACAAAAACCCTTCATTTATTTGATCAACTTTATTATATGAAATTTCAGATATTGTAAAAAATAAAGAATTACCCGAATTATTTTCTAAAATCTGAACAACTTCATAAAAATTTTCATTTTTACTAATTATCTCATCAATTATTTTTTGATCTTTTGTAAAAAAACCTTTTTCTATACTAATTTCTAATTCTCTGCCCATTTTATATTTCAAAAAAAATAAAATATTTTTAAAATTAAAAATAATTTGTTGAATTTATTCAACAAAATATTCATCCCACAAAAATCTTCTTTGATCTCCATAGAGAATGCATATCTACTTACATAATCATTACCAAATGTTTCTGAAATACGATTTTTTTTAATATATATCAGTATCAGAAAGGAAATATATATTCAAAATAGGCATCTTTGAGTTTTTACTAGAAAGCCAAATAATTTTTTTAACTTTTTTTTAGCTTGAAAAAACTCGTTATAACTTATAATAAATCCTAATTCTTTTTCTATAAATCTATATCTCCTACTTCTCCGTCCCAGATAAAAAAGAACATTTTTTTTAAAACTCATATAAAAATAAATATAATTTTTTTAATTTGGATAAATTAATCTGGGACGGAGTAGTATAATTTTTTGTATTAAAATCAGAATCAAAGTTTTTATAATTTATAATTTGAATATTATTTTCTTTTAGATTTTGAATAAAACATCCTTTTTTTGTTATTTTTAATGTACTATTCATTTTATTTAAGCTTATAAAATAACCTAAATTTTCTATTTTTATTAATTCTATATTTTCAAATATTTCTTTAAAATCTTTAGACAATATAATATCCTTTAATAGTAAAAAATTTTGGCTTTTAAGAACACCAAGAATTCCCAAAATTATCCTTACTTCTCCGTCCCAGATAAAAAAGAACATTTTTTTATAAACTCATATAAAAATATATATAAATTTTTTAAGTTGGATAAATTAATCTGGGACGAAGTAGTACATATTTCTTTTTTAATTTACATTTTAAATTTATTTCTCCAGAAAATTTATAAAATTTATACTCCTTATCACTATTTTTTTCTTTTTCATTTAAATAATTTATTTCTTCATCTAAAATCTTTTTAATTTTATTTTCTAAATATTAATTAAATTTATTTTCAGATCCGAATAAATATTTAAACATGAAAAAAACATTTAGTTCGGTGATATTTGGATAATAGTAATTAAATATTTCTTCAATATTTTTATCGAAATATGCCCCCATCTGTTCAGGATAATCCAATCCAAAAAAATTAATAGTTTTAAAAAGTTTTTTAAAATCTTCTAAAGATTCAACAGAGTCATTATCTTTAAAATTTTCTTTAGGAATGTACTTCTCCGTCCCAAATAAAAAAGAACAATTTTTTTAAAAGTCATATAAATATACATATAACTTTTTTGACAGATTGGATAAATTAATCTGGGACGGAGTCGTAAACAGAATCTTTAGAAGTTAAATTTTTATAAAAATCCGATTTTTTCAGATATTCAGGGAAATTTTTATATTTTAGTTTTAGCATTTTATATTTGAAATAAAAAATAATACTTCTCCGTCCCAGATAAAAAAGAACATTTTTTTATAAACTCATATAAAAATATATATAAATTTTTTGACAGATTGGATAAATTAATCTGGGACGGAGTTGTACATTTTTATATATTAAAAAAAAATTTTTATATTTAATTATATGTATTTTTTTAATATAAAAATTAACTTACAAATAAATATATGACTTAAAAAATTATATGGTAAAGAAAAAAATATGGCCTGACATATTATTTGAAATTAAATAATGTAAATTTACACATATATTTTATTTTAAAGCATTCTACGACTAAATGAACTAAATGATCCACGAATGAAATAATCTTCTCCAAAATTCTCAAAAAGGTACGACTCCGTCCCAGATTAATTTATCCAATCTGTCAAAAAAGTTATATGTATATTTATATGACTTTTAAAAAAATTGTTCTTTTTTGAGCCTACATTTGGGACGGAGAAGTATTCTTTATTTTCTTTTTCAAATTTTTTATATGAAGCAAGAGAATGAAAATAAATATTTAACATTTGATAGAACTCATTATTTCCATTTTTATAATTATAAAGCCATATTATTTGTTTTACTTTTTTATTTTGTTGGTAAAATTCTTGAGGACTTATAATAAATCTAAATTTTTCTTCATCATCTATATAATATTTTTTCTTCCCTTGTATGTTAAAAATCGAATTACCCTCATAGTTAATAATTTCAATATTTGATAAATCTTCAATAAAATATCCTTTTTCTGTACTTCTCCGTCCCAGATAAAAAAGAACATTTTTTTTTAAACTCATATAAAAATAAATATAATTTTTTTAAGTTGGATAAATTAATCTGGGACGGAGTAGTAATTTTTAATGTACTATTTATTTTATCTAAACTTAAAAAATAAGCTAAATTTTCTATTTTTTCAACTTCAATATTTTCAAATATTCAGGAAAATTTTTATATTTTAGTTTTAACATTTTATATTTTAAAAAATTTATCAAGACTAATTAAATTTATATTAATCTCTTATTCTCTGAAAATATAATTTCCATTTTTTGTGATAATATGAACTATTAATTTTATTTAAAGTTATATTATCACCAAGATTTTCTACTTTTATAAGTTCAATATCTTTACATTTTTGTTTAATATTTTTAAATTGTTCTTTAAAATTTTTAGATAAAAGAATGTCTTTCAATAATAAAAAATTTTTATTTTTAAGTACATTTAAAATTTCCAAAATTATTCTTACATATTTTTTTTTTAATTTTGATTTTAAAGTTACATACCAATCAAATTCATAATACACATATTCTTTTTTACTTTTTTTTTCTTTTTTATTTAAATAATTAATAACTTCATCTAAAATTTCTTTAATTCTCTTTACTAAATATAAATTAAAATTTTCTTCAGAACCGAATAAATATTTAAACATAAAAAATACATTTAATTCATCTATATTTTTATAATAATAATCAAATATTTCTTCATTGTTTTTATTAAAATACTTTTTCATCTGTTCAGGATAATCTAACCCAAAAAAATTAATAGTTTTAAAAAGTTGTTTAAAATCTTCCAAAGAATTAACAGAATTATCTTTTTTAAAATTTTCTTCAGGAATATAAATAGAATCTTTAGAAGTTAAATTTTTATAAAAATCTGATTCTTTGAGATATTCAGGAAAATTTTTATATTTTAGTTTTAGCATTTTTATATTTGAAATAAAAAATATAAAATTTTAAAAAATCATGAAGAATTTTTATTATTAATTTTTAGTGTAAAAAAATAATTTTAAAAATTTGTTGAATACTTAATCAAAAACGTAAAAATAACTGATTTTTCAGGCTTAATTTTTCACTCAATTTTTTACAAAAGTTTTGAAACTTTTTTGTTTTTCCAAAAAATAATTTTGTATGTAAATTTATTTATAAACACATTTTTTATATTCTTACTAGTCTCAGTTTATATAGTAATTATGGCAGATCTTTTTTTTTACGTTTTGACCCATATAAATTTTTATATATATAATTATTTATCAAGACTAATATATATATTTTCTGATATTTAAGTTTAAATTTTTGTTTAATATTTTTAAAGATTTAATAGAATTATCTTTTTTACTAGCTATATATTTTTTTTTATTTGAAAAATTGAAAATAAAAAAAAAAATTACAAAATTAAAAATGTCTCCTAAAATTAAAATTCTTACAACTTTTTCATATAAATCTATTTCTTTTAGTTCTAGAGAAGATTATGGTGTTGTATATGAAATTGGGTTACTCTTTTATGATGGAAGACAAACTGAAATATGTTTTAAACTTAATGATCCAAACAAAAAATTTATTTGTCTTGAAATAGATTTGGATGGAAATATGGTATTTTTTACTGATAATTATGATAAAAAAGATATTAATATTTTTATTTAAATTTTAGTTCAAAAGATAATCTGTGAAAATATTTCTAATAAAAATTTAAAAGAAATTATAACTCGTATTAAAAGAAACAAATATTATATTTAAGTTCTTATCTAATTAAGAGAAATTTTTATAAATTATCAAATTATAAAAATTATACTACTCCGTTTCAAATAAATTCCGTTCCAAAAAATAAGGAACCAAGAAAATGGTTCCATATTGGTGGGACTGTTCCCGTGTGCACCAGGGCGCACATAAATATTTATATGAGTAAATTGACGTAATAAGTATACGACTCCATCCCAGATAAATTTATCAAATTTAAAAAAGTTATATGGATTGTTATATGACTTTAAAAAAAATTGTTCTTTTTTGAGCCTACATTTGGGAAGGAGTAGTACATTTAATACTTATACAGTAATATATAAAATTAGTGAATTAAAAGTATGCGACATAATTTTATATGAATATTTGAGTGAAGTAAAAATGAATTACCGAAGGAACCTAAAGGTTCCATTTTCTTGGTTCGTCATTGATCTGAAAGGGATTAGTAACAAATTATGCTACGACTCCGCCCCATATTAATTTATCCAATCTGTCAAATAAGTAGTATGTATTTTTATGTGAGTTTATAAAAAAATGTACTTTTTTGAGCCTACATTTGGGACGGAGAAGTACATTTTTTATAGAAGTTTATAAATCATTTAGAAGATGATAATTAAATAAAAAAAATGAAATATTTAATTTTTTTTGTACATTAATAAAAATGACAACTGAAATTGAAAAGGACAGAATTATAGAAGAGTATAAAAAATTATTAAAATTGAAAGATTTAAAAATAGATGAAATGGAAGAAAATCAAAAGATAAAAAATGAAAATACAGTACCATTATCAGTTATTTTAAATCTTCCGAAATTTGATTTTATTAGATTTAATAAAAGTGAATCTGAATCAAAAAAAGGTATTGTTACTCCACATAAAAGTAAAAGAGGAAAAATTAATATTAAAAAGAGATTTGAAATTATTCCCGAAAATATAGAAAAACTACAATTAAACATGAAAAAAATTAACTTTAAAAATTCGACATTTTTTGGAACATCGTCTTATCTTGATGATAAAACAATTAGATATTCTTCAGAAAACACAATTCAGCGCTTGGCTTACAACTATATGACAGATATTTTTGAAATTTTGGAATTGACAAAATATATTAATTTTTATGATACACCTTCAATGGTTACTGCAATTAGCGAAAAAGAACTAAAAAAAATGAATTATCCTGATGTAATAATTATTAAAACAAGAAAAAATAAACCTATTATAGCTATGGAAATTAAAAAACCATATATCAATAAAAAAGGGGTAAATATTCTAGATGACGATAATGTTATAGGTCAAATTTACGATTATATGCTGAGTATCAAATCATTTTACAATCAAAAAAATGTCTACGGTATACTTACAAGTTTATCTGGATGGAAAATATTATCTTTACCAGAAGAAGAAGAAATAGATTTTAATAGTAGAATTATTTATGAAAGTAAAATTTATGATTTTTCAGATCCAGACTTACCAAAAGTATTAATAGGAATAATTAAAAAATCCATAGATTCGACATACTATTCTATAAAAATTTTTGACGAAAAAAGAAATTATATTGAATATTCAAAAGAAGAATGTAGATGGAAAAGAATGAATCAAACAGAGCTTCAATTTTTAGAAAACAATATAAATTTTGATATTTATAAAGACTGTAAAAAATTAACATACACAATTTATAAATTTTTCCAAACTGGAAGAACAAACCAAACAAGTCTAATTATAAATAATTGTGGGTCAATCGGAGTATTAAAGCAATTTTTTGGAACTCAATATAATAAAAATAAAGAAAAAACCGAAGAATTTATAGATTTTGAACGTGAAGCGTCAATGTGGAAACATATGTATGAAATTGATGCTGAAATTCAAAAAATAAATGGAAAACCAACATTTTTAACTCCTTTAATATTTACATTAGAAAAAAGATACAATACTGATTACAAACATTATGAAGTATTTATACAAACAGATTTGACAAAAATATTTACTTATGAGGGAGCTAATGCTTCAGATTTACCTATAAAAATGAGCGGTTTCCAATCGGATATTGACAATCTTGCAAAAAAGATAAATATTAAAAAATCAGCAAGACATGCAATAAAATATATTGCAAAAAAAAATTATATACATAATGACCTTAAATGGGAACACATAGGTTTGTATCCTGTATTGGTTAATGGAGTTGTAGATAGATTGGAACCTATATTAATAGATTTAGAAAGTCTTGAAGAAAAGAAAAAAAAAGAAGCAAAAAAAGAAATGAAACAACAATTAGAAATTATGTCTGAAAACTGTGTATTTATTAAAAACACGGGTTATGTTACAGTTAATTAAAATTCTATATTTTGTAAAACTCCGACCTAGATAATAAATCTATCTAAGTTGAAAAGAGAAATATAACTTTTTAACTTGGATAGATTTATTTGGGAAAGAGTTGTATTTTTAATTAAATTTTTATACAAATAAAAAGGCTTTCTAATTTTTCTAAAAATTCTTTTTTACTAACACTTAACTGTATTTCTAAAAATATGAATTTTTTTATTATTTTCTAAAATAATAAAAAATGGAAAAGATCTTTGACAATAAGTATTTATTTAGAATTGATAATAATTTTTCTCTTTATAAAATTGATGAAAATAAAAATATTTTAGATACTATTTTCTCTTATGAAATAGATGGAAAAGTTGAAGATGATATTTTTGAATATGCTGATATTCAATTTTTTAATTCATGTGGTAAAGAATATTTATTTATGGATTATTATCATTTTTGTGATCTATTAGCTAAACATACAAATTTTTTCGAACCTGGAATTATTATTAATTTAACAGAAAAAACATTTTTTAAATTTGAACATAATGGGAAAATGGGTTTAGTAGAATTCAAATCATCAAAAAATTTACCCATGATTTATGTTAAAAGTTATTTAATGGGTTATAGTGAAAATATTTATTGTTTGGATAGAATTCAAGATGATAAAGATGGAGATAATTCTAAAGATTTAGGATATAAAGATAATTTTGTTAATTTTCCTCACTTATTAGAATATGATGAAAGTGATGATATTTTTCAGAAATATCAATTACCACTTCGTATAAATTTAACTGATGATGAAATATTTTTAACTTTATTTTTACATGAAGATCTACGAATGGATACAGATTTTTGTTTGGAATATAAAAATAAGACAATTAATATTTTTAGAAACAATGAATTATTAGTAAAAAAAGATTTTTTAGAAAAATTAGAAAATGTTTTTATTTTTTCAAGAAATTATCAATATTTTCTTAAATATAAAGATCTATGTTTAAGTGAAGATTTTATTCTAAAAAAAATTATCAGATTTAAAGATTCTCCAGATTTAAATAAATTCTTAGAAATTAAAGAACCAACAAACATTTTATTTAATGGCTTATATACAGGAAATAATTATATTGATAGTTTTCGTCTTTTAAAAAATGTTGAAAGTGTTGAAAAAATAGGTAAACAGATGAGCGATAAATTTTTTGGTTATTCATATTTAAAAAATGGATGGTTACATAAGAGTGATTTGCCTCGTGGAGCGGGCTGGAAAATACAAGTAATTACTAAAGAAGATAAATTTGAATTTATTATAAAAATAAGTTTAATAGAATTCGAGAAAGATAAAATAAGATTTGATGAAGAATTATCAAGAGTAGAAATTGAAGTGTCTCATAGAATTAATTAAGAAAGATAATTTTTTTTATAATTATTTATATCTGTAAAGACAAATATAAATTTCTTTGCTAGATTTATACTAGTCCAGTTCAAATAGTCCCACAATATGTCAGGTTTTGAGAAAAATTTTATTTATATGTAAATATAAGTAGACTTGTTTAAAAGAAATATAAAATATTACGTCTCCGTCCCAGATTAATTTATCTGACAGATTGAAAAAGTTATATGTAGTTCGCCTACTTTTTATGGGACTTTTAAAAAAGTTGGATAGCCGCCTACTTTATATTTGGGACGGAGAAGTACTTAAGGATAACCTTTTTAATTAAAAATTTATATGGTTAAAAAAGTGAAGAAAAAAATCTGCCCTGACATATTGTGGGACTATCTGAACTAGATTTATATATCTTAACATAAGTGAAGAAAAATATCTGAATCAATTATATGAAATTGAACAGTAGAGAAGTAAAACTTCATTAGAGATATTTTTCTTATCTAGAATGTACTTAAAAAAAAATTTACACAATACTATTCCACATATTTTTTTCAACTTCTTCATTTTCAGAATTTGAAATGGTAGTAAATAAGGAAACAAATTTTTTAATTTTAAAATCTGAGAAAAGTATGTCAGATTGTTTATATTTGTTTACACCTTTCCATTTTTTAACTAAAATTATACTATTTATTATATTGTCATGATGAAATTTATATCTCCATAAAAAATAATCTCTTGATAAAGTAATAGAATCCATGACTAAATCAAAAATCTTCATTTTTATTTTCCCTTGACTTAAAAGTTTAATACATAAATCTTTTTGATATAATTTTAACATAATTTTTATCAACATTATTTTAAAATTATATCTATCTTTTGTATCTAAGCATTTAATATAAGAAAATATATTATCATCATCAAAAATATTCATTAAGTTATTTTCTTCCTGACTAAAATTTAATGGATTTATACAAGACATTTAAATGATTAAAATTTTAAAATAAATATTCAATTTTTTTTACTACTCCGTCCCAGATTAATTTATCCAAGTTTAAAAAGTTATATGCATTTTAATATGGCTTTATAAAAAAATGTTCTTTTTTTGAGCCTACATTTGGGACGGAGAAGTACTTGAAAACACAATTTTATAATGATCATCAGGTTCCTTGGACTAGTAGTAGTTTATTTTAATAAAGCCTTATTAATTCTATAATCTACCTCATTATCACCAAATGTTTTTAATAATTTTTTATTTATTCTTATATAATTATAAAGAGACACATTAGTAGAAAAATATATATTTAATATAGGTAATCTTTGTCTTGTATTATTATCAGAAAACCAAAAAATATTTTTAATATTTGGTTTTACAGGTTCGGCGAATTCATCAAGTGACAAAATAAAGCCAAAATTTTGCTCAAAATCTAAATAATGTTTTTCTTTTCCAGCTATATTAAAAATCGCCCCACCATATCTATAACCTATAATTTCGATATTTGATAAATTTTCATTAAAACATCCTTTTTCAGTTATTTTTAATGTACTATTTATTTTATCTAAACTTAGAAAATAACCTAAATTTGATATTTCTTTTGGTTTAATATTTTCAAATTTTATTTCTTTTATATCAGAATTTATATAATCTTTCAAAAACATAAAATTTTGTGTTTTAAGAATATTTAAAATTCCTAAAATTTTTTCAACATATTTTTTTTTTAATTTCGATTTTAAATTTATTTTTCCATAAAATTCATAAAATTTATATTCTTTTTTACTTTTTTTTTCTTTATCATTTAGATAATTTATAAGTTCATCTAATTTTTTTTTAATTTTATTTTCGAAGTATGAATTTAATTTTTCTTCAGAACCAAAAAAATATTTTAACATAAAAAATATATTGATTTCATCTATTTGTTGATAATAATAATAAAATACTTCTTCAGTATTTTTATCAAAATACTTCTTCATTTGTTTAGGATAATCTAACCCAAAAAAATTAATAGTTTTAAAAAGTTGTTTAAAATCTTCTAAAGAATTAACTTCATCTGATATTTTAAAATTTTCTTCAGGAATGTAAATAGAATCTTTGGAAGATAAATTCTTATAAAGATCAGATTCTTTCAGATATTCGGGAAATTTCTTATATTTTAGTTTTAACATTTTATTTGAAAAAAATAAAATAAATTTTTATTTTTTTTTTAATTTATGCAATTTGATAAAATCCATCAGTAATTTTAACCAATATTGGAAAACTTTTGTCTTTTGAAATATTAATTTCAAATTCTAAAACACTAAAAAATGAATCAATAATGGAAAATTTTAAAAAAATATCTTCAGAATTAAAAATAGATAAAACAAAATCTCTAAAATTTAGTGGATTAAATTTATATTCTAATAATTTTTCAATTATTTTCTTTTCACAATTACAATCAATTTCAAGATAAGAATCTAATTTTTCATATATATGTGAATTACCTTCATCTGTTGAACTATATTTTCTTTCAATAATAAAATTTTCATAATCAAAATCATTAATATTTCTTATGAATGAAATTGGACTAAATAATAAACTGTGTCTCATAAAAAATCCATTATCTGTACATTGAACAAGTTTTAGTGGATTATTGAAAATAATATTTTCAAAAATAATCTTCTCGAAAAATTTATGCTTTTCAGATTCACAAAATGGTATATTACATATACTAGCTCGATAAAAATGTTCATGTGAATCTGAATCAATATTTTCAATATATTTTTCTAAACATAAACATAATTTTTCAGAATTTAAGAACTTTTTAATATTGTCTAAAGGATTCATTTAAAAAATTAAAATTTAAATAAAATATTCAAATTTTTTACCTGACCAAAAAAACTTTAGATATAGTAGGATAAATCGATCTATATATTTTTAATTGTGTTACCATATAAAAATATTAAATCATTCACAGAATAATACTCCTCTGTCCCAAATAAATTAGTGTGTGACGATCCAACTTTTCTAAGTTGAATAAATTGATTTGGAACTCAGTCGTATGTTTTTTAATATGAAAAAATTTTGAAAAATTCTTTTAAATATTCACGATACCAATCATTCTCAGCATTTTCAATTTCATCAAGTTCATTATCTTTTTCGTAAGCCAAATACATTTTTTTTGCTTTCTTTTCAATGTATTCTTTAGTATTTAAAATTATTTTGTTAGCAGTTTTTTCATCAATTGGATTTTTTCTATCTTCAGAAGTTAAAAAAGCAAATAACTCGTCTGTCATTTTATTGTTTATTTGTTTCAAAATAGTTTTGTTCATTTTTTTATTTGTTAATAAAAAAAAAATAAAATTCAAAAATTTGATACGATTCGATTCAGTCACAGATTAATTTATCTGACACATTGAAAAATATATACTACTCCGTCCCAGATCAATGACGAACCGAACGGTTCGCGGGAACATTCAGGTTCCTTCGGTAATTAATTTTTGCTTCACACAATTATTCATATAAAATTAGGTCGCCTAGTTTTAATTCACTAATTTAATATATTAGCTTATAAGTAGGGATTTAATACATTAACTTATATTTTCATATAAATATTTATGTGCGGCCTGGTGCACACGGGAACCAAATGGTTCTTTATTTTTTGAATAACCGATTAGTCCCACTATATGAAACGAAGTAGTAGTGAATTTAAATAATTTTATATGAATAAATGTGGGATCTAAAAATGAATAACCGGTCGGTTCGTCATTGATATGAAACGGAGTATTACTACAACTCTATCCTGTTTTAATTTATCCAATCTGTCAAAAAAGTTATGTTTATTTTATGTGACTTTTAAAAAAGTTAAATAGGTGCCTAATTTATCCAACTTTTTCCCGAAGCAATTAAATTTGAATATAAATTTTTCAATGTTTCAGATAAATTGGGTGTTTATAGAAAAATTAGTGAATTAAAATAATTTTATATTAATAAATCAGGGTGAAAAAAAGGAAACACAAATTCATTTGAAAGGGAGTACTTCTCCGTCCCAAATGTAGGCTCAAAAAAGAACAATTTTTTTAAAAGTCATATAAATATACATATAACTTTTTTGACAGATTGGATAAATTTATCTGGGACGGAGTAGTATTATATTTTTTATTACCAAACTTTAAAAACCATTTCGTTATCTGGTTCTTCAAAATTTTTCGTATAAATATTTAATGCGATATCTGGGATCTTAGTTTCTCTTTTTTCATTAAACGGAATTCCATTTCTAATTATCCAAAGAAAAGTATATTTTAATTCGTATTGTTCTGCAATTTTAATCCATTCATTTCTACTCTTCGAATTTCCATGTGTCCCGTCGATAATAATTTTATTACCTATTTTTATATTTTCAAGAACAGATTTTTTAATTGTTGTTTTTAGTATATCTTTTTCTAAAACTATAAAATCATATTTTTTTGCTAATTTTTTTGCAAATGTTGATTTTCCAGAACCTTGATTACCTATCATAATTAGCATTTGGAAGTCTTTTACTTTTTCCATAACTTCTTTTTTGTTACTTTGAAAAAAATCTATAGGTCTTATGAAATCAAATCCTAAATTTTCAGCAAATTTTAAATCCACATTTGACCATTGATATGGTGGATAAATATCTTCTTTTCCAATAGCATCACCACAAACAAATGCATCTTTTAAAAATGATTCTTTATTTTTTGTTTCGACATTAAGTTTTTTAATTAATTCAAGATTTTTATTTTTTATTTTTTCATTAAAATTTGTAATATTTAAAATATTAAATAAAAGATTAATTATTCCAATATCTGGTTTTCTATATCTATCTTTCATTTTAGAAATAAAAATAAATGGAGACCAACCTAATTTTTCTTCTACATCTTTTCTTACAGATTCTATTTGATTAAATACTATTTGATTAAACCTACTTTGATTTGTAACTATTACGATCGTCCATTTATTTTCTCTTAAATCACGAAATTTTTCGATTACATCCCCTAAATATTCCCATTTATCATTTTCTTTAAGAGGATACTTAGGATTCCTTGCATTAGATCTTGTAATTAAAGTCCCATCTAAATCAAAAATTGCAAATTTGTAATTTTTTCTTTTTTTATATATAGGAATATAGTATTCTACACTTTCATAATTATTCCAAGACATTTTTTAAATTAATAAAAAATCTTTTTATTTTTCAATTAATATTATTTTAAAAAAAAATTAATATATTAATCAAGAGAACTGTGTAAATTTATAATATGTACTACTCCGTCCCAGATTGACATATTATCTGACACATTGAAAAAGTTATATGTATATTTATATGACTTTTAAAAAAATTGTTCTTTTTTGAGCCTACATTTGGGACGGAGAAGTAAGCTTAGATCTTTTTGCTCATAAACTATAAATTTTCTTAAACCTGAAATATTTTGAGAAAACCTAAATCCCTTATTACTATTTTAGTTCAAATAATATGTCAGGACAGACCTTTTTCTTCAGTTTTTAAACCATATAATTTTTTAAGTACTTCTCCGTCCCAGATAAAAAAGAACATTTTTTTTAAAAGTCATATAAAATTAAATATAACTTTTTTAATCTGTCAGATAAATTAATATGGGACGGATTACTACTCCGTTTCATATTAATCGGTGTTTCAATAAATTAGTATAAGTATTTAATAAGAACTAAAATAATAATACATAAAATTACTTAACTAAAAAAATTTTATATGAATAATTTTATATATTACTACTCCGTTTCATATCGTGGGACGAACCAAGAAAATGGAACCATTCGGTTTGCGGGAACCTAAAGGCACCATTTTCTTGGTTCCTTCGGTGATTTATTTTTAGATCTGACATATAAAATTAGGTCGCCTACTTTTAATTCATTAATTTTATATATTAATAATTTTTTATGTGAGGCCTGGTGCACAAAATGCTGTGACTGTTCCTTATTTTTTGAATTACAGAGACCCTGAAGGTTCTCCCGATTTATCTGAAACGGAATAGTATTATTTAAGCGTTGATTAAATACTTAGTCTTATTTATTAATATAAAAATTTATGTGTGCCCTGGTGCACATGGGAACATTCCTACCAACATGGTTCTTTATTTTTTGAATCGCTGATTTATCTAAAACGTAGTAGTATAAAAAGTGATGAAAAACATATGCTTCAATTCATCTGAAATGGACTACTACTCCGTTTCAGATCAATGACGAACCAAGAAAATGGAGCCATTCGGTTCGCGGGAACCTTCAGGTTCCTTCGGTAATTCATTTTAACTTCACTCAATTATTCATATAAAAATATTTTTTTCTTATATTTTTATATATTATTTTACAAGTAAGATTTAATAATTGTACTTCTCCGTCCCAAATAAAAAAGAATAATTTTTTTAAAAGTCATATAAATATACATATAACTTTTTAAAGTTTGACAAATTTATCCGGGACGGATTCGTACTTATTTATTAATATAATTTTTTATGTGCGCCTTGGTGCACACGGGAACCAAATGGTTCCTTATTTTTTGAATCACCGATTTATTTGAAACGGAGTAGTAGTAATTATTTATAACTTATAACACTCCGTTTCATATTGTGGGACTAATCGCTAATTCATTTTTAGATCACACAATTATTCATATAAAATTAGGTCGACCTAATTTTAATTAACTAATTTTATATATTACTGTACTAGTCCAGTTCAGGATAATCCTTTAGGATTCCTATAAAATTGTGTTTTCAAAAACCGGTATATGTAAATTTAGATTTAAATATTTTTAAGTGATATAAATATTTTTAAGTGATATAAATATTTTTAAGTGATATAAATATTTTTAAGTGATATAAATATTTTTAAGTGATATAAATATTTTTAAGTGATATAAATACTCACTTAAAAATATAGGTTTTACTTAAAATTTAATATTGTTTTAAAAGTTAAGAAAAAGATCTGGCCCAATTACTCCGACTATATGAACTTGACTAGTATTGATATAAATATTTATGTGCGGCTCGGTGCACACGGTAACCGTATGGTGGGACTGTTCCTTTTTTTTAATTACTGACATATTGTGGGACTATCTGAAACTGAGTAGTATAAATTTACCCTTTAAGATATAAAAATTTAAAATTACAAAATCCAATTAACTTTCATTATTTAACACAATTAAGCATACTACTCCGTTTCATATTAATTTGTAATTCAAAAAATTAAAATTTATATTAATGAATTGACATGACAATTCTTAAATCACAGTTGTAAAATAATATATAAAAATTTAAGGAAAAAAATATTTTTATATGAATAATTGAGTTTTGAAAAAAGGAATCACCGATTAGACCCACTATATGAAAAGGAGCAGTACATTATTACTATTTCACATAGACTATTTGTGTATATTCATATATTTTTTTGTGTAATTAATATTTTTAAAAAATAAAAACTTTTTATTTTTTTTTATTACATACTTAAAAAAATGAACCGAAGAGAAAACCGAACAGAAAACCGAACAGAAATTGACATTTTGAGAGAACTTTTAGAGAGAGAAGATAATTCTTCTGTTGTTTCTAGAAATAGATCTCGTTCTGTTTCACCAAACTGCAAGCCTACAAGACCTGATAAACATTGTATCTGTGTTAGAGATGGAAAAGATGGCAGACCAGGTAAAGACGGAAAGAATGGCAGAGACGGAAACTGTGGAAAAGATGGAAAGTGCGGAAAAGATGGCTGCAAGGGAGACAAGGGTGACAGAGGATGCGATGGAAAGGATGGCAGACCAGGAAGAGATGGCAAAGATGGAAAGGATGGATGTAACGGCAAGAATGGCTGTGATGCAATCTCTAACCATATGGTTTTCTGTGGTTGCTCTTTCTTTATTATTATTGGTCACAGACTTTACAAGTTTAAGAAGGGAGAGAATACTCATTCTGACGTTTATGAATTAAGAGATAGACGTGTGATTATTGTTGGAGTCACCTTTGATGGAACCTTCTTGCTTGTTGTTGTCCTTGACAAAAATGGTGTTAGATTCTTAATTAGAATTGATCCTGATACTGGTAGAATGGAAGAGCCTGCTAGACTTGATATCCGTTAAATGTAAATCCAGAAAAAAAATAATTATATCTTAAATAAGGTATAATTTTTAATATGTCTTAAAAATTTATTAGTTCAAAGGAACCTTTTTTCACTTTTTAGACAATATAAAATTTATATACTAGTCAAGTTCAAATAAATTGGGCCAGGTTTTTTTATTTACTACTCCGTTTCATATCGTGGGACTAATCGGTGATTCGTTTTTTTCATCACTTATTTATTCATATAAATATTTAAGGAACCATATAGTGGGACTGTTCCTTATTTTTTGAATTACCGAATGGGTCCATTTTCTTGGTTCGTCATTGATCTGAAACAGAGTAGTAATTTTTAGTCATATAAAATTTTAAGTAAAATTTATATTACTTAAATATAATTAATTTTTTTTTGAAAACCTGACATATTATTTGAACTAATCGGGCCAGATCTTTTTTTAAGCCTGATAGACTATCTGAACCTGAAGCTTAGATTATTCTATTTTTGTTTCAATACCTAATCTTTTTAGCTCTTCATTATTAAAATATAATGTAATCCACAAAAAAGATATAAATGATAAGTCAATAATTAAAATAACACATGTACAGAGAATACAAATATTTTGGTAAATAATAGAGTAAATACACAAAACAATTGATACAATTATTAATAAAATAAAATAAAAAGGAATCCATATTTGTGAATAATTATAAATTATTGAAAAAATTAAAATTATCATAAATATTAATACCAAAACCCAAAAAGTTATTAATGTAATTTTTAGTTCATTAAAATTATTGTCAGAGAAAATTATTAAAGATTCATAAACAAAAAATATAAGCGTGAAAATTATAAATATATATACAAAAGAGTATACTATTATGTTCAAAAAATTATCATAAGCTTTATCCATTTTCTTATAAAATTAAAAAAAATTTAAATATTTTAATTTTTTTTCAAATCCATTTTACTACTCCATCCCAGATAAAAAAGAACATTTTTTTTTAAAAGTCATATAAAAATATATATAAATTTTTTAAGTTGGATAAATTAATCTGTGACAAAATAGTACTACTCCATCCCAAATAAAAAAAAATGTTCTTTTTTAAAAGTCATATAAAAATATATATAAATTTTTTAAGTTGGATAAATTAATCTGTGACGGAGTAGTACTATTATTGCATTTTAAAATTATTAAAATAATTCATTGATGAATGGGGATTAGGTTCATTAAAATAATCCATTAACCACACAAAAGTTATTACTGATAACCATATAATTAAAATAATACAAGTACATAAAATACAAGTATTTTTATAAATAATAGAGTAGAAAAATAAAACAATTAATACAATTATTAATAAAATAAAATAAAAAGGAATCCATATTTTATTATAAGATGTTGTAAAAATTAGAATTATTACAAATATTAAGACTAAAACCCAAAAGGTAATTAATGTTATTTTTACTTCATTAAAATCTTCAGAAGAGAAAATAATTAAAGATTCATAAACAAAAAATATAAATGTAAAAATAATAAATATATATACAAAACTCATAATAAGTACATCGGCAAAAAAATTATAATTTGTATCCATTTTTTAATTATGAAAAATAAAAAAAAGTTTTTCTTATTGTTTTTAAAAATTATGGTATTTTTGTTAAATTTGAAAAAAAAATTTTTTTTTTCTACTAAATTAAAAAATGGAATCAAAACTTCAAAAACTTGAGAAAGACTTAACTACCTTTGCTAAGCAGAGAAAGGAGGAGAAGAAGGGAGATACCAAGAAAATGCTTGATAGTTTTTTCAAGAGAGTTGAGAAGCTTGTAGGTGGACCTAAGAAGAGAGCTTCTGCTTCTAGTGACAAACCAAAGGCTATGAGAGCTCGTTCTCCATATATTCTCTTTTGTTCTGATAAGAGACCTGAGATCAAGAAGTCTCATCCTGATGCTACATTCGGTGAGACTGGCAAGCTTCTTGGTGCGGCTTGGGCAAACTTAAGTCCAAAAGTTAAAGATGAGTATGTTAAAAAATCTGCTCAAGAAAAGGCAGATCTGGGTCTTCCTGTTTCTCCCAAAACTGCAAAGCCTAAGGCTACAAAGAAACCTGCTGCTTCTAAGCCCGCTTCTAGATCTGCTTCCCCTATGAGATCTGCCTCCAGATCTGCATCTCCTGGAAGAGGTTCTTCTCCTATGAGATCTCCTAGTCGTGCTGCACAAAGTGCCTCTTCTTCTTCTGATTCATCTGATTCTGATGAGTCTTCCTCCTCTGAGTCTGATGAGGAGCCTAAGAAGAAGGGTGGTAAGACTAGAAAGTAAATATTTAAAAAAAATTACTACTCCGTTTCATATAGTGCCCCAAATGTTTTTCTTTATGTATATTAAAATTTAATTACAATTTTTAAGTAAATAGTTATATTACTTAAAAATATTTGCGCATAAACTTACATAGAGCTTATTTTTTTTAACCCTGAAATATTATCTGAACTGGACTATTACTCCGTTTCAAATAGTAGGCTCAATCGGTGATTCGTTTTTTTTATCACTCATTTATTGATATAAAGTTATTTTAATCTTATATTTTTATATATTATTTTATAAATATTTATTTATATAAATATTTTAATGTGGGAATCTCTGCACACGGGAACCATTTTGGTACCTTATTTTTTGAATCACCGAAGGAACATTTATGTTCCATTTTCTTGGTTCATCATTTATCTGAAACGGAGTACTAGTCCAGTTCATATATTCGGAGTAATTAGTTCAGATCTTTTTCTTCAGTTTTTAGACCATATTAAATAATTTTTTTACTCATAGATTTAAATAGATTTTTTTTGAAAAACCAATTTATCTGAAATAGAGTAGTAAATTTTTTCAAATTGTTTTTAATATTATTATATTTTAAGATTATTAAAATATGTCATTGATTAATCTTTTTTATTTGAATAATCCTTTAGCCATCCAAAAGTTGTTGGTAATAAATATATAATTAAAAGGATAAAATATATAATTAAAATAATACAAGTACATAAAATACAAGTATTCTGATAAATAATAGAATATGTAAGTAAAACAATTAACACAATTATTAATAAAATGAAATAAAAAAGAATCCATATTTTATTATGAGATATTGTAAAAATTAGAATTATAAAAAATATTAATACCAAAACCCAAAAAGTAATTAATGTTATTTTTAGTTCATTAAAATCTTCAGAAGAAAAAATAATTAAAGATTCATAAACAAAAAATATAAATGTAAAAATAATAAATATATATGCAAAACTCATAAGAAGTACATTGACAAAAAAATCATAATTTGTACTTCTCCGTCCCAGATAAAAAAGAACATTTTTTTATAAACTCATATAAAAATATATATAAATTTTTTAAGTTGGATAAATTAATCTGGGACGGAGTAGTATCCATTTTTTATAATTAAAAAAAATATTTAATTTTTTATAAATATTTAAAAATGAAATATTCTGATATTCCTTCTTACTATAAAAAATCAGAATTGTATGATTCTTTTGATCTTAATTTTTCTGATGAATATCTTTTTGATTTTTTAAATCCATATGATTCAAAAGATATTTATAAATTTTTAAAAATAAAAAAAATATTGGGGATTTTATAAATTTCCAAAATTAATTTTAGGTTATATAAAAAATAATTTTGAAGAAACTTTAATGTATTTATATGAAAGAAAACAATATGAAAAAATACTACTCCGTTTCAGATCAATCGGTGATTCGTTTTTTCATCACTCAATTATTCATATAAAACCTTTTTAGTTAACTAATTTTATTTATTATTATTTTAGTTCTTATTAAATACTTATACTAATTTATTCATATAAATATTTATTTTTTGAAACACCGATTTATGTGAAACGGAGTAGTAATAAATACTAGTCCAGTTCAGATAAATTGGAGAACATTCAGGTTCCTTTGTACTTAAAATTTAATATGTATGAATAAAAAGATCTGCCCCAATTACTCCGAGTATTTGATAGGGAGAACCTAAAGGTTAGGAGAATCTTTAATCTTTTGGACTAGTAATTACTTTTTGGTTTAAGATAACTTTTTTATTGAGTTAATTATTTTAAAATGTATTAATGATTTTTTTTAATTATTTTTTTCGAATAGTTAAAAATGGAATTATCAAAATTTATAACAGATAAAGATGTTGACGACACAATAAAAATTCTTAGCGAAAATTCTGTTATCGGACAAGTTAGTAAAACAGGTTCTGGTAAAAGTACTATTTTTGTTCCAAAACTTAATCAAAAAACTTCTGCTATTATATACAGTGTTCAACAAACAGTTCCTGCTGTTAATGAAATTTCTTCAAGAGTTAAACAAATTTTAGGAGATGATAATGTTGGTTCTGCTGCTGAATCTATAGTTAAATATAAAAATCAATTTTTAAAGGATCTTAGAACTAGAGCTAAAGATAATTTAAAAAAGAAGGTTATTAAAAAAATTGCAGATTCAAATAAAACAAAAGTAGTTTTTGTAACCTCAAAACATATGGAAAAGATATTTATCGATCTTGTTGAATACACTAAAAAATTTGGTACAAATGGGACAGATTTATCTTTTTGTGATATTTTAATAATTGATGAAGCACATAGAGGTGTTGCAGAAAATGAAATTGTTATGGCTTTATGGAAAAGTTTATTTAATTCTGGTGCTATTTTACCAAGATTAATTTTAACTTCTGCAGATTTAGATATGAAATTAACACAATTTCCTGATGCACCATGTCAATATATTAAAACAAAGCAATATCCTGTAAAAATTCTTTATCATGATAAAGATTATTCAGTTAATTCTAATGAATTATATGAGGATACTGTAGATGTTATTATAAAAAATTCAAAAGAAGATAATTCATATAAAAGAGATGAAAATGGTTCTACATGGTTAGTTTTTTGTCCAGGTTCTAATGAAGTCGAAAAAGTTGCCTCTTTATTAAGAGCTAAGGGACCAGGTGATTTACTGATTGTCCCTTTTTATTCAGAAATGGATTCAGTTGAAATGGAAAAAGTTTTCAATAAATGTTTACCTTTTATCAGAAAAATTATTATTTCTACAAATATAGCTGAAACAGCTTTAACTATTGATAATTGTTCTTATGTTTATGATACAATGACTGAAAAAATGACAAATACTTCTATTTCTGGTGGGTTACGTTTAGATTTAGTTAATATTTCAAAAGCTTCAGCAAATCAAAGAATGGGAAGAACTGGAAGAACATGTCCTGGTAAAAATTATAGAATGTGTACAGAATTTTTTTTTAATTCTTTAGAAGAACAAAAAAGCTCAGAAATAGATAGAAACCCAATTTTTAATACAATTATAAAAATTTTAAATTTAGAATTAAATCCTTTATCTTTATTTCCTAATTTAAATAAAGATAAAGTTAAAAATGCCATTAAATTACTTAATAATTTAAATATGATTGAAAAATATAAATATGAAGATAATTCTTTTTATAAAGTTACAGAAGAAGGTAATTTTGCATCAAAATTTTCATTTTCTGTAAAAAATAGTTCAGTTCTGTTTGAATGGATTAAATCCGGTTTACCTATATTTCCTGGATTAGTTACAATTTGTATTTTAGATTCTTATTCTCAAGGATATTTTTATTATCCTAAAAAAGAAAATTCAGAAACAAAAGATGATTATAAAGCAAGAATGGAAGCTTATTATGAAAAACATTTTAGTAAATTCTATCATCATTCTGATTTAGGTATTTTATTAAATCTTTTTAAAAGTTTTATTGAAGAATATAAATCTTATGATGTAGATTATAAAAAAATTGTAGAATTTTCTGTTAAAAATTCTTTAAATAATAGAAAGTTTTCAGATTTTTTAATAAATTTAAAACAGAGTATTAAAATTCTAGAAAATGATGGAAAAAAAATTAAATTTGGAAGTTTTAATGTTGATAAATTATTAGATAAATTACAACCATTTTTTCTGAAAACTTTTTCTGATGATATTTTGGAATTACAGGGTAGTGTCTATAAAAAAGATGGTATGGAATATTTCTTTGATAGAAAACCAGGATTAAAAATTGAACATTATAAACATAAAAAAATAATCAGTTTGTTAAATTATGAAGTAAATTCTGGAAAAAAAACAAGGAAATTTATAGTTTTATCTATTCCTAAGAAGTATGTGTATTATAATGAAGATGAAGAAAAATATGATTAGAACATTATTTCTTCTAAAATAAAAATTTCAATTTTTATAAATTATTTTTAATTTTTATAAAAAATGGAGTTTCTTAAATCTGGAAATATTATTGTTAATACTAAATATATTAAAAGCATTAAAAAAGTCAATGAAGATATGTACATAATTACTGTTGCAAATACACGTTCAACAGGATCAACATGGACTGCTGACGATGAAGAATGTAAATGTTCTAAATTTGAAATAGTAACAATAAATAATGGTAATCAAAGTTCTTTTTTCAATTAAATTAATTGTCACAGAAATAATATTTTTGTGACAATTTTATTAGGTTGTAGTTTATATGCAGTATAAATAAAATTTTAAAAGGTTTTAAATTATAAAATATATTTCTCTAAATAAAGTTTAAACTCAAAAATTATTATGAAATATAATTTAATACTAGTCCAGTTCAGATAATATGTCAGGCCAGATCTTTTTCTTCACTTTTTTAACCATATAAATTTTTAATTAAAAAGCTTATCCTTAAGTAATATTTTATATTTCTTTTAAACATGTCTACTTATATTTACATATAAATAAATTTTTTCTCAAAACCTGACATATTATTTGAACTGGACTAGTACTTCATTTCAAATAGTAGGAAAACCTTTCAGGTTCCTTGGGACTAATTGTTACTTCATTTATTTTAAGTTCACTTCATCCTACAGTAATTTATCTGAAATATACTAGTCCGATAATAACACAAGTTAAACCGATTTATTTTTTGGAGTTCTAAAAAAAATATAGAATTTTCGTCCAGATAATGTGACGAATAAATTATTAAAAAATACCATACAATTCAATATAATATACTCTCATAATGATAAATATTTAGTGACGTTTTCTTAATTTTATAGAAAATATGGAAAATTAAGAAAAAAATGAAGATTTAATGAACGTAGACTTTTTGGAAAAGTTTCCAAAATTTAACAGAAATATATATTATTATTCCTTATATCTAAAATATATATGAAGTGTGTTGAACTTATTTTTTTTTGAAATTATAAAAAATTATTAGAAAATAAAAAAATTAAAAATATATACTACTCCGTTTCAAATAAAAAGTAGGCGCCTATCCAACTTTTTAAAAAACCATATTAAAATGCATATAACTTTTTCAACTTGGATTGACATATTATCTGGGACGGAGTCGTACAGCTTTATTAAAAATTAAACACAAAAAATATGTAAACAATTCCAGTTGAATATATATAAGTAATTTTAAAGAGTAAAAAGTTGGATTGAATGTATTGAACCAATTAATTTCTGTGGACCATTATTTTCTTTACAATTATTATGTAAAAAAAAAATGGTCCAAAGGAACCTTCAGGTTCTTCAGTTCATATAGTGGGTCTAATTGATCCATACATTTTTCTTCACTTCTTGAACCATATAAAATTTTAGATAAAAAGCTTATCTTTAGAATTTTTATAGACTCTTCTAAATTTTTATAACAAAAATATTTCTTTAGAATTTTTATAAACTGTAGGAGCACTTCTAAATTTTTATAAACAAATATATTTCTTTAGTTTTTATAGACTCTTTTAAATTTTTATAAACAAAATGTGGGACGATATTTCTTTAGAATTTTTATAAACTGTAGGAGTACTTCTAAATTTTTATAAACAAATACATTTCTCTAGATTTTTTATAGACTCTTCTAAATTTTTATAACCAAATATATTTCTTTAGAATTTTTATATACTCTTTTAAATTTTTATAACCAAATATATTTCTCTAGATTTTTTATAGACTCTTCTAAATTTTTATAACCAAACATATTTCTTTAGAATTTTTATAGACTCTTTTAAATTTTTATAACCAAATATATTTCTTCTAAATTTTTATAGACTCTTCTAAATTTTTATAACCAAATATATTTCTCTAGATTTTTTATAGACTCTTCTAAATTTTTATAACCAAACATATTTCTCTAGATTTTTTATAGACTCTTCTAAATTTTTATAACCAAACATATTTCTTTAGAATTTTTATAGACTCTTTTAAATTTTTATAACCAAATATATTTCTTCTAAATTTTTATAGACTCTTCTAAATTTTTATAACCAAATATATTTCTCTAGATTTTTTATAGACTCTTCTAAATTTTTATAACCAAACATATTTCTCTAGATTTTTTATAGACTCTTCTAAATTTTTATAACCAAACATATTTCTCTAGATTTTTTATAGACTCTTCTAAATTTTTATAACCAAACATATTTCTTTAGAATTTTTATAGACTCTTTTAAATTTTTATAACCAAATATATTTCTTCTAAATTTTTATAGACTCTTCTAAATTTTTATAACCAAATATATTTCTTCTAAATTTTTATAGACTCTTCTAAATTTTTATAACCAAATATATTTCTTTTAATTTTTATAGACTCTTTTAATTTTTATAGACTCTTTTAATTTTTATAGACTCTTTTAATTTTTATAGACTCTTTTAATTTTTATAGACTCTTTTGATTTTTATAGACTCTTTTGATTTTTATAGACTCTTTTGATTTTTATAGACTCTTTTAATTTTTATAGACTCTTTTAATTTTTATAGACTCTTCTAAATTTTTATAACCAAATATATTTATTTTAATTTTTATAGACTCTTTTAAATTTTTATAAACTCTTTTAAATTTTTATAAACAAATATATTTCTCTATAATTTTTATAGACTCTTTTAAATTTTTATAGACTCTTTTAAATTTTTATAAACTCTTTTAAATTTTTATAAACTCTTTTAAATTTTTATAAACTCTTTTAAATTTTTATAAACTCTTTTAAATTTTTATAAACTCTTTTAAATTTTTATAAACTCTTTTAAATTTTTATAAACAAATATATTTCTCTATAATTTTTATAGACTCTTTTAATTTTTATAGACTCTTTTGATTTTTATAGACTCTTTTAATTTTTATAGACTCTTTTAATTTTTTATAACCAAATATATTTCTTCTAAATTTTTATAACCAAATATATTTCTTCTAAATTTTTATAGACTCTTTTAAATTTTTATAAACAAATATATTTCTCTATAATTTTTATAGACTCTTTTAAATTTTTATAAACTCTTTTAAATTTTTATAAACAAATATATTTCTCTATAATTTTTATAGACTCTTTTAAATTTTTATAAACTCTTTTAAATTTTTATAAACTCTTTTAAATTTTTATAAACTCTTTTAAATTTTTATAAACTCTTTTAAATTTTTATAAACTCTTTTAAATTTTT